TTCCATATGTTTCACAATTATCTGGATCGTTATCATAACATACACCAGCACCATAATAATTTAGATTTTCATTAAACAATACTCTAGTTCCAATCTTTATAGGTTGATATGTAGATGTGCCATATTGATTAACTCGCTTATCTATATATTTCTCAATTAATTCTTCAGATGAACTAACCGCTTCTGAAGAACTAACTACTTCAGATGAACTAATACGCTCTGATGAGCTGACTACTGCAGATGATCTGATTGCTTCTGATGAGCTGACTACTTCAGTTGAACTAAGCACTTCAGTTGAGCTGACTACTTCAGTTGAACTAATTGCTTCTGATGAGCTGATTGCTGCAGACGAACTAATTGCTTCCGATGAGCTGATTGCTGCAGACGAACTAATTGCTTCCGATGAGCTAACCACTTCAGTTGAACTAACAATCTCAGACGAACTAACTATCTCTGATGAGCTAATAATCTCTGATGAGCTAATAATCTCTGATGAGCTAACAATCTCTGACGAACTAACAATCTCTGACGAACTAACTATCTCAGACGAACTAACTATCTCAGATGAGCTAACTATCTCTGTTGAACTAATCACTTCAGACGAACTAACCACTTCAGTTGAACTAATCACTTCAGATGAGCTAACCACTTCAGTTGAACTAATCACTTCAGATGAGCTAATCACTTCAGTTGAACTACTCTGCATTAAATATGACGAAACTAAAGTTTCTTCTGATGATGATTCAGGTTCAGATGACAATAGGGAACTACTTAAGCTAGAACTAACATTGGCATCATTGTTATCTGATACCAAAGAATCTATTTTAGATACCAAAGCTTTCAAAGAATCTATTTTGACATGGTCAATAAATTCCGTGGTTGATATATCACTTGAGTTTTGGTCAAGTGTGAACACTGCAGTTTTTTCCATAAGTTTAGCAGTTTCATAATAACAACTATATTCAATATTAACTTGAGAATCTTTTTCACCTTCAATAGGTATGATTATATGTATAGGCTCTACTGGATTAACGTAAACTAAAGTATCTGTATGATCATCTATACTTCTATAAACTACAACACTATCAACTTCCAACCCTGTGTTATTATCTATTTTTATTACATAATCTCTTGAAACTGTGTTGTTGTCATTGACACAGCTTATTAATAATGTTAGTAATAACACACCAACTATTAATGCAGATATTGATATTTTTGTATTAGTCATACGTAACCTATTGTTATATTTTATAGTAATAATATAACAAATCTGTTATATTGTCAACATTTTACGTAAAATACTTTAGTTTAATAATTTATATGTAACGATGTTATAGAAGTCATTTTGATACTCATCAAAACCACTAGGCATCTTCTTAGATACAACTACCTTCAATGCTATCTGTCCACAATCAAATACTATACTGTCACCTCTATGGGTAGCAATTCTAAGAGACACGGATGCCATAAACTTGTCTTTTACATGAATAGCATAACCTGCATATGCACATAGAGACTTTGTTTCGTACTCGCTAAAGTCAGATGAATAAACTGAAGTACATATCAGCACCATTAATATAATTGTTTTCATATTCCTACTTACTATGTTTTATTTTACCACCACAATTAGGGCAGTGCTTAGGATTAATTGGTCTGATTATATCAGCGTCATAATTTCTATTACAACTAGTGTTATACTCAAACTCTCGAAAACCCATAAATGAATTGTTAGAATATGACCAGGTACAAACCTTCTCTTCTTGATCCATTCAGCCCTACTTTAGTTTGTTATTCTTACGCATGTTAGCTGAATACGCACGCATACGAGGTAATATATTATCACGATTATCCTTATGATATGCTTTAGCTCGATCATTAATCAAGTCTCGATTCTCTTTGTAATAGTCGATATGATACTTTGAAATAGGTTCTTTATTCTTTTTACGATACTCCTTATTCTTTTCCATAATAGTATCACGATTAGCTATATACCACTTATCATGGCTCTTTGCGATCCTCTCAGTGTTGTTCTTATTCCAATGTCTCCTGCCACATATACCAGAACAGAACTTGCCGTTTAGACGACCCAGGAACTTTTTACTGCATTCCTGACAAACTAAAGTATGATTTAAACTGTACATATTATTTCTTCTCTTTCAATGTGTAGATTACTTGTTGATAACTTCTACGTGAATATCTTCTGCAGAGTAGGATACTTCACATCTTTCACATATCCGTGAATTATAAACATCTGAACCACCCAGTAGATCAAAGTTAATATTCATTACTATCTGAACGAGTGTTTCTTCATCTTTAAGTTCTATATCCGCTCGTGTTGCAAATAACTTTAGAACATTAAGGTTCTTTTTTAAGTACACCAGCGTTCTATCTCGTGCCATTTCATAGTCGTCACATATATTTCCAATGCCAATTTCAGCACCAGAGTGATAACAAGAAAACAACTCGTTACACAGCTTCTTTACACATAACGCCTTTTCTGCAGTGTCATAAGTCTTTGACATAGTGCTGTAATGGTCTCCATCATTCTCCCATGAGACAACTTCAACTGTATAACCTTTCTTAACTACTAACTTCTTTGCCATAATAACTCCTTATATAACGTTATTAACTAAAGTAATTACTTTCTATTGACATGTCTATAACTTTCTATTATACTTTAGTTATGAAAGAAATTAAACCAACATACCAGATAACATTTAAATACTTCTGCTCTTTAGATTGGGGCCATGTAGTTAAAACTATCACAGCTTCTACTCATGCTCAGCTGTACAAAACATTTCTGAAAGAGACTAAAACTATATGCAGACCATATTCACAAGAAAGTATCTCAACTGAAATGCTGCAAGCTATCTTGTGGGATCATGAAGTAGATGCACACAATAATATGACATATCCAAACGTATTAGAGGATGACCAATGAAAAGAGTTATAACTAGACAAAACAAAACAACTATTACATGGAATGCTGATGAGGTTATTAAGAATATAACTGAAGGGAAAGCACAATACGCTGTGATGAGTGAGAATGACCCTAACCCTTGTTTGCTTGTATTCGACTATAGAAAAAATAAAATTATTATATTACAAGCAAACAATCTCCGTATATCATCTCATTCATCTAGAAACGCAGATATCGAATCGTATATTAAGGACGGTGTCCTGTTTCAAATTACTCTTAAAATAAAGTGAAAGATTCTAAACAAATATGCAACGCATGTACCACAGAGTTCGATTATAAGGCTATGGGACATGGTCAGTCATGGTTCTCTATCACTAAGCATTCTATACACGGACACAGCTTAAGACCCTATACGATAGTCCTATGCTCTCTTAAATGTATGGAAAACTATATCAGTATTATGAAGGCATAACTAAAGTAACCGTTAAATAACTGGATACTTTAGTTTGAGTCCTACTTTACATACTGATTTCCTTGTGTAGCTCTATGCATAGCTAACTCTAAATCAGTTCTATAGAGTTCGTCATATTGCCATAAACATTTGTCCTTCAATTGTATAGGAGAACTCCGTTTATTTTGTTTTATACTAACGACTAAACGCCACCCTTTATTTTTATATTGTTCCATAGTGTCGTTTGTAGAAAATTCTTGTGTATCTCCTGCATGAACGCCATCGACACATCCATGCCAATACCATTCAACTTCACATTGCGTGAAGTTTGGCAGTTTCAAGCCAAATCCTTTATAACACATGCTAATAATTACAATCGTACTTTTATGACGAGGATATGAAAGAAAATCTTCTTCATTAAATATTTTCATTTGAAATGGTATAATCATTATATCCTACCTTGGAACTAGTATGTAACTGTAATTACCCTGACATAAAAATGAAGTACTACGGCTATTACCACACCGCAATCCACTTTCACCAGAGTAACAATCCAAAAAATGCTTTGTTACCGTTTTACCGTTAACACTACACGTCACCTCGTACTTGTAATCTCGGTTCTTAATCTCATCGTTCTGAGCTTCTGGGCCGAAATTGACAACCATAAGCCAGCCAATTACATATAATACAATACAAAACAACACTACAAATACAATCCAACCAATTACGTCCTTCATTCTGATCCTACTTTAGTTGTAAGTGGCAGCACTTTAACACCACTATCAGATATAGATATAAGACTCTCAGGTTTTATTATATCTAACAGTCTATCGTTTAACTCTCTAAAACTCATAGCTGTCTGTTCAATCATTTCATATAGTTCTGCAGTGTATTTAACTACTGAGCCATAGATGTTAGGTCTATTTCGCTTGTCAGAATTCTTAGGCTTGTATGTAAGAAAATCTTCCTGGTGTGGAAGCTCAAAATATTGATAATCACCTTGCACACTCTTATCAGCGCACCGAATTATTCTCTCATATCTGAATCCTAATGAACATGCACCACTTTCATGTCCAGTATGAGATACAAAAGCCCCTCCCTTTGCCACTGAACGCTCAATGTGTATGACTCTTTCAAACTCCCGTCTATCAAGTGAAGGCTCTTTACAGATATCCTTAAGGGCTTCGAACGGCCAAAACTTGTAAACTGTATTTGGTAGACTACCGTCAATCTGTTTACACATAGCATAACCTTCAGCCTCTACAACACTTCTAGCATTAAATAATGAATACTTACTGAAGGTTGTTAGATTATCTATGATGCCATGCTTCTCGTTCTCGATATAATCTAACAAAGATTCTTCCGGTATCTCTTCCTCACGGAAAAAGTAATATAACTTCCCTCTTAACGCATCCAACCATACAGCACCGTAATGCTTATCTTCTGGTGTTACTAGTATATTATATTTACTCATTATATCCTACTTAGTTTTGTTGTTGTCACTATGATTTGAATAATGGCGACATCCATCGCATTTTTTTGTGTCATAATTATTGCAAGCATAACAATTTTGAATCATATCAATACTACTTTAGTTGATTGTTAAGACGAACTAATTTTTTTGCTATTGCATCACTTTCACTGATAGGAAGACCTAGTTTTTTACTATTATCAACCAAATCCCAACATCTACGTGTTGTTATTTCAAGGCTGTCACCTGGTGGTACTTGTATTTGTTCAAACGCTTGCTGCAGTACCTCATTATATACAGACACATCACCTAACATGTACGCATATCCAGCATATTTACACAACTCATCAAGAGTAATATCTTCAGTGTCATCAGCTAAAGCAGATCCAAACGACATACATAGTATTAAAATTATTAAATATTTCACAAATGATCCAATTTAAAGTACTGTATCAACTAAAGTACATATTTTCAATTGAATTGTCTATAATTACTTTAACCGCAGACCATAAACAGGGAACAATCTAGCTTTTCCGAAGTGTCGGATCTCTAAGCCATCGTATCCCTCAACTGCAATTACAAATTTATCCTCATGACCAGTATTCAGGATGAAGTGAGTTTCTTCACCACCATATAGTTGAATCTCAGCTATACATGGCCCATTATTAAGAGATTTAACTGAAGTATCAGTTTCAACATGATGATTCTGTTCAATATATTCGTATTCTTTCATATAATCCTACTTTAGTTTAAAATAAGGGAACGCTATCTTCATGTTATGAGAGGTCTCAATCGTCCGAGTGTGAAAGTCTCTTGCTCCCTTACGTTTTAACTAAAGTAAATATATTCCATGTATCTGTCTATATTTTTATTGACAATAGTACATATTTAAAATATACTTTAGTTACACCTAGGAGACATTATGTTGGAAGTTATAGAATTTATTTACTCACATCTGTGGGAAACCGTTGTACTCATTGTCGCTATCACATGGGCATTCTCTGCTATGACTGGTAAGGATGTACTTTAGTATGGAACTGTTCCTATTGATATTCGCCGCATTCTTTATCCTTAATATCCTCGGTGGGCTAAGTAGATGCCGCTCGGAACAAATCATGGAAGAAATAAGGAACCGACCACCAGATGAATGATATTAAACATCTTGATACTTTAATTAAACCATGTACTAGACATGCGGACAGACAAGAAAGTATGTGCCCTTTAATCAAAGCAGGACTGACAGATCCATCCGCTATGTTCTATAGCGATTGTACTGTGGTGGAACTTAGGGAAAGACTTATAAAACTTAAGCTTGTAACTAAGTCCATGAAAGGACGATACTCATCTAGAAACCCTGTGTATCGCATAAATCCTGCTGCAGATAGATATATAACTGAAACTCTAATGATGCTAGTAGATGCTAAACCGTATGGTGATCCATGGGGAGTAAACTAAATTGAATGTCGATCACCTGGATACTTTAGTTGGGCCGATAATATCTGGTAGTGTACCACCAATATATTATCACTATCTATCAACCATTGTGGATGATTTTTTAAATCAGCCATTGTTTGTTTATGAAGTATATGCCGATATGGAACTATACCACTCATTTTATGAGCGTAGTCTTACTGAGATTAAGCACCTTGTAGTAGATGATGGACATGCAACCTTTATGAAAACTGGTGAGGGTGAAGTGATGATAATATTTGAAGATTGTGATGTGGAACATTACATATCATTGGTTGAGAACAGCTATATGACACAAGCGAACACCCATCTGGGAACTCATCATACATATAGAATTAAAAACATTGATTCTATGAAGCCCTGGGAGGTAAACTAAAGTGAATATACAACACCTGGATACTTTAGTTGGGCCGATACCCCAGGAATACATAGATTTACACAATCTATTAACTTCTACATTTGATAAGCTATCAATTAAAGATTGTACATATTCTGATAATAATATTAAAATTGTCAACGTGACTGATAATCATATTAAACGTTTTGAGATAACATACAAGAATGCAAAACCATTTGTAATTGATTATGATGGAAGTTCTATAGCTAATATCATATTAGACAGTTATTGTAAATCAATTACTACACTTTATTTAATATGCCCACCATGGGAGGTAAACTAAAGTATGAAAAACCAGCATAGATTATTGATTGAACGGTTAAAACGATTATTTCCTAAGATGGAAATGGTAGTTGAAGGTGAATTGTTTAATGATGGGTACGATTACGCTCCACCATATACCATAGAGTGGCATGAATTTATTAAAACACTGAATGATAATGGACTAGTAATAGCCAATAAAAAAGATATTAAAGTATGACTGAAATTATTAAACACCTTGATACTTTAGTTGAACCCTCTGAGTTCGCATCTAAGATATACGGTAAACTAGTAAAGCAAATAGTGAAGGCTCTTACTGATCCTTTCCATAATTTCTACAATAACGAAGTGTTTGTCGATATGAGGATCGTTCTTATAGACAAAAATGTCTTAGAGAAATCTAAATACTGGGAACCCTCACGACCATATTATGTTCTACTATATATGCATGACGATATTACTGAACTAGCAACCAAGTATTTTACACTATCGTGGAGTACTCCATCGAAGGGTGGGCCATGGGAAGTACTTTAGTTGTCGATACACAAGTCAACTGGTGGGTAATCAATATACTCGTAACCCTCTATCTCATCATGAATTAATTTGTCACTCTTGAAGCCTTCAAAATTCTTGCCATTAAATAACATTACTTGCATTACATCATGGTTGTAAAACTTTACCCAGTAGTAACCTTTCTTAATATCTTTCATCGTAACCTACTTTAGTTTAACTCCGTAATAAATAATCCTATATTAATTCCTATCGTTGGGAATCTATCAAAAGGATATTCAATGTCAACTCCCCAAATAAAACGATTAGTTTTAAATAAGAACCCCATACCAAAAACATTATAAGAGTCTCTATCTTTTTTTACATGATATGTACCATCATCCCCATCGAGGATTTGGGTGTATCTCTCTACCGATGCCACTCCCACAATAGGAATCAAAAATATATTATTATGCAATGGGAATGGAAAACCTAAATTTAGTTGAAGTATCTCACCATCGACAATGCGGTAAACTTTAGAATTATGTGGTGATGTATCTTTTATATTAGATGGTTTTGTATTTGAAATCTTAACACTGAACATAATTCCGTTATTCCAACCTTCTGGTATAACGCCAATAAACATGTTAATTTTACTAAAACTAGTAAAGGTTCCCTGTGTATAACCAGCTCCGACAAGTGTATATATTCTTAATGAATCCTCATTATGTGTATAATAATCTTCTATATACTCTACTTGTTTAGATTCTGGTTCTTCTTTACCCTCATTTGCCTTAATTAAACAATCGACATAAGCATCTGAATCGTCAAGTCTAATGCACTGATTTGAAAAACCCATAGATGATAGCAGCACTATTAATATTAATATCGTTTTCATAACTTCCTATTTACTTTAGTTTAAAAAAGAGTCTGGGAGGACAGAGTACAACTATCCTAGGCCATCTTACTAGCACCTCTATATAACTTGCACCTACTTCTATAGAAACCGTTCAGATGTTATGCCATGTCGCAGACTCTCTTAGAGAATCACCTGTATTCCGATTCTCCGGCTGAAACTAAAGTACATTAATTCTATTGACACGTCTACAAGTTTCTATTATACTTTAGTTAACCGGAGGAATTATGGGAATGTACACAGAACTAATATTTGGGGCAAGACTTCACGAAAATACCCCACCAGAAATTATAGAAACATGCAAGTATCTCTTTGATATTGACCACGATAAATCTAAAGTCATACAAGATTTTTGTGATATGAGGAACCCTGTGAATGGATCTGGAAGTTATTACTTCGGTGTAATAGATCCAGTTGCAAAGATGTGGTTTGACAAAATATCGAAGGCATGGCACTTATCTAGTAGATGCAATATAAAAAATTATGAGGATGAGATAGAAACATTCCTCGATTGGATCAAACCACATATAGCTGATGGTTCCGGTATGAGAGATATGTACGCTATTGTCATGTATGAAGAATCTGCAGAACCTGAAATCCATTATCTAGAAGACTAAGTGGGAGATACTTTAGTTATGAAAAAATATATAGTTGCAAATCTGGTTGTTACAAACTCAGATAACAAATTCCGTTATGCGTTAGATCTTGACGCTACGGTTGATATGCGTCCAGTATTAATGACAGATTCTATCGAAAAACTTGTCAAAGATTTGCCAGAAGTCGAGACCCTGGAAGAGAAACTAAAGTTAATGGAACTTACGCCAATTAATAAGATTGTTAACTGTGATGACGTTGATGACGTGATTGCAACCAACGTAATACAAAGCCTAGATCCTGCAAATATTATAGCTGTGGCTACGACAGAAAAAGGTGCTATGGTTATATATCCTCCTGCTCTTGAACGATACTGGGATGACATTGTTAAAAACACCATATACATATATGAGGTTGTATGACCTGGGACGAGAAGAAATACATTAAACAACAAGAAGACTCATATAAACTAAAGTGGGTCGTAGGTTGTATTAATAAGTATGGAGACCATGTAGATCTGGTTGTAACGGATCAATGGCCTGATAATGATTATGAAGTGTTCGAGTACTTCTGTATGCCTAAAGAGATGGCTAAATACATCACTGATATACACAATATGAAGGTAACTAAAGTATTGACCGATATGGATGAAGATACTGCAGAGTTTGTCCTTAAGAATATAGAGCCGTTCATTTGCAAGTGGATAGTTAAAGATTGCTTTGATGGGAAGGACTGTTGGTGCAAAGTTATAGAGACTGAACACGGTGAAGAACTATTTCCTTATGGTGTCATAGGGAAGGAACTAGCTGATTACATCGCTGATCTAAATAACAACCTGGGGCAGTATGTACGAGATTGTAAAACACCTTGATACTTTAGTTGGGAGCAGATCCCCACATCATCAAAAACTGTATGACTTTATACTTCAGTTTCCAGCCATGGATCTTAAAGCAGATGATGTTATTGATGAATATCCATATCACATGTGCGTTGGTGCTTTAGCTGATACTGCAGATTTTAACGGTAATGTAACCAGGAATGAACTTTGTTACATAATTACTAATGTCGAAACTAAAGTACAATTGTACATATTTAAAAGTAATATTTCTACTAATATATCTAGAGAAGGAAAGGGATTGGTTGACCTCGATGATAAATGTAGGATGTTGATTAGATCTAAAGGAATCAGTGAGCCGTGGACAGTAGAATAACACACCTGGATACTTTAGTTGGGCCGGACGAGCGTACCATACGAATTAATGACGTATGTGAAGACTTTAAAAAGGCTATGCATAGTAACAGACAGATTATCAATACGGATACCATTAGAATCTATAATCAACACAATGGACGTATAGTAATACATTGTGAATATATGTCAGATAGTGAAAATGTAATAACGTATGAATATGATAGCTATCGTATGATATGCCATTCTCCTGAAAAAATCCGAACAGAAGCTAAAGCACTTCTTATTATGGGAATATATATTAAACCAATACCATGGGAAGTACTTTAGTATGGAAATTGAAAAAGAATATGCTGAAAAGACATGTGAGAACTGCAGGAAGTATGTAAAGTTTAAAGTACTGAAGATTAAAGAATCTTATCCAAAAGGTACAATATATTACATGAAAGACGCTTATGGTAAATGTCCCAACTGTGGAGTTAAAATAATATGTACTCTAGATATGGAGTGGTATGGTTGATCTCATTAAACACCTTGATACTTTAGTTAAACCCGATGGGTATGAGAGAATCATATGGGATAAGTTCTATAGAGATGTCGAACGGGAAGTTCTATTCCCATCTCAGAATCGAGTAAAGATTATCGAGAGCACAAGAGATAGGCTTATCGAGGAAGGATTTATAACTGAAGTAGGTTGTGATCGTTTCGAAGTCCGCAAAGATATTAAAGCAGAAATATTTGATGCTGTTGTCTATGTGTACTCATGCCGTTATAGACCGAGTTCTCTAACCTATGTCTCGAACCCATGGGAAGTTAACTAAAGTGAATGAACTAGTTGAACACCTTGATACTTTAGTTGGGCCGAAGTGCCATCTATATAAAAAACTACACAAATTTATATTATTAACGTATTATGATTGTGTAGTAGGGGATGTTATATCTGATGGTATATTTACAATCGAAGTAAAAATTGATAACCCTGGCATAGTTAGTTCTAAAATGCTTAGGGTATTTAAAACGGATACATCAGGGTGTATATGGGTGTTCGATGATAATATAACTCATGATATCAATGGTACTACTGACGATATTGGATTTACGTCTTTAGATGAGAAATGTAAAATGCTTGCTCGCAATACGGATAGTTCTTATGAACCATGGGAAGTAAACTAAAGTGAATATAGAACACCTTGATACTTTAGTTGGGCCTTGCGATCATTGCAAAATCCATCATATACAATTTAAACTTATGCTTACATACTTAGAATATACCCCAGATGGAATATCAAAAACTCTCGAATATCTATGTCCAGAAGGATGTGATATTAGTGTCATATCCTTCTCAGATTCATACAACGAACCATGGGAAGTAACATGAACCCTAAACACCTGGATACTTTAGTTGGGCCAAGAACTCCTGAATGTGATAGATTGTATAACGCTATGTTAAAAGCCTATACACTGAAAATGAATTATACTTTAGTTGATGGTGATATCAAGATTGGACGATGGGTTGATATGGCTGATCCTAATAACTGCTTATACACAGTTGAATACAAAAATAGAAATAGGGTTTACGATGGTAGCAAACTATACTCCAATGTACTAAAACAATATAACTACAAACCTGGTTACGATACTTCAGCTAATATCGATAACCTCTGCAGATATATGATGAACAATGATCAACGTGAGTGTGATCCATGGGAAGTACTTTAGAGTCGCATACCGGATCTTCTGAATAACTCTTCAAACTTCTTACGCTTTTCATCAGATATTACTTGCTTAGGAAGCTTAGCAATCTCATCTAACTTGTTTAAAAAATAATCTGCATCGTCACCATATAGCGTAGGTGGATGATTAGGATAGTAAGCCATCTGTACCTCTTTTACCAATATTTATACTACTTTAGTTTGATTGATTTTCGTTCATTGTGTATTTCACTTAAAACTTTATATACCTCAAACATACCCAAATTTGCAGCTATAGACAAATCATATAACCCTTTATTGTCTAGTATATTTCGTTTTAATTGTATAATACCACGCATATAATATGCTTCTGCGTAGTTAGCATCTATTTTAATAGCAAGGTTGCAGTCTGCGAATGCTTTTTTATATTCACCTAATTCCGACCATGAATCTGCACGATGTGTTAAAATTGATGAATTATTGACACTTAATTTTATAGCATGGTTATATGAACGAATAGCACCGTAATAGTCGCACAATTTATGTTTAAGTTTTGCTATTCCAATATGTGAGTTATAATTTGTAGAATCTATACTAAGTGCGTGATCAAAATCAGCAAATGACTGCTTGTGCCTAGACAATTTACTCGATACTATGCCACGTAATACATATAACTTGGATATTTCTTTGGTTTTATTAATATCTATGGCATATGTTATATCAGTGTATGCACCTTTGTAATTACCTAACTTTAACCTTGCAAGATATCTACCATATGTTGCAGTGTAATTATTGCGATCCTGGTTGATAACATGAGAAAAACTTATATCCGCTTTTTTATATTCACTTAAACTATATCTAATTTTACCTTGTAATATATATTGCGCCATACCTTTTTTGTTTAATGTGATAGCATTATCTATATCAGATATAGCTTTATCATAATACTTTAAATTATAACCTGCCAACGCTCTATAATAATATGACGAGTATTGTAAATCTAGACTTAATTTTTTACGAACTATAACTATGGTGCAATTTTCAAGAGCTTTCTCATTATTGCCTACCATACTATGTGCTAGACATAACTTATAATATGGGTTGTTGCCTTCAGGCTTGTTTTTTATAGATTTGTCACAATAATCAATTACTTTAGGCCAATCCTTTTTCTTTTCAAATTCTCGACAAATTAAATAATCTTCATCTATGTTTGCGCCACTTACAGCCGACAAAATTGATAATACTAATAGTATTATTATCTTCATGTTATTTCCTTTTTACTTTAGTTTGACCTAATAGTTGATATTCCGTGATTTTCAACCCCAACAATAACAAATCTTAATTTTTTATATGCGATCTCACCTTTTCCATCTGTAAGTTCATATTCGAATTGTTTAGTGAATCCTTGTCTTATGAGCCAAGGCCCATCCATGCGAAACTCACCATAGGAACTAGATTTTATATATTCATTATATTCTATGACAACCTTTGACTTTGATACCATCATAAGAATAAGCTCATAACGACAACTGTTACCAAAAATATAACCTGAATAATCACCCTCTCCGATAATGAACTCTTCAAAGTATATGTCTTGTCCTATATATGTGTGTTTAGATCCGTTCAGCCGAGGATGATCGTTATGGTAGTTTACAGGTATTCCAGCACAACCAATCATGATTGTTATTATGCTTAGTAATAAAACTCTCATTTAGCATTCCTTATGTTTAAATTAATAGAGTTAACTAAAGTACATTTATTCTATTGACACGTCTATAAGTTTCTATTATACTTTAGTTTAAAATGATCGGGTTTACCTGGGAGAAATATGAGTTATCCGTGCGAATTATCCAAAACCGGAGTGTGCCAATATGGTGGCATCAAACGGTTCAATTATGGGTGTACAAGTGGAACTGCATCATATTGCAGTCATCCAAAAGTAAAAAGATTTTTAGCAAGTGCATTGTCAGGAGAATCTATCAAATGCCCATTGAAGATCAATAACTAAAGTAATGTGCTTTTGGGCTGTACTAGGGTAATAGTACTCAGCCTGGAGCTTTTTTACAACCTAAAGGAAACTCAATGTCTGAAGAAAATTACTTAGGGGAATTCCCAATGGCTGATCCAAATGAATATAGCTCTTACAAGATACATGATTGGATGTTACTTTGGATTGAGAAGTATGGTGGAATCGATGGAGAACATCATAAGACATGGGTCATGGATCAATGTGCTCGTATAGCAAAAGGTACGAAGGTTCTCATATCTGTAGCGAAATGGAGAGACGGAACGATTGATCATCGCTTTGATCTAGATGAACCATCTAAAGAATATCTGGATTGGGTGGTCGAAATGAAAGCTGGCGAAGATGGGCCACACACATATGATTATGACGAAGGATGTCCTCCGTGATTGATCTAGTCAAACACCTGGATGCGCTCGTTAAAACAAAACCTGTGTTCTGTGCTGCAGAAGAGTTTAATCGCAACCCTACACCAGGTATGACTATTCCAAGCATTTTCAAACCAAGACTTTATACTCATGCAGAGTTAGAAGGCGTTAACAACAAACCATGGGAGGTTAACTAAGTGAATGTTGAATCTCTAGATAGATTGGTGGGGCCTTCTGACAAGACGAAAGCTTTTGTAGTAACTTACAACAGGTATGCTACTTTAGTTGACACATATCTGGAAGAACCAGATCTACACAAAGCCAGTGATAACTCTCAGTTCGATGATTTCATGTACTACGCTGTTGATCAAATAACTAATGGTATTGTTAAGTTCGATCCAAATATCTCAAATGAAGACTATATTCAATTACTTAAGAATATCTTATTTGAGTTCCTTACACCATCATCTGAAGAACCATGGGAAGTAAACTAAAGTATCTTCTACTCCTTTGGCCTTAGACTAATACAATAGACAATGTCGGACAGCAATAGACGAATTAGACACTTTAGATACCCTTCCAGGCCCTTAGTCAGTTCTTACAATACAGATGGGTGAGTATCTTTAGATTGCTTTAGAAACGTCTTAAACAGCAAATACAAGGGATATATAAGTATTACGCTGAATTTGCCAGTATCCGGCAATAATGGAGTAAATGTTATACTTCAGTTAACAATAAGAACTACTTCAGTTGCGACTAAAACTACTTTAGTTTGTACATCGACCCCTGCAGTAATTTTTTATTCTAAAATTTTTTTAGAGAAACGGAATTATATAGAGTCGGCCACCCTCTGAGAGACTTATATTGGCTCTCGTGGAGGAGGGGGAAACCATCACCCCTGGGGACCCTACCTTAGTGTAAGTCTGACACTAAGGTTTGCAAGACACAGTATATTATGATATACTAATATAGGTGCATGAGTATATCACTGTATGCTAATATCATCATATACTAATAAACTAAAGTAATCCATGACTGTATGATGATATACTAATATTATAATATGATGGTAAACTAAAGTAGATCTGTATGTATATTGTACATTAAGTACATACTGTCGTATTGACATAAAGGGTTTATGTTGATTAGTCCGTAAGTATATCATCATATACTACTTTAGTTTGTAGCTAAGTTGCATAGCTCTTTAAATACGTTTTAAGGTGTGCTTAAGGGCTTTTGTAGGGGGTTGGGTATAATCACATAGGACACGGCCTGAAAGTACCGTCAGCGCAAATGTGCTGTTTTTGAGCTTTAATCGCCTAAAGAAACTAAAGTTTTCGTACCTTACTGTACATATGACATTTACTTTAGTTATTAGTGTTCTTTTAGTGTATACATGTAATGGTTACAATGTTACGTTGTAATGAGTACAAACTAAAGTGTGTTACATATATGTGGTGTGTACTAAGTTGTATTGGTTACATCTTGTCATCGTACCATGGCGGTGGTGTATGTTACATTGTACTCATTACAAGTTGTTACGGGTACAACTGAAGTATGATTACATATTAGCATATACTGATATAGATTGATTCCTTTGTTGTATTGGTTACAAACTAAAGTGCTTTAGCTTATGGTTATGAATATATCTTTGTAGTGGTTACAACTTACGAATCTATCTATATTAGCGTTATATAATATACTGTGCTGGTGGATTGTGTGGGGACAGAGTAAAAACGGTATAAAATACTTTAGTTTGCTTCTTATATGGTATGTAATACTTTTTTGAGTTTGTCAAGTGCACATATGAGTAGTTTACATAATGTACGTTATATGAAGGTTTATTTTACTTTAGTTTACATAGGGGGTCTAATAACTAAAGTAACTATAATAACTCTAGTATATCCTATTAGCTTATTAACTAATTATGAGCATCGTTAATTAGCTATGTTTAGTTTTTTTAGTTTTTGGTGCTCATTGAGAACTGGCTCAAATAACTAAAGTATACGCTGTTTTTCCCTTGTATATAATATGTTTTGTTTATGCGTTTATAACTGAAGTATATCTAGTTTCTATTTTAAGGTGTATATAAGCTCTTTTATGGCTTTTGTATCCTATGGTATTAAAGATCTATTTTAGTGGGTGTATATGCTCTTATATGGCTTAATATATTGTATGTTTAATCTCTTTAGATTGTCCCGTGTAACTGAAGTATATTTTCCCCTTGTATATCTTAGTTAATATGTTATCTTTATTCATAGATAAGTTAAGGAGTTAATTAAATGGCAGTTTTAGAAAAGAAATCAATCAAGTTATCAAAAGCAGATATAAGACGTTTAAATGATTGTATTGATAAGCGGTGGCCTTCATTAACGGCCCGTGTAATAAATTCACGCTCTAACGATAAGATATTACTAGTAATGGCTGAAAGCGGTTTTATTAGTAATGAACTTAAGAATCAAGCTTTGAGCGGTGTATATATGACTGAGAATTTAATTACTCAAGATAAGATTAAACATAATATTTAAACTAAAGTAAATAGGCCCTAGTATATACGGGGCTTTTTTTTTAACTGAAGTATATTAGTATATGTTTATATTCTAATGAATAGTCTTCACTCCTCCCCGTTGTTCTCGAAATGAGATATAGTAGTCAACCGTTGGGGTATCTTAAATATACTATAATAATCTTATGTTGTGTAGTATATCGGGGCGATTGATTAAATAAAATTATATGTACTATACTTTAGTTAATAAGCTATATTTGTTACATAATAAACTTTGTAGGTATAATATGAGTAATGAGATAATAGGCTATACTTTGATTGATGGTCACACAAAAAAGGTATTGAAAGAATATAAATCACACCAACGAAAAACCGCCCGTAATCGAGCCGATAAATTAGATAATATATATGGTGCATATAGGTATCATGTAAAGCCTGTTTATAACTAAAGTATATTTTCCCCTTGTATTATATTAATGAATAAGCTATTATTGTTCATAGATAAGTTAATAACTAAAAGGTATCACATATGTTTAAATCTATTCAAAAAATCTCAATCGCTCGCAAATCTATTACATCTTTCAATTTGTGCACTGCTCCCCGTTCAAAGGTGAATCAATCAAAGGTTAACGGTTTATTATAAACTAAAGTATATCACGTTTCTATTTTGCCCTCTACTATGTAGGGGGCTTTTTTTGTGTCTATGGGTATAAATTAATTTATTTTATCTTTTATGCATTATTATGTTGACGGGTGTTATATAATAAGCTATCTTAGTTCATAGATAAGTTACACAGATTAAGGAGTTAATCAAATGTCAGTTTTAGAATTAAACGAATTAAATGTAAGAAAGAACGAATTGAAAGCGGAATGTATCGCAAATAGTACACCTCAAAATGTAGCTGAATATATAGCTATATCGTCACAACTTCAGTCAATCGTTAAAGGATAGGGGTTTATATTATGTGTGTTGTGTTGTCGGAAAGTGTACATTTTAATAGGGGTGTTATTGAGTCGTTAAATTCTGTTTTAACCTCTATTGATTCATTGTATGAAAAAGAAACGTTTTTTGCTTTATGGAGCAAATATTTATCTGATAACTGGAATAAAAACGGGGTACGTTTCTTTAACTATACGGACGGCCCCAACGGTTTTAAATTGTACTTTGAGTATGAAGTGTACACTTCTATTAATAATCAACATAGCTCAAATAATAAAATGTACCCCGATAACGTATTAATTGTAAAAAGTGTTGAATTCGCCCGTATAAACTAAAGTATATTTAATCTCTTATGTAGCCCCTGTTTAGGGGTTTTTTTGTGTTTAAGGATATATTGTAAATTATGTTGACTTTAGTTAGTTTATTAACTATATTAGTTCATAGATAAGTTAAGGAGTTAACAATATGAAAAATTTAACAATTACAGCGTTTAAGGGTCAAGGGTTTAAAGTAGATACTATTGAGCCTAAACATTTGTATTTTAATGAGATACAAATTAGAGTTACTTTGCATTTAGACAACATTAGAGTGCAATATACTGATATTGAAACTAATAAAATAATTGATTTGGGTTATTTTACAGAATCCGAATTTAAACAGTTATTTACTAAATTACCAAAACCCTCTTATTTTTTAGCATAATAACTAAAGTACTTTAGATTAGCCCCCTGTTTAGGGGCTTTTTTGTGTTTACAACTAAAGTGTATTTATTTTGTATGTTATGCATTTTTTACTTGTAATAACTTAGTTAATTAGCTATTATTAATAATAGATAAGTTAATTAGTTAAATGGTTTAAATATGACAATTGCTGAATTACCTCAAAATATCGTAGAATTACCCCTTAACATTACTTTAGACTATTATAGGACTATAAGCAGTAATGAAGAGTATAACGCTATGATTAACGTTTTAGAGGGTAAATTGTCTTACTGTGATGTTAAGCCGATATAAGGAGTTATTAGGATGTTAAGAATTATTATTATTGGTTTAGCTATATATGGTCTATATATGTTGTATTGTCAAGGTTCACAATATGTCAATGTAACTATAACATATGTTGAAAGATTAGTTTCATAGGGGGTTTATTATGACTTTTGAGCGGTTGACAATTGGTGAAAATTTCAAGGGTTTAAACATGCCTTTAAGCGGTAAAAAGATTACATCTACACACTATATTAATGTATCGGGTAAAGTTGATTCTATACCCCTTAAAACCGAATTAATACACATATACAACTAACTATAGGGATTAACTAAAGTATGAATATTATAAGAATTACTTCAAAGATTAAAGGTTCAAAAGTATATAGTGATACTTTAATCATTAAAGAAAGCGCAACCTTAACAGAGTTTAGCACCTTAAGGATGAAAGCGGTTAATAAACATATTGAGAATACTATAGAGTATTCAGAAAACCATAAAAATAGTTTCTCTTTAGATTATATCAATAATCGTAAAGTCACATATAAAATAGTATAAAGTATATTATTTCTCTTTACCCCTTGACAATATCGGGGTTTTATTTGTATCTTTAGTGAGACCCCCGATATTAAATAACCCAAATAACTAAAGTAATTTATTTTTATTAATTGTTATTATTATGTTGACGGGTGTTAATTAATAAGCTATCTTAGTTCATAGATAAGTTAAGGAGTTAACAAAATGGATATTAAATATTTTACAGAACTAAAGAGCGGATTTGATGCATTTGAATTAAAAATGGAATATAAGAATTTAGCCGTTAAGAATCACCCCGACAAAGGGGGAAGTGTTAAGGATTTTCAAGCGATTTTTGCAGAATTCGAGTATCTAAGTAAAAATATCGGTTCCGATATTGGGAGCGCTGAAAGTGCAACTATTGAGAATTTTGAGGATTTTTGCGCTTCAGTGGATTTAGAGATTTTTGATGTATATCAGAAAGTAAAACAGTTTTTTGGTAATTTTACCTTTGATGTTGAAATTTGCGGTATATACATGTATATAACAAATATTGAAGAGTATAAAACCAACGGCCAATTATTTAAAGCTTTAGGCTTTTATTGGAATAAAGGTAAAAAATCGTGGACGTTTAAGCCGAATTGGTATAAATGTTATAACCGCAAAAGTTGGTCAATGAATAAAATTCGAGACGTTCACGACTCAGCAAAAGCGGGTAAAAGTAGACAGGGACAAATCGCAGCCTAAAATAACTAAAGTATATCTTGATTCGTTAACCGCTCTAATTTAGAGCGGTTTTTTATTGTCTAAACTAAAGTATTTTCTCTTTTATGTTGACAACGGTTATTTAATAAGCTATCTTAGTTCATAGATAAGTTAAGGAGTTAACGACAATGAAAAATTTTATAGTTAGTATCACAAAAGTGACCGACAAATTTACAGAGTTTACCGTATATGTGATTAAAAAGAATATACCGCATTTAGTGGGCGATGCTACATATCAAAATTGTATAGGTGCACATATTGAGACTGAAGTTTTAGCAATGTTAAAAGAACATAGGGAAGTTAAAGCTGAAAATTACCCCGATAAATATTATTATAAAAGTAAAGCAAACTTTAGGATACATTTAGTATAAACTAAAGTACTATTTAAGCCGTTATAAGCCCCCTATCAAGGGGCTTTTTTTGTGTTTGGTGATATGGTATCACCTTGTATATAGTGAGCTTATAGGGTGTTTAAAAGCTAAAGCAATTTATTTATTCTTTTTTGTGTTTAGGTGTTGACATACTTTAGTTAATGAACTATATTAGTTCATAGATAAGTTAAGGAGTTAACGAAATGACAGATTTAAAATCAGTAGCAACACGATATAAACAGGCCGATTACACAAAGGAAGCAACACAGGTTGCTTTATTAAATGGAATGAGTAAATGCGAAATAGTAAAAATATTAGGTTTTGAAAAATATACAATTGATTACGCCATACCCCAAGATTTATGGGATCAATACAAAGTACAAAATTGTGTAAGTATGTACCCGTGCCATAATGCAGGGGCTTTAGATAGCAACGGGAACCAATACCGCTTAAATTTTCGGGTATTTGACATATACCGCTTATTTGTCCGCTATGTTAATAATTTAGTTACTGAAGTGTTTAAACCTTCTAAGCTTGAATGTATTAACTCTAATTTGGTTGCAATTAATACTATTATTCAACTTACTGAAGAAATAAGCGAATCAAGTAATATTGCTTATCAAGCTAAATGTAAACGGGCTATTATGTCATTAAAAAGTAATTGTAATAGACTTTTTAACGCTCTAAATTATGAATCTATTGATAATATAGTGACTATTAAGGGAAAAATGTTAGAGGGTACACTATAAGCCCCAAACTAAAGTATATTAAGCCCCCTAAACAGGGGCTTTTTTACGTCTATATACCTTAGTGTATTTTGTACATTAACCAGGTGATGTTGTGGGTGTTATAGGGTGGTTAACTACTGTTTATATGTGTTTTAAAGCTATTTAAACGGGGTGTTTTTGTTTTCTAGTGTGATTGTATGGCTTAAATTATCGGGGCTTATAGGGTGTTTAAAACAGTATTTAATTTATTTAATCTTTTATGTATTTAATTGTTGACGGGTGTTATATAATAAGCTATCTTAGTTCATAGATAAGTTAAGGAGTTAACGCAATGAAATATTATATAACATATGATTATGTTACACCAGAAAGCGCTGAAAATGGCGAAACTTCAGAAAATGGATTTAGTTACATTCCATCACCTATACATAAACCGATTAATGATAGTATTGATTTAGTAGATGATAAGGAATTTTATGCTATTGAGTCAAATGTAAAAACGTTTTTAGAATATTGTAGAGATTTACAAATTTCAAATCAATCTAATATACAAATAGATGATAAAAAACCTTCCTTTTATGGTCAAAGCTTTACAGAAGATTATGAAAAATCTGAAGAGGTCACTTATTGTATACATTTAGAGGTTTTTAACAAATCACAATTGAAACGTATTTTAAAACACTTGAATGTAAACTAAAGTAAAGAGCTAATTTATTTAGCTCTTTAGTTAATATCTTATTGACAGGTATTCACTAAAGAGTTATATTTAATACAGGTCACAGGGAGTCAAGAATGGATACGAAAATTTATACAAGTGAAGAGATTTTAGGCATGGAAACTGAAGAGGTTTGTGGTCTATTTGAGGGAAATGTTACCTACAAATTGACTGAAGGTGAAATTGAATGGGCTAATTTTGTTAAGGGTAACTACTCTATTGCTGAACACATACTAGAAAATGCTAACGATGAAAATATTATAGAGCTTGATTCTTATGAATTTTCAAAAGTTTTAGATGGTGATAATAAAGGGGCTGGAATGGCTCCAATGTTAAGCGAAGATAGTGCACTACAAAGATTATTCTTTTGTGGGTACACAGAAACCGACGACGACGACGAATAACAGCTAAACAGGTCACTACCTAAACAGCTCACTATTAAGCCATGGTTTGATTAAGACAAGATTTTATTAAGCCATGGTTTGATTAAGACAAAAAAATTACTCTGATAACTTATCTACCCTATCAGATAAACTGAAGTATTTTATATTTACTCCGATATATTATACTTCAGTTTTTTTTATATAAAAGGATTATTATGTATTGTCAATTAGTTACATCAAAGATTAAAAAAGAGATCAAAAATAATATTAAGGGTGTTGTATCTAATTATCAATATGATTATGTAGTTAATACATATACAGATTTATTTGCTGATACGACACCCTTAACAGCTCCTTTATGTGTTAACGAAACCATTGTAACCGATTACATTAAAGGGGTCTTAGATAGCTTTGAAGTTGAAAAAACCAGTGAAATCATAGAACGTTATGTTCATTATTTTCAAGATGTATCTAATGCTATTGACGGTCAATTGGTAGGTGATGTTGTAAAGAATATTGATAGCAATAGTATTAATTGGCTGAAACCACCGATAAGCATTGACAGGTTATAGCTTTTAAGCTAAATTAGTTAATAGATAGGTTAAGGAGTTATTCAGATGAGTACACCCAAAACATTTTATACTAGTATCGATATTCTAGCTATGGGCTATAATCAGATTTTTAGCGAATGGGTTAATACTATTGATTATAGGTTATCAAAATTAGAATTAATATGGGTAACAAAGCTAAAAAATAAGTATGATGTTGTTGATTATATTTTAGATCATATTGACAATAAAAACATTGTTACACTAAATATTATAGCTTTAACTAATTGTTTAGATGATAAGGCTTTAGAGACTGCAAAAATGTCAATTCCCCGTAGTGCATTGGTACGTTTATTTTGTACTGTGATGTATAGTAAAAACGATAACTAAAGTATATTTAATTAATCTTTTTTGTGCTTATTGGTTGCAATTACACAAAAAAGTTTCTATATTTAATATACCCCACGGTTGACTACTATCTTTAAAAGACGGGGGAGAGTGAAGGTTTTTCATTAGTACATGCTAATATAATAATCTAGGTTTATTTCTCTTTGCCCCCTTGACATTATTAGTTGAATAGCTATATTACATAGTATGAAAGATACAAACATATTATATCGCATGATACAAGACAATAGCCAATTAATACAGGTGTTTAATAAATTTGCGGTTAACAAAAAATTGACTATTGAAAATATTAAACATACCTTAAATATATTTGAAGTTAAAGGCGATTTTAAAAAATGCAAAGTTAATTTTAAAATAATAAAAAATAGGTTGACTTTAGTTAGTTAAAGAGCTATATTTATTAGCACATAAGGTTGGAGCCTAAAGATGAAAGAATTAAAATTATCACCCGATTTAAGAGAAAGCTTTGAGCATAAGATAGGCAAATTGATTAAAACCGCTTTAAAGCATGGCCTTAATCTAAGCTATGAAATATCTGAACTAAAGTATGAAAAGATTGATTTTCAGTTAGAATCATATTATATAGTTAAGGTTAATTATGATACGGTTTTAATACAGTATGAAAACTTTGAATATATTGCTACACTTGAAAAAACTGAAGGTGGCAACATGGTTTTTAGAAGTGACAATGATCTTGATTTGAGTAGCTACTTTGATGTTAAATTTTACTGTGATCACTGTAATACTATTCGAGACCGTAAAAAAGTACACTTGTTTCAAGATACCGAAACAAAAGAGATTATTCAAATTGCCAGTAGTTGTGCAAAAGAGTATTTTGGTGTTAATATTGCAATGCAGTTAGATAACTATACAAAGCTGTTTGTAAGTATTCAGAATTTAGAAGAGGTAGAATATTTTAAACACGTTGAATGTATTGATGAAATTTTAAACAAAGCTTTTTATGTCATCTATAACGATAAGCGGTATTACTCAAAAGCAAAACCCGATAATAACGGTATGACTACAATAGATATAGTAAACGCTATTGTAGTTCAAAAGATAGATGATTTTGAAGCGGTTATAAAGCTGTTTAATATTGATTCGTTTTATGAATACTGGACAAATAAAATCAAAACCGACAATTCAGAATTTACCCGTAATATATTCTTATCACTCACTACTATGAGTACTAAAAAGGGTTTAGTTGTTTATTCTGTTTTTGATTACCTATTAAACGGTACTGAGTTAATCAAGAAAAAAGAAACTAAAGTAACCGTCAATGAATTTTTTGGAGCGGTTAAAGACAAAATATCTTTTGAATGTGAAATAATAAGGGTAAGTTCTTTTGATACAAAATATGGTACTACTTTTATTTACACTATTCAATCTAAAGAAAATTATATCTTTTCATGGTCTACAAATAAGTTTTTTGACAATGGCACAAAAGGTACTATTACAGGGACTATAAAAGAGCACAGCACCTACAAAGAACAAAAGCAGACCAAAATAACCAGATGTAAAATAGTAGCTTAAAAGGGGCTTAAAATGGAAACTGTTACACGTACCAAAACAAAGCATGTTATTACTAAAATGATTGATACTAAACAGGGTCATTTATTGAGAGTAAAATACATACGTAAACATACTAAATGTAATGATATACCTAATAATATTCAATTTAGTATATCACTGGCACCAAAAGGTCACATTAAAGGGGATTTTTTCGGCAAAACTGAAGTAAGAAAGAAGCTTAAGAAAATGTTAGTTAATTGTATTTAGGGGTTATTTATGGTTACTATACAAACTAAAGTATTCAAGAACATAACAGTAGTTTTAAAGGCTAATAAGGTATCTACAAAGTATCTTAATGAGTGTGGTGATATAAAGGAGCTTGATGATTTTTATGCTTATAGAGTAGCTGAAATGGCTCGAAATGGCAAAGTAGGAAAGCGTAAAAAAACGGTTATAACTGAAGTATTTACGGCTATAATAGAAAGTCAAGCAAAGCAAGCTATAACAGGATTAAATAAAAGTATTAACGGTCTAATTAAAAAAGAAGGTTTAGCTAATACAGGTGGTATTTCAACCATGTTAAAAAATAAAGGTTATTAGCGTTTAGGGGTTGACATACTTTAGTTAATTAGCTATATTTATTAATAGATAAACGGTAGGAGTGCCAAAAAATGTTAGATTATGTTCAATTGAAATTAGGGAAAATTTACTTCAGTTATGGAAGTAGTACACATAGTAATCGATTTCTTAAGGATATTAGAGAGCACTCTATTTTAATTAGATCATTTGATAAAAATCGTCACTGTTTAGTAGAAATATGCAAATTTACGTTTCAATCAAGTGATGACTATTTTATGCCTTACGCCCCTAAAGTATTATTTGATTATAGTGATGATAAGATAGTGGATTTTCAGAAGCTTATAAGAGGGTTTGAGATCTTTAAGATCAAAGCAATGCAACACCCTTGCACTGCTAAATATAAAGCGACTACACAGTTTGGAATGCTATTAAACTACCTTAAACATAAAAATATTAAGCGTATGGAATATAATCCATCAACAAATGGATTTGAAGTTAGAAATTAACTCCGACCCAAACTGAAGTATATTGAATTTATTTGGTATACTTCAGTTTTTTTGTTGACAGTACTTAGTTAATTAGCTATATTTATTAATAGATAACGGTAGGAGTGCCAAACATGATTAAAGAAGCAATTACATTGACCCCGATTAAAACAGTAATTGATGCGGTAAAGCACATTAACACCGTGAGAAAACAGGACAAAGATAGTTGGTATTATCCAAAATTTGAGTTGAACGGTAAAAATGTTGTTATGAAGTGTTATAGAACTTGGGTGCAACGTTGTTATGTTGACGGGGTTGAAGTTGACGGCTCATTAATGGATATAAGTGTAAAGGATTTTAATCAGTACCTTACCGATACACTAACTAAAGTAATTTAACTCCGACCCGACTGAAGTACATTATATTTTTTGACATTGGTATAGTGTACTTCAGTTTTTTTAAAGGCTTATTATGATTGAGACTAAAACAGTTGGTGGCAAAAGAGTTATTATCCATGGGTACAATAAATTTAATAGTTGTAACAATGAGGTTACATTCCCATTACAAGGTAATATTGTTTTAAAGGAAAAACCTTTTAAGTCAAAATATACTATATGGACAAATGACGGTAAAAATAGTGTATTGCCAGACAGTGCACATTGGGAAAAAAACAGGTCACAAAATAATATTATTATTACCGACGAAATACAGAAACTTATTGACAAAGGTTAATTAATAAGCTATATTTATTATATAGTTAACTAACGGGTTACAATTATGACTTTAGAGATTTTGAATGGTATGACAGAGGCTGATAAAAAAGAACATTGTATAAAGAAGTTTATAGAATACTTTAATAGCTTTTACTCTATAGAGGGGATTTATCCAATTGACGGTTTAAAAGATAGTGATATTAGAGAAGCTATTGAAATTAGAGCTGAAGAACTACCCGACCTAGATTTTGATGGTGATACAATAGACAGGGAATTGGTTAGAGATATAATTTTAAGAAAAGGTTATAAAATTAATTATTAATTTGTATAATCCATTGACAACGGTTAATTAATAAGCTATATTTATTAATAGATAAACGGTAGGAGTACCAAATATGTCAAATCTTATTAGTGCAACACTTACGTGTGAAAATGGTCACAGTTGGAAAACTTCAGTTAATGGTGATAGTTCAGATTTTGAAATAAAAAAGTATTTTGTTGGACAAATGTTTAATACAGAGTCATTTCCTAAAGAAGTAATGAGTGAATGCATCACTTGTGATATTGTAAGACCTGTTAAAGAATTAACACACGCCGAAAATTGGAAACGTGTTTTTAAGCTCTATAGATCATCAAATAAGATAATACAAACAGCAATACGTGACATTGCATCAAAACAACTTGAAAGCGATTTTGAGGGTAGTGGTCAAGGTATAAGTAGTAGTGATATTAATCACACTATCTACTCATTAATAGAGGACTGCAAAACTATTGAAGATTTAATTTACTTTGCATTAAAAAACGCTTGACATACTTTAGTTAATTAACTATATTTAATATAAGTTAACGGTAGGAGTACCAAATGGAAGTAGCAGAAACAATTTTAGAGCAATTGGGTGGATCAAGAATTAGTCACTTCTTGGGGGTGAAACAATTCTTAAAAGATGATAACTCCCTAATGTTTAGATTCAAGGGTAGTCGTCACTCAAACTACTGTAAAATAACTTTAAATGGCATGGATTTATATGATATCGACTTCATTAAAATTCATGGCAAAAACGCTCCGATAGTTGATAGATTTGAAAATATCTATAATGATCAATTGGTTAGTACATTTGAGCAAACAACAAAACTATTTTTACACTTTTAACTCCGACCGAAAAGAGGTGCACTAATTAATTTTGGTGTATCTCTTTTTTTGTTGACAAGGGTTAGTTAATTAACTATATTTAATAATAGATAACGGTAGGAGCGCCAAACATGAATCACTATGAATTAACATACAATATTGTAGAATTTGATGTTGTAATGGGTGGTAATGTCAGTAAAAACACCATAATACCATTTATGGCTGATAATGACCATGAGGCAAAAAGAAAAGTCAAAGGGGTTTTGTATACGGATGCAAGGTATAGAAAAGGAGACTACAATACATTGCATCAAATAATAAGACAAGAAATATTATAAACTAAAGTGATTTAGTTGTTGACAGGTATTAATTAATAAGCTATATTTATTAATAGATAAACGGTAGGAGTGCCAAACATGAGATCTTTTGAAACTATTCTTTCTGTCAATAAAATTCACATGATGACTAAAAAATATCCAAACCGCTCGGATATTGCTGAGTATTTAGTGAAAAATCCTTCAATGAGAGTTTGGGATAATTTATGCGAACTAGAACAAAATGAAGTATACAGACAATTCTTTAGTCAATTTTTCACTACCATTGAAAGCACGTTAAACAATCCAAAATACAATGACAACTCAAACGAACTTGTCTTAGATGGTAAGTATAAGTTCTTTTGTGCGTGTCAACAATTCCCCAGGTTTACATTGTATCGGGTTGCTAAATTCAATAACAACTCAAAACAATACAGTGACGAAATAGAAGAACGACCTAAAACCATCAATTTGTTTCTTAAAAATCTTGTTACCCTTAAAACAAAGCTTACAGATTTGTGTACATGGTTAGATAGAGAAAATCAATGGGAACTGGACGTAAAAGAAAAACAGGAGCAGGAAGCTCTTAAAATCAAAAATTTCAAGACCGAAACGGTTGAGGCTCTTACAATAGCTTTTCCCAATGGTAGATACATTGAACACAAAAATTATTATTACTCAGATGAAAATAATTCTTTATGTATTCACGTTAAAGATGACACTATCAAGATTGAGGTTTACAATACTAAGCTATCAGTATCTCAATCTTTGAAACTTGCTAAAGTGATGCAGTTAGTAATAGAAGAATAACTCCAAACCGCCTAAACTGAAGTATACTAATTTATTTTTGGTATACTTCAGTTTTTGTTGACATTGCTTAGTTAATTAACTATATTTAATACAGGGAGTATATTATGAATATTGGTTCAATCAGTGACTCTAATTGTGGTTCACATATTAGCAATTCTATTAGTGGTATATCTTGTATACTAAGATTTTCTGAAAAGTATGACGATATTAATATTAATGATATTATCAGTAAGAATCTGGAGAGCACTGTTTTAGATTTATTGCTTGCTACTAAGACAAGTATTTTAGAAGTTGGAAAAAGTATCACAACCAAAGATCAAATTATTTTGACATTTGTCAAGGCACTTGACTCAATGGCTCAAAATGATAGTACTTACTTTAGTAATGAGCTTTTGACTTTAGTTGAAGAGGTTAAAAAAGAATATATTTGTGAATTTAAACCTTTTATTGTTGACAGTGCTTAGTTAATTAACTATCTTTAATACAGGTTAAGAATTGGAGTAAATAATGGCTAGAAAAATAAACATCTTTAAGAACGGTGAATATTTGTGCTCAACTGAACAACGTAAAACTTGTAAAGAAGCGGTAGAAAAGTTTAAAGAAAAACCTACTTATCAAGGCTATGTTAAAGGTTTAGGCTTTACTGAAATCACAATCGATATTGAATGTAATACCATAACAGCAAATTTTGCAGATTAAACGGTAGGAGCAACGAATGAATTTAACTATAGTATTACCGTTAAACTACCCCGATATAGCCAAACATGATTTAGCTATGCACTTAAGAGAAGTATATAATGATCTTAACTTAGAGTTAGATGTTGATAGACAAGATGTTGACAGTGTAACGGTTGATGATGATAGTATGGGTATACGTTTATCTGTTATTGACATAATAGAGAATCAAACTGAAGTATGGCTTAAACGTGAAATGACAGACGATAAAGCTAATAAAATTAAAGGGATGTTTGTTACTGCACAAAAGCTAATTAAACAAGCTAGAGAGATGGAAGCGGAAGCTAGAAAAATGTGTACGTGTCCCCCTAGACGTTTTATCTATATTGAAGGTCATAATATTTGTTTAGTATGTCACAAATCACAATAAGGGTTGACATACTTTAGTTAATAAGCTATATTTAATAATAGATAACGGTAGGAGTGCCAAACATGAGTAGCATTAAAGCGAATAGAACAGCAATAGATTTAATTTGTGAATTGCAATGTAGTATAGCTATAAATCAAGAAACAATTAATACAACTATTTCAGAAGGTAAACAATTTAATGTACTGGAACAAGATGAAATATTGTTAAGAGATACCGACAAGCTAAACAAAAAACTAAAGTATATTGTAGCAATCCTCAAAAACTACTCTGATAATTTAGTTATGGGTATTGGTATTGAAGAAACTAAAAAAGAGATTGACAGAATTAAATTTTATGTCTCAAATGGTGAGATTGAAAATTACGAAAGACTATAACTCCGACCGAAAAGAGGTACACTAATTAATTTTGGTGTATCTCTTTTTTTGTTGACAGGGGTTAACTAATTAGCTATATTTAATACAGGTTAAGAGTTGGAGAAAATTATGTCACATACAAACGAAAGCAATGCAGTAGTTAAAGCATCATTTAAAGAGAGTAACATTGTTTACAGGATTTATGAACTTATCAGAGAAGAGGTTTACAAAGATCAAAGTACTTTAGTTGAATATTTAATTAATTGTAATCCACATTTAGAAAATGACGCTATCAATACTGAGTATTATATGTGGGAAGGTGAACAACTCAGCAATGATGACGTTACAGATTTGATTGAACAGTACGTACAGGATTTAGACAATGTATCAACTGAAGTATATCAACTGAAGAGCGATTTAGAAGCTATTGAGGACTGTATTGAACCTACTATGACCAATGATGACAAGTTAACACAATTACTTGAAGACGTTTCAAATGTAAGAACTTGTTTAGATGAAAAAGAGGATATTGAATCCACGATAGAAGACAAACTAACCACTCTAAAGGGTCTAGATTCAGAAAGTTACACGGTTAAGCGATGGTATTTAGTTAGTGACCACATACTCAAGGCACTCAAGGAACACAACGAAATAATTTTAGAGACTAAGTTTGGATCATGGTGGGGTTTAATTGATACAGCAGAACCTGATCTAACCCAAAATGAAACGATAAGAAACATTGTTACAGGCAAATCACAATATTAACTCCGACCCGACCGACTGAAGTATACTATATGTTATTCCGTTTATAGTATACTTCAGTTTCTTTATAGGTAAACATGGATATTATTAAGAACATTATACAGGCAATTAAAACAGCTCACAGAGACCGTAAAGCACCTAAACTGGTTAAGGCACAAACTAAAGAAGGCTCTTATTTATCGGACGTTCAAGCAGGTATAACACTCATTAGAAACGATATTGTAAAAGATCATCATGTTTGTGCACCGACCATTACCATAAAAGAGAGCTATAAAAGCATGGTGTTAATTACAATCAACCATTTATACCCAATTGACTTTAAACGTAAAATTGTATTTTACATTGTTAAAATATTACTTTAGTTGTTGACAGTACATAACTAATTAACTATCTATCTTTATAATAGTTAAACTGTAGGAATAATTTATGAAAAAAACATTTGAAATTAAGAAGTGTTACGCAATAGTTTACTGCAATGAAGTAGTCGATATAACACCTTCTTTCAAATATGCTATCATTGGAGAATACTTTGACGGTGTCCATGTTTTAATAGAAGAGTCTCATTTTGGTGTAGATTTAATATACCCATTCTTTCAAATTATGCAGGGTGATAAGCAAATCATAAAGCATATAACAGCGAAACATGCCACAATATTTTTATCATTTGCAAAACTGAGAGATCTGTATAAAGAGAATATTACTTTATATGAAACCGACGATATTTCACCAACCGATTTATCTGAACTATGTAATCAATTGATAACTATTGAAGACCTAACCAAAAAATCAAATAAGCTTAACAGCATAGCTGACATTTTCAAATACTCTTTAAGATTTTAACATTTAGTTGTTGACAAAGGATAGCTAATTAACTATCTTTAATAATAGAAACGGTAAGGAGTAACAATGCATAAAGAACAAACAAAACCTAATTATGTCAAGGATCAATACTTTAAGGATAGTCAAGTTAATTTGAGTTATCGTATACCAAATGATGAATTGTACGGAAAAGTAAGAACTATCATCTTTACGAATGATACTATCTTTTCAATCAGCCAAATATTTGGTATTATCTTTAAAGAGCCTAAAGTCCCTACTTATATGGAGAGTGCTCTCATACAGAATAAGAAGAAAAGTATCAAACGGATACTAGACAAGCTTATTTATCAAGGTTGTTGTAAACTTGTTAGAGACCCTATTAAATGTGGCGGTTTAACAGTAGCTAATAATATTTGTTACCAATTTAAAAAATAATGGAATTGTTTGGGTATCATGTAGATGTAACCTTTACTATACTAGGTATTGTATCAGGTTTTGCAATTCAACTCATTGCACATAAACTTTTTAAAAATTGGAAAAACTAATGAATAGAGCTGAACTAGTAGAATCTGTTAAAGAGTCTTTGGAAGAGTGTGGACACGCAAAAGAATTTTTACGCAATTCTTGTATTGATGAAATGTTATCAATGGCTGAAGTGTTTAAAACCTTGGGTGTCGATAAAGGTATGAGTGAAAACGAATATCATATTATACAAGAAGCTTTAGAAGGCACAGACAGCGAAATAGAGGATTTTTAACTCCGACCGAAAAGAGGTACACTAAAATTAATTAGTGTACCTCTTTTTTGTTGACAATGATTAGCTAATAAGCTATATTTATTAATAGATAACGGTAGGAGTGCCAAATGATTGAACGGACGTTAAAGAAATTAAGAGAAAAATTGAGCTATGAGTGCGACTATGTTCGCATTGCTCTAATCAAAAAAGCTATCATAAGTGTAGAAGAATTTAAACAGCTATCAGATAGATGTAAATTTTCTTCAGATAAAATCAGTGCATTCTTAATGGATGAAACAACAACACTATGTGATACACTGGACGCTGTTTAATATGGCAAGTGCAACAAGTTGTGACGGTGTAACATTAAAGTTAATGCCTAAATCTAAAGAACGGACAAAACTGGCTAATATCGTTAAGGTTCACATAACCTATCTTAAATCATTTTTAGCAGACTATAAGATCATACTACCCACTGTTAAAGTACGTATCGCTCATGCTTCTAATGAGTGTTTGGGTATGGGTGTTCGTAATGGCAATATAATATGGATTCCAGAAAATACAGTAGCCAAACCAGAAATATTAAAGCATGTTGTGTACCATGAATTATTACACGCTTGCTATGACATAGAGCACGACAAAGAATGTCCTCTAATGTCCCCTACAGTCTCTAAAGACGTTCAATTAAACCACTCCCTTAACAATTTATTCTTGGGCTATGTACTAGCTTAAAAAGGAAAACATGAGACAATCAGATATTAAAAAAGTTACTGCAATGATAAATGAAGCTCACAAGCTTAATGCAAAATCTAGAAAACTAGAACAGGATGCACTTAATATGTGTACGTGCCCAAAAAGTCATTCTCAAGAAATGGGCGGTAATGGTAGAGCAATATGTACTATTTGTAAAACTATCACTTTTTCTGTTGACAATGCTTAGTTAATTAGCTATGTTTAATAATAGGTAAGGTAAGGAGTTAAACATGGTTGGATATAATGGGTTATGTGTAGTAAGAGAACGTATTGAGCATTTAAAATTTGCAAAGATACGTAAAAAAGACACTCGACACTACATACTCAAATACAACACTGTCAAATCACTAAACATAATAGGGGTTGATGAAACTAACATAGAGCGGTATGTTGATAAGATTTTAACTAAAGTATATGAAGAGGTTAACTAATGGGTGAATATATTGTAGGTGTGTTGTTAGTTGCGTTCATGGTGTTCATGATATTTATGTACAATAGTGTAACCAAAACTATTAGTAATGTAAAAGCTTATAACGATTCTATTGAAGTGCGAAATATGAAGGCTTGTAATTTATCACCAGATGTATGGGATATGTATTTTAATACTCTATGGATAATTAATGACTTGAATAGTAATAACCTAACAAGACAACAAGTTGAAGAGAAGCGAAATACATTGAGTGCAAATTTAATTGTATTAAAAGGAAGTGTTATATGTTAAAAATGATTTGTTTAACGTTTTTTGTAATTGGCATGCATATAGGTATGTTTATTTGTTGGAAAGCAGGTATACCGTTGCACGAAAACTTCTTATATTTTCATTTGCCTGTAATGGGTATATGGGGTATATCAATGGGTATCTTTGTAGGTAATAGACGTACTATTGATTGGTCACAAGCTAAAGCACCTATTGTAATACCTTTCTTTTGGTAATTGTATGTTGAGCGATTTAAGTTTACTAGAATTCTTAGGTATGTGCGTTATCTATATACCATTTGGTATAATATGTATTGTGGTTTTTTGTGTGTATTGTGTTATATGGTGGGAAATAGGAAAACAAATAGGAAAGTTTTTATTCTGGTTTAAAGAAAAATGGTTGACATACTTTAGTTAATAAGCTATCTTTAATAATAGGTAAGATAAGGAGTAAATAAACTTATGTCATATATTATTAATATGTCTATCAATCAAAAGGATGAACCAATAGCGAACGATGCTATAGGTAAAACCTTAAAAAAGTTAAAGAAACGTTTGAAAGATGAAATACACCCTGTTAAAATTGCTTTAATCAAAGAAACTATTAATGGTGTAAATGATTTTAAATCCCTTGTCGAGCGAACGAATATGACTACTGATAAAGTGAGCCAATTTTTATTTTTTGAAGTAACTGGATTGTGTGATATGATGGAGGCAATATAATATGGCAGGATTTTACATTCATAGAAATGTCACACATGATGCTAAAAAACAGTTGATAGTATATCACTCACTTAAGTGTAAGTGTGACGAATATATACATATTGACCCAAAATCTTGTAAAGTTACTATAAACAAGCAAGTCCAAACACATTGTATTTGTGGTATAGAGTACCCTATCATTGAGTATAAAAATTGTGACCGTACGATTACCCATGAGTTTAAAACAACACGGAATTATGGATATACAAACGAGCAATATACAATACCCGAACATGTTACAATTGAATATGTTATTGTTTCAACACCCAAACTAAAGTATCTTGGACAGTGCGACAAATTAAGACGTGACTCTTCACACTGGGAGCGGTGGTGGAAGCGCTTAATGAAACATAAGCGCCCATGCAGTGAGGATCATTTTTTAAAGAACGTCGATATGTACAAAGCTGATATTTTAGATGACGGTGAAACATGGGAGCAGTACAGAGATTCGACTGGTGATGAAATAAAATACTTTAGTTGTAATGGTGTTTACTTTTTCCAGACGTGTGGATTTGAATTTTTTTGGGGGTGATATGAATAAGGACAAACTAAAGTCTATTGATTTAGCTATCAGATTAAAGGCAGAATTTGATAGAGACAATTTAGATGATAGAACAGGAAGGGCTTTTCTATGTGTGTTTTCTTATGGTAGGGATGGTACAGGTTATAGCGGTTCAAAATGGGTATCTGAAAAGAGTTTGCAGGGTAGAGTTTATAGAGTTTTTTTAACAGACGATCAAGTTAGTAATAATAGTTGGGATAAGGCTCATGGCAATGAAAGTGAACGCTTTAGCATTGAGTTGTTAGATACTTATTATGACCCAAAAACATTTAAGCTAGAAAAACCCTTGACAAGACTTAGTTAATTAACTATATTATATAATAACGAATAAACTGAGCAACCAGAATGAGAAATATTATAACATGGGAATACAAGTTTAGAGTATTAAAAACTGTTGATAAAGCGGTGCAATATTTTGGTACGTATGATACCAGACAAGAGGCTTGCGATGTATTAGATAAGGTAGAGGTTCTTATTGAGCAGGGTTTAAATACAGATGAAATAAAAAAAGAATTAAATTTGTATCCTTACCATAAAAACACTTGACATGGCTTAGTTAATTAACTATCTTTATAATAAGGAAGTAACGGAGTATTAACATGGTTTATATAACAGAAACTAAAGTAGTAGATGGTGTATGTCCATCATTTTCAGGATTCTATGAGACTGCCTGGGGTGGTGATTGGGAATGTCATTTGACCAGTGAAAGTGAACATTTTGGTATTGACATTAATTTTGACTACTTAAATTTTGACCAAAAGAAATATCAAGAATCAATAGCCAAATACTATGCAGGTGAAGTTGAAACTGAATTGGTAGATGGTGGTTTCATAACCTCAATGAAATTTCAAAAGGTTAAATCCCCAAAATACTACAATTATTCTACAGACCAAATATATGTTGAAATTATTATAACCAACAATAACTATGCAAAGATTGTAGAATATATTGAAGACCACAATGAAGACTTTCAAGATTATCTCACCGCAAAATTTACGTCTAGTGACGGGTTTTGCCCGTTGTATTCTAATGAAGCTAAAGATTGGTATAAGACTTTAGTTGCTGATAATTTAAAGAGTGATGAAACGCAAATTTCATGTATACTGGAATTCATTTATGACAATGAGTGTGATACAAAAGAAGACTATGATCATGTTGCTGATTGGGGCGGTAATAACAGTTTATGTGATTACTATACCTTTGATGAAAAGGCTACCCCTTCTGATGTTTTAGAAGCTATCAAAGCTAAGGATGATGAATAAATGAATTTTTTTATTGAGTATACTCATAATTACGAATGGGAAATTAAAATTAATGGCGAATTTATACAGCGTGTATCTGAAAAAGAAGCAGCTATTGACATTTGTAAGAACTTGGGAAGAGCACTTGATACAGGTGATAATGATATTGAAATTAAAGAGGGTAAATAATGGCAGTATTTAGTATTCAAGAGCCTATAGGGTGTGAGATTCATCAAAAGACCTTAGAGGACGTTAAAAGGGAAATCTTAGGTGGTCAACTATATGTTGCGGTTGCACCACACAAAGGTTTTAAGTGTAGTTTGAATGTTATATTCTTTAAAAGTCCTGTTAATGGCGATATTATCACTAGTATTTCAATAACTCTAAACAAGGTTTCTAAAACCTCTGATGGAATCACTTTAGATGATGCATACAAAAATAGAGTACTCTATAAATTAGGTGATATTGCAGAAATTGGTGATATAAAGGTTGACTATTAATAGTTAATTAACTATCTTTAATAATAGTTAAGCAATGGAGTATTTTGTGTGTATATTATTTCACCAGTGGAGTAAATGGAAACAATACATTGAGTCTTATTCATTCATAGGGGGAATTTTAGCCCCAAAAGAAATGAGAGGTAAGACTTATAAAGGTGAAGAACTAAGACAACGTAGAACGTGTTCACGTTGTGGAAAAATGCAAGATAAGCTAATTAAGGATTAACACATGAATTGTACAATGCAAGGTAAGGTTTCATATAATTGGTTTGATGTTGAGTGTTGTGTGTTAAAAGAACATGCAGACCATTTTAGAACACAAGCTGTTGAACGTGCAAACCAAATGATTCAACACGGTTATACTGAAGGTGAATTGCATACTTCAGTTTTAGTTGATGGTGAAGAGCAGGATTATAGCGGATGGTGGAAACATGGATAAACCATACATAAACAAGGCCAATCTCACAAGGCTGTACGGCCACTTACAAATACCTTACGAATGTGAGTTTAAAAACCGAACGCCCGACCCACAACGTTGTATAGTGTTATCTATTGACTTTGAAAACAGAACACTTGACGTTAGCAATGGTTGTGTTCGCTTAAGCCCTTCATTTGACGATGTAAATGTTTTCATAGTGATGAATATTGTCGATGAAACAAAATTTTCAAAATGTATATCTTTTTAGTTGACAGTGATTAGCTAATTAACTATCTTTAATAATAGATAACAAGTGGAGTAATTAAAATGTCTATTGAACTTGTAAATGTAAGATTTCCTAGTCTAAATAAGAATGACAGTCTTAGAGATAATAATAAAGCTTTGAAAGAAGGTTATTCAAGCGCCAAAGCTAGAGTTATGAAAACTTTAACTGTTGACAGCACTGATTACAATTTGATTACAAATAGTTTGTTATCTGACAATCCAATATGGGATAATATTGGAGGGCAAGATGTAGAAGGTACTGACATTGACCCTGACATTTACAAAGAGATTTGTAAACAAGATGCTGAAGGTAAATTTTGGTTTTCAAATGAAAAACTTTCTAATGAGTTTAGAAAGTTTTGTTATGCTGAAGTGGTTAAGCTTGAATCTAAAGATAAGTTGACTCTGTATATCAATACAGAGGGCTACAACTATGCACGGTATGTAGGTATATCTAGTGTCGATTACATAGATATGTTTAAATAGACACTCCAATGCAGACTGAAGTATATTAGGAATCTTACCCATTTTTCTTTTATACTTCAGTTTTTTTCGTTGACATACTTTAGTTAATAAGCTATCTTTAATAATAGATACAATAAGGAGTTAACCATGAACCTTATGGATGAAAAATTAAGCTGTAGTTTAGCTGTTACTATAGCTTATATAAGAAGCTGTGACACCTTTAACTGGGGTGAAAAACTTGATTATATTGATTTTAAGGATATAATTAATGGGACTGCTGAAGGTTATGATTTAATTACTATATTTAACATAGTGTACCTTGATAATAACGTATTTATCCAAAATTTCTGGCGTGAATATGTCAATATTACACACAATTGTAAGAACTATAGTGATTCATTCACAATCACGGTTGAAAGTATGTATTGGATGTGTGTAAACTATGACCTGCTTATTAATGAAGGCATGTTTAATGATTATAATATGGGATATATCATTGCAAATATTACTAGTATAGGTCACAAAATTATTATAGACAGGATGTTAGATGATAATAGAGGTGATAGAGATAACTGGCATAATGTATATAAATAATTTGTTGACAATGTTTAGTTAATTAACTATATTATATAATAGATAAGGAGCCTGTATGAGTTTTAAAAAGCTGGCAGAAAAAATCAAAAAAGACACTGGTTGGGAGCTTGTTAATTTTAGCAGAACTTATGCAGGAATACATATGCTTGGATCAGGTGCATATTCTTGGACTGCTAATGTTAAAGGATTAAGAACAGAAGTATGCAGTTCAATCAATGCAAAAGAACTATTGGCTAGAGACAAACTAGAAATTGCTGAATGTGTTACATTAGGCTCTGTAATCGAAATATATTAATAAGGATTATTTATGGAATATTTAGATTATGTATTAAAAATTATTAAAAGTATCGACTTACTGTTGCAAATAATGTGTTGTATAATAGTTATAGTCGGTACTTATAAGCGAATACGATACAATACTAAATTGAGCCTAGTTTATTATGTGTCTATCTTAATTTTATTCTTAATGATGATTTTTTTATAGACAGACTTTAGTTAATTAACTATCTTTAATAATAGGTAAGAACACGGAGAACATTATGATTAAAACTGTACAAGATATGATTGACGAACTACAACAAGTGGAAGACAAAACAGTCCCTATCTATGCATACGATCAAACTACAGGTGGTCGTGTGGAATTCTCTATGGTTGACGACGACATTGATGGACAGGTTGACATTAATTTTGATTCGGATGGAATGTAATGGCAGATGAAGAAAAAGTAGTATATCCTTATTCATGGTATGAAGTAGCTATTTCATGGTATGACGATGATGATGAAAATGGTGGTGGTACAGAAACTATTTTTAGTGACGATGACCTTGATGTTTGTAAAAAATGGGCTGATGACAATAAAGAGTCTTACAAAGAAGAGGGATATTTATTTTGTGATGAGTGGACTATGAAGACAGAGTCAAGTGTACAGACGCATGGAGAAGCAATTTTTAATTACAATCCAAAATTAATAGATAAGATTAAAGATTATAATAAAGCATATAATAAAGATTATTATGCCAAAAATAAGGATAAGATTAAAGCTTCCCAGAAAGATTATCGAGAAGCCAATAAGGATAAGATTAAAGCTTCCCAGAAAGATTATCGAGAAGCCAATAAGGATAAGATTAAAGCTTTCCAGAAAGATTATCAAAAGGCCAATAAGGATAAGATTAAAGCTTATCATAAAGATTGTCGAGAGAACAATAAGGATAAGATTAAAGCTTATCGAGAGGCCAATAAGGATAAGATTAAAGCTTATAATAAAGCTTATCGAGAGGCCAATAAGGATAAGATTAAAGCTTATCGAGAGGCCAATAAGGATAAGATTAAAGCTTATTATAAAGCTTATTATAAAGCCCACAATGAAAACATATTTGTAAAATAAAAAACACTTGACAAAGGTTAGTTAATTAACTATCTTTAATAATAGATAAGCACTCGGAGAATAATATGATAGCTCAAAACAATTTTATTCACACTCAAATAGAAAAACAAGGTTATTTGTGTGTATGGTTTGAAGTGGCTGTTGACACTGGTGAACAGTATGGTACAATGAGTGTTTTTATGGATACCGATATTGAAATCTGTAAGAAATGGGCTAAAGAAAACATTACTTCAGTTAAAGAACAGATTAAAAAAGAGTATGGTACTGACTGTTTGTTGTTTTGTGATAGTTGGGGGGTTAATAGTAAAGACGATTTGCCTTACCCTATTGATAGTATTTTCACTGAAGGTGACATAAAGGACTTTTTCTAATGGCTAAAAGACGTATCACTAAAAAAGTACGCTTTAACGTGCTTAGTGCTATAGGTCGTGCCGGAATGAGTGACGATCCCGAATTATTGGAAGAATCTGAAAGAGACTTGACTTTATGGTTAAGCAGACAACTATCTGCTGAACGTACATGGTATTGGAACTACAGAGAAGTTGAGTACCTTGAATTAAATGAGGATTTATAATGGCTTATGACATATCAAAAGAAACTAAAGTAAAGAATTTTGAATTCCATGCTGAAGCAATACTAGAGTATCTAAAGAAGTACTGGGATATCTCTGTAGAGCCTAAAGGGTATGCTGAAGCGGTTAAAAATCATGACGAATTTGAATGTGACAAGGTTGATGAAAAAGGTCTTATGGATGAGTTTAAAGGTCACAACGGTGGTCTATCTTATTCTTACCCACTACCTGTTAATTTACAAAAAGATCACGTTGCTTTCAGTGATGTAGATCAAGGTAGAAAGCCTATTGAAACTTTAGTTGGTAGCATTCTTACTTATGGTGCACAATATGGTCAAGTGGTTGAGTCTGCACACCCGAAAACCCATAAGGGTGAAGTGATGCAAGAGTTCATACATTCTTTTTCTTATTTGCGTAAGTGTATGGAAGGTGTTGAGAAGTCATTTAAAGATGGTGATATAAATCAAGCAAAAGATTGGTTTGGTGGTGTATCTGAAGACCTTAGAAAGCTTATGGTAAAGCTGAAGGCGTTTGAGAGACCAGTAAATAAAGATGAGGATAAAGAACTTGACTTTTCTTTATCTGAATGGATAGCAGAGCAGAAAGCTAAATGGGATTATGGTTTTGATATTTAATTAGTGGCGCAACTGATAGCGTATCTGGTTTAGAGCCAACACATTATTGACTACAAAGGGTTATCTTTGGCAAAGGTCTATAGTGTGGGAATGTATGGGTTTGAATCCCATCTAATTGAATAATCCCCCTCGACGGAGGGGGTATTTTTTTAAGTAACAAATAACAGAACTTACACAAAAACTGTTGACGTAACTTATCTATTTAGCTATATTAGTTATATAATCAAACGGAGAATCTATGAGTGATGAAGTTATTTGTGCTATGAGAAGAAATTGCAGTGAAGCTAGAAATTGTGGAGGTGCTAAGCCTCACAGTCAACAAAGTTGTGAACAATGTTCTTCAGATTCTAATGCAGTTTGTATAACTGTTGAATCTGACGAATCTTTTCATATTGTATCTAATGTGTTTGTAAGAGATCGATGGGATAAACAAGAAGTTTATGCTATTGACATTAGAGACGATTCAAATTTTCTGATCGATGAAACCCACAACCTACCTAGATTATTCGATGGTGGTGATTTAGTTTTTGGTGTTGAAAAGTAAATTGCAGACAGCAAAACTGAAGTATTTGAGAGGGTACTTCAGTTTTTATAGACAATTTATGTATAATTAATTAAATTTAGTAACAAAAAGGATATACCATGTTAAAAATAATATTTATTACCATATGTTTAGTCTCTATGACGTATGCATACACACCTTCATCAACACAGAAAGAATTTGGAGATTATATAATATCAAACTCGCCAGTTATAGAGTGTTATTATGCTGGAAATAATTCTCTGTGGGTTCAGCTATCAAGTTCTCAATACGATTCATCTAAAGAAGAACTTGAAGATATGGCAAATTTGATTAAGGATGTTTATGTGAAACGAGTAGGTTCTTCAATTGTAGTATCAATTGTCAATCAAAGTTCTTCTCGTATATTAGCAAAAAGTTCTTGGTAATATGAAATTATGTATTATGACACTACTAGTGTTGTCGATTACTTTAGTTGGGTGCTCCGACAAAATAACATATTCATCTAAGCCTAAACAAGACCCTATTATACATGGCTACTGTTCAGAATCAGAAATTGTAGACGGTACAGTAAAACATAATTGGGAACTGGTAATATCCGATTCTATCGGCTTTTATCCTGTCGAATTTGGTCTAGATAATAACCCTAGATATTGGAATGCAGATGACTCAACAGACTATGCAAATTACACTAGCATACATCACAAATCTGAAGGATTCACTATTGATACAACACTTAGTCTAGGGAATATGGTATTTGATACAACGTTTGGTGATACAACATTCTTTAGCCTTACAGTGTACAGCGACGAATACGATTCTACAACAGAATATGATGTTGCTATGCTTATTGGTGATTCTGTTTTGAAATATTATTTTCACTCTGTAAAAGGTGAACTAGAAAATAAGGAACTGATGTTTTTACCAGATACTTTAGTTGAAGCTTTTATTGGTGATGAATCTTATTTACTCCTTAAGCACCCGTTAACAATATACGACGACTATATCCGCTATCTAGACGGTGAACTAATGGAGTTCGATAGAACAAGAGATTATAGTACTTACGACCTTAGTGATCATCATCTGTATGCTAGTATATCTGCAATATCACAATTCGATAGCATTGTTGTCATAGGGAGTTTATACTACTATAGCTCATCCGATGAAACTAAAGTATATCCGTGCCAACATATTTCTTTTAACAAGGAGAACTAAATTATGAAAATTCTATTATTACTACTCACATTGTTATTAATGAACTGTACTCACCATAAAACAAAATCTGCATATTTTTTAGGCCGATCGGACAAATCTATATCTATTAACCAAGATTCTAAAATCCTAATTGTTACTTTGGATAATAGTAGTATTGAAGACAGAAATTTGGTTTATGATGTATACGAAGCAATGAATGGTTTAGGGTTTCAAGTATATACTAAAACCTTAAAGGCTGATTATCTTATGTTTGTTAGTACAAGCGAATCAACTACAAAACAAACAGGAGTTAGACCCGTAACTAACTACAGTACAACTAAGGGTAAATTGAATACTCCCAACCAGACAAAATTAGGTGAAGTTGATGTATCAATCTATAAAAATAAAAATTATAAGACAACTACAAAAACAACTTCTTATGTTCCATACGAACGTATTATCAATACAAAACATGTTTGGTTAGATATGTATCCAGTAAATAGAGTTTCTAATTCATATAAGGCTTGGGAAGGTAAAATAGGCATAGATAAGAAAATATGGAATAATTCCAGTCAAAAAGTTTTATTAAATTACTTCGCAAATTTTCCAAAAAATATCGAAGGACGCTATAAGTTGAAAAAAATAAAAAAATCTTATTAGATCAATTCGCCAAATACTTCAGTTTTATATTGACATAACTTATTTAATTAACTAACTTTAATAATGTAATCATATAGAAGGAATAAAATGAAATATATAATATTATGTTTACTCATATCGGTTACTTTAGTTGGCTGTGCCGTAAAAAGTAATTCTAATTTCGTTAATAAAGGAAAAAAAAGTAATTCCTTATCTTACGAATCATGTATAAAAGAAGCTAAATCCAAATGGGAAGGTGGAAGTTATAGATATGCTGGTTATGAATGTAAAAATCTGTTTTTGGGTTATATTTTAATACAACGAAAAACCTTCCGTTATGGAATAGAGCATTAATGAAGATATTAACTGTTAATTGTGAGGTAGTATGAGTAATGCATTATCTAAAGGAATGGAAATAATAAAACTTCTATCAGAGTATGGGGAAGCTTATATTGTTGGTGGTGCTGTTAGAGATTCATTGATGAATAGAATTGCATCTGATATTGATATTGCAACCAATGTTCCCATGGATAAGATAGAATCGTTATTCCCCACTCATGATATTGGTAAGAACAAAGTCTTTGGTATTGTTGTTGTAGAATATAAAGACGATCACTTTGAGGTTGCTCAATTCAGAACTGATGGTGAATATTCTGATGGTAGAAGACCGGACAATGTAGTACTGGGTGTAACCTTTGAAGAGGATACTAAAAGAAGAGATTTTACTATTAATTCTATGGGTTTAAGAAAAGACTATGGTGTAATTGATTATCATAATGGTAAATGTGATATTAAAAATCAAATTATTAGAACTGTTGGAGACCCTAAAGAGCGGTTTGCTGAAGACTATTTAAGAATGTTAAGAGCTATTCGATTTGCAAGTAGAATGGATTTTGTAATCGAAAATGATACAATGGAAGCCATTCAAGAACTCGCCCACAACATAACTAAAGTAGCTCAAGAACGTATCGCAAAAGAGCTGTTTAAAATGGCTGAACAGACTGGCGAACGCTTTGCATATGCATTAGAGTTATTGAAAACTTCTAACCTACTGAAGTATATCTTACCAGAAGTTGACATATTAGATCAATTTCCCCATGATTTAAGTTCACATCCAGAAGGTGCAAACGCATGGTTGCATACTATGAGTGCTTTAGCTGTTAATAAAGAAGAAAATCCTGTTATCAACATGGCTATACTATTACACGATGTAGGAAAGGCTCTTACGCACGTTGTAAAGGACGGTAAGAACACTTATCACTGCCATGAGGGTGCAGGGGAGGCTATTGTTAACGCCATCTGTGACCGCCTTAAAATCGATAATAAGACTAGGGCTACTTTAGTTTACCCTTGTGTTAATCATATGAAATTCCATAGACTGAAGGGAATGAGAGTATCAAAGCTGATTACTCTCACTGACAATGTGAACTGGGATGCACTAGTAAAGGTTGCGTTTTGTGATGAAATGTGCAGGGGTGAACAGCTATCTCCTCAATCGGCATGGGATAATAAGATGGAGTATGTTAACTTTGTTATTAAGAAGTATAACGACCCTGTTAACCGTAACAATATGCCTGTTGATAAACTTGTATCTGGTAAGCTTGTAATGGAAATTACTGGTATTGATAAACCCTGTAAAGAGCTTGGGGTTATCATTAAAGGTACTAAGCAATGGATATACGACAACATGGTTGACCTTGACAACATGGATGCAATCAGAGACTACATAAAAAACTTTAGTTTGGAGGCGTAATGAAATTTGATAGAGAAGAACTATTGCACAACAATAAAGAGCTTATGGGTCACTTCTTTTTACAAGCTGTTGGTATGCTTAAAGAACTTAACGGTGAATGGTTAGACAAAAATAAATCCAACAAGTCATATGATATTACCATGCAGATTGATGGTATTGATGTTAATCCTAAATTCTTTTTCGACGAATTATGGAATCAAATGGATACCACTGCTGACAGAAGAGCAGAAGCGATTCTATCAACTAAAGTAAACGCCCCTATGGATAAGTTTAATGAAAAATACTATGACGCATTAGATAAATTGAATGAAGCATTTGAAGTTATTAAAGATGTGACTGAAAGTGTTTGTTGGGAAAAGTGTGACGAATTAAGGAAGGCTAAATAGTGAGCATAGTTCGGGAAAATATTATAGCCGACCCTAATTACCGTCCTTATTGTGGGAGTGTTAATTGTCGTAAGATGCCACGAACTAAAAAAGAGTCTGGGCAATTTATATGCCCTAGTTGTGGATGGAAATCTACATATGAATCAGAGTTTTCAGATAAGTATATTCGTCTTTAGATTGTAAACTAAAGTAAATTTAAACCCATTAATTAATTTTAATGGGTTTTTTTGTTGACATTGGTTAGCTATTTAACTAACTTAAGTATAAGAAACATTAACTATAACATTGGAGAATAACATGGGTTATACACACTACTGGGAAGAGGGAAGCAAGCCTTTAACAGATGCAAAGAAAATGTCTTCTATTAAAGCTGTAAGATCGTTTTTGAAATGGGCCAATAAAGATATGCCTAATATATTGGCTGATGGTCATGGTACAAAAGATACTAACCCTGTAATTGATGCTGATAAAAAATATGTAGCGTTCAATGGTATTGGTGATGAAAGTCATGAGGGCATGGTATTTGAAGAGGAATGGGATGGTCAATTTGCGTTCTGTAAAACTGCTCGGAAGAATTACGATGCTATTGTTGTTGCCTCATTGTGTGTGTACAAACACCATTTGGGTGATGCACTGAGCTTTACCAGTGATGGTGATAGAGGTGAGCTTAGAGAAGGGTATGAGCTGTATGTTCTACATTGTCTTAAGTCTCGAAAAACTCAGAAGTCTATTGATGAACTGTTTATTGAAATTCGAAAACCTGAGTTCCCACAAGATGAAGTAATTGAAGAAATGGACGAATAGTAATGACTGTTAATAACTCTGCACTAAGGGAGCCTATAAGATATGTTATTAGAAAGGCTAGAAAACTTACAGAGTTATTTTCATGTTACAATTGTCAAAGTAAAATTCCGTTTAAACGATACTACCCCGTGAAATCTCATTTGGGTGGTGTCGTTAAAGGAAAAAAATATTGTATTAATTGTATAAAGAATACTTGACAATACTTAACTAATTAACTATCTTATATAATATGAATGAAGACTATAAATTACACTATGAATATGAAGAAGGCGATGAATATTGCTGTGCTTGTGGTGGGTTAATGGATTGGTGTTCATGTTGTGAAATGTGGCTCAATCATTGCTGTAATGATGATGTTGAATGCCAATGTTATTAATCGATGGAGAAAATATGATAACTGTACTTAACAAAATTTTAGAAGTATCAAACGACCCAACTATTGAAGCCCTTGTAGAAATACTCAAAGGTAAAGTTGATGCGATTGATGCTGACATAAAAAGTATCGAGAATTGGAGCGGTGAAGCTTATCAAACTGGTGATGACATATACAATGCTGTTGATAGTATTACTGCTATCACACATGGTGCTGTTGTTAAAATTTCAGTGATACATTTTTTAGCTGACTATGTTTTCAAGCACATACCAAAGTTTGAAGAACAAGTTGATGCAGACTTTGAAAAATTTCAGAAACAACACCAATTTTCTTTTCCTACTTTAGGAAAATTGTTTGAGCACCACAAAGACATTCCATTTGTGGATGATTCTGACAAATTGATTATTAACAATTGGGCGAATGTTGACGACATGTTGAATAGGTCTGATGATAACCGTACATACGTTTCTGTAAAAGAACAACACAAAGATGTTGCTATTCTTTGGGAATGGTAATATTTAACTTGACAGCTCTTAGTTAATTAACTATCTTTATTAAAGACCTCAACGGAGAAACTATTATGAGAATTTGTAAACACTTAAACGACCTACAAAACACTGGTGTAGATTTAGAATCACACGAAGGCAGTATACACGGCACTCTAATTCAAGAAACAAATGAAACTGTTGATCTGTGCGACAAGTGTTTAGATGATGCTGTTATCACGAACCACTTTAAGAACAGCTATTCTACATGGTCTGCTATCAGAGAATCAGAAGAGTGGGGCTTGGTAGGTGAGCAAGAGACCCATACCCCTACGCCAAGGAAGTTTACAAAAACAGTATACTATCAAGTTACTGAAGCTCAAGTTACTCATTCATGGGACGTTACAGGAACTTCAGATGAAGACATTCTTAAAAAAGCTAAAGATATTCATATTGACATTTATCTTCACGATCCAAATAGTCCCGATGGTGGCCACTCTGGAAAAGAAGATGCCGGATGTGATAGTTGTAACATTGAAGTTGCATTTGATAAGGCAGACCTTAAGAAGCTATCTCAAACAACTATCATTGAAGGCTTGGTACAGCGACTACATGATGTTTGTCCAGACGATGAAGGGCTTTACCTAAAGGGTTCAAAAATTTGTGACATGAAAGAATTGCAAAAAAAGTATCTGTCAATTTTTTATGTTGTAGAAACTGATGTAAATTTTGAGATAAGATTTACTGGTGAATTTACTACTACTAATGATGAAGTTGTCGGCATTGTGTTCAATAAAGAAGATGCTGATGCATTTGCTGATATGAAACAACTTCAGTATGATAAATCTGGGAAAATCTAATCTTTTACATTGACAACGCTTAGTTAATTAACTATCTTTAATAATAGATAACAAGGAGATCATATGAAAATACAAACTGTTAAATGTGCACAATGTGGATTAGTAGTCAATTATGACAATGCATGTATATTTTCTGATGGTGAATATTTTGTATGTGACCCTTGTGTTGATGAAGAATGTCCAATCTCTTATGATTATGAGCAAGAGAGTAACGACTATGGCGTTGTCGAGAAGGAAGTAAAATCATGCACTTAATTGAAGTAGTAAATGCAAACGGTGAAGCCTTAGGGCTTTACATGGCTGAAGGTACTGAAACAGTAGCTGAAGTGACGGAAGCGATTAAAACTGCTTACGAGTACGCAACAGTGAAAAAACAGCACTATCTCGAAAGTAACTATGAAGAAGAGATAGACGTTCAAGCTGAAGCAGAATATACTTTAGGTTTCCGCAATATCAAGCGTGTATCAATAGATAGGCATACGGTAAAGGTTAACGATGAAAACTAAAGTAGTCAAGTGTCCGCACTGTGGTAATGACAAGCGTACTCAAGGGGTCAGCGCCCCTATGTTCAGTATGTCTCATGGTGGCGTTGAGTGGTGTGTGGCGTGTTTAAACCCTGACTGTCATAAAGAGTTTATAGTTCATTTTGAGCTGTACAAAATTACAAAAACTAGTAAACAGTTCCCAATGACAGAACCAAAGATGGTTTTTTAAAAAGGTGGTTAATTCCATCTTTTTTTGTTGACAAGACTTAGTTAATTAGCTATCTTATATAATAGATAAGCAACGGAGAATAACATGGCAAACATTAATAAAGTAGTAAATGTAGAACTAAAGCACATGGACTGGGAGATGCTAAGCGGTCAAAAGCTTATTATACTTGAGTTGTTGAGTAGATCTAATGACTTGACTAAAGCGGAGGATGATACTCTTAATGGGATAATTCATTTTTTAGATGAAGTTCAAGATCAAGCTGCTGAACAGATACCACATGATGATGTGTTCTTTTCTCCCGAAAAACAGTCTTTATTAGCTGAAAAGATACGAGCTGAACACAAGTAGCTTTAGTTATATTTTATGAATAATATTAACTAAAGTATAGACAAAAATTAACTAAATAACTATCTTTTATTAAAACTTAAGGAGAACGCATGGGATATACTACTGATTTTGAAGGCAAAATGACTATAACACCTGCACTGGAACCACAACAAGTAGTGTTTCTTAACAAGCTTGCGGATACTCGTAGAATGGCTAGAAATGTTGACGAATCAATTTATGGAGTACAGGGCGAGTTCTATATTGGTAAGGGTTTTGCAGGTCAAGACAATGAACTCAATATAGCTGATTATAATCAACCCCCTAGAACACAACCTAGTCTTTGGTTAAGGTGGGAAATTTCTGAAGATGGTACAACTTTAGAGTGGGGTGGTAGTGAAAAGTTCTATGCTTATACTGAGTGGATAGAATACCTCATAACAAAAGTTTTCATGCCTTTAGATAGGCAGTTAGATGGTACGATTCTCTACTCTGGTGAAGAAACTGGCGACGCTGGTAAGATCATTGTTACCAGCAATAAGATTTGTGTTGAGACGTGGAATGAGGGTACTTCATTTATCGAGCCAAAGAAAAACTTTGATGCAAAAGTTCTTCTTAAGGCTATCGAAGCACAAGTCAAAATTGAAACCGAAACAAAGTTTATTGTAGGATAAATTGATGGAAGCTAAGAAATTTGAACCTTTACACATTGAAGAGATATGCGAATACTTTAAGGATAAAGGTATAGATATTATAGCTCAAATGGATGAAGCTCTTCCTGCAATATCAGATGAAAGGGCCGATGCGTTTGGCAACAAATTTGTCAATGAATCATACCCTACTGACATTAGTCGTTTGCTGTTTTGTAGTTTTGCAATGATCAAAGTATATGGGGATATGTTTTTTCATAACAATCCATTGTTTGAATCTACTTTTGCATCAATATATCTGGGTATGCGTAAAGCAAAAGTGTTTAATATAACTGAAGACTTATTCTTTAAGCTTGTTAATACAGAGATAAAAAATATCAATCCAGAATTAATTAAAATGCCTTTTGATAACATGGTGTTGTCTATCCCTTCACTAGAGGTTCAAGCTAGTGGTGATTTAGTTATGGTTTTTAAAGACATTGTATTGACATACAATGAAGCTGAAAACTCTATCCTTGCCCAATCGTTCGGAGAAGGGCGAAAGGGCGATCAACGTATGTTGGAACAGTCTGGAATGTCATTAAGACTTAACTGTACTTCAGTTGAAGATATGATCCAACTAAGTCTTGACGATGTATTATTAGCCCGTAAAACATCTAAAGATAAAAAAATGACCGACATTGACTTTAATGATGACGAAACAATATACAGAAGGCATTATAGTTTCATTATCAATTCTCTGTTATATATCTGCTCAATGGAATCGTTTAATCATACCCCTGCTAAGCGATATGTTACTAAGAAGAAAAAGACTAAAGCTAATCGGTTAAAAGAAGCAACTAAAGTAGCTGAAAAGAACAAAGATTTGTCTAAGATAGGTCGCATTGTAATAGGTTCTAACAGACGTTTGACTGATGATGAGTATAGTTGCCTGACAAACTTAAAGAACGTTGTGTCGTGTCCCAAATGGCTTGTAAGAGGTCATTGGCGTAGTCAAGCTTGTGGTATTAAAATGACTGATCGACGTATGAAGTGGATCGAGCCATACACAAAGGGTAAGGGCATGCTAGAAGAGATTAACCAGAAACAATATTTAGTAAAGTAGGGATTATGTCATGGGATGATATTATAATTGGTGAACCTAACGGTAGAAAGATGAATTCGGCAGGTGGTGTTAGTCATGAGATAACAACTATTTCACAAAACTCACAAAGTTACTGGTGCGATGATTGTATTCTTGATTTAGGTATCACCATCTATAAGGATACTAAAGAAGGTGAACACCTTACTGGCCTGTTAAATAAGAATGTTAAGGTTAATGCCATACAAGAGTGGTTGGATCGTCTTATATTGAGAAAAATAACTCCATCGAAATTATTACCTCGCATCAAAGTTATAATGAGCAACGTAAAAAATGAAGCCTATACTGATGGGTGTGATGACAAATTAGAAGAAATACAAAAAGTTTTAGGGATACGTAAATTCTATTGACATACTTTAGTTAATTAGTTAACTTTAATAATAGATAATTAAAGGAGTAAAAATGCCAAATCACATAACAAACATACTTAAACTATCTGGTGAACAGATCGAAATTGATAAACTGGTCGCTCAATACAGTACTCACTATAAGTCTGAACACGATAGAGGTTATGACGAACGTCTTATATACAAAAAGATTGGTACGGATCATGGTTATGGGTGGCTTGACGAAAAGACTAAGGAGTTTCAAATTAAGGGTGGTGATACAGCTATAGGTGTTCCCGAAGATTATGAGCCTCTTATGACTGAAGCATGGACACGTTTTCCAGATTTCAATAAAATTATTCCTATGCCAGAAGAGCTTAATATCTCTTCTGGATCACAGGGTGAACTTGGGCAGTATATCATAAATGGTACTGGTGGGAGTACATTTTTAGGTGATGAAGAATTGCGTAAGCGGTTTGCGGGATTGTCTGAAGAAGACCAACAAAAAGCTTTAAAGGTTGGTCAACAATACATTGACAATAAGGCAAAATATGGTCATACAACATGGTATGATTGGGCTATTAAAAATTGGGGTACTAAGTGGAATTCATACTCATGTAAAAAACATGATTCTGCAACCGAAATTATTTTTGAAATTCAAACTGCATGGAGCAGTGTGCCAGACATGATTGGTAAAATGGCTGAAAAATTTCCAACTGTATTAATTGAATATGTATATGCAGATGAGGACACTGGTTGCAATTGTGGTCGCTTAACGTATGATGAAGGTAAATTATCAACTGAAGTTATTCCAGAAAATTGTTCTATTGAGGCTTACGAGCTTGCGTTTGAAGTTATTCCCAGTAATAAAGATTACTATGAATTGGTAGATGGTGAGTACAAATACAAAGAAGATGAAGAGGATGATGATTGATTTGCAAAGTATGTAAGGCAGACTTCAATGTAAGTGAATCAATTAACAAGTATGGGAGCAAGCCGTTTATACACGATACTTGCTCCACTATTTGTTACAAAACGGCTAGAGCAGGAAAACACGATGAGAAAAAGTAAACGGATATATGCGAAAATTAATGCAGAAAAAAGCTTTGCTAAAAAGTCTGCATTGGAAAAGTGTCACAAGCTTTTAGCTAAAGCAGAAGAACTATCGAAGAAACATGACTTTGAACTATCATGCATCTTTGGTAAAGACGGTTGGAATACAGAATATATTAATCTCAATATTGAAACTACTAATAACTCATTGCAGAGTATTATGTATGCTTTGATTGCAATAGAGTTTCACCATGAAAATGTTATGGATGTTAAAGATGTACAGGATGTAGTCAGCCAAACTATTAAGGCACTCGGAGACTATACAAATGATAAGATTAACGAAATGGAAGACACTCTTAATTTGGCTAACTAAAGTATCTATACAGGAGGTAACACACGTTATTAACCTGTTAGGTGTGAGGTATATAAAGCAATATAGATCGGTCATTAGCGCAGAAATATTAGCTAAGAAACTATATAACTTAGAAAATAACTTGACAGATATTAGTTTTATAGTTATATTTGATAGTAAGAAAGTTATTATTAAATGTAATAAGATGGAGTTGGAGCACATTTATACGAGAGAACAATTCAACAAGGAATTTGAAAATGGCTAAAGCTAAAACTAAGATAAAAAGAAACAAGGTTGAGTACGGTGTTGAATATGATTTTGGTACTATCCTTAAAAAGATTCGTATCAATCGAGGTTTAACACAAGAAGAGGTTGCTGATGCTATACACGTCCAACCTCCAACATTGTCAGCATATGAGAACGATAAGCAGAAACCTTCTATTATGATTTTAGTAGACTTGGCAAATGTTTATAATGTCGATGTGAATGAACTTATTGGGTACATCACTAAGACTTCAGAGAAATCAAAAATTAACAATCTATACGCACAGCTATCAACTAAAAACAGAAAAACTGTTGTTGATCAAGCGGAATACCTTCTGTTTAGACAAGAAGGTAACGGAGAATTACTTAACTACAATACAAAAACACAATAACAAATAAAAGGAATGCCATATGAGTAAAAAGAATATGAAATACATTACAAAGATGCTTACATGCTATCAAATTATAAGGACTATTGAAGGTAAGCAGATTTACTTCGGAAGTGTGAATCATAAGAAAGACAACGCATTGAAACAGGTTCAACGTATGCGTGATGTTACTGTTGCTATGCTTGATGCAGGGAATGATGTTGATGTGATCAAAACACAGATTAGATCAATGGACTTCTCTAAGTTAAAAGTGGCAAAGCTTTTCTTAGAATCGTTAAGTGAGAAAGTTGCTGAAGCTGAAGGGTCTGCAAGCTCTGCAGATGAAACTTCTGATTATTCAGATTTTATACCACCCGAAGAAATCCTAGCGACTGAAACACAATCTACCAGTGCCGACTCTGGTGTGTTAGAGTCTGAGAATATTGATGTTACTGCAAATACAGAAACTCAACTGGTATCTTTTACAAGTCTCAATGCTGAAAGTCTCAAACAATTCTCAAACATGTATGCGACCCTTAAGTCTCTGGATATGTCAGAACAGGATACTAAGCGTTTTGATGAAATCTTTGATGACCTCGACACCATCAATGGTACTATAGACCGTCTTAACAGTCGTCTGGAAGAACATTTACCTCATGCTGAACTACTATTCTATAAGAATGAAGCAAAGGTTCTGGCGAAGGATAAGAAGTCACTTCAAAATCGACTAACACGAGCTGAAAAAAAATTAGCTGTGTAATAAAAGGGAGTGCTTCGGCACTCCTTTTTTCGTTTAAGGTATAATATGTCTATTAAAAAAACTCCAAAGAAAATCAAAGAAACTGTATTACATTGGTATTTAGAGCTTAAAAAGCTGAAAGACAGCGAAAAATAATATGTACTATTTCATCTTAATAATAAAAATGCATAAAAAATATTATTTCTGTAAATAATATTTGACTTCTTAGTAATTATATTCTATCTTTAGTAAAGAAAGATAATTTACTCAAAAGGAAAGGTAAACATGAGCGCATCTAACAAATCAGAAAACGCAATCGCCTCCCAAGAAAAAAAAGCAAAAAAAGACCCTACGATGAAATATATTGTAGACTGGAATGGTAAGTTTCGTATAATTAAAAAAGTTGGCAAAACTCAAGATTATTTTGGTACAATGGAAACAATCGAAGAAGCTAAAACGAGAAGAGATGCAGTTGTTCTCATGGCTGATCAAGGCTATAGCGCACAAGAGATCAAGGCTCAGTTTGCTATAGGTTCGGATTACAGCAAGCCTGTATACAGCATGCCTAAAGGTGAAGGACGTTTCGATCTTAGCAAATTCATGGCGTTATACGAGCTTACAAAAGGTTCTGATAGCTTCACCAAAGAGCATAAAGAGTTAATTAATTCAGTAATGCGTAAAAAGATTGAATCTGATAAGCTTGCTAAAGAGATTGAAGAAACCCCTAGTAGCATTGTCGCTGTTATGGAAGATATTAGTCGTGCTGATGAACATGACACAATGAAGGCTAATATTGCAAAGCTTGAAAAAGAAAACAGGTCTTTAAAGAAAAGTCGGGCTCAAAAGGCTGTTGCTTAATAGCAACAACCCTATTGAAAAACCCCTGCCCTGTTGACTTAACTATTGATAAATGGCAGGGGTTTTTTTGTATCTATAGCTAAACACCAAGGCTGAGAGAAAGTGCCTTAGAGACACCTTAAAACAGCAATACACAGCATCTTAGACAGCTAAAGCAGTCTCTGAAAATGTTGACACATATAAAGATTCCCAGTCATACATGTCTACATGGCAAGACACGGCTTCTTCCTTTACCAATTCAAACTCGCATTTGTTTCTCATTGAGTAATTCACCAAGTCACGAATGTTTTTGTCTCTATCCCTTGAATACAAGATTGCAAAGCTCTTGTTAGTTAATATTTCCTCTACAATACCGTCAAATACTGCATGTGTAGTGAACTCCATATCGTCAGATTTATATCTGACATAATTATATAAGCGCTCATCAACGTCCGTGTCAGTTATATCTGCCACTCTTAATACGGTTTTATGTACTTTAGTTATCAAAATCTTACTCCGTTTTTATCTGTTATTAAAAAAGTATAACACAATTAATATTTTTTAGTTATATTTAATGTGGGAACGCAAATAAAAAGGAAATAACATGGCGACTTTGTACAATACAAATGGTGAAGTTACTTCAGTTGAAATTGGTGAAGATCATCTGAAATCATACTACGATTTGATAGGTTGTGAGATGGTGGAAGCGATCACTATTGACGAAGACACAGTTCTTCTGGTTGATGAAGAGAGTAGATTAAAACAAGACCAACAAATCAATCTGAGGGCTACTGAATATGTTAGGAAATATTTTAACATGGATTGTATAATAGGGAATGCTCTGTTAGTTACTGTTCCTGATGAGTTTAATTGATGTGTATTAATGATCATCCTAATCTGCAACTATCATTAATCGTGATATTGATAGTTGCATTATTCTGCGCTGTTGCGTGCGAAGGTTTCGATTCAAAAAAAGAACGTGAAAGAGCTGAGGAAAGACTTATTAATCAAATAGAGCACTATAGCAAAACAGCTTGTATAGACGGTGTTACATATGTTTATAGTGCTGGTGTCCACATATTTTCTTTATCTGCAAAGTTTGGTACAGACAGCAAGATCATACAGTGCAAGCCTAAATCTCAATATCCTATTGCTTATGAATAAAGAAGAAATACTAGCCATCGTAAAAGAAGAACTGGCAGCCGAAGAAGTTTATTACAAGTGCGGCAATCCACATTGTATTTCTTCCAGTGCTTTCATAATTCCAATTAAATTTCACGACAAAATGGTTTGTAAGGATTGTGGTGGTTCAGCATGGGAAGCTAGAAAGAAACGGTCTGATGAAATCATAGCTGAAGCAATAGCGGACAAGGTAAAAGACGAGTGGATATTCGTTGATGATCAACTACCAGAAATTCAAGAAGGTAGATTTGGTACATATGTTTTGGCTATTGATTATGATCCTTGTTGGACTGGTACTATGTTAAACAGGCCCAGCGTACATCAAGAGTTTTTTCGTAAAAAAGACGGGTTTAAAATGACTAGTGCGTATGGTTTCGAAAAAGATGGAAAACTCACTGAAAATCGTATAGAGCGATGCGACCCGATCATTTTGTGGAAGCCGATGCCTAAGTCACCTAGTGCAGAAGAGATTATTAAATTGTTGCAAGACAGGAAGTGGATAGGGGAAGAGGAGTCATGAAAATAATTAATGCTTCTATAAAAGTTGCTGAGCGTGACAGACGGTCTGGACGAATGATTGGTTTAGATGGATGTGTAATAGAATTTCATTCAGAAGATACTTTAAAGCAAAATGACAAATTAAAAATGTGCTATGAAAAAGAAGTGCATTATTTTTCTGTTAATGAAATAGAAATAGCTGATAACAACAAGCTTCTCATACGAGCTTCCGAAGTTGGTTATTGGGCAAGGGCATTTAGAAGAAAAGAAGGGTTCGATATACGAAAGTTACTTAATATCGAAGTAGAAGTAGTTACAGATAAAGAAACATTAAGTAAAATAAGTTTAGAATCGTGTTGGTGTTAAAGGAGTAAAGTATGGATACAAGAACAGGAATGATTGAGCAATTCAGCAAAGAAGAAATGAAAGGGTTAGACCCTGAGCGTTATGAACGAGTGCATAGAGAGCAGATGACAGCAAAACAGGAAGAGTTAATGCAAGTCAGCAAGCATGACAACCGATCAGAGCTAGGTAAGATATTTACTGGCAAAAGAAAGAATCGAGAGAAAAGAGAAAGACGTAAAAGACGTGGCAAGTAATTGGTGTGACTGATGATAGGGTATTTAAAATATATGTTTGATGTTAATAAAGAAGAGAGTGACAAACTTAAAAAATATTCTATTATTTTTGCATTTATAGGTTTAATTTTGTGGGGTCTTATTTTATATTCAGTAGAATCTCCTTTAAGTGTCAAAAATAGGACAGTCGATAATGTAAATGGTGAACATACTCATCATGGGTTAATGCATGTTCATGTTGAGAAACAACAAAATACCATTATAGTTTGTAAAAATAAAGTTAATTATTACCTATACAAGTCTTATGGAAGAGAAAATTTTATCGTCATGACAGACTTGCGTGGGCGTGTTAAACATTGTAAAGAAGAGCCTCAACACTGACCTCTTACCCTCGGTCAGTGTAAGGGAGAGGGTGTCACTCGCATCCTCTCCCTTAATAAAATATCTTAATCATCTCTTTATGCTTAAGCTTAATCACACAAAATTTTCTTATCTGTTCACTATCATCTCTTGAATGTATCAAGGCTGCAGCATTGTTTTTACATATCGAAATTATCTTAGGTATGTCTGATTTGATTACTTGAAACTGAAGTTTATTTGCAAATTTATCCCCATCGTATTTAACCAGTTTAAACAAAACTGAATTGACAAGAATAGTAACGAACATTCTTAATTCATGAGTCTGTTTTTTTGAGTTTGTAATACTATCTTTTCCTTAATAGGAATACACGACCTGTACTTCAGTTTGTACCAAGCCAGCTTCCTTATAAACTTTTCTTCATGTTGCATGTTGATTATTGCGATTGCATTGTTGGAGCATATATCTGTGACAAGCTCAAAGAATTCTTCGCTGTAGGTGTGACGAAAGAAGCCCCATTTATAACCAGTATCGTTAGTTATAAATGAGGCTTTTAATCTGTTATCGAAATTTTTTGAGTTGTATACGTCTGTAATTTTACCCTTAAGAAAATACTCTACTGATCGTGTTTCAGTATAAATTTTTTGTATCTTAACAAGACAGACTTGGGTTATAGGATTTCTCATCACCATATACTAATTTAATCTTACGATTCTTTAGTCTCCATTCACACAACCTACAAATGTATTTATTATTATTGCGGATGTTTAATATAGACGAAATCAAGTTGCCAGATTCCATTATATCTTGTGCTAATTCTATTTCATCGTGGTGGTAAAATGTGAATCTATCAAGACCTTCATTAATATCATAGTATAAAATACCAACGGAACCATTTAAGGTTCCATCGACATTTTCTGGTTCTATCTTATTCCCATGGTCGTCGAATCCGTATTTTACGACCGTTTTCATTATGCTATTTCTTGACCGACGAACTTCTTTACACCTTGTGCGAAGTCTAATTCAAGATGATACACATCGATATTTTGCTTATACTTTCTTTTGAAGTCAGCAAGCTCTTGAATTTTTTTGTTGTCATCTTTAAGTCTAACGATAGCGTGATAGTTCTCACGGCATATCAACTCGACACGGCCAGCTTTATTATCTCTGATAAGCTCTACAGTCTCTTGTGATTCCATGGTGGTAAACATTCTCCAAATCTCTTTGTCATGATTGAATAGAACATAAACCATGTTGTACACATCGTTATTCATGTTGAATTCTTCTACAGGCTGAACTAGATTTGGTTTGTTTTCACCAAAGTTTTGATTGAATTGTCTAGGCGTTACCATATAGCGTAACATAGTAAGCTTGGGTGCTTTTTTAGAAGTTGTATCCTCTTCTTTACCTAGCTGCTTCAGGTCTTTATTAATGTAATCGTCAATCCCGAATGTTTTTTTTTTGCTCATAATTATATTTCCTTTCAATGAATATAGGTTCACTGTGTTTTAGCTTTATTTTACACAACTCGTTTATATCGTTACTCAAATATTTAAACTCTTTAGATTCGAACTTCGAATACAGAAGAGCTAAACTATTAGATGTACATACGCTGTATACAATCGTATTTATTCTTTGCATCTTTTCTGGTTTTAGAGACAAATACCAGCTAGACCTATCATCTAGTTGATATGTTGTTAGAAAGTCATAATGATTAATTTTCATAATCATGACCATGTCTCCCGAAAAAATTGTTACTCTAAGCTTAAGTAAGCCTCGAACTTTTTTGAGTTGACCCGTCTCTTTATGGTAGACGTTTTCAAGTTCAATTTGTCGGATGCTTCTCTATAAGAAGTGTACTCAATTCCTTCGATGGACAAGACAAGAAGTTTTTGTTCGCCTGTTATGTCCTTCACTAACACATCAACTAAAGTCTCAACTAAAGTATCTGTAACTATTTCTTTTACTACGAATAACTCTGGGTAGTGAGTCTTCATAATATTTGTTATCTTAACTTTTGAACGTGTATTGTTCTTAGTTAAGGTAACGTCCGGCCCTGTGAGTTCTGCTTGAGTTTTACTGTGAACTACTCTGCCAGTATTTGATATTTTATAAATTCCTTCAAACCCTTTTATATCTTTCCAGATTATTTTCATCTTGTCTCCTAGATATATGGTGTTTATGAAATTATTTATAAATTGTCGAGTAGATCGTCTACAGATTGAGATATATCATCGTCTGAAGCGGTATTTACTCCTTTTTCGTCCTCTTCCTCTTTTTTTGGTTCAATAGTGTCTGAATCTTCATTCTCATCATCGTCTACTTCAGTTAGCCAGTCTGGGGTATCATCGTCATTTTCAACACCGCCCTCCATCTTGACTACCATGTTCTGCAAGTCAGATGGTGACATCTCGCCAGATTCAAGTTTTTTATAGATGTCATCCATTTGTTTTACTACATTAGGGTCTGATTCGAGTTCCATGATATTCTTAATCCCTATAGTTAATTTGTTTAGTTCTTTAATTAATAATCTCTTTGTGGAGTTTAGACGTTGACATTCTTCAGACTTAAAGTGGGTATTTGGTATCTGTACTAATTCTACTTCAACTGCATTTAATTTTCCTTTCATCTCTATACGTCTGTCTTCCATCTCTTTTCTTAGTAGTGAGGGTTTGCTCATGTTGCTCCTAGTGCTCGAATAAAGCCTCATGTTTTAGGTTCTTAACTACTTTAGTTACATATCCACACACAAACTTATATATGGTTTTATCGTGGGGCGAGTCTTGACAGCCGTCTACGTGCAAGGTCTCTATGTCATTTTTCTGGATAAATTTCTCAACGATTCTTACGTCCAAAGGGCTATCAAGGTCTATCAGTAGTGATGGTGTGTTTGACGCTTCAACGATGTCCATTAACTCTTTATCGAGTTGGTCTACCAGGCTCTCCATAAAGAAAAATATTGTGCCGTCTGATGCGTTCATGTTATCTTCAAAACACTCTACAACCGAGTCTGACTCATGCTCTTTGAGTCCCATTGATGCGAGTTCTGGTTGCTTGCCTGTTGGCAAGATAAATCCTTTTGGACAATATCCATCTACAGCTATCTCATTAATAAATGCTGCTCCTACAGCTCCTTGGCTTGCGCCTCGAAGTCCTGTACTAATTATTGTTTTCATATTTACCTCCGTAAAATTACGAATTGGGGTATACTTTAATTATGTTATACGAAATTTTAATGTCGTAAGGTATGTTCTTACGAAGAATTGCTCCTTTCCAATTGTTATCGGAAATTGTTGTTTTCATGTGTGATAGTATGTGTTCACCGTTTGGATCATACTGCTGGTATGGTACGACTTGTATCATACTTAAATTAGAGAAACCCATCTCTGCGAATCTCTTATGTCGATCTGTGTATTTTTTTGACTCGTCGTAATACACCTCGAACTCATCGAGGGTTAGTATGTCATACACTTTAAATATTATATTAGTTAACTTCTTACTGCCTCTAACGATGCTCTGGTGAGACTCATCAAAGCTCTGGTTGCCTATGAATACATGACCTTCAATCATGATATTATCAATATCAGTAATGTCGATAAATGACTGTACTTCATCCTTAAGGTAATTCAATGTGACAATAGGTATGGTGTGCTTGCTATATATGTTCACCTTTCGGTTTCTAATGCTCATGTAGACCAGTTCGCCCTCAACCTTCTCCATTGTAACGTACTCAGAAAAGACCCTCTTAGGACACATCGTATCCCAAATTTTGGGTCGTGTAGGGTTAAACATTGGTATAAGTTTCGGATAGATACAATTGATAAGCTGAGCATCTATTCCACACTTCAAGTTCTTATTGAAAATGTTGATAATAAGGGTCTCATATTCGGGAAATATTGTACACCATCTCTTTATCGCTTTGATTCCTACAGAACGACTGTATCTTTTGTTAAGCAACGAATCGTTTAAAAAATTGTAGAAGTGATGGATCATGATGTACGGCTTATCTATTTTCGGAATATCAACTAAAGTAGATTCTAACTCTTTATCTATCTGTTTTGTACCAACTGCGAAGTGCTTAAAAGGATTATAGGTTATCTCCAATAAATTTCTACATTGAGGATATTTCTCTATAATGTCTAGCTTGTCTATTGACAATTCAACTGCTTTCAACTGGCGAATCATGTACAGTAAGTCATCTACTATTTTTATCATTGATTCATTTCGATATCGTGTTTCGGATCTAAAGGTTCATCTGAAGGGTACGGGCTGTTATTGCAATTGATTACCATTTTACCGCATGTAGGGCATTTCCAACTGTCTCCTGAGTAACAGTGGTTTCCACCATAGCGGACAACAACACCATTTTTCTCAACTTTCATCTCTGTGTGACACTCAACACAAATAATCATATTAACTCCAATCTTAGTACATATATTATATAATAAGTATAGTAAATATAATTATTAATTTCAATAAAAAAATACATTGACAATAACTTTTATTTTGTTATTTTATTACATATACGCCACTTTTGTGAAATAACTTATGAAAATAGAAATTACTAAAAAAGAAGCACAGTTAATAATCGGTGCTTTAGCTTTTACTTCTTGTACTGATGTATGTGAAGATACAAAAATGGATGATAAGTATAAAATGATTGCTTTAGCTAATGTCTTGAAGGAAGTAACTAAAGTGGATAAAGTTCCTGACTTTTATCTTACTCAACAGCGTGAGTTTGTTGGTGATGGGGTATTTTATTGCGATGATCTTCATATGATCGACAAGGTAAAACAGGTTATAGAAATATTCAACAAAGACGAGGAATAATATGTCCCAATGGACTCATGTAAATGCATCAATTAGATATGACGGAATACCTGCCCTAGGTATACCCATCATAACAGAAAAAGAACTAGGTGAAATATCTACATGGGAGAATGATGTAGAAGACACTATACTGCCGTGTGGTAGTGAAGGTAGCCTGGAATACAAGCTTATCAAGACAGGTACTGAGAACGCTCTTGCATGTCGTGCGGTTATCTTCTATGGTGATCTCAGAGACTATAGTGATGTTGATGAGATACTTGCGTATTTCGAATCAATCACTAGCGGTAAAATGATACGTAGTGGTATACTTGAGATTGCAGTTGAGTATCAAGATGTTATGATATACAGATTCAATACATCCGACAAAAAATGGGAATTCGTTGATGAAGTCACTGAGAAGGAGCATTAATGGATACACCAAAAGTACCAGAAAAATCATACTTTAAATTGTATGAAAAACATCTATCCATGACTAAAGTATCAGAGATAGATGTTACTATAAGCGACGAAACTATAGATCATATCATGACTGTATGTGATGGTTATAGTGTATCATTTGATGCCGTTGTCGGTGGTATGCTTCAGCTGTATATTGACAGTCAGGAAGATCAAACTAAAGTAGTAAAAGAGAGCGTGGAAGAATAATAATCACTGGGTTGGAGAGGTCAATGGATTGGATGTAAAAAAGTTAACCGACTATGACTTGTGTTATAAGATCGGCCAGATTGGGTTAAATGATGCATTACGCACAATAACCGAAGATGATATTGAGAATTCTAGAACTGCGGACTATTGGAAAGTAGCTAGGATGGATAAAAATAGAGACAGTGAGTCTAGTCCAACGTATAGCATGGAAGAGGCGGTAAACATAATAAACTCTTATGAGGGTGAAACATGACAGAACGGTATTTTACACTAAGCGAATCATCTAAGATGCTTTCAGCGTGTTATAACTTAATACACACTCGTGTTAAGATGAACTTTGTGCTTATTGATAAGCGTGGTAACAGCTTTGGCATACAACAACGTATTACTAAAAATAAATGTGAAAACATTAAGCGTGAAAAAGTACGTGATAGTTCCCCCATGCATTACACACTTGAGGAGAATCACGAGGCAGCATACCTAGACCAGACGTTAATGGATTTGAAGTACACTGAAACAATATTGAAGCAATACCCTCAGCATTCATTAATTATATTTGATGACGGTCTTCGGCTATACAAGATTTATGATAATAACTACCACAAGGTAGACATGTTGTTTTCTAATGTAACTGAAGTAACCGATAACATTAAATACTCTCTTGAGTATCTAGCAACTAAAAAATCTAAGGAGGCTGAAAATGGCTAATCTTGATGATAGAAAAATTAATTTAAGATGGCTGCTAAGCCATCCTCGTGATTCAAAAGATGGGGTTCATTTTAACTTGTTGGTTGGCAACTACAAATACATGATGTTGAATGACAATCTTGTGCGGTACGATGCTAAAACTTATGAGGATAGGTCTAAGCAACGTTGGTATGGGTCGTCGTCTTCTTTCCATTATACATTTATGTTTAGTGCTGATGACTTAACTGCGGTTTCTGAGATATGTACGTCCACTAACATGGCTCTTATCCACAGACATAAATCTGATGAAGTGAACCTATTCTCGAAGATTAAACTAAAGTTTTTCCCAAAACACGTTATACCATTTGATGTTAAAATTAAGCATAACTACCTAGTTGATAGTTACGAAGACCTTATATCATCTATTAACATGTTCAGAGATCAGGGTGAAGAAAAAGACATTGACAAATTTTTTAACTACAAGAAGGGTAAATGAAGTATATTAAAGGAGACCTCGTAAAAGATGCACTTCAGTTTGATGCTATTACACATGGCTGTAACTGCTTCTGTAACATGGGGTCTGGTATTGCGCCACAGATTAAAGAAAGTTTCCCTGAAGCCTGGGAAAAGGATAAAGCAACTATTAAGGGTGATAGAAGTAAGTTGGGTACGATTACATACACTATGAAAACTAAGCCAACAGTTATAAACTCTTACACACAGTTTGGTTGTAACAGGCAAAACATAAACATTGACTACGATGCTGTTCGTGGTGCAATGAGATGTATTAAAAAGTTGTTCTCTGGCAAGAAGATTGGCATGCCTAAAATAGGTGCTGGTCTTGCAAGAGGTGACTGGGAAATTATAGAACTAATTATTAATGAAGAACTAGGAGGAGAAGATGTTACCGTTGTCATATGGGACAAGAATGCCACACTGGTTGAAGCAGAAACATTACTTGGAGGAAAAACTAATGACTAAGCCTAACAATTTTCATTTCTTTTACGGTGGCCCTTTTAGCCAGTGGTTCAAATCAGAATTTGTCGTTGATGGAGTTACATACTTAACTGCAGAGCAATACATGATGGCAGGTAAGGCACGGGTCTTTAATGATGACGAACGACTCGCTATGATACTCGAAGCTAAAAATCCATGGGATCAAAAAATGCATGGTCGTATGGTTGAAGGCTTTAATGATGCTGAGTGGAATAAGCACCGCATTAAAATTGTTATCGATGCGAACATAGCTAAGTTCGGTCAGAACGAGCAACTAAAAAAGTATATGTTTGATACTGGTGATAAAGAACTTGTTGAAGCTTCCCCTGTTGATAAGATTTGGGGTATCGGTTTGGATGAGCATGACCCGAAAAGATTTGACCGGAAAAACTGGAAGGGAAAAAATCTATTGGGTATATGTCTGATGGATGTTCGTAAAAAGTTTATGGATGAAAAGTAATGAGGATCTATTCCAAGTTTACTGATTACTACGACTCCGTCTTGAACATGTTTCAAGACGAGGTTGTGCCAGTGTATGAACGTAAAACTGAAATAATTGAAAATGCTCTACATAAGTTGGAAATATTCACATGGGATGATCACTGTATATATTGGGATGATTGGAATAAATCCAATACTATTCATGAGATTGAAGCTATCGGTTTTGCCGGAGTGATATATCCTTATGTGAAAGTAGTGTCTTCAAATTATCATACTAAAGATCGGTATATATTTGATTCTGATGAAATGGATATATTCTTTGCTGAATACTCAAAGGAGGGTAGGCGACATCATATTAGAGATAATTATTCATATAAAAATGCATATGAGAAGATGCGCAATAATAAGTTTCTTCAATCATTATTTTTAAAATATAAAGTGCCTATCTTTAGGGTAATTCATGATCATTATTGGCGTGATTCCAAATATGGATTAGAAGTTAATCCTGAGTTGAAACCTTTAGATTTCGTTAGAGTTCTAGATCCATATACTGCAATGCAAGAGCTGCATATGTATCTTAATAATGAGTTGGCGTTGGAGTCACAAGGGACAGTTCCTGTTGGATCTGATGAAGTCATACGAGATTCTAAGGGGTTCTATGATTACTCTTTTAAAACGTTACCTGGCGGCAAAAAACGGAGGAAAAACAAATGAGTGAAGAAATTACTGGTGGTTGTAACGAATGTGATTCTTATGAATGTTGCAATGACAGATTTGTAAATCATAAACTTGTATATGATAGAGTGTGTAAAGATGGTAATGATAGAATGTTAGAGATATGGTGGGATGAAAATGGCATTCGTAAATCAGACGAAGAAAAAACTAAAATGGGTTGTTTTAAGCCTACCAAAGGTCGAGAGCTTTTGCAGCAAATGCATGAAACGTTAGATGATTTGAAAAAGCTTTATCCACACCGAATAAAAATGTATGACAAAGAAAAAGATAGTTAAACTTAAGTTTTTACACGATAACGGCATCAATGTATTTCATGACAATCACTACTTCAGATTATTAATAGATAACGTATTATATGATTACCATAAAGGAAATGTAACTCGTCGTCCATCTATGACTGTTCATGACAATCAATGGTCTGTAAGAAGGTCTCATACATTTTCATTCTCAGAGGCTAAGTTAGATATAGTTAAAAAGATTTGTGAGCACTCACGATATGCTGTTCTTCATTCACGAGATAATGATAATAAGATAGTGGATTTCTGTGAGTGCAAACTAAAGTGTTTTCCCAATACGGAGATAATATTTGATGGCAAAGCTTGATAAAAGAAAAGTACGGGTACATCGTTTACATGGGTATGCGTATAGAGGTAACATATACTCTAGGATGACATACTACAGTTTACGTATCGGCAATTATAGTTATGTTTTAACTGATAAATATGAGCTGGTAAAGCTTAGTGGAATTAGAGTAAGTAAAGGGTTGTTATATAATCCTGTGCGTGCTACGTATGGGTGTACGCCTTATTGGTTTGCTTTTGAGATACATTTAGATAAGGTTAAAATGGCAGAAGAGATATTGAAGGATAGGAACAAGGCTATGCTGCTATCAAGAGAAGAAGGTCTCGAAGCGATTTGTGCAATCAAACTAAAGTATTTTGCAGATAAAGAAGTAGAATTTAAAACCTGGTAATGTATGGCAAAGTTAGATAAAAGAAAAGTAGTGCTCAAATACTTATACGGAAATATATTTAACACTCATTTTGAAGGTAAACCGTCTGGTTATAGTAATAGTAGTATGAACTTTAGTTTGTTGATTGGTAATTATAAGTATGGGTTGACTGATAAAATTACTTTAGTTAGATCAGGTGAAGATGGTGATAGGCATGCGTGGGCGTTGCGTTATAGTGGAGACTATTACTATACACTTGGTATACCTCAAAATCAATTGAGTAAGCTGAAGGATATTTGTAGTAGCAAGGGATGTGCGTTGAATTACTCTCGTATTGACGGCCTTGAAGAAATATGCCAACTAAAACTAAAGTATTTCTCTGAAAAAGAAATACATATTAATTTTACACGTTGGAAAGAATGGGATACTTGGACAGGAGATAAAAAATAATGTGTATAATCACAAACGAAAATCACATAGTGATTTCCATAAGTTTAATACCTGGCATTCATTACATACCAGATAATTTTCATGTCTATTGGCCGTGGGATAAAGAAATACCATCTGAAGGTGATTACTTTAATCCTTAGCTGTTCTTGAAGTTCTTATCGCTGATAGATTTGTCTGTAAGTCCGTGAGCGTGGTTATTGGCTGGCAATACTGCCCATCCTCTAACTTCATGGTAGTGGGTATCTTTTCCGCTTACGTTACCGAAGCTATCTGTTTTACCGTTACCGTTCTCATCTAGATTAAATCCATGTGCGTGTGCATCGTGACCAGACCATGTATTCTCATCGACTGCATTATAAGAAGTTCTCCCCACTCGTGGGTATGGTGATGCTTCTAGTTTGCTTTGTCTATCATTAAGAACGGCCATGCCTTCATAAAAAAATTGTCTAAAACTCATATTAAATTATCCTCCCGAATTATTCAATCAATCTGTTACTATTTATATCTCTTTTAGTTTTACTTGATGGTCGTGAGCCTCAAGGAAGTGACAAAGTAGATCTGCATGTAGGAATTGCCCTACGTCATGTTCAGCTAAAACTTTGCCTTGGTTGGATTTTAACTTAATTCCACCATCACATTCACTATATTCAACTACTAAGAATTTTTTCTTACGACCTGCTTTGAGTGCTATGTCTGGGAAGTTTCCCAATTCTTCTAGTAATCTTTTCTCATTTAAAAATTCAAAAAAACTCATTCAATACTCCTATAAAAATTTCTTTCTGTAATTGCTTAATATCGTAGGTGTTGATCCTTTGATAACACCCATGCTATTTACCAGATGCTTGCATAGTTTTCCATACTGAGGTGGTGGTGGATTTGTTACATTTGGTGGTGTCGATTGCCCAGATCCATAATTCCAACTATCTTGTGTTGCATAATATTCGAGCCTGTAACGATAATCTGGACACGTACAATGCGCCAAAACGTCACCATTAAATGATGCTCTCACTTCATCTAGTGATGCTCGCAGTCCAGGTAAATTTACTGGTTGAATATATTGAGTCCAACGGCTTACGCCTGGTGTAGTTACTGCAGTAGAGGTATACATAACCGTCCAATTAGCTGATACATTCTCAAAAAATGAACCCACTGGGCCAGATCTTTTCTTTCTTCCAGAATCTGTAGATGAACGCAGATCTGCAACAGTTTCTTCGTCCATCTGAAGTGCTTCAGAGAGATTAACTATTACTGGGTCTATGCTATAAAAATCTTTAAAGTTCACAGTTACTCGCCCCCACCGCCACCATCACCACCACCATCGCTACCACTATCACCTTCACCATTGCCGTTACCATTCTCTTTACTAGATGTGGCAGGGTGTCTAATGACGTGAGCAAATCCAAAGCGTGTACCACTGGTTTTTGGTGATTTAGTTTCAACGTAAAAAAATTGTCTAAATCCCATAGTATACTCCTGAGAAAGATTCTCTCTTGGTGTCGCTTGGCTTAGTACCACCACCACCTGTTAAGCGTTTTTGTCTTTCTTTATCTTCTTTTTCTTTATCTCTTTTCTTCTTAAGTAGCTCATCTTGCTTCTTTTCTGAAGAAGTCTTATGGATGATCTCAGATCGTTTGATTGATGCAGCTCTTTTTTCTTGTGCCGGATCTTGCTTAACTTTTCTTAGTCTTGCAGCTCGTTTCTGTGAAATTTCTCTTGCTTTTCTTTCTTTGGGTGGAATTAAAACTTCTTTCGGTACGCCTTCTTTGTTTACTAAAACTTTGAATCCAGCCTTACTCGTTTGAAATTTAAACTTTCTTTTACCACCTCTAACAACTCTCTGTTTAATGATTCTCTCATCCATTTGTGACAGATCATAATTCTGAATGTCGTCTTCATTGATAAAAACACAATTTTCATCGTTCTCAAGTAATGTTTTTATGTATTCGTTAAAATAAGGCATTCGTCCCTCCGCTTTATTCTATTATTTATAAATTCTCATCATCGTGTGAAAAATCTAATTCTTCTGTCTCTTCTTCCGGTTCTTCACCAAATATATTATCGTATTTTGGTATTCCCATACCGTCTTCTAAACCATTCTCGTCGTCGTCAAATAAGCCATAACTTTTCATGCTACCTCGCAAATTTTAGTGATTTAATGTTGAATTTATGTGATATTTCCCAGTTTACTTTTTCTTCAAATGGGAGAACGAATATAAATTTGTTGTGGGGTTCGATGCTTTCGTTTATTATTTTAATAAGGCCCCAACTTTCTAAGCAGAAAGCTATACTGTTTAGTCTCTCTATGTCTTCGCTTGATACATTTGGATACGCATCTTTACGGGATAGAAGGAACAGTTGTTTGAAATGTGCCAGGTACATCTTATCGAAGTTTCCATAAATGTACGCTGTCGGGTATAATATTTTATCTTTCTTGTTGGCGATACCCATTCTGCCTAGAGTTTCTTTGATGATCTTAAGATCAGTCAAAGGTTCAAACTCTATCAAATTATCTATAGTTTCCATATAGTCCTCTTCAATCAATTTTTTAATATTTATAAAATTTTCACATTTTAATCGTTCTCTCTAAACAATATCTGCTCGTATTGAAATGACGCATTAAATGTTACTTGTTCTGACAGTCCCATAATTAAATTGAGTGAATTAAGGGATGTAATATATGCTTCTGTAAAGTCCAGGCTTTTTTTAACTCTGCCTTGATTATCCAGTAGTTCCAGGGCGATTGTTTTTATATTATTAAGTCTAAAAACATCGTTTGGTTGTGATGGTGTGTTCTCAGTGTACAGGTATCTCTCTTGTTGCATGAAATTAAAGAACGTGAAGTAGTTCTCGAAATCTTCATCTAACACAAATTCTATGATGAGCTGATTGAGATTTTCATTCGCTCTAGATATAGGATGTCTTATCTGAAAATTAAAGATGTCAGAGTTAACTAACTCTTCGTTAATATCTGATACAATGATTGATTTGACATATAAATCAAATAGTCTAGTGTCTACCTTCTTGTCACCGACAGTAGGTATGTTGCTAAATCTTAATTGAAACTTGTCGGAACTAAAAGCGTTAGGGAAACCCATATACAAACACTCCAAAATGGTTTGAAGTATTTATATTATGGGTTTACTTTAGTTATTCGCCTCTTAAACGGTCGTTATATTTGTTCATGAATTCGCTAAGTTCGTGGTTATGTTCATGAAAAAATGCGTTTACGTCTTTCGGGAAGCATGCACCACCGTATCCTAGCTTACCATCTGAGGCTACGTTAGCCATCTCATGAGTATTACCAGTGAGTTTAGAGTACACATCAAAGATTTTGCGGTGATTTCCAGTGACTTCATATACCATATTCCAGAACAATACCTTATATGCGTGGTAGTTGTTATGTAAATACTTAATATTAATAGATTCTTCAATAGAGCACATCTCAAATGATACATCTTTTTTGCCCATGCTATTCTGATAAAGTTTTTTTACTTTAGTTACCAGGTCAATTTCACCACCAAGTATAACTACCTTCTCATTTTCCATGTCAGAGTATGCGGAATTCTGATTAAGAAACTCTGGATTCATAACTATGTTGAAATTATCAAGGTATGGTTTTATATTTGAGTATAATACTGTACTTTTTACAATAACTATACCTTCATACCCTTCAATCTCTTTAAAGAATGTATGATATGCAGAGAAATCTTGTTTGCCATTTTTACCCATAGGGGTGGGTAGACATGCAAATATGTATGTACATTTTTTCAATATGGGCAGTTTATTGTCTAAATGTTTTTTATATTTGTCGTATACTACAATAAAATCTTTATTATTAAAGGTATTGAATACAGCTGAGCCTACAAAACCCATACCTGCTATTCCATAACCATTCAAACCGCTAAAATCTAATCTTTTATAAATTGACATCATCAATCTCCTTCATTTCAATCCAATTTTGTATATAATCTTCCATATTTTCTTCGGGGTAGAACCCCAACTCAGAGTGTGATTTCTTCAGGTCAGCTAAAGACGTTGCCTGTTCTCCCTTTCTCTTAGGTAAATATTCGATCACTATATCCTTTTTAGAGTACTTTTTGAAGAACATACCAACCTCATAGACCGATAAGTTCGACCCTCTACCCAAATTATATATCTGAGCTTTCATTTTCTCTCCATCTAGACTTGCAGCGAGCATCAATCCGGCACATATATCATTAACTGAAGTAAAATCTCTCTTTTTTGACTTACAATCTTCAACTAAAGTAAGGGGCTTGTCTTCTAGGTATTGTTTTTGTAATATTCCTAATAGATTACCCATTTTTTCATCCTGGACGTTACGATTTCCGTATACATTATAGAAACGGGTTATAACTCCTGGAACATCGAAACATTTATAGTATGCTTCAACCATTTGTTCACCCATATATTTGGATGATGAATAAGGATTAATATGAGGATCGCCAAGTGCAGAACTAGAACCTGCGTATACAACCTTACACTTCAGTTTACGGGCCATTTCGAGTACCTTCTGCGTGCCTTCTATATTAACAGAACATGTCTCTACGGGTTCTTCGAAAGACGGCTGTATGCGTGCTAAGGCTGCTAAATGGACTATTACGTCTAGACCATTGGGGAAAAAGAAATTTACATCTGGTTCGTCCCGAATATCTACTGAATATGTAGTTGCTTTGATGTTTGCTCTAATCTCGTCACCCCGTGACAAATTATCCATTACATATACATCATTGTTAAGATCTTCACATAGTTTATCTACTAAGTTTGACCCTATAAAGCCTAAGCCACCTGTTACTAATATTTTCATATATACTCCTTGTTATATAAATTCCAATTGGGCTGCTTCCCAGTCAACAATTTTACCATACGGGACTTTATCCCAATCGGATTCTTCACCCATAAACCTAACGATCTTTGTTATTTCACATATATCTATATATGGCTTTATACTTTGACCATGTTCATCAATCAACCCATAATCATGGACAAAAACAAAGCCTTTGCCTGACATGACTGATTTTGTATTATGTATGTCTTGTCTAATATGCATTTGCGTATGAACACAATCAATAAACGTACAGCCTATATTTTCAACTGTCCATTCTTGCGTATATACATCTTTCAATTGTATTTCTACATTAGTTATATTATGAGCTTTTAGAAGTCTCTGTGTTTGGTTAATGTACGAACTGTTTTGTTCAAATGCGTATACTTTTTTATTTAACTTCTCTGCAATTTTTGCTAAAATGAGAGTGGTCTCACCTGTAAATATTCCTACTTCTAGTATGTCTCCATTCCAGGGTTTATCCATAAGAATTTCTATCATATCTTCTTTAAATTTTCGAGAAGTTGTTGGGCCGTAAGTATCTTTGTGTTTTATTTTATCAAGAGTAGACTTAAACATTGCTCTCCTTTATTTCTTTATAGAATTCTTCAAGTGTTATTTTAAGAGGTGGATACTCGTTCTCAAAGTCTTTCTTATTATTGTAGTCCATGAAGTCAATCTTTTTTATATTTTTTCGACCATACTTCCATCCTTGTTTTCCAATGGCTGTATCTTCATCGTAGTGTTTAAACAATTTATATTTTTCTAACCACTCAGGGTTACGGGTTGCTCTTAATGCAAATCTATTAAATATGTCTTTCTTGTATTGGTGGTATCCATGGTATCCTAATAGTATCCCAGTGGCGTTGATTGCCTTTGCGTGGGTTCTTAATTGGTGTACAATGGCACTCTCAGGTTTATTTAGATGTGTAGTTTTTTTCAATACATCTCTTAATAAGGAAGTGTGGGTATTATTATAAACATGCACCCCCCATAATAATGGGTCAACAAACTTATCTTTAATCTGAAAGTCTATTCTAAAAACATTCCCTTCTAAATGAGTGAGGTAGTTAACTAAAGTGTCGTACCAACCTGGTGCAAGTATTACGTCTGCATCGAGACCAATGTACCAGTCCCAATCTTGTTTAGCTGCATACTCAAACATTTGATCTACAGCCTTGTGAAATGGACTAACATTTTTTATTATATTAACATCACTGATGTATTGTTCAACAGAGTCTATACATAAATTTTCTGTCCGTTCACCAACGGATCTGATTATACAACCTATTTTCATAAATTATTACCAAGTTAAATACATAATTATTTCATCATAAGATTTTTTATAATACGACACCTTAAATTCTCCAAGACAACTAAAGTCGTCTAAAACAGGATTGTCTTTTTTTAGTCTTTGTGGTGGGTTTAACATCACATCAAACATTGTGGGGTGCGAATGAGATGGCTGACCATTTATTTGTATTGGGAGAACAATAAACACGCCATGTTTACTTATTTTCTTGATACCTTCTAACACTAATTTAGGATCATACATATGTTCCAATGAATGTGAAGAGTACACAACATCAAATTCATTTTCAGAAAAAGTTTCTTTTATATCGTGAGCGTTCATACGCTTGATAAGGTCTGTCTCTATTGCAACGTCGATACCTGACGCACTGAATCCATTCTTGTTAAATGAAACTATTTCTGAATCATGTCTACAACCAATACATAACATTCTTTTTACGTTAATTTTTTTGATTATTTCTGCATGTTCATTTCTAATAACATTCTTAGACATTGTTACTATTCTTTTCTTCTCAGAAGAATGTTTCTTAGCTTCTTTTTTAATAAAATCGTCGTTAGCCATAAGTGGTTTATTAATCATTGTTGTTCCTTGACTGATTTAATAGGTCTGTGAAAAACTGTATATATTGTTCGATGAAATCTTTAGGAGTTCTTGAGGTTATTTCATACATTAGTGTGACTAAGTTATCGTATGTTTCGTTGATAATTTCTAGTATATTATCAGTATCGTTAAATAATAAACTACCTTTGCCGACGATCTCAGGATGACCACCTGAGTTTCGTGCAATTACTGGGAGACCGCATGCTTTAGCTTCTATTAAAGAGTTGGAACAGGGGTCGTTCAATGATGCCGAAATATATAAGTCGCTGTTTCGAAGCTCATTGCCCAGATCTAAGCTATTCATTGGCGGTTTGTGTATTATATTTTTAAATTTGACAGGGCTGTTTCCAATGAATGTATAATTGTAGGTGTCGAAGTCCAGGTTGTTATCGAGGTATTCATATACGTCAAAACCTTTCTTGTAGTTACTTGAAAATGAAGTAGATATTATTTCTATTCTACCAGATGAATCTTTTTCTTCTGTAATATCTTTATTTCTATAGAAGTATCTACTGTCTGCAACATTGTTGGCGACTATGAATGGCTTGTCTATTAATAGTCCCATCTCCTCATTATTATGTTTTGAGTATTCAGATTGGAATATAGTAGCTGAAGCAATTCTTCCATTCATAGCGTATATTATATCGTCCCTGTTATCATCCATATTATTATATAGTTTTATAGGGCCATCTAATCGATGCACAAATATCTTGTCTTCATATATTTTTTTAAGCTCTATGACATCGTTGTATCTATGCCAAGAATCAAATAAGATTATGTCTGCATCTTTCACATTATCGGTGTATACATTTTTTTGTTTGAGTAGGTGTATTAAAAATTTTACTAGTTGATTGCGACCGCCCATCGGCCCGTCAACAATGTCGGACACTATATAAACTTTCATTTCAATTTATCCTTAATGTTTTTTTATAATATCTATATATGTATGAATTGTATTACCAAGTAAAAACTTCTCTTTAGCATCTTTCATTATAGAGACTGCATCATTCCATACTTTAGTTTTATAAGTCTTTTTTATGTAGTTTATCATATTTTTTACAGAACCTATATCTTTACTAGTTATATAATAAGGATAGTATTCTCCTAATATTTCAATGTGATCTTTCTTATATGTTATTACGGGACTGTGATTAATAGATGCCATTGCTAACTTTGTGAAAGGCTCGTATGATCTTCGTTTAGCGTCTTTTAAACCGTTAACAATATAGTGACAGTTGTACTTTCCTATAAGATCTGTGTACTGGTTAAAATCTGAAGGATTGCCATTAATTGATTTGTAATCAATATCGTCGAACTCATTGTAAGCATATACTTTTCTTTCAGAGTTAGTGCCTAAGTATAAAAACTTTAGTTCGTCTGGTGGATTCGTTGCGCTCCGAAATCGTAAGTCTATGTGATGATAGATAACTGGACACATTTCTTTATTTTTAAACAAATGAATAAACTTATTTCTAGCTTTATTATTGTTGAATAAGCAACCATGTACTAATCCAGGAGGTAGGTCTTTAAATATTGGTATGAAATCTAAAGGATCTAAAATTACTGTGTTATTCTCGCATAGTGTTTCAATCTTTTCCATGCTATTTTCAATAGGTTTTATAAAGAATATAATGTTTCCTGACTGTGTAGCTAATTTTTCAGGGGACTCCATAAAAGCTTTTATGCCATGTCTCTGCAATGCCATGTACACTTGGACTGCACGCAGGTAAAAAGAACCTGCAGTCGCCATGTTAGATCTTTCCGATGTAAATACTACCCTTCTCATATTACTCTTTAAGTTCTTTAAATATATCCATTATTTTTTTATGAAAAGTTTTGGATGTTTTAAAGTTTTCAATTACAGTTCTATCAAATGTATCTATATTATCTTCTTCATATGGAATAAGGTATACAGGTTTAAATGACAATTTTTCAATTAGCTCTTTCGTCTCTTCATCTACAACATGATATGCTGCTGCAAAGTTGTCTCTAAATAAAAACTCTTTTCTACTAAATTCGTATTTGTCTGATATATACATACTGAATACTATCTTATGTATCTTCAGCGTGTCTATACCTAAAGACTTCCAGTCCTCTATTGATAAGCACCATACAACATCTGGTTTAATGCTACGACTAATGTGTCGATACTCATCTGCTTTGCTATCATATATTAATATTTCATTAAGTTTAGCTAAATTATTATTGAGGGTGTGTATTTGTATCTTCATATAAATCCGTAATTATATCTAAGAATTTAGTGGCGTATGATTCGCATGTAAATGCTTTAGCATATTCCAATCCATTCTTTACCTTTAGGTTATACTTAGTATCGTCTTCTAAGTATTCTGCTATAGTATCTATAATTTCTTGATCTGACATATCCATATTTATGTCGATTATGACATTTTTAAGGGCTTCTTGGTCTACTGGATGTGTCATCGGCATATCTGCTGCTAATACAGTTCCGCTTGCAGGAACTTCAATGTACTTGCCTAATCTATACTTAAATATAGAAGAGTCGCATACGGCAATCCTGGTAGAATTTAAAGCTTTACTGAAAAACTCTGCGTACTGATTTGAATTAGCGTCTTCTCTTTCATATGATGGATGGTTAAATATACCCCATCTATATTTGGGTGCTATCTTTGGAAGTAGCTTTGATAGCCTGTCACGTAAGGGGTATATGTTGCCAAATTTATTAGATACATTATATGCACCCACTAACATGACATCATATATTTTTGGTAGCTGTACACCGTCAAAGCTCCATTGCTTAAATGCTTTCTCATCTGCTGAGTGTGGAATGTAATGGAACTCTATCGCATTTAATGATGGATAATGATTAAATTTTTCCCAGTCGTTATAGTGGTGACAGATAACTAATGTCGCACCAAAATATTTGATCTCTTTTTTAGTCCAATCAACATCATACATTTCATTATAATTTAAGCAGCATTTATATTCTTTATGGAGTTCATCTGCCTTGTAGATATCTAAAGGTTTATATGCTACTATAAGGTTTATGTGATTTGAATTACCATCAAATGCATCTTTAATGTTTTCTGATGCTGTCTTCAGTATGTCCCATCCGTTCCAACCTGGGCCATACCAGTAAAATTTATTATCTGGCGAATCATCACATAATTCTTCGATTGCTTCCATGGTTCGGAAACGAATTCTTGACATCTTGGTGTCGTAATATTTTTTGTCCACTAGGTATAAAATGTTCATGAATACTCCTCGGTCATAGCTTGGAAAATTGCATCTCTCCATTCTTCTTCTTCAGCAAATAAAGGAAGTCCGGCTTTTTGACATAATACTTTTATGTTAGTATATCTATAGTATCTAGGTGAGCAACATATGAAGATCTTTTCCGTTGCGAATAGCCCTAATTCAAGGAGGCTAATTGGAGAAATTGTATCAGGATCAAAGTACATGGCGATGTAATCTGAAGATGCTAGTCCATCAAGCTCCCATGATACTTGTTTCTCCATTTCAGTGCTACAAAATGACCAGTTGTCTCTACGTGGATTGAGTACTAAAAAATTTGTTTCTGGGTTGACTGTAAATTTCTTTCGCATGTCTGTAAGAAATCTTTGTTGCCATTCTTCGGCTTTACCATTTTCAATTGATCCAGCCAAAAACAGGTTAGAATGAGTATATTTATTGGGGGCTTTTACTTCAGTTATCATTGGTTACTCCGTAACGTGACTTTAGTTGTTCGTATATTGTTGACTCATCGTATTTCTTTTCTTTGTCGATGCCGTGCCGTCTCCACATTTCGTTCCATAGGTGCACCGCATAGGTCTCTTCTGGGAAGTCAATGTCAATGCCTTCTTGTACAATTAAAGGGGCGTGTTGGTATCCTAGAGGGCAAAAAACATGGGGTTCTTGAACATATGCTTCCATTTCGAAGAACTCTACTGCTCCTTTGACTAATTTAGGGCCAACTGTACCCCATTCAAGAGTCTTTTTATCTTGATCTGCACAGATATTATAGCAGTAGTAACTAAAGTCATTTCCTGCTGGGGCTTTGATTACTGAACTTGTGGTGTGTTGCGTGTTTTCGTGTGTAATCTCAGAGCTGAATACGAATTCACCTTTGTGATCAAATGGTTTTAGGCAAATGATGTCAGTATCCACCCACCATCCACCTTTCATTTCTAGCATTTTATATCTAAAGTAGTTTGAGAATGCTGAGTACGAACCTTTTCCAGGCCCCACTTGATATGAAAATACTTCTGATTCTGGTAGAATCTCGTTACCGTCGCATATAGTTGTACCTTCTGGGACATTCTCTATTTCATTGTAGCAGTAAAGGTGGAACTCGTGTCCGTTTGCTAAGAATGATTTGATGCATAGTTGTTCCATCACTGACAGTTTTGGGCCTATCCATAGGCTTTGTATAATATTATTCATGTTTTTCATTTTTGTCCTGGTTATATCCTGTAAATTCCGAGTTGGATGGTACAAATGTAGATGTAACAGAAGAGTTTGGTGAGCAAGAACTAAAGTCTATATAAAGCCAACCACCAGGTACTCGACGAATTGTGACAAAACTATTTAAGCTTATTTCATCGTGCAATTTCATATCATAAATATTTTCTGACATATTAACCTCTATAAAAAGCTGGGTGCTTTTCTCTTAAATGTTCACGGATCTTAAATTGATTTGCTTGTTCATTTGTAGTGTTGATCATGGATGATTCTGATTGTCTGTAGGCTAAATAAGTAGTGTTGCATTTCCTAAACTTGAAGCCTCTCTTCGCTGCTGAAAGCCAGAAGTCGTAGTCTTCCCAACCTAACTTCATAGTCTCATCATACGGCCCTGCCTTGTCCCATACGTTTCGTTTATACATTGCAGAACAATTGATGAATGGGGACTCTCGAATTAGGTCTATACTGAACTCAGGCCAGGTTAATAACTGTGATGATGTACCAAAGCATTGTGAGTTGGTGTAAGAAATATCTACATCATGCTCTAAAATGTTTTTATAATTGTCTTCAATGTAATTTGGTGGAATCATGTCGTCTGCATCAAGACATATGATTAGCGTAGATGATGTACGAGCTAAAGCAATATTTCTAGTGGCTGACAAGTGTACGTTTTTCGGGTTCGAGTAAACTGAAGTGAGTCTGTGTCCTGGGTGATCAATTAGTTCCATTGCTAATTTTCTAGCTACTGCAAGAGAGTCGTCAGTGCTGCAGTCATCGACTATTGTCACTGTAAATTGTAGGGATGATTCACTATTGTAAACTGAAGTGAGACATTCCTTTAGGTGATGACCTAAATTGTATAATGGGATGATTATCTCAAGGGAATCTTCCTGTATCTTTTCAATATTCATAATGCTCCGACACATTAATTCAAGTTATTAACTCAGTATATAAACAAAATGTACTTTAGTCAATAATTTTTATTGACTAAAGTACAAAAGGGCTTTTATTCTACCAATCTGGCGTTATTATTAGCTAAACTTTCATAAATGTCGTCATGCTTGGTATTAATTGCTCGCTCATAATCACTGTGAGGGATATGAAACATTGTATGAGCGACTAACAGTCTAGTCTTACATCCGTTGTCAATCATATCTGCAAATAGAGTAGTGTCTTCTGACCCCCAACCATGGAATTTTGTATTGCAACCACCCACTGCATCAAACTCGTCTTTATGAAATAATGTTGTTCCATATAGAGCTTTGTCATTTTTATTTCTATCGTTTTTGTAAATGAGTTTTTTATTATCGCCTAGACAGATACATCTTCCGAATCTTGGAGATAGCAATATATCTGAGTCGATACTGAGTACCCATCCTTCTGTGTGTTTCATTTTCTCATTACGAGCTAAAGCATGTTCGTAATATTTTTGATCTGACACACGATGAATTTCTATTCGTTCATCTAAAGTTTTATAATCAATACCATAATGTTCTTTGATGCTTTCAGTTATCGGTTTGTCGCTAGACCAATCAACTATGACAATCTTCTTAAATGGAAATTTAATCCAGGTCTTAAGTGATTCCATCAAATGGGATTCACGATTCATTATTGAAGTTGCCAATGTGATCTTACTACATAATTCTTTTTGATGATCTGTTATTGGGATAGAATCAAAATTATGTATATTGTTGATTGCGATAGCATTTGATCCTTCTTTATTGAAGTTATAATACTCAGTAAATACATTACCGTTATTCTCTTGAAACTTTTGTTTTGAAGTTTCTAGTAGTTCATTGTAGTTAATCATAATTAAGCTCTCCCAATAAGATGACCAATATCTTCTTCAATGATCATATATAAAAATTCAAATAGTTCTCGTTCTACTTCAGATGGGATATAACGATATGGAATTGGTACTAATTCGTACTCATCTTCCTCAATCAAGAATGAATTTATTTTATTATTATTAACATCATAGTTATAGATTTCATCTTTATATGTATTAAGTAATTCTTTAAACTCTTTATGCTTAATCAAGTCATCTATAACGTTCCCGTTGTCAATCCATTCTTTCACCATGGCTTCTTTCTTGACGATATACTCTTGCATTTTAGGAGATACTAGACCTGCGTTATTTAGCTTGACGAGTCGTTCATGTTCATCTTCCATTAACGTAATATTTTTAGTTAAATAGTATTGGAACATTCCATCTTTATTATGAAATGATGTCATGAAAAATAACATATACATTCTCATAAACATTCTTCTGGTTATTTTAATTTTTTTCATCTTCGTACCCCTCTATTAATACTGATAGTACTTGCATTATTTCTTCGTCTAATTCTGGTACAAGGTGTCTTGGTATTAATATGTTTTGAAAGGATACTACAGATTTAACTATTGCAGTTATCTCGTTATTTAATGAGTTGACTTCTTGGATAAGGTCTAAGTGACTTTTATTTAATTCGCTGATGGCTTCTTCATCATTGTCTAGTGATAAGAATGCTTCTTTATACTGGTAAAAATCTGAATCTGGATCGTATTGGATGGATTCTGATGCTGATACATAAACTTTCATTGTGTATTGCAGTATCTGTTTCCATGATTCTACAAATAATAAAAAGTTTTTGTGGTATTTTTGTGATGGTTCGAGATTATCTAAAATCATATAGATTTTAAACCACTCTTCGTGTGTTAATTCAATCATTTCAATTCCTTTGTTTTCAATTTAAAGAAGGTTGCTATATTTCAAGCAACCTTTTATTTTTATTTATATTAATACATATGTCATAGATATTAAATACGGTGTGTCGGCTTTGTTCACATCCGGCCCTCTATCTTGAATCTTTATTTCAGGAAAACCTGATCCATTTTTATGGGCAGTCCAATTAAAAAATTTGTACCCTGCAACCTGTGGTGCTGGGCCACCGCCAGTAAACCCACCAGGAATCCATCTGAGGTCTGCTGCAGATATGTCATCACTTTCAGATCCTAGCATACAATCGAATGAAATAATATTTATATCGTCCCACAGTGGTACGCCTATAGCAAAGTTAAGATCTCTAGTTCCGGTATTTTGTGTTATGAACTGTCGGTGAACAGTTTGTATGCCGCCACCAGTGGTAATTGATCCAGTAACATTAAGATCACCGTCTATACTGACATTGTTATTAGGGGTTAGAACAATGTCACCAGAGTCTGAAGTGATGTTCACATTATTTTCTGCACGTATTGTTATGTCATTACCTGCATACTGATCAATATAACCTTGAGGCATATAAAGATTGAGATAATTAACTGATGGTGATACTGTTGCATTTATTTGTTCACAACCAATTGTTATAGCGTCAAAATAATGACTAGCTGCATGAGATTTCGAAGGAGAAGTCCAGTTTCCAGAACCTTCATCAAATCCTAATGTTCCAGGGTGAAGGCCAAATCCTAACAGCATTCCATTTGACCCGTATTGGAAATTATCTTCTCCAAATATATATGATTTGTTGTCAGGTGCGCTTACGGTATTGCCGTATACAGAGTTATGATCACCAAACATATGACTTTTATCATATGTAAATGAAGGTGGAATACCAGCAACATCTTTCTGCCACCATCCCCAGTTATTATCCCCAATTATTGTTGAGTTACTTATGTCTTTAAAATCAGTATACGACCCAACGATAGCAAGATTGTTAGATGCAGATACTGAGTTACCCTCTCCAATTACATTACTAAAACGAGATATACTATCAGCACCAGCATCTGTACCTATAGTATTATAAGGCCCTATTACGTTATTAGAGTGACCATATACTACAGAATAACTAGCATTAATCATCGAATTGCTATAACCAAAAGAGCTTGCATAAACAGAGCTAGATATAAATCCATAATTACTGTTAAGTCCACCAGTTGGATAATCCTTTATAGTGTTCAATTTACCAGATATTATAATATTTTGTCCACTGGCTCCATCTTCAATAGTATTATACTGACCGCCAATAATTTGTGAATTATTGTTGGTAGATTTAATTGCATTATGTTGACCACCTATTACTGAGCTAAATAATGCATCTGTTGATATGAGGTTTTGTTTACCACCAACTACAGAAGAGTTGAAACCATAGTTAAAGTTATTTTCACCACCTAGAATTGATGAATTTTCTGCATCTTGTGATATTAAATTATTAAAGCCACCAATAATAGATGAACCTTCCACTCCATTATCTATAATATGATCTTGACCGCCAATGATTGTTGCATCAGTACAGTTAAAATTAATTGTATTATTACGACCGTTTATTATGGTAGATCTCAAAGAGTTGTTTTCAATTGTATTTAATTGACCACTAATTATAGAAGAATATTCAGACTCTGCAGAAATAGAACTGCTCCAACTACCAAATATAGATCCGTATTGACCACCACTAATTATATTACATCGTGCACCAGATGCAATTACACTAAAATTATTATCTATGCTATGGTTTTGGCCTCCCAATATAGAACTACCAGATCCTGTAGCTGATATGATACTAGAAGAAGCGCCAATAATAGCACTTCTAGGTGCTGATGTAAATACATTACTCCCATGACAAAAAGAAGTAAGACCTGCTGCAACAGCTAGAGATCCCATTGCAACACTATTACCACCTTCTGCTATGGTTCTATCACAAATTGCAAATGAATTAGATCCGTATGCAAGAGTAACATAGCCCATTGCGGTATCATGCACACTAAGTGCTGCAGTGTTATATCCTGTTGCAAATGACGCAAAGTCATCTGCTGATGTCTCATAACCCATAGCTATTGAAGCATTGCCACTCGCAGAGGTTCCAAAACCAAATGATAAATTTGGTGCTGATCCTGATGTTTCTATGTGCAATGCACCAGAATCTAATACTTCAAATGTAGCAGATTTAGAAGTATAATCTTTGGTTAACTTTAGTTGTGGTTCATTTTCTTTTGTTATCTCTAAACCAGCTCTAGGTTCCCATGAGCCACTAAATCCTGATGTACCTATAGCTACATCACCGTGATAAAATAAGCCGTTCTGAGCGCCTGATACTGGCGGTGTTTTAACCCAGTCATCTGTAGCTATAAATAATTCATTTCCTGGGTCTATAATAAAATCTAATGCTAGAGTTATATCTACTGATCCTGATCCATTACCATCAGTTCTAACATATTGAGTCTTATTGAATAATACTTCACCAAATAACACTGGATTATACGTGTTATCTGTTGTTCCATCACTAAGCAATTTCTGTATATAAAAAGCGCCCTTGTTAAATTTAAGGCTACCGTTCTTTATACCAACAGTTGCTTGAAATGTCGCAATCTGATTGTCTGGTGTTGGGTTTGCTGGGGCATATACTACCCCACCCCATAATAGATCTCTATCTGCAATCTGTGATACTTCTGATGCAGATGAGATTATCTCTACAGGCGAGTTGTAGAAAAAATCACCAGGAACATTATTATATTTTGCTTCCGGTATATTGGTTCCACTCACCATATTGCTTAGTGGGTGAATAATAAGTGGATCTGCGTTATCTACTAAAATGTTTATAGGTGCTGTATCTGATTGAGATGTTGTTTGAACAAGTCCAGTTACAAGGTTAACTGAAGTACCTGATTCTTCATACACAAAGTATTCGCTATCATTCAAATCGTACGCAGAGGTGAAACCTATATTTTCAAAGTTCCATAGTTTTTCACCTATTAATGTTTCGTGTGTATCTGCACTAGATGCTGCGTTTAACAAAGGGATCACGTCTGTGGCAAGCCCTGCACTTAGTGCTGTATGTATTTCAGGATCTATTCTTTGGTCATATATAGGCAAAAAATATTTAATGGAAAACTTCGGTAATGATTGATTAATTACTGCATCCAATCCTGCTGATGTGATTATAACATCTGCCATGTATAACTCCTGGTCAATATCTTATTGTATTTATTATTATTTATAAATTAGCTGATGGTTTGTTCCACGCTACTTGAATGTTGTTTTTGATCATTACGCCAGCTTGGGCACCATTACCATTAAGACCTACTGTTATAAGATCCATATCGTATCGAGAGTTTATACCTTCAAATACAGTATTTATGGGTCTTATTGAATTAACAGCGTCTTTTACTCGATCAATATTATTGATCCAGTTTGGGAGGGTTATTTTAGTATCTACTACGATTACAAAGTGTGGTGATGGAAAATAGTCTTGACGATTTACGCCAAATTCAGTTGATATATCAACACCATCTTTTTTATCTTCAGCAAGCCAGTTTTCATCATAGTCATTTGTAAAAAGTGTTTCAAGCTCTCCGATGATACCAAATGAAAATAATGCTATCTTGACCGCATTATCTGTAGTTTTTATTCTATACCAGTTTGGTAAGTTTCTTACTACAAATCGTAGGTATTCTCCCTCTTGTTTTTCTAAGGTACAAATTTGATCCGGTGTAAGGTTATCAATATCATCTGCATCGACATCACCAACTCTAAACGATCCAATGTCAGTTCTGTTTACGTCCAGTCCATCATATCCCATAAAAGAGGCTAGAAATTGGATATATTCTTCATCTATCGTATCTGCGTCGTGTAATGTGGTTAGCCTTTCTATCTTTTTAAGGATAGATATATGACAATGACCTTCACAATCATTACCAACTTCATACATTGTATTTTCATAGTCTTGAAAGAACTTCATAAAATCAAACACTTCAGATTCAACCAAGTGTTGAGGTAAGAAGTTTGTTAAGTTTATAAGTCTGTTATTATCTAAAGAATCATCTAAAGGGTCTACACAACTAAAGTACCATTTACCGTCAGCTGCTGTTGTGCTGTTGTCATAGATATCACTTGCTGAAACTATAACGTCACCACTTGCTGAAATGTTAATGACATCGAACTCGACATCATTTACAGCAACTTCAACAAAACTGCTGTAATCTATTTCACCTAAACTTTCCGATGTAAGGACAAATCCAGCGGAAGTGATAATATTAATACTTGTCCCAATAGGGTTACTATCTTTTATTCTAACATGTACAGATCCTGTACCCTCTATAATCATTTTAGATTCTGGTTGAGAATTAGAAAATGTAATTACTGGTGGATATATGTCTGTATTCTGTTGGAAATCCCAATTAATATTTTGTGGCATTATGGTTCTCCCAAATCATTTGATCTTATTGCTATACCAGTTACACCACCAGATGCATCTGAAGATTTTAAATCAACATGAACAACATCTAATGTATCTGATGCACTTATATACCAAAACTCTTCAGTCGATAAGTCTATATAATCTAAAGGATCTCCAACAATATTTATGTTAGATGCTGCGAGAGAAGTTCCAGATAATAGATTTACTGAGTCTGAATTTCCTGATATATTGATTGCATCAACTGCACTAATATTAAAGTGATTAAAATTAACTGTTGACCCTATATTCATTGTAAAGTTTTGTGTGTATATGTTATTATTAATATCAATTACTTCAGTTGATGAATTTATTGTTAATGGTGGCATTATGATATCTGTTAGTGGGGACATTATACTAGTAGTATCACCATTTACGTAAAAACCACCACCTCCACCTAAATCGAAACTATCTACAAATGCTAAATCTAGTTGGTCTGTAGATATTATCCAATCTTTTGATCCCATTAAAAATATAAGTTCATCTTCAGGTGGAAAACCTGTTGCTATTGTAAGTAATCCTGATCCCTGTAACATTAATATATCTGGGTCGTTGGCTGAGGCATCTATTACTAATAAGCTACCTTGTTGAGAGCTATTAATAAAGAGGCCATCAAGGTATGTATGTTGTCCATCTCCAAATGTCATAGTTGTAGTTGAAGCGAAAGGACTGCCATCGTTAGATACTGATACTTTTCCCCCATAAAATCTTCCAGTTATTACATTATCAGAAAAAGTATAATGAACTTTAGTATTTAAAGTGCCTGTGTTTGAAAGTGAACCACCGAATAATGTTATTGTGTACAATGCTGTAGAACCAGATCTTTCAGAATCTATAATTGCATTTTCACCAAACGATGATTGCGCCCCATCTAATGTAAGATTAGAATGCATCATAAATGTACCACTGACATTAAAGTTTTCAGTCAATCTCAGAGATTTATCTGCGAAATAATTTACATGTGCATTTTCTGTTATTTCCAATGTTTGCAAAGATGCGGTAGCAAATTCTTGACCTAGATTTAATACGCATGAGTTTATTAATATTAATTTGCCTCCTGTTTCTTGTGTCAATGAACTGAATCCATTAAAGTCACAAATACTACCCTCAATTGTCAAATCGAATGACGATAAGTTTATACTTCCACTACCTGCATTTGATGTTAGGTTATATACTGATTGGTTTGAGTCTAATACACATGGGACTGTTGACACACCACCATCAAAAGCTGCTACTGATCCTATGCTTGGTATTTCATTATTTTGCCAGTTTCCAGGATTAGACCAGTTAGAATTTATTGCACCAGTCCAAATTTGTTCACCACCTAGAATAAAATTAGTGTTAATAACAAATGCTGGTCTAGTTTCATTTCCCAATGTTGTTTCCAACGACGAAAAATATGGGCCTTCTGTAACTGGTGAAGATTCAACTTCATACTTTGTAACTACGCCTTTATTATTTGCTGATGTGGTTGGAATCATCCATGATTTAATAATGTCTTTGTCTGTTATTTCCCATCTTGCAAATTCAAGATTGTCATGGACTGATAAACCTGTAAAATTAGTGTCTGACATATTGGCGCTAACGTTGTCAACTTCAGTATTCCATGTCGCTGTTGATGAATCGAAATCTGATGATAACATATTTAGATCCATTGTAGTTGCAGTAAAAGTATTAACTGTATACTTCCAAAATTCTGCTGCTCTAACGTCTGTTAAGCTTTCTGCAGAAGTTCCTAGTGCAAGAACTTGATCTCTAAATGGAACGCTAATAGGGTAGTATTCTAGTATTCTCACATTTGCACCAGGGCCTTTACGTAGTAAGTGTAAAGGATCACTATTAAAAACTGTCGCTGGGAATAACTCTTTTATAATATTATCTTTAGTTGGGTATACTATTCTATTATATGTTTTTGTATTGTCACCGTCTGCACTTAAGGGGTAAACTGAAGTCTCTGGGTCTATAGTTGCTGAGGTTATATATTCGGTAACAATATCCCAGTCAGGAGACGTTGGATTTGTCTTAGTTTCTGTACTATTGAATTCTAATACGAATGTATGATTGTCTTCAAAGTCAGTAGCTGTAGTAGCGGTATAGCAGTGCTCAGGTTCGTAATCATATCTTGTATCTGAATTTGTAGACCATGTATTAACGCCATGGTGTGTTGTGATTGAGTTACCTTCATAACCAGAGCCTGATAACGGTAATGTACCTTGAACAAATCTAGTTGCTCTTTTAATTGAAAATCTATCTCGTTCTGGGTATATGTGGGGTGGTTTATCTTCAGTTATAAATGCAATATCGTCTGGGGCTGCGAATACAGCTAGACCAGGGCCAGCACCACCGAATGGTGTTGGAACTTGACCTAATCCATATGTGAGTGAACCAGGCCATCTAGTGTTAAGGTACTGAACGATTCTATAGTTTGATAGATCAATAGATTCGACTGGGTCGTGAGATGTAATTCTAAATGTGTACTCAACGTCAGTACTTGTCGCTACAGTACGTTTAACTTCCAAATTAATTTTTTGGGGTAGTTGTATTTCATTAAGAATAAGATTCGAAACACCATCTTCTTGAAGAAGGTGTCCACCATCTTCTTTTAATATAAAATTAAACGCCATGATTTATCCTATTATGAAACTGCTGTTACTAATCCGTTTACTACTGTTATATTTGATACTGCACCTGAGAAACTTACTCCTGGTGTTCCATTAACAGAGTATGAGCCATTCAGGTCAAATACTCCCGATGAAAAGTCTGCAGATATCAATGGACTCGCTGAGTCTGAATTATGTATAATAAGTGTATTATCATCGCTTAGAGTCTTACCTGCATCATAACCAATTTTAACACACCCACTTGTAGATGTGTTAGCAGCTCCTGCCCCATATCCTATCATGACGTTTCTATCACCAAGAAGTGATTCGCCAGCGAAACTACCGATAGATACGTTAAAGTCAGCTGATAATGAGGCAGCCATTGTATTCCATCCTACAGCAACATTTGAAGACCCTACAGTACTGTTTAATGTATTATCACCAATAGCGACATTTTGAGATCCCGATGAATTTTGTCCTGACCTATGACCAATTAATACATTGGATGTTGATGATCCTGCTATGTTCTGTCCTGCATATGCGCCTATAGCCACATTGCTATATACAGCTGTTGGTATTTGCAATGCTACATAACCAATGGCAACATTTTCGCTACCACCGATATTACTAAATAATGAATTACTACCTATTGCTACGTTTAGATCGCCAGTTGTATTGAAGCTTGATTGTGAGCCTATGGCAACATTTAACGTGCCCGTATTATTAAATCCAGATCTATATCCTATAAACTCACATTGAGTTCCAATTGAATTATTACCAGCTTCTCCACCTATCAGTGTACATTTATTTGCAGATGATGAACCGCCTGAACCCATACCAACAAACGTATTATCATCTTGAGATGTTAAACCGCATCCAGCACTAGTTCCAATTATTGCATTGTGATTTCCGATTGTTAGACTTTTAGCTGCATGCGAGCCGATCACAGTATTTAACTCACCTGTAAATCCTGCGTCACTACATGCGAGTGCACCTATTGCGATATTATTATCACCTTGAGAATATTTTCCTGCACCTTGTCCTATCATGACAACATCATATCCGTTACCACTGCTAAATGCATTTGCACCAATACCAGTATTGGAGTTACCTGATGCTAAATATCCAGATTTATACCCTATAAAAGTATTTGAATGTTCATCAGTAGCAACACCTGCATAACTACCAACTAAAGTGTGATACATGCCTGATGCACTAGCTCCTGCTTTTGATCCAATTGCTACAGAATTTGTATTTGAGTTTTCTTTAAATGCCTCAAACCCAATTGCAACTGTGTCATGACCGCTAAGATTCTCAACTAAAGTATCTGAACCTAATGATGTATTATTTGCACCTGTAGAGTTATAACCAGAGTTTATACCTATTGCAACGTTGTAATCACCTGCATTATCATGACCTGCATCTCTACCAATCATAACTGAATAAGATGCACTTGTATTACGTCCTGCAGAATCACCAATCCATACAGAACTAGAAGCGTCAGCATAAACACCTGCCCTATAGCCCATAATAGTATTATACCATCCACCACCACCGCCAACATCACCACCAGGGAGATGGCTTCCAGTGAAACCAGATCCGGCTTCAGTTCCAACAATAGTATTGCGGAGTACGACTTCAAGTGCTCTTCCTGCGTATTGTCCAATTATAAGATTTCCCTGGCCGTCGTACGATTGACCAGATGCAGCACTAGTACCAATTATTACCTCTGTAGTACCACCTCCGTGTCCACATACACTATTTCCGATGTAAACTCCGCTTGCATTACCGTCCGCTACAGCACTGGTTCCTATAACTACAGATTGTGATGTAGATGTGGAAGCCCTACCTGCATTAAGACCAAAAAATATATTGTCACTTCCTGTGTTGTCTTGTCCTGCAAATTCACCAATAAATAAATTATGATTAGGTGTGGCACTGACATGGGTGTCAACTGAAGTAACATCTCCAAGATCGGAATGTTGTTTTAAACTTAAGTCCAGTAGATCAACCGCATTAATTTTTTTTGTTTCAGAATTTTGAACGATAGCTAAAGGCTCCGTTCCTGCTAGAGCACCTGCGACATTTAAGTCGGATATTTTTTCGTCAGCCATTTTTTGTCCTTAGTATGAGTATACTTTTTTATATTTATAACTTATATCTGTATGTGATGTTAGATACCATTTGAACTATTTCTAAAGCTAATGAATAGTTTGTTATGTTACCGCTACTATCTCTCATACTGTTTCTAATTGCTTCCTTCATTGTTTTATTTAATCTAGAAGTGAATGATCTGAAAAAATCAGAATCTCTATATGCATCCGCTACAGGAGTGTTCAATTTGTTATTATACATGTTATCCATTAGTTCTTGATAAAATGTTCTCTCTGTTATTCCTGCAGTTCGTATTTCACCTGATTCATATGTAGACCAAGTACCGACTGCAAATGGTGGGGTTTCTAATTCAATCTGTTTATAGTCTGATATATCATAATATTCAGAATCTATTGGCAATGAACCTAAAAAAGCGTTTGGTCTGTTCGTTTGATACTCAAATATTGCTTGTTCTATCAATGATACTAAGGTTGGTTCATACGCTAATGGGACTAGACCAGTACCTACTATGTCAGGGTCTGTAGATAGATCTGTCACCGGAGTATATGTACCTGATGTTACAGGGAGAGGTTCGAAAGAAATATCTGCATTGATAACTTCTCTGTTGTTCTCTATAATTTCTACGATGTTAGATATGAATACAGGTACATTAAAGTCAGCATTATCGTTTAAGAATGTATAGATCTGATTGTTAACTCTAGTTCTAAGATCGTTAATGCTTGTTAGGTTACGGAGGTAAACGTTACCGTCAATACCATACTTTTGAATGATTGGAGACATGTATAAGTTCTTAGTTGTAATCTGTGCTCGTGTCTGAAGATCGGCAACTACTTTTCTTACATTCTCTATTGCATTTAAGCTTTCCTGATCGTTAAGTGCTTCTATTACGCCACCACCACAACTTGTAGATGAGTTTTTAATGTAAACGTTAAAATAAGTCTGCTCACCAAAACTTGGATTTTCATCTGTACTTAGGAAATAGTCACCCTCAAGTATTGTTGTTGTGTAGCTAGAGCTATCGGCAGTAGTTAAGTCTTTAGGTGAGTACTGTCCACCAGGAGGCAATAGATATAAGTCACCAACTACTGAGAAAAATACTATATTAAATAATTTTACAAGTGCTCTAGTTTGGATGCCTGCCTTGTTAAGGGCTTCAACTTCTTCTTGTTCACCCCAAGCTAAAGCATTATTGACATTTATTGGTGATGTTAACGACTTAAGAAATATAACATAGTCTTGCTTTGATACTAATCTGTCAAGTGACTGAAATAGGGAAGGGGCATTTACTTTAATAGACTCCATACTTTCCAAGTTAGCACCGCCAACGATGTTACTATTAAGTCTAAACTCAAAATTCTTAGTTATTAATAAAGATGGCTTTCCAATCACTTCAAGTGTGTTACTTGTTTGGACTAGTTCAGTTTGTACGCCTACTTTATTTGGTGTAGTTCCATCTGTAGCAAAGTATTGAATGTATATATTGTCAGAGGTTGTTCTAGCGCCAATCTGAGATATCAAGTCATCACCGAATAATAGTTCTACTTCTTCTTTAGGAGTTGTTCTTAATAAACATACCTTCGGTACAACTAAAGTCTGAGTTTGGTTTAATACTTCTGGATTTGTAAGTAATGATCGTCTATCTATAGCAAATAAGTTATCTTCTGTATCTAAAGCGGTATCTTCATCTGGGCCTACACCTACTTTAGTTAACCCCTCGACAAGGTCAAAGACTGCAGTGTCAGTATCATAGTTAAGATCTTCTGTGCCGTATAGGTTTGAGAATCGATTGTCTGGGATAATATACTTTTGAAATATTTGTCCGGCTTGTGAGTTAGCGCTACCTGGAACTTCTTGAACTATAATCTCACCTTGGAGGATAGCAATTGGTTCGGTTGCTGAAAGAGGTACATTACCGAATTCATTAAGTACTAAATCTGATTCACTCGTAACGGCTACGTTAACTGTTTTTCTAAATGCTGGGTTACTTGTACCGTCTGCAATATCATTAGCGGTAAAAATATACTTATACGTCTTAGTTAAGATGTATGGGAAGCCTTGGTGTTGGAACTTGGTATTAAACTTCTGAAAGTATACCTCATCACCAGCCTCTAAACCTGAGGGTAGTGGCCCTTTTATAACGATTTCGAGTGAACTCGAAGCTGGGATAGGTCTTGTAACTATATAGCCAAGTATCTTAGCTAATACAATAACTGAAGATTTTAACCGTGCAGTATCAAAATACTGTTCTTCAGCTCTTCGTTCTAGATAGTAGTTCGTTAAATCTGTAGTTGCTGCAAATATCTCTATGATTGTTTGAGATATTGAGCTTTCTAAGAAGTTCTCAAACCTGGGATCTGCATCCAATCTGTTTGAGATATCACTTCTAATTTCATCGAATGTTAGGTTGGTGTAGTTTAAAAAGTTACCAACATTACTTGAGCTGTTATTTCCGTTAGCCATTGTTACTCCCATTGTCCTATAATATTACTTTCTTTTTAAAATTACTTTGAATGCCACTATTTCTAATTGTGTAAGGAATCTGAAGTAACATGGTGTTGTTATCAAGAAAAAGATCTAATTTTGCGTTTTGTCTGTCTAATATTACTCTGGTTTCCCAGGCTTCTATAGCGTCTAATACACTCTCGAATATACCTACAGCGTCTGATGTTGTTATAGCGTCGAAAAGACTCAACTGAAGTAATGATCCGAAAGATAATACGAAAACTCTCTCACCAAATATGGTAAGGAGTATATTTTCTATAGATACGTTGATAGCTTTGTCATTAATAACTTCTACTTCAGTTAATATGTTTTTTGACAAATCGTATGCATAAGGATTCGTAAAATCGTTCCTTAAAGTAGAGCCTGGATGTAAGATACCGTTAGACATAAAAAACCTTTTTCAATTATTTATATTATGAAAGAGTTTCGTCTACAGGAACACCTCTTGGTGGTTGTTTTGATAGGATTTCTCGTCGTAAATTTGCGATTCTTTGTTTTAAATCGTTATCTTTTTCTACAATACTTTCTACGAATGGATCTACTGTTAGGAAATAACGTCCACTAGTTTTCTGAACTTGTAGTAAGTCTTGGAATTCTTCCTTTTGACGAGTTCCAGCTACTGCGAAATTACAAAGGGCGAATGCACATTGGAAAAAAGGATCTAAGGTATCAAATAAATCTAATATTCCCAGGTTTCTTAATTCTTCTAGGTATTCTTCTATTAATTGAAATATATCTTGGTCGAGTAATTGTTGCTCTAATGCATCAAGTTGCTCACTGATTCTATCGAGTAATTCATCTGTGTAGTTTTCTAGTAGACTTCTTAGTGATGTTCTACAAACTAATTCTTCAAAATTCTCAAAACTTTCTCTAGCAGCGATCTTTTGTGCGTCAGTTAAGCCTAATAATGTACTGTCAGGTGCTAAAATAAAATCAATTAATGCTTCACATTGACTCAGTACTTCACAAAAGTTTGCTTTTATGTCTAGAAGGTCTAATGCGTCTACATTAAGTATAGATAATACTTGTTGTTCTATGATAACAATAGCGGTTTCTATAGCTGCATATATGACTGAAAATATTCTTTTAAGAATGCTTATAAAAGATCTGTAAGCTAATTGGGGAATAGATAGTGCAGTTTTAATAGTCGCAACTATTTCTTCATAGATCTGTTCTGCCATTTGGCAATAAATTACTTCTGGTGAGAATGCTCCCATGATATATTTCCTTATGTTGGGTTAGTCACTACAACTGAAGTAGGTTCAATACCTTCAAATGATTCTATTGGTTGTGTAAATATTGCTGTTACTGTTGGTTCCGAAATTGATAACAATGAATTAGTTGCAGGTAATATTGCGGTATCAAAATAAAATGTTGGTAAAGTTACGTCTGGCATGTTATCCTCACGATTTATTGGTAATCACTACTCTTGTAGGGTCGATACCTTCAAATGGTTCTTCAGGTTGTATAAAGAATCCTGTTACTGTTGGTTCTAATACACTTATATTTATATTTGCAAATTCTAATTCAGCTTCCTGTATGCCGTCCACTACTACGGGGGTAGCTAAAGCATTAGAGTCTATGTTGTCGTAGTTAGTATTAATGTTATCTATGTCTGCATTATTGAGTAGATCTTCACATGCATTGGCGGTTTCATCTGGTAAACCTTCGAATAAACTGGTTGTTGTAGGGTTATCTTCTATTACCTCTCTAGCATCATCTGGTATAGTCTTGAATACTGTATCGGATATAGCTGATGTCTCAGGTATTCCTAATAGATATTCACCTATAGGTACATCAAATGATTCTGAATCTATACCATTACCACTATCTATACAGCACATAGAGTCATCTGAGTCAGGATCACATCCTGCAGATACTACATTATTGATAAATTCATCATCACATGATGGGTCTGGGGTGTAACTGTCAGTGTCTGCATTATATATGATAGAACATTTACCATTATCTACTGGTTGATCGACAAGATTGTCTAATATTTCTTGTTGTTTTGCTATAATAGACTCGTCTGACAGATCACTCATACCAAATAGACTTAACATCTCAGCGAGTACTTCAGTTTTACAGGCTATCCCTACTGGAAAGTCTGGACAATCAAGCATTAACCAGAAAGGAAACGTCATTCCTGAATATGCAGAGCCTATTATGCCAGTAGTAGCTACAGGAGTTATGAAATTAGCTAAGAAACCTGCGAATATAAAGTTAGACAGTATCTCAAATGGTGCTTCTAATGGATTTAGTGATGCTAGGTCAGAAAATAACCCTGCTGCACCTGCTGCAAGCATGCTATAAAATGATACTGTTCCCATTATAGGCATTAATGGGAAGTTAACAACTGAAGTACCAAAGACTGTTGGGGGTATAGAGAAGGGTGTATTAATTGATGTCACCATAGGGGGTGATGAGAGCCACGTAGCGATCGCTTGATAAAACTGGTTGTCAGGTACAGGGTTTGCAATTCCAGGGCCTACAACTGTATCTAAAAGCGTTTTAAGGGTGGCTGGTGGTGGTATGACCACGTTCATTGAACACATAGCTGCTCCTGGTATAGGAGGGGCAGTAGCAATGACACCAACTGATGGAAAAACAGGGGGTAATAGCATTATTTTCTGCAAATTTAAGTAGAAGTATAATGCATTTGCTATACCTTGATTGGTAGCCTGTTTAAACTGAAGTGGTGTTGTACCTGGGGTTACTATTAAAGGAGCTATATTAGCTACGATATTAGCTATCATGAATCTTCTCAATATAATCATTTACTCAATTCCTGTTATACTTCCACATGGTGGTATGCCTATATCTCCACCATGTGGAGCTGTTGTATATGGATCAACTTTTAATGTATTAGGAACCCAGTTAAAGCTATCAGGGCCTATGATTTTATTCTTAGCACCTAAAGGATTGATAAGGTTCTCAGCCTTTATAGTATTCTCAGTAGACTGTACCTTAAATTTACCTTCACACATTATAGTCATATCACCACCGACATTGATATCGAGATTACTTTTGATGTTTAATGTAATGTTTCCTATCTTTGATGAGTCACTTGCATTATTTGGGTTAGATGAAATGCTTATGTCTGTATTGTCGATCTTTAGATTACCATCTGCATCTATGTCTACCATCAATCCTGATGAGTGTCTATAGGTTGTTACATTAGTAGCTCTATTGATCTTGAAATACTCTCCGGTATCTGTCTCAAAAAATATCATTGAATCAGGATAATTTTCAGTAAGACCAGCAATAAAATGTGAATCATTCATCTGATCTTTCTTAAGTACTTTAGTTGTGTAGCGAGGTAAATAGATGTCATCGTTCTCGAAATAGACTTTAACTAAAGTTTCTAGTGGTGGGACTACGAATGAACCGAGTGTACTACCTATGAAGTTAAAGTCTGGTATTGCCCACGGGAGGTTATTATCAGGAATGTCTTCATCGAACACACCAAAAATTCGTATTCGAACTCTTCCTTGTTGGTCGGGGTCGTTGTTATCGACTACTTGTCCAGAATAGAATGATAGTTTTTTCTCAGCGTTGGGGTGTTGCTGATCTATGAAGTTTTTAAGGGAGTCATTTATTTGTTCTGTAAGTCTTGATCTTAATAACTTATTTTCGTTCATGCTGTAATCCTTAGGATGTCAAATTGAGTTCAAAATCCTTATCAAATGTAGGTGGCTCTAATCCATTTCTGAATACTGTGAGTAATGTATTATATATACCATCTTTAGAAAAGTGATGTACGATCCCACCAACTAGATATTTTCCTGAAAGAACATCATTTGTTGACAGTCCATCTTGTGAGTTAACTGTTAAATCGATCTTATCAAATAGGTTGAGATTGTTATTTGGTTTCGAATTAATCATAATAGGGGCTGAGAAGAAGCCTTGTTTAATGTATCTGTTTTCTGAAAGACTTCTAAAATAATTCTGATGTACGTTATTTTCTATTCCATATACATTATGATCAACTATCTCACCTGCATGCGCTTTGTTTTTTAACGAAGTGGTTGACATCGAGTGGATGTCACTGTCTAAATTTATTGAAGTGTTGTTATTGCCGTCATAATATGATACGTTTGAACCGTAGGCCATATTTTTATTAACAATAGGTGCTAGGCTTTTATAGTCTAAGCTATTATATGTTATTACTTCTTTGGTTGCGTCATCTTCAGGCATGTTTCCTGGATGTGATGTTGCTAATGCTGAATACATTGCAATGAATTTTGATTCGTTTGCGGCTTCAGTTTCTATGCTGGTATATACCATTTCACTATTACGGTTTGTAAAGCAGAATACAGAGTCAGCTTCGGATAAGAATGCTCTATCGGTTATATCTTTTATCATTTCACCATTAGATAAATGTGTTTGAAGCCAGGTCATGTTGTCTGAAGTTTGTATTCTTATGTCAGGGGTAAACCCTGTGTTCTTAGCGATAGTTTCTATTACTTTAGATGATGGCTGGTCTTCAAAGGCTTGGCTTATTAAAGGGAATAATAATTTGTTATTCTTCAACACTCCAACTATTCGAACTAATGATGATGTATTTTCACCAGTATTACTATTTTCTATTGATACAGATTCTGCTACAAAGTTAACTACTATTAAATTTTCAGTATCTTCGTTTATAGAATATTCTAGCTTAATTGGTGTACCATCAACAATTGGATACTTCTCATTAAAAGTTCCACTGTCATTTAATACGATGTCAATTCTGGGTATAATGTCAAATATCCATTCATACAAATGAAGGTTTAGAATACTTTCTGACGGAACGTCTACTTCACCTATGGTAAGAAGTGAGTAAAAATTAACCGTGGCTGTCAGTGAAGCTTTGTTATTAATTTTTTTGATATTGTTATCGGCCATTATTTTTTCTTCCTGAAGTCTTTATAGTAATCTTCAATGTCCATCTCATTAAGTAATGTTAGCGAATCATTTGGTTCCATGTCATTCCAGATATCATCAATGTTATTAAACTTCATAGTGAACCACCATAGATTGGGTTTACTATAATTTTTATTAGCTAACAGCTCAGGTCTCTGGATGTCTTGAGATTTGACTGTATAAAATGTTTTAGCTCTTTCGAAACGAGTCTGATTGAAGTTATTAGATATAAGGTCATTTTCAAGGATGCCGTCTATATTATTTTTATCAAAAAAATTTGTTCTGCTATATTTATCTGCCATACGATCCTCTTATCTGTTTATTGATACGTTATAAAAACTTGGTTTGCCGTGAACACCTGATTGATTTTTAGGTTTCACTGATCTTGCACTTAGTTTAACATCGAAGTCTGCGTATAGAGGCCCAGCTAAAGCGCCAGTTGCAGGATTTTTAACTTGTGCTATTGAATAAGTAACACTACCACTTTCAACTATCATAGATTGGTTTGAAAATAAATTTCCGACTGTTACAGATACTGTTGGTGATCTTGGCCCTTCAGCTTTGTCTAGTGCTGCTTCCATGTCACTATTTTTTTGTGTTAGTTCACCACCGACATTAAGGATTGCAGCTATTGTTCCACCTGCAGTATCAAGTAATGTTCCAACTTTTGATGTTCGTATGTCACCACTTTGTACATTGTCTTTTGTCGGGAGTGCTTTTGTATTAATGGCTGAACCTACAATAATATCTGAATGGTGAGGGAGCATTGCGTTTGCTAGTGCTTGAGAATATTGCATTACGTTTCCAGTGCCGTTATAATCAGTCACTCTAAATTTTAAAGGTAGTTCAACATATGCATTTCCTTTATATATTTTACGAGTAAATATTCCTTGATTTAAAAACTGTTCACCTGTCACTTCAAAACTTTTTTGTATGACTGAAAATTTACCAAAACCCTCAAACATTCCTTTCCACGAGGCTGACATATTCCACTTAAAAGGATCTGAAAGATAGCCTACGATTACAGCACTATTAGATCCGTGCGATATGATTGTAACTTTATTATTGTATAATGCACCTTCTGTACGAGAAGTATCGTCGAATAAGTGTATGTTCTTTTTGTTTATTTTCTGTGGAGAAGCCATAATTTATTCCTATCCGTTAGGGTTGATTCCTATTGTGTTATTAGGCATTTGCTGATCACCACCTCCACCAACATTTAGTTTAGTTACAAGTGTATCTATAAATTCACCTAGTAAGAAATCAGCAAATTTTTCTTTCTCGGATTTTCTTGTATCTTTAGAATCTATCTCTACTTTAGATAGAGGTTCTGACGTTGGTTCTGTAATTGATTGCTTTATTAATGGTGATGTTTTTGATGATACGGTTTTATTTTCTAAATAAAACTTTCTACCAGCTAATGATGCTTGTGCTCGTAATATTTTTTCTTTTGCTTCGAGTTTTATAGCCTCTTTTTCATCACCACCAATTAAACCAAATATTTCGTTTCTTGCAGATCTAGCTTCTTGCTTTAGCTTATCTGCTTCTTTTTCAAGCCTAACAGATTCTGTACCAAATAGTCTAAGGTTTTGGTCTAATAGTTTTTTAGAATTAGCTTCATTGTTTTTCATGATATCATCTAAGTCACCACTAAAAAATCTTCCTACACCTTCGAAGAAACCGCTAACAGCTTTATCGGCTTCGGGAAATTTCTTTTCCATGACTTCGTTAATCGTCAATCCAATACCTGCGCCTATAGCTCCGGCTGCTGCAGCTACACCAGCGACTGTAGCTGCTCCTGCTGCACCAACGGCTGTACCACCTGCTGCGAGTAATGATCCTGCACCTGAGGCTACAGCACCTGCACCTGAGGCTATTGCACTTCCTGCACCTGATATCAATGAACCTGCACCTGATATTAATGACCCTGCACCTGAGGCTATTAATCCTCCTGCAGTTCTAAGGAAAGGCATTAATAATCCTGGTAATCTTTTAAGCATTGTAAATATACCACCACCGTCACCACCGCCACCTTTGACACCTTTAATAGCTTTTAATATATTAGCCAAGGTTACATTTCTAGTCTTGTCACTCTTTTGCTTTATCTTATCGTCAGTTCTGAGTAAGTCTGTTGGTGCAGGAAGCTTTTTCAGACCTGGGGGTAGTCTTAGTTGTCCTGGAATTGGTTGTGTTATTGGTCTATACGGTCTGTCTTTTGTTCCAAAATTTGATTCTGTTTGTTCTGGATCTAACAGTTCTCGTCTACGAGATTTAAAACTACTTTTCAAGCCTCGAATTCCACGTAAAAATTGTGCTTCCATAGAATCGGGAACACCAAAATCTGTAAATCCTGACATTACTTGTTCTTTTGCTACATCAAATCCCGATTCTGCCGAAGCTCCAATATTTCGAGTTCTTGCTTGTCGTGTTGCTTGTCGTCTTGCTTCTTGTGGAGCTAATCCAGCTTTTCTAAGTTCTTTAAATAATTGTTGGGGAGTTTGCTTTAAAAATTGTTGCTGTGTTTTGCGTTGTCCTTTAACTATAGATATTACGTCCGGGAACAAGCGTTGAAACTTTTGTTCAACTTCAGGGCGTGCGCCTAAACTACCACTGTACTGAGTTGTCTCAATGCTCTTATCTTTTTTATCTTTCGTATCTTTTTTATCTTTATCGCTTTTACCACCCAATCCACCTTTAGATCCTTTGAATATTGCATTTTTAAATACTGCACTTTCAAATAATGCTTTTTTAACGAGCATTGAAGTAACTACCATTGTAGCGCCTTTTGGCTGTCTAGGTTTTCTTTGCTTGCCAGGAGCGCCTAATAATAATTGCTCGTCAGGGTAGTAAGTATTTAAGTGAGGCTCCATATCTTTACCGGAGTTATCACCTCTACCTAATAGACCCATAGGGCCTCTTGTTTGGTTTCTATATATGGTGTTATAACCACCAGAAAACTCAAACCCTTTACCAGGTGTCGTCATTGCTCCATTGTATGAGCTACCAGCTGAAGCCTTTTTTGAGGCACGGTTTGCTTTATTAGATACGTTTTTAAACCCTTTTAGTACTTCAGTTTCTAAAAGTCTATTAAGATTAGTTATGTTTTTAGATAATCTATTGAGTTTATTAGGTATTACTCTGGCATCAAAAGCTTTTGTGAAAGATTTAACTTTATCGTTTAAATTATCTAAAGACTTCGGTAAATTTGAAGGTGATAGAAGTTTATTGATGTTAGCAATATTTGTATTTAGTTTAGATATGTTTTTATTAAGCGAATTATCTGATTTATTCTTATCTTTTTGAATATCGTTGGCTTTCGTCAACGATGTATTCAGTTGTTTCATCAATCTAAGATTTAAAGATTTCTCTGCTTTTAATTTTTTATCTTGTTCATCAGCCATATTAAATCCCGATATAAAAAGAACTATTTATTATTATTTATATCGGGATGATTTTTTAACATCTCTCTGATGTCCATTGATCCACCAGTATCGTTCTGAGCTTCAGAAACTTCCTTCTGATGTTGAAGATATCGCTTATAGTGCCAGTCTACTTCTAGGAAGTCCCTATTGTTGTCCGGTGGTATGTGGACATATAGGGCTAGAATAAACTCCATTTCCAAGATGTCATTAAAATCTATACTTGGGAACAAAGAAATCGGCACGAAACGTTACCGCCATAGGCGACGACCCTCCGCATTTATTGCATTTAACGTCCATAAATGGATTTACACCCATCTCATAATGCAGAATATATGATTCAAGGTATGCATAATCACTAGGATGGATATCCAATAGGTAATTATACTTCTGTTTCAAATCAGTTATTTCTTTATCGTCGATGTGAGTGATTAAATTTGCAATAGCCAGCACGTCTGTTTCGTATTTGATGGGAAGTTTCTTACTCTTTTCGATAAAATTCTGAACATTATTTTCATCTTTTATCTTAAGTTGAGTAACTTTAATAGTGTGCTTTGATCCAGGAAGAATAATATCTTTATTGATATCATAATCATCTTTAATATCTAGAATATCAAGACAGTCTAGGTCGAAGTCATAATTAGAATTCTCTTCACACAATGGACATTCGAACTCAATAGAGTAACCAGAATCAGCGTAAGTGTTGGCTCTAAGCCAGAAAATCAAGAAAAGTTTATCCGAGACATATAATTCGTCAATAGAATATCCTCTGACTGTTTTCTTCAGTACTTGATTTATTACATAGTTGGCGTTATCTTCGTTCATTGTAGAAAGCATTTTAACTTCCATAACCTTTAGGGGTCTGGCTGAAAGTTTAGTACCTTTAGGGTACATTTTGAACTTTGAAGGTAAATCGTCTATTGGGTGATAGGTATCTTTTGAAATAGGTTCAACTGGTTTCGACTTTTTAGGGGTCTTTACTTCAGTTGTTTGATTTGGAACAGATCCATTTTCATCTACATCTTCCATTTTCATATCAATTCTCCGTATAAAATAAATTTGTATACAGTTATTTATATTTTAGAGAAGAGGTTGTATTTGTATCATTGGCCCAGCACCACCAAGAATTGATCCAGCTCCACCACCACCACCTTGACTACCGTGACCTTTACCACCAGAATTTATAGGGTTTTGTTTAGTGTTGACCGCAGGTACACTGCCTTTAGAATACACTAGTTCATAGTAATCTGATCCAAAGGTAATTGTATATGTGATGGTATTGTTGTTTCTGTAATTATATTCAGGCTTACTCGCTTTTAGGAAGTAACAATCCATGAATGAATATGTTGCTATGAGATCTGATGTCTCATCTGTGATGTTTATGTTGACTGGGCCTAATCTTGCAGTATTTGGATCTGTATAGAGTCCAAATTCATCTAAGATTCTTGCTTGAAGCCATTGTATAAAGAATCCAATAGTTCCTCTTGCGTCTTCTTCTAACTCTATTTCTAATTCAAAACCTTTATGGTCTAATACGGGAATAGTTTTTGGAAAAACTCCAATCTGTTGCATTTCTTTTTTAAATGCATACTGATCAACATTTACTTTCTTAACGTGATAATTACTCAAATAAGTTCTAGGGCTAAAATTAGAAAAACCAGCGGACTCTGAGAGTACGCTGAGTCTATGTTTAAGATTCCCTGAATCGTTATTCGAATCAGGGAAATCTATCATAAAATTATAGGTTCTCTGAATTGATCGAGAGTCACTAAAAAAGCTCTCAACCAACTTAGATCCTGAATTTAGTTTAGCCATAGTTATTAATCATCTACTGGTGAATCTGTGTTGTTAGGATCTGTAAATAACCAGTAGTCGTATGTGAAAACTACTTCATATTTTACAGATTCATTTACTCCATATGCAAGCGATACTGTAGCTACATTGCTAATAAAAGCATTGTAAAGTGTTACGTGAGCTTCTGTTTCATGACCATTAGCTTTATAAGTTATTAATTCTATATCACTAATAAGTTGTTCTCTTGTCTCTTTTGCTGCACCAGAATTCTGTTTATGATTCATGTCAGTGAGTAAGTTATTCCATTGTTCGAATCTGAGCATAGATTTTGTATCATCATATTCTTCTATTTGAAGAGTTAATGTATTTTCATAGTTTACTTTACCATGATAAAATCTTTTCATACCGAAAAAATCACTCTGGATAGGTTCGTTCCCACGAGCTGGTATCTGAGCGGTTCTTACTCTTATAACCATATCATCTTCGTCCCATGCATTCTGTAAGCCTGGTGGCGTAGGAATTCTCACTTCAAAGAGATACTGTCTTAGAATATCTTTATTTTTTGATATTCGTTGGTTTATGTGAAATTGCTTTTGAGGCATATTTTTCTCCTTTTAAAAAACTTTTAAAGGAAGGGCTTTCGCCCTTCTTTTGGTAACTTTATGCGAAAGAAACCCCAGTTCGAGTTATGATTACTGTCATCTCAATGAATTCGATAACTTTTGTAGGTTGTACAAAAATCGACACATTAAGTTGGTTGTTATCAATAACCTGTGGTGGGTTATTTGTCTCATTTACAACTACTTGGTAATCAGTCACACCACCTGCAGATCTTACAGTTGACATAAATGAATTTACTACCGCAAATACTCTCTGTCTTGTTGATAGAGTATTAAGTTCGAAAACAAATGGTAGTAATCCAGGTTCTACACTATTTTCAACAAATAGTAAAAGTCTTCTAACATTTATTCTGTCTAATGCTGATGCTTTTCTTTGTGCAGTTTTTTGTCCCCACATAACATTACCAGTGTTTCTGATCAACTTAGATGTGTTAATGTTGTTATCATATAAGAAGCCTAATTCAGGTTCTGTGAAAACAATATTTTGATCTAATGAAGGTATGATCCCTCTGTTGATTCCTGCTGGTGCTTGCCATGTGTCACTTACTCTGTCAGTTCTAGCCATTAGTACAGCACCATAAATTGATTTAGGTATAAGTACTCTTTTGTCTGTGAAACTGTCGTAGATCTCATCATATCCGGCATAGTTAGCCATATACGAAGGAGCTGGGTAAGAGTAGCCGTTGTTGTTTAAGAAATCAACTATTTGTGTTGGTTTAGTTAATGTTCTAGGGCCAATCTGTGCGACACCGATAGCGTCCAATCTTGTACTTGCAATAGTTGCAACTTTAACAAAGATAGGTACTCTTGAAGCTGAAGCTTCATCGGGTGGTATTAGTATGTTAACTGCTACTCTATCTCTAGATGCAAATAAATCCCATGCAGCAATTGTTTCTGCAGGAGTATTAGATATATCGTCAAGACCATTGCCTAAAGCTTTTGTTACGGTCATATTCTGTGGATATTTGAAGTCCGAAGGATTGACGTAAGCTAATAGTGAAGATCCATTAATAACATCTGGCGCATATAATGTACCACCACCAGCATTTTTAGCTTGTGGGTTATTACTAACTAGATATTCTTCATCAGGTACTGCACTTATTCCACCGTTGTCAGCGAATATAGATTCATCTGATCCAGTAGTCTTAGTAAAGAGTTTAACCTTGTACACTGACTTCCAAGTTGCGTCTACTGCAGTGCTTGGCACTGAAGAAGTTCCGATAATTGTAGGATCATCAAATGTGAATCCCCAATCGAAAAGACCGTCTTTTTGTTCAGAGGCGGTTGTGATGATCGCAACACCGATGTCGTCACCGTACAGTCCAGGGCCGATAGATCCTACTATAAGTGCTTCATCGAATTCTACTGTAGCTGATATACCGCTTGTAGCAGGTGTGTCTACGGCAGAAATTGTTGCAATTAATCCTAGAGATGCGTTATCAAGATCGAAAATCTTGTTTGCTTTATTACCATCTTCAAATCCATTCTCTGCAAAGAGCTGACTTGGATCTAATGGGTTGATAGTTGCAAATGCAGGGTCGTTAGCATCTACTTCTAATCTTGTTATAACATCGTCATAAGCTGTTGGATGAGCTGAAACATCTGCTGCAGAGCCTGTATATCCAAAAGTACCTACTGTGAAGTCTCCTGATAATATAGTTTGGTCACTGTTAATAGCGAGGTTTGAGTATTGTTCGCTTCCGAATGATGGTCTTACGAACCATAGGAAGCTAGATTCTTGTAAGAATGCTGGCGCTGCGTAATAGGCGTTTTCAGAAGATAGACCAGAAACTGGTGTACCAAATGTCTCATGAAAGTCTTGGTCGGTTGTAACCAATACTCTTGAGTTTACGATACCTTTGCTAGTTTTTCCCACCATTGCACCAATACTGGTTCCGGCTGGGACTACAACTTCGCTGATATCTTGTTCTTTTCTGAATACTCCTGGAGCGATAAATTTTTGAGCCATTATTAAATCTCCTAAATAATATTATACTACATACAAACTCCTTTCAATCAATCAATATCGTGTAATAAATCACACTTTTAATTATTTATAATTTGGGATTTAATTAATTAACTATTATACTTAATTATGCAAAATCATTAAAACTGTTATCATGATCTGCTATTGCTTTAGACCAGTCGAAACCATCACCATCAACTACAGGTCGGTCATCAATCAGAACTGGTTCTTCTTCATCTGTAACCTCTTTCAATCTAAATTTTTCTGCTATGGTTTTCTTAGATAAGTCTTTACCATCAAAAAATTCAGTCTTTACAAAATAAAGACCCCAGAACATTGATGTGACACAGTCATCGTGCTCGTTACCTGATGCTTTAAACACATTAGGTGCTGTTTCTTCATAAACTGATAGTTCGAAAAACGATTGTTTATCATAAATATGTAACCAACTGGCTTCTACATATCTTTTTAGTAAAATATTAGCAGCTAATTTAGATTTCTTGGTAGATCTAATACCAATTCCTTCTTTATCACAGTTAAGGATGTTCTCAAACTCAAATTCATAGAACATACTTTGAGCTACTTCACCACCAACGTCATTATTTTCTATCATGACATAAGCACCGTTATAGTATTCTGATACTCCAATCACTGCTTGAGCAAAATCATTAGTAGAAATCATATTGTTTCTATATACGGCTACTTGATGTATCTCATATTCATCTACAACTTTTAATACTTGTATGACAGAATAGTCATTACCAGTTCCTTTAGCTGAGTCAACACCGAGAATATAGAACCCATCAGGCTCTGGCTCTTCATATACTCTCATTAAATGTTTATGTATTACTGTTATTGGTTCTTTAGTATAGTTGCCTAGTCTTTCTAATAAGTTACCATCGATAAGGGTGCTTGATGATCCTAAGAACACTGCCCCATATTCCTGGTTGAAACTGATTGCTCCGATATCTCGGATCATAGCTTCTTTCCATTCTTCGTCTCTACCTGGAACTTCCCACCAATTAACCTTAATAGGTCTAAAGTTATTTTCGTTTTTAACGGCCCCACGGTACAGATGATAGAACGGCCCCATACCATTAGGGGTTGACGATATAATGATCTTAGAGGTCTTACCAGACGAAATAGTAGGGAATACTGATCGTATGAAGTCATCAGCTACGTGAGTAGGTACGAATGCAAATTCGTCAAGATAAAGTAATGCAATTGATTCACCACGAAATGATGAAGACGCAGTTGATCCTGAAAGAATTCTTGATCCATTCTCTAATGTAATTGTAGTTTTAGACCAGTCCACAATACCTTGTTGAAGCCACAAAGGAAGTTCATGATAGGCTTCCTTAATTCTTCTCAATATTTCCATTGCGGTTTTCTCTCTGTTCGCAAGGATGGCTATAACTTTATCTTCCCGAAATAATGCATACCATAGAATGTATATGGTTGCGAGGGTTGTCTTACCAATCTGACGAGAGGATAGTAATATATTATGAATACGAGGGTCTTCATCGCCAACAAATGCTTTAAGTACTCTTTTCTGATACTCATGTAAGCGTATCTTTTGTTTACCTTCATCTATATTTACAATCTGGAAAAATTCTTCAGCAAAATAAATTAAATCTGTTGATGCTCTAACGTATTTTGTAAGTATCTCTGGACTGAGACGAATCTTTTCAGCTGCAGCTCTTAGGTTTGGGTCGTTGTTAAACATTCAAACTCCTTATTGAAGCCATCACGACCGATATGTTTTATCATATCCCTTTTCCATGATTCACTTCTTCCTGGTATTTCCCACCAGTTAATTTTAATAGGCTTAAAAGTATTATCACCAGCTAAAGCCTTTCTGTATACGTCTGTTGATTTGTACGAAGTAAATATTACTTCAGCTGTGGCGCTGGATAATAATGTGGGTATAACGCTATAGAAAAAATCTTGATCTTCTTTTGTTATTGGGTCTTCGTGTTCTTCTCTATATAACAATGATATAAATTGCCCTCGTAAGGCTAGATTTGATTCATGTGACTTTATATATAGTATTACACAGCCCGTACCAAATTCTGTACGAGTCTTATCGCCTTTTATTCCAGGCTTTAGCCAGTCAGGCAATTGATCATAAGCTGTTCTTATAATTCCATTAATATTATTAGCATATGATTGTCTTTTCCGTAATACTGCAATAGATTTATCTTCATGAAATAATGAGTACCATAGTATATAAATGGCAACTAAAGTAGTAGTTGTTGCTTGTCTACCTGCTAATAGAATGCTATTACGAGAAAACTCTTTATTGACAAACTCATTTAATACTCTTTTTTGAAAGTCATATAACTCTATTTTGTGAATACCACGGTCTGTGGTGCTGATATTAACATAATGTTCAGCGAAGTATACAATATCAACTTTGCATTTTGTGTGTTGCTTTAGCTGATGTTTCTTTTCAAGTTTTGTTCTTTTCAATTTGAACATATTATTCCCTCAATTCATTTCGTGTCTTATCGACATAACCCTTTATTATTTCTAATATTTTTTCTTTGGTTTTGTACCTGACATTCAATTCGGTTATTTGAGTAAACCATTCTCTGGATAGCTTGTTCTCTTTATTAGATAAAGCCATTGCGAGTTCATTAGCGTTCTTTTCTTTTATGAAGTGACTGAGTTTTTTAAACCAGTCCTGCTGATGGGATTTAATCTCTTCTTTGTCAATGTCTCCGAAATAGCCTTTCTTATAATAGCTATTAAAGACATCTTCAAATATCTCTTGTTCTTTCTGATCTAATTCATAGAAGGCTTTAAATTTCATCGTTTTTATTCTTCGAGCTAAGGGATACATCTGATGGGTTCTGTGAACTGAGTGCTACATCTTTCTCATCAATCTCAAACTTTGCTTCTACATCATTAAGAGCGTTATTGTTTTTAGCTTTCTTAACCATCTGTAACAAATCGGTCGATGACATATTATAGTTATTGACTTGAACATTACTAGCTGAACCGGAACCCGTTGCTTTAGCTTTAACGAGTTTCATATCTATAACTGATCTACTTAGTTCTCTAAGTTCCTTTAAGGCATCTATTTTGATCTTCGCTAACGTTGCGTACACTTCGTGAGTTCTCGGCTGTGTGCCGATCTTGATATCTTTCTTGAGCATATCCATAACGTCATCTACACCACAAATGGTTTCCTTGATCTCGGCTTCCATGTAGATTTTATCATCTAAAGTCCACTCATCCTTATTCAAGGTATCAACGATATTATTTTTTCTTACTTGTATTTCGTTAGCTTTATTCAAAATTTCTTCGCTTTCAAAATCTACGTCTAACGCATCTGATAATTTATTCAGTGCACCTAGATCTGTAGAGTTGTCTTTTTTGGACATAAATTAATCTCCCCTTATCGCACTCGTGAAAGCACCTCCGGTTTTAATTGAATTGTCAGACACGTCTATGTAATCGAATGTTGCTGAAAAATCATAGGCTGATGTATCTGGGGCTGCAGAGACATTACTGAAACCTGAAGTGTTGTATTGTTCGGCTAATATATTAACCTCTGCAACACCTGCACTCGTAACATCAGTATCTCTTACAAAGTATTTAGTTCTGATCTCTTTAATGATCGCAGCGTCTGTCAATGGTCTATACATGAATGCTTGTGCATTGAATGTTAATGTACCGTTGATCTGTCGTTTCTCATCTTCTTCCTGGGGGTTAATGTATTCTACATTCATACCTTCGATTGATACTTTAATATCACGTTCGAGGTTTAGTGAACCGAATTCTTTTAACCGTAAATGAGTTGCTGGATTAAAGAAAGGTATTATTTGTTCTAATACCTGATTAAACTCATCCAATGTTTCTGTGAATACATGGAGTGAGTATGAAAAGTCATATGGTGTAGGTTGGATGCTTGTAATAAATCTATCGACTAGATCCATGTCAGCACTTGTAGAGAGTAGGTGACGTATTTCGTTAACACCTGTAGCTCTTTCTGCATTATACTTGAATCCTTCAAGGGTAATAGCTAATCTGGGAAGTTGTAAATAATACTTCTTACCAGATTCTTTTTCTAGTTTTACAAATTGATATTTATTTACGGGGCCAAATGTTAAGGGTAACTTAAAGTATTTAGCTACATTACCATCATCGTCCTTTCTTTCAACATGAATATTATTGAAAAGATCAGAAAAAGCAACAGTGATTGCTCTGATCGTATTAAAATAAAAGTATTGATTGCCACCCATAAGAGTCTTTTAACCTATCTATTTTTAATTATTTATATTACATGTCAATTATTGTGTTATTATTGAAGTAATAAGCCTTTTCTTTGTCATCATACATGTCTGTATATATTAGGACTTTTCCATCTGTTGATTCTAAAACATGCTTAATTTGTATGGATTCTAAGTTTCTGACTGAGTGAATACCCTGTGTCTCACCTTGAATGAAAATATGTCTGTGGTGTGTAGGGCATATTGGTATTAAATTAAAGGGTTTGTTGCTACCGCCCATATGTACGGGGACGATATGATGATAGTCTATGTGGTTTCTATTTCTTGTTACGTGATCGCATCCTGGGAAATGACATCTATATATTGGCATATTATTCCGTATAAAGTATAAATATTTGTAAATCACTTATTATTATATATAGAGGTTAAAATATGACATGTTCTAATAGAATAAACACTCTTACTCAGTTCAGGGAGTATATTAAAATTTCACTGGGTGCTCCTGTAATCTGCCTTGAGCTGTCTGATGATCAGATAGATCTATCTATAAAAGATAGTATTGATTATGCTTATAGATATCTGTACGGTGAAGCTTTGTTTGCTGACTATATCGCATTCACAGTTTCTGCTGGGGTGTCTGCATATCCTTTAGATGATGATATCGAGGATGCCTACGATATTACTTTTAATAACACTGGTGGTGGATCTCTTTTATTTGATCCATATTGGATGACCCTACAAAACAACTTTAACTTCTACGGCATGGCTGGTAGTGGTGGCGGTGGTGGAATGGGGGGTGGTGGTTCTATAACTGCTCTCGGACAAGGAATGTCTTTAGCTAGTGCTCAAATAGCATTCATGTATCAAAATGATGCGTATAATATGTTTGGTAAAATGTATGGAGTTAAATACAGAGAAAATAGAAAAGAATTGATAGTGACACCAACACCGGAAGCCGGAGGTGTGGGTCTGGTTAGTGTGTGGAGACGTGAACAATGTGATAAATTATATAATCACATTCTCATCAGACAACTTGCAGTAGCTAAATCAAAAAAGATATGGGCTACAAATCTAAAGAAATATAGTATTACAATGCCAGGTCAGTCTACGGTAAATGGGGATGTCTTATATCAAGACGCTCTAATCGAGGAAGATAAAGCAACTGATGCTATCTTATCGGAAAGTCAACCACCAGATTTTTATATCGCATAACATGTAGGGATTATGGGTTTTATATCAAAAGAACATTATCAACTAAAGTAGCCGTATAAGGGCCCCTAAGGCCCTCTATCAAACTGAAGTATTATCTATCATACTTCAGTTTTAAATGCTGTCCAGCCTCTTTAAAATGGCTTTAATCGTACTACCATCCACCAAAGGGATCGTCGTTTACCGGAGGGTAAGGATCTGGGTTTATTGGTTCTTCGTTAGCAGCTGATGTATTGAATAGAAACTCTTCTTTTTCTTCATCAATTTCTTCATTGATTTGGAGAATGTCAGTAGGTTTATCTGTAACTGCAGATATTTCAAGTTCTTTAGCTTTAACTGAAGGTATTGGAGGTTGGAATTCATTAACAGAAAAGTGATTATCTCTGAAGATTCTAACAATAAGAGTCCATGCTAATTTAGTTTGAAGCATTGTACCTTCAGAATCTTTCACTTCAATGACTTCATAGAATGTATCATTCCACTTGCCTTTGATTATATCGCCTTCACAAGGTTCGTATGGATCATATTCATATACTCCACAGCCTGTATTACTGAGAGTAGAAGCGACTTCGAAGTGTTGTTTAGCTACGTATATTTTGAAGATATCTTTTACATCGATACCAAATAGAGTCATTAGCTCTTCTTCAGTAGGTAATATAAAGTATCCTTGGAATGGGAATTGTCTCTCGATATGTCTATCTCGATCTTCGCCATATAATTTGTCGTAAGATGTGTTATAGTCAACTTTGTAGTAGATGAGTTTAACGCCCTGTTGGTTCCACATTTCAGTGGCTATGTTGGCAAACATTTTCTTTTCATTATCGTAACACGGGTTAGTTAAATGATTAAAATAGTCTTTCTTAAAGCAACTACTTGCAAATATAGAACCAGGTATCATAATAACCTGGGGTTGATTTATATTAAATACTGCCGAACATTCAACTGCACTTACATCCATGATGACTCCGTTTAGAATTTACCTTTTGATCTTTTCTTAGCTGCTTTACCTTTAGCTCTAATTCTACCGAATTTTCTCATGACTTTAGCTGCTTTTCTAAGTCGTCTGAACAACTTTAGTTGTGGAAGGGGTCGTTTTCTAGGTATGAAAATACCAGTAGTCGGTGTTACTTTTTTAAATTCGAATCGTGAAAGAAATTTAGCTCTGTCTTTTAAGCTTGAATTGTAGAACTTGCCACCAGTTGCTGTTTGAATTGCACTTCTCTTGGCTCTTGCTACTTGTCTTTTTTGCCGTGGTGATCTTTTGATCTCATTGATTTTATCATCTTCATCATCATCTTCGTCGTCATCGTCTTCAAGTTCTTTTTTTAATTCTTTTTTAACTTCATCGTCCACTTCACCATCTAGGTTTTTGTCGATGTACACCTGGTCGTCATGGACTACATCGAAATCATCTTCTTCTTTCTCTATAAAATAAAAGGAACCGAATGACATAGTAATACTCCATTTTATTATTATTTATATAAACACAAAAAAAGGCAGTGATAATTCACTGCCTTTATTATTCGGGGGTATAGATTAACTATTAACCAGGGACAATTGCTGCCATGTTTTGATAGTTAATTAATCTGTAGTATCTACCAGATCCAAGTAGAGAATCAGTGATTCCATATCTAGACATAACACCTAGTCTTGGACTGAAGTCTTCTTGAGCTACAGTTCTGTTTGTTACGCCTGTGATATATGGACTAAAGATAATTCCTGAGTCACTGATACCTGGGCCTTTGTAACCGATCAGAGCGTAATCGTTAACAGCATATGAATCTCTGTAAACAGTGATTGTACCGTTGATTGTTCCTACTTCTGCAAGAGTAGTAGTTGCGTCAACAAGTGCTGTGTTTCTTGAGAATTGTGGGCCAGCTGCTTGTAGAGCAGTTGCAACTCTTCCTGAAACGATAACGAAGTTACCTGCGCCACGTCTGGTTGAGATCGCAATGTCATTTGACTTCTTGATTATAGAAGTAATAAGTCCTGCATATCTTTCTTGTGACCATCTTCCGTCAAGTGGGTTATTTGCTGTTACGTCAATGTTTGTAACTGCTTCTCCACCGAAAGAGATAGTAACTGCTGCTGATTTCATTCTTTGTAGAAGCTCTCTGTCAAGCTCAGCCATTATTTCATACTGAAGTACGCTTAACATTTCTCTTTCAATGTCAACACCGTGCATCGCTTTGATGTCCTGTGCTGATTCTAGAGAGAAGCTTGCTGCCATTTTACGAGTTTTTGCTACAACTGAAGTCTGGTCAACTCTGAATGATAGTTCAGGCATTTTTTCTGTGCCAGTTCCACCAAATTGGAAAGCCTCACCAGATACTGAAGGAGCGCCAACACCTGTGTCGATAGCTGATGTAATACCAGATACGTCTAGGCCAGGAGCAGTGTTAGGGTTGTTTACTGATGGTACAGTTCCGTTCTGTGGTTCATTACCAGTGAATCCTGAGAATTTTGCTACATCGTTAAATGCTGCTTCATTCTGTGGAAAGTCTTTGTATAAGAATCTTAGAGCGTAAGCAAGTCCAACAGGAGTACTCATAGCCTGAACACCAACTACTTTGTTAGCGAATAGAACTGGGAAAGTTCTTCTAACAAGTGCAAGAGTCATAGGTCTAAATTGTCCACCGTTAGGATCGTTTAGTGTTGCTGTACCTAGTGTGTTTGAAGCTTGTGAAGCTTCGTTCAGGGAACCGAATGCGTTTCCATCATTGAATAGTCGAGTAGTTTGGTTTTCAAGAAGTGTTGCCATGTTTTCTTTGGTATCTCTATCTTCAATATCTGCAATAGAGAGATTGCCAGGAACATTTTCCCACTTTTGAACCAATTTCGCTTTATCAGGTGTACTATACATATGTATTATCCTCCTAAAGAATTTATATATTTTTTAATATTTATATTTTTGAAAAAAATTTTAGATAAATCTGTTAGCTGCGCTATAGATATCTGCTTGTTGATTAGCTATATCGTCAATGTCTTTATCTTTTTCAGTAAGGTTAATTGTTCGTTCTTCAGCGATATATTCGTCTTCAGATATACTACCTGATTGTTCGCTTATAACAGTTTTATTAGCTTCTAAACTAGAAGTTGTTTCTTTTGTTTCAGTGATTAACTCTATGAAATTATCAAGTTTACTTTGAGTTTCGTTAAGAGCTTTACCAGAAAAGAACTCGAACACTGAAGATTTTTCACTTTCAGTCATGTGTTCTGTTTTCTTGGCAATAAGAAGCTTAGAAGCGGCTGTGTCAACTGATTCTTCTAGTTCGATTTTATCGGCAATAGATTCAGCAAGTTGATCAGTTAGTTCACTAATTTTCTCTTGATATTTTCTTAGAGACGCATATCCATCACTGTCTAGAGCTACATGCTGGTGCTCAAATAATGATTGTATACCCATGATGATCGGGCCATATGTTTCATTTACAGCTATCTGTTTTAACGTATCTTCAGAAATTTTTGATGTAATTTCCAAGTCAAGAAATTTGTCTAGTTTTTCAACTAAAGTAGATTCTAACGCATCAAGTTTTTGGTCATACTCTTTAATAAGAGTTGTTGCCACTTTCTTAACACCTTCTTGAATTTTCATATCACAATATTCTTCAGCAAGTCGTTCCACCTTAACTTTTTCAGCGTCTACTCTGATAGAAGCTTTTTCTTCAATCATTGTTGATACTTCAGTTTGAAAAGATTTAACGTCTTCTTCTGAAAGAACATCTTTTAATTTTTTTAAAATGTTATCCATTTTTGTCATTTGAATTCCTCCTAAAAATTTATTTTAGTTATCAATATTTATAATTGACTATTGAAAAAAAAGTTATTATAGGTACTTTTCTACATCACCAAACAGTCCAGCGTCAGCTGATCCTCTTTTTAGAGTTGATTGTTCATCTATTAATAATATCCCTGTAGCTTTTCCGATAATATCAGTATGGTCTTCGCTAATAAGAGTTTTAAGTTTTTCTTTTTGTTCGGCTTCTTCTGCAAGATATGCTTTCAATCTTACTGCTTTAGCTTCTTCATTCTTTGAGTCTACATCCACATAGTTATCAGTAATGTAGTGATTCGCAAAGTCTATTATGTTTTCGTCCATAATGTGCTCCTTATAAGTTGTTTCTTAATTCAGTTAAAAAATCGTCTAAAGCTTCTTTTATTATTGAAGAGCCGTGATTGTCTAAGTTTGTTTTGAGGTTGCTAACAGCAACTTCGATAATGTCGTTGCCCTGGATTATATATTCTTTATTTTCAAGAATACCTTCAACATATGCTTCTGTGTAACTAGGGTCTCCAACGATATCTACTGTAAGTAGTTTAAAGTCTGGATTAACTGTATTACCTTTCAAGGTTCCGATACCACGAGAACTAGTTCCCAGGTTAACACCGGATTCAATTAGTGACTTGGCAATATTTCCCATAGGCGTATCTAATATTTTAGCTACACCAATAACTTTATTGCCTTCCATTTCCAATGATTCTATTAAGTGGCTTACTCTGTCAAGATTTAATTGAGGAACTGGTGGGTGATCTAATTCTCCCATTGCTCTTTTTTTATCAATCTTTTCCATAGTAAATCGAGCTACTTCTCGTTCTAATAACTCACGAGGGTAGATACGACCATTTCTATTCTTAATTTCAGCACCCATAAATGGGCCTTTGATTTTAAGATTTTTCTTTGTCCCATCTTCAGTAGATTCAGTAAAAACTTCTAATTCATCAAAATCAACATATTCAGTTATGAGCTTCATATTATTGTTTGTCATGATCTAAAAATCTCCTTGTCTGATTTCTAATTATTTATAAATCAGACAGAAAATTTTTAACACTTTGGATAGCTATAACAGCTTTTATGCATAGGGAAACAAGAAAAGCTGAGGTTTTTACGTTCAGCTACTACTTTTTTGACACTTGAAACTATTTTTTAATAGGTATCGTCAAGATTTTGAAACGTCATTGAGATATTTTCTTTTTCTGAATCAATTTTTGACACTATTTTTTTAGCAACAACCTTGTCTAGGTCATCTTTTAATGTCGCATAATCTTTATTCATGACTCTACCAGTTAATGAATCTTGGTCAGCTGCTACTTCCCAATGGTCAATGTCTGATGTGTATCTATCTAAATCGTCGGTTTGAAATCCTGGGAGTTCCCATCCTTTATCCAATTCATTATTATCCATGTTTTCTCCTTAGGCTTCCGGTACTGCTACATCCGATTTGGGTGCGTCAGGGTTGCCTTCTTCTTCTGTTGGTTCTAATTCAATTTTCTTTTTAAGCATGTCTGCCTTGAATGCAATTCTAGTTTCTAGAATTTCTTTGCGTTCTTTGTTTTTAAGTTTTTCATTAAGTTCGTACTCATCGTCCTTCATATTCATCATACTCTTCGCTACGAATTCCCATGAAAATTCACCGTCAGGATTCTCTTCACTAACTATAAAAGTTGATAGAGAGCTAAATACATTTAGTTTTAATTCTAATAGTCCTAGCTCTTTATACTCTTTAAAGAAATTTGCTTCTGTAAATTTTATATGATATAATTTTCTATCAACAAGTTTTGGGTCAAATCCTTTAAGACGAAGTTGTTGCATGAATACATCCAATACAAGTTTCTTAAATCTTTTTTGTAATCTTTGAACAAAATTCCAAAACTTAAGTTCATCTCTTTCAATAGTTGAACCTGCTTGATATTGGGCGTTCGGTGTGTTGTGTCGATCTTTAGGTATTTTTAATACTGTAAGAAGCTTATCGTTGAAGAACTCCAAGTCACCAAGTTCACCTAGATTAGATGCGCTTGGAAGAGTTTCAACGTTTGTACCGTTCCCATCTCTCTTTGCAAACCAGAAATCTTCAGATAATGCTTGAACATTCTGCGAAGCATCTATGGCACCAGTTTTCGGATTGTAATTTATTTGTCTTCGGTATTTATGGATGAGTTTTTTAATATACTCTTCTACTTTACCAGTAGGCATTCTCCCTACTTCAATATTCCAAACACGTCTTTCTGGTGCTCTTGTAAGCCTGTATACCACCACTGAATCTTCTAATGATCGTAACATATTGTAGATACGGATAGCTGGCTCTAAGTAGCCTCTAACGTCCGCTCTCGATGTTCCTGGGTATCCACCGTAGTTTGCGTATGCAATTTGTTCTTGTGGGAATACAATTTGGTGTTTATCGTCTTTATCTGTATTTGGCGCACCAGTTTGGTTTGTTGCGTTGTGTGATACTGGTAATACTTTTTGAATAAAGTACGCTATCTTACTACCGTCATATACGGGGTAAGTAATAAATGCTGGTAATGATCTTAGTCCTATGATACTATCTTTTTTATCATTGAGAACTAATTCCAAGAACACTTCAGATTCAACCAGCCACTTCCTAAAGAGATCCCACAATGTTTCTTTAACCACAAAAAGGTCGTTGATAACATAGTCCCACTGTTCTCTTATTTGTCGCTGTTCAAGTTTAGTTACTTCTCTGTTAATATTAAGGGTTAATATTAATCCATTTTCATCTTCTACGATAGCTTCATCAGATACCATGTCTAACGCATCATTGATTTCTGGATACCATGCCATCTCACGATATTTAAGGATTCTTATTTTTTTGCTTTGAAAGTATTGGTCAAAATGAATGGGAGCTACGTATACATTGGCGAAACCATCGTCGTACCCATTGCCATTTTGTTGACCATATAGGTACTTGTAATAAGCATCTTGGTCATTAATACCTTGAGTGTTTTTATTGATCTGTTTTTCCCGTACATTTTCAGCACTGGGTCTTCCTCGTAGGAAGAATTTTGAGAAAGGATTAAAATATCCATCTGCCATAAAAATAACCTCAATTTATGATTAACGTGTAATTAGTTGTATTTATATTTTACGTTTAGTGTGTACTGACGGAATGAAGTCTTTGTAGTTTAATCCGACCTCTGACAGTGTGGCCGAAAAGTACGTCTTGGATGCAAAACTCATATAGTCATCGAGTTTATTTGCTGGAACTCTACGTATTTCAAACATCCGATCTCTACGATATTGGCGAATGCCAAATGTTGCTTTTCTAAAAAGATAAAATAGTTCTTTGTATTGAATCATTTGTTTGATTCGTTCATCATCATTTAATTCATCATCACCAATAAACTTTCTCAATCGTGTCATCCACAATCGTCTAGCTCTTACTGGTATGTGATGAAAGTTCAAACCTCTATATATTAACTCGTGATCTTTAGATTTATAAGCATCGTAAATAAAACACAAAGGAAACCAATCATAAAACCTAGTCTCTTCAAATGAAGTTCTATCGAAATACGGATTCATATTAAATTTATAATTGTATGTGTAAAAATACCCTGGCTTAACCAGTGATGTTTTCACCCCTTCCTCTCGTGTATACTTAACGTAGCTGGGGAGTCGTTTTAGACGTTTGTCGTCATTAGATATCGTTCTTGCCATAACTCTCTATCAAATCGATACTCTCATTTTTCTTTTTCTTTTTTCTTTTGAAAAGAGGAGTTATCTTTGCAGAGAACGCTCCGCTTTGACCAGGTGCTATGTTGGCTGTGGTTAATGTATTCGATGGTGCTACAGGAGCTGCACCACCTTCTCCATCTTCATCAATCTTTAACATTCTCTTAAGGATGCCTGTTGTTAACCGATAAAAATTATCACCTGAAGACACTCCAAGTTGTTTCTCTGCTGCTGCTTTAGCTTTGTCCCAGAGTTTTTCTACTTCTGATGTAGATTTTCCTGACTTGCTTGCGAATGATGATATTAGTCCTGATGGCATATGATCCTCAACTGAAGTATTATTTAAAATAGTCTTCTTTTATGTAACCGTTATAATCGGTCATCTGTTGTAACTCTTCATGTAAGACCATTTCAAACATCTCGTCGATGCTCTCTAGTTCGTACTTTTCTGTAAGATTTTCAATGTCTCTCATTAATCTTTTAACTTCAGCTCTTCTACCAATACCTGCTTGAGGAATTAAATATCGAGTGTAGTCACCACCAAGAGTTTTGACATAAATAAACTTATTAAGGGCGTGTATCTTACCACCCATCAAACGCTTTAGCTTGAATATTATTTTATCTAAAACAGACAATTCTTTATCATCACCCTTAGCGACACCTTTAGCATCAACCACACCTGTCTTAAAAGCATCAGTTTGATTGATAGGGGTCAGTAACTTTTTTAGGAGTATAAAGGCAATCGCTGCATCAATTTCTTTTTTTCTTTGTCCTGTTGCCATTTAGCTACCACTTAAGTTTGTTGATCTTCTGTTATAGTATGTATATGACCACCAGATTCTTGTATTTCCCAGCCAACTACATTGTGTTGGTGATCATCTGCACCAGCTCTAATTGCTACACCGTCACCACTGGCATTAACCTCATAAAAGTGAGCGTGGTCGCTATCAACTGAAGTATAACCATCGTATAGTTTATCCCCAGCCCATTGTTGCATTGATTCTGTATAAAATTGTTTAAATGACATAGGGTTCCTTTAGGTTATACATTGCATGGTTGTTTACTTATTCCCATGTTGAATTATTTAATTTGCATGTTTTATTTTACTAATTTTTATATCATATGGTTAAACTATCTGCTAAAGGGTTATTAATTAAACTGATGGCAATCCTGCATTTATAGTATTTACTTCAGTCTGAGTTGCCGCACCACAATAATACGATATGTTCCTAATTACAGTATCTATCTGTGTTGTTGTTGTATCTGCATTAAAAGTTACATCATCATCAGATGATATCATCAAAGACATTGGTAACGAGTTTATTTTGGCTCTAGCACCTGTTGCTTTCTGAAGACCATCAAAATACATCCGTGTAGTACCGCTAACCCAATCATTTACCAATTGAACATTTATCCAAACGTCTTTTGTTATAGTATCAGGATCACTCCACGAATTAGGAATACCATTAAGTTTATTAGATGTTACTCTAACACCTGAAGACCACCCATAACCATTAGCTCTATTAATTGCACCAATGAGTCCTGTACTTGTTGTTGTTTGTGATGAAGTTTTAAATTTAACTTGGAATGATAATGTCCATGACTCAAAAGGGTTCAAGTGTGTTTTTTCTGAACCAGTTAAAACGCCATAATCAGTAACCGCATTCATGACAATACCATCATTCTCTACTGAAGGTGTACCGAACAAATCTATATTAAATCCATTCACAGTATCTACAAGTTGATCTCCAACAATAGCATCACATGCCCATGAATTTACAAGTGCGAGTGTAGGTAATACAGGAGCCGTTGGTGTATAATCAGACTCTTGATAATATTCAAAATCACCGTTAGCAATAAAAGGAAGTTGTTTATCGAAGTACTCTATGCTCCGTATCTCTGCGGTACTGAGTGCTCTATCCCATGACGAAACTTTTACAATCTCATCTTTTGTTATACCGTAATTACTTGGCTCAAAATTTGAATTTGCATCTCGTGTGTGTTCTGCGAATAATAGGAGTGGTGTGTTTTCGCTTGTAACGTCGAAAGACCGGATGCCTCCTATAATCTCAGAGTCAAATAATCTTGAGTGTGACATTCTATATTTAGGAGTCCCACCATCCATGTACGCAGAGTAGGTATAAGTTACCAATTCCTTACCATAGAGGATATCGGTATCAACGCTATCATTCATCCCAATTGCATTTTTAGTTACTGCTCCTGAATTATGTGGGTTTGCTAATTCTAGTATATCACCCTCAGGTGCGTTAATGTTAGCAATCCACATATTACTGCTGGTTAAGCCTGTGTGATCAACTGATGCTTTACTATACACATCACGTATAAATGTTATAGACACAGTGAATTCATCTGTGTTCCATAGCTTAGAATCGACTAAGTCAACAATAGCTATTTCACCAAGTCCTGTACCACCTATAGATTTTATGCCGTTTCCATAATCATTCCTACGTAGTATGTGATCACAGCGTAGATTTTTTAAATTTGGTATTGATAGATCGGTTCCTTTATTTTCTATATACTCAACTGACTCTGTAGGTTCATCTCGATAAACTATTGTTGTATCATCAATCGCATCAAAATATGCATCGGCTGTTAATCTAGGATCTGTATATGTAGGTAGTAAATTTAACCCATCTAAGATACTATCATAAAGATCAGACCACCTTCTACAAATTCTATAATATTGGGCAATAGATGGGTGGGAAATGTCCGAAAATCTTTTCCAGTTTTCCCATGATGGAAATCTTGGATCGTCATTAAATGCATCAGCTTGTGACGCTCCGTTAATATCATTGTAAACCCACCAATGACGTTCATCTAGTGATGAATTCCATATATCATTAATAATTGAAGAGTTATAAGTTGCTTTTATCTGATCGTCGACAGGCTTCATGTACAGATATGCAGGTGTGGTCAAGTGATCAACACCACCATCTAGAACACCTTGTGGTATTGTACCACTCAATATCATTGGCACATTAAAGGAATCACATATTGCTTTTTCAGCTGCTAAAGCATCCATATATTCAGAGTAAACTTCTGGGCCTTCGTAGTATTCAGCACCCACCCAATTCTGTGTAAGTGATCTACTGTATATGTTACATAAACATCTATCTACGACGTGATTAACATTGGAAGTTGAGTGACCTATTGTTTCCCATTCTAATAGGTCTGGTCGTCCACCTGTTGTATACGCTGGTGCGGTGTAGTCATCTGGTACAGATACATCATAGAAGGTTCTACCACCATAATTAGCTACCATCATAAACACATCATCACCATCACCATATCCATAGTATAAGTAGTGGTTATTCAGGTAACGATATACACCACCGCCAGTAGAATCACCACTAAAAGGAATCATGAAAGAGAAGTAAACATTATAAAAGAAAGCATCTTTATGTTTATTATCAAACATTTTATCGTAGTATCTATCATGATGACAATACCCATTTAGATAATTATCAAAAGTGCTTGCACCTGTTCTTCGGCAGTGCTTAACTATAGTACTTGTATTGCTTTGTGCACCTGTTACATCAAATGCATCAATCAATACTTCACCGTCAAACCATACTGTTATTTCTTTGCTAGTTGAATTGTACTTCAGTGTGATAAAATTGTAAATATCTGCTTCCTGTGTTGCAATAACTCCACAACTAACACCGCCATATACTAGTGACAATTCACCTGTACCATTCATGTTTATTTCTGTTTCATTTCCAGATCCATTAATACCTTTAGATAGTAGAGTGCCAATTTCTAAAGTTGTTACTCGATCTGTTAGGTGATAAGTCCAATCTGAACCTGTAGGCATCCAAGCCTCAGAGCCAACTATTTCAATCTTATCGTCAACACCATTAAAAGAAGATTCATACCGTATAGCAGGTACGAAGTCGTCACCGTTATTGACCCACCAAGCTCTTTCACGTTGGTACATTGTTTGACCATTATAAAATCGTCTAGACAGTGAACCTGTGTTTGGCTGATCTGGATCGTATGTAAGTTTATTAGTTCCCGAACCAGTCATTGCGATTGAAACACCGCTCTGAGTATCTTGTTTAGGTGTGACTGTTGTATCTGCAATTGATTCATAATGCGGGGAAAATTTAAGGTCTGCAACTAAACCATCGTTTATGCGAAGGTCATCTAATGTGGGTGCTAATTCAGTGTAATCAATAGAAACTGAAGTAGTTGCGCTTGCACTTGGTTGTGATGGATAGCTATAGCTAAGGTCGAAGTCATATGTTCTATAGTCACCACTTGTAAATATAAAAGTCTCATCTATTGCAGTAGCATAAGGTGCGCCTACATCTACATCAATTTCTAATCCTGATGTGGCTGTATAACTTGTACCAAATGTTTCAGCATCAATTGAAGTAAGTCCTACATAATTAAGTGATGGTACTTTAGTTACTAGTTGAGCAAATGAACTTTCTTCATTACCAAAGTCATCAGGGTATGGGCCTACAACTAAATTATTATCACCTGGTTGTAGTGATACTGCAGGTTCTGTTGCAGATGTTCCACCAGTCCATTCTAATCCAGCGCTTGTTGTAAATACGCCACCTAAAACATAAGTAAGATCTACTTGATATTCCGGGGTTTCAACAGGGTCTGTGACATTTGCATTATTATCAACTGCAACAATATAAATGTCGGGAGTATATCGTAATACTATTGTATTATCGGCTGAAAATGTATCTGCATTAGGATCAGTTAATGTATATATTACAGTATTGTCACCTTGAAAATTAATATTGTCTTCTAGGTTAACTAAAGTATAGTCTGTATTTATTAGTTGATCTGGAACGTCATCTGACCATGCACCGCCTGATAATGTTGCGGACAGCTCAGGGTTAACTATAAAAGAAAACCCTGAAGTTGATATAATATTAAATGTTTCTGCAACATTAATTGTAACATCTCTAGATTGTGCACCAGAGGTTATATTGACATCATTTTGCCCATACGAATATGTAAATGATTGCACTTCGTAACCTATTGATGGGTGTCTATTGCCACTATCATCTATAACAAAATATCTAAGCTCGTAATTTAAGTCCATGGTTGTTCCTGTATTTAGAACGTACCCACCTACCAATCTTATTCCGGGGACTGTTACACTTCCCCCAAACCAAAAGCCTTTCCATATACTCATTACGCTCTAATGCCTCGTAAAATCATCTTAGCTGTGCCAACGTCTACTACCATTCTAATATAAGAACCACCATTTAAAGAGTCTTGTGTGCGTTCTGATACTGAACCTGAAGGCCAATCTACACCGTCTGCAGTATCGGCTACAACAGCCGCAGTATCTATAGTTGCTTGTATTTTTGCCTGTGCACCTAGTTCTGGTGCAAGTTCGACTTCAACGGTTTGAATACCTTCTGGCATTGAATACCAATCAGTTGTTGCAGCACTAGTAACACTAACAAATGCATCTTCTTTAACATTAAAAAGAGTGTGATTATAGTTTGCTGATAATTCAATAATAGCCATATTATTCTCCTACTTATTATTGGTAGTATTTATATTATTAGTTTTTCGAATGTTTACTATTCGTAGGCGTTATGATCTTTAGCGCCCGACGTTTGTCTAGTTTCTTCAATGTTTTTAAGTATCATGTATAGTTCAATTGATTCACCTAAAGGTTTTTGCTCTAGGTATCTTGCTAATGCATTTAATTCATCTTCTGTTATCATAAATTCATTCATACTTTATCCTTTTCATATTTATTTTTAAAAATCTAATACTTCACTTACTGCGTCTACTCTTACATCCATTGTTTGAATTGTACTATTCGCACCTGTTATAATTTGTATTATATGTCCTTCTGTACCGGATCTGCCGTTTATAAATGAATTTAGAGCTGTGCGCTTATATGACCCGTCTATATTATTTGCTACATCGCCAGCTAAAGCTTGATCTACACTCTTACGACATATGTCTCCATTGCCTGGTGTAAATCCTGCAGCTGCATAATTCCAACCAGTGGTAGTGTGTTTCAATAAGCCTATATCTAAAGAGCTATTAGCATTACCCTGCCATGTGATTTCCAGACCTGTAATTGTATAATCTCGATCTTCAAAATCATCATATTTACTAAAGCCTCTATTAAAAGTAAGGCTGGCGCTAGACGGAGAACCTGAGACTACATATAATTCATAAGTAATGACATCGGAAAATTTCTCTAATGTTTCTGCATACATATCTAATGTTAATGATGTTATATCGTCTGTTATGATTGCACTTACACCTGCTGTTTGAGTCCCGGTTTCACTATCTAAAACACCTGTTACTTTCATCCCTACTTGTCCACCACCAACAACTGAACCTGGTCCACTTGCAACTAAACCAACATGGGCTGCTTTAGCTATATTTGCTTGACCTATAGTAGTGCTACCACCAATAGCTAATGTAATATTTGTTGTTTCCCATTCATAAAAACCTCCTTTCCAGAAAGTTCCAGCATTGACGCCAGTAGAAGTAAAACTATATGCCCCGTTAATAGGTGCTCTAGTTAATCTACTTGATTCAATAAAAAAAGATCCACTAGTTGCGTGACTATCAAGATTAACACCCATGTTAATTCGTTGTGTGGGATACTTAGGTATCTCAGTTGTCATATCACCTGATGTACCTAGCCAGACAAGCGAACTGTTGAACCCTGTAGTATCAAAATCTCTAACTATACCCCGTTTAGTTACAAGTCCCAATTCATCTATACCGATATCATGAGTTGCCAATCCTAGTATTTGTGCTGATGTAAAAAAGAATGTTGCATCTGCTAATCCAACCGTTAACACTTTCCTTACTGTATCTTTACCAGATGCAAAACAGGCTTTACCGTTTGCTATCACATTACCACTATTATTATATACCAAATAATATTCTTCTTCACCTAATTGAAGTCTAACATCGTTTATACCAGTGTCGGCTACAATTGTTAAAGAACTAGGATCATAAGATAACTGTCCTTTTATATAAGGTGGAAATATTGTAGTATCTAACTGAAGTTCACCATTTGAACCAATTTTTAAAACTCTTCCAGGAGTTTCATTTCCAATGACTGCTGATGTTGCAGTTACTGAATCAAAATCTGCTGATGTTGCAGAAACAGAATTGAAAAAAGGCGTGCTTAGATCGATATCATAATCTGACATAGTAATTTCTCTAGAATTACCACTGGCAATATTTGATGCTTGAAATATTATTTTTTTAGTATTATCATCATTATCAAAAATGTTGAACGTTGCATCATTAAAATCTTTTGGTGGAATAACTGCATTTATGAGTTTGTTAACATCATTCTCACCAAGTCCACCACCGCCAGGAGTGCCACCCATGTAATCACCATCTTGTACTAATAGCATCCATTTTTTAGATTTACCATCGTACAAGTAAACAGCTGAGGGAGTCTTACTAGTGTCTCTATAGATATCACCTGGCTTGGGTAATGTTGGAGGTTTATTATGTGTCCCACGATACTTTAGTTGTGCACTGTCGCCTTTAGATCCTTTTTTACCTGTAAGCTTTTTTATTTCTGCTTCATTCAAATCATTAAAAGTTAATGACGATCCAGGTGGACCTTTAAGTTCATCTTTTTGTTCTTCAGTTAAATCATTAAATGTTAAGGAATCACCTTTCAATAATTCTATTTCCCAATCTTGAAAATCTTCAAACTTAAAAGAATCTGCAGATGAAAGTTTATTTATTTTACTAAGTTCTTCATTAACATATTGCTTAATTGTATTGATAAGATTAGTCTGGTTTATATCACCATTGGTTCTGCCGACTTTCTGTTCAAAAAACGAGTCGAATGAACCACCTGAAAACAAGTGTGCATTCAACTCGTGAATTATTACATTAAATCTATTTTGATCATTTACAGATATAAAAGAACTTGGATTATCATTTAAACTTTGTTCTTTGATAAACTTCTTATAGTAATCAATTGCTTTTTTATCTTCGTTGTTTAAATGTCCCATGTTAACCTAATCGTTTAAAATAGTTTTTAGTCTTTCTTTTGCATCTGCAGATTCAAGATAAGTCTTACCAGAAGTTGTGATCGATCCATCTACTGTTATCATTTTGAACATCTTAAGTTCATCGTAATTTTCAGATTTGACAGATTTATCTTTAAGGTTTAATAGAACTAAATCTATTAAGGACGGTATAGAAATATCTTCTTGGTTCTCTGAGTATAGCTTGAGCATTTTAATATCTTTTTCGTCGATATTAATAGACTCCATCATACAATCTTTACTTTTGTCTGATTGTACTTTAGTTTCTTCTGTGTATTTATATTCTGTAAATGACATAGGTTTCTCCTGTTATCAGTGTTATGTTTTATATCTTTATTTATAATTTACCAACCACCAAAAGGGTCGTCGTTTACCGGAGGGTGTGGATCAGGTGTGATTGGTTCTTCGTTTGCAGCTGACGTATTAAATAGGAAATCTAATTTTTCGTCATCTATGTCGTCCGATATATCAAATATGTCTTTAGGCTTATCTGTAAATGCAGATAATGGATCTGATGATACCAATGGACTGAGTGTTAGATGGATATCTCTGAACACTCTCACAACGATTGTATATGAGTGCTGGGTTTGTAAAAATTGATTAGCAGATTTAACAACGTGCATCACTTCATAATACAATCCACTATAATCAAATTTTATAATGTCACCTTCCTGTGCTATGTATTCATCATAACATGTGCTTCCTTGATCATCAAACCTAGAAGCAAAACTAAAGTGGCTTATATTAGACCAGAATGAAAAACTATCCAACCCATCAATACCAAAGTTTGTATAACGTTGTTTCTCTTCTGGGTATGTAGGTATAAATCCTTTAAATGAGAATTTACGTAATATATGTCTATCTCTATCTTCACCGTAAATTCTATCGTAATCTACATTCCAGTCAGCAATATAATAAGTCATATCAATACCGAATGAATTCCATGCATCCATTTCTAATTGATTAAACATCTCTTTCTCACCATCATGACATGGGGTTTCTTTATCCCAGTATGAATTTGGTAAGCTGCTATTACAATTGATTATATTGTTGCCATCAGCTGTAACCATCGGTGAGCAGATAGTAAAATAACTTTTATTATCTGTTGAACCTGATACCGTAATAGATGCCATTATAAATCCTACTTTAGTTTAAAGAGAGAATGCCGTTTTCATTCCATGCTATCTTGAAGTCACCTGCCGAGCTTGATTTGAATGCACCAAAATCTATGTAACATATGAGGTTGCCACCAGATACTTTATATAGTAACGCACCATCAGAATTTATTGTAGATGTGGAAAAGGTTACATCTAAAGCATCCCAAACACCTCTATCATTTGTATTGTCTGCTGAGAGTGTCATTCCTGATAGTTCTTGACCACCTGTTGTGTATCCAGTACCTGTAGTTTCAAATGAACTAACATCACTATATTTAGTTTCAACATCTACGTCAGGAGTATACCCACTCATTAGTGCTAGATTGTATCCACTTGGATCTGCTGCGCTAAGATTGAAAGAACCGCCCATTACTGCAGCTTTAAAATTGTTATATACAACGCTTGCCATTTAAGACTCCTTGTAAGTATTTCTTATTATTTATAATTTGATTTTAATGTTTTTGAACTTGAAGTTCTGTTTAGTGTAATGTCCTGTTCTCTCAATGAAATGATTGAATAGGTGGTTATTATGAATGATCCCATTCTTACTTTTCCACCTCAAGTCATCTACTATGTCAAACAAATGCATCTTGTCTTTAGTTTCATGGGTTCTTAGACCACGACCTATAGACTGAAGTACTTTTATCTTAGACTTGTATGAACTACCAAAGATTATATTGTGTAGTCTCTTGATATTTATACCAGTAGAAAAGCATTGGAATGTAGATATGATAATAACATTCTCACTGTTCTCTGTCATCATACGTACATGTTCTCGTACTTCAGTTGGTATGTCACCATATACGACATACACTTTATACTTGTTATCTAGTGTATTCTTAAAGTATTTCTCCAAATCAAGAACAGTGTTTATCTTATTGACTAATACTAGACTGTTTTGTTTATCTCTTATCTTATCGAATATGAATTTGTATATGTTTTTACGTCCAGGGAAGTTGTTGATGTATGCAACCTCCTCTTGGTATGTTGAATTCTTACATTCAGCTATAGATTTCTCTGGATATTTCAGTACCATGTTATGAATTGCTATCTGAGCTAGTATACCCCTGTCTATTAATTCCTTTGAATACTGTTCAAAGATCACTGACCCTAAGAAACCATAGATATTAAACTGATCTACTCTCTCATCAGGTAAAGTTCCGGTAGTACCTATACGGTAATCGGCATTAATACAGTTTGCAGCTATACGTTTTAAGCTATCAGAACGATTATAGTGACACTCATCAAAGATAACTGCACCGTAGTCATGGAAGAATGAACCGTGCTTCTTATATACACTCTGCCATGTGGTGATTAGAACGCTCTTTGTGAAGTCTGGTTCTACTTCTGAGTACAGTTTGGATACATTATCGTATATGTCCATCCACCCGTACTCTAGAAAATCGGTATATAGCTGAGAAACTAAAGTAGTTGTTGGAACCACTATGAGTATCTTCTTACCCATGTTAAGGAAAATCTTGGTCATTATATATGCCATCATAGATTTACCAGAGCCAGTGCTAGATAGAAGTATCCCTCTTTTCTTTTTAACGGCTGCGTGTACCGCCTTCATCTGGTAGTTGTATGGCATTAAGGGTTTACCGTTCCGGTCTGTAACACCATCGAAAAGCTGTTTACAGCCCTCTACTATCATAGGGGGAGTTATGTTAGTGTTAACTAAAGGTATCTCGTTTTCTATTATTCGATATTGATACTTAAACTTCTTGCAGAAACTATAGAATGGGGTTAATAGACCTACAGGTAGCATACGATCTTTGAAATTAAAGAATGATATCTTACCATTCCAGATCTTGCATTTAACCTTAGGGTGAAATTTATGATCTTTTATGTAGCACTCAAAGAAAGACTTTAGTTCAAGGCTTTGACCAATGGTGCAGTCTACATTAAAATAGATCTCATTTACTTTAGTTAGTTGTATTACATCTTCTTCAAACATATTTCAATCCAGATATATTAATTATTTATATATCCAGAAAAAGGCACAAAAAAAAGGGTAGTGCGATTACACTACCCTGAATATTATTAAAGAAGTTTGATTATAGGCTTAGCTCTGCTAATCTTCGTCTTGCTTCTCTTGTTCTAAGAATCTGTTTTGATGATTCTGTAATTTCATTGAAGGCATTAATATATCCTTTTAATACCATCTCTTTCTTTACGGATTCATCTAACTCATCACCTGCTTTTGTTAACAGACCTTTCATAGCTACAAGAACATCATCTGAAGGTAGGCCAACTACTTTTTCTGTAATTGAATCTATTAGAGCTTCTGCTCTGTCTTCAGCTGATTCTTTTTTACCATTCTTAAGGTTTGCTTTAGCTGCGGCTTCGGCTTCTTTTCCAAATTCAGTAACGTTCTGACTTTCGTCTTTCTCATCACCTTCTTTTTCTTTACCTTTGCCTTTCATCTTCTTCTTGAAGTTGAACTCTTTGTCGTCATCTTCAACGTCTTTACCTTCTGGTTCGACAGCTTCTTTTGGCACAGGAGTGTTAGCTACGGCTTGCTTAGTAGTTGTTGTTTTGGTAGTGCCTTTCTTGAACTTCCCACCAGGCAAAGAAACATCGTCTCTAGAGTCGATTCCTTCAATCCCTTTAACATTACCAGCATCAAAAACAGCTTCATCTTTCATTTTCTTTCTGATTTTAGCGTTCTTAATTCCATTGATGTCGTTGTCATCATTGTCGTAATCACCATGTTTTTCCAATTTAGCATCGATCTTATCTTTGTTTATGATTTTCTTTCCCTGTGCAGGGTTAGAAGATGCTACGTTCGGGTTTGAAACACCTTTGAATACATCCATAGACTCTTGATCTTTGTATGATTCGGCTTGTTGGCTACCTTGAAGAGCTGCTAAATGCGATGTTCTTTGAGACTGAAGTGAATCTGCTTCACCTGCAGCTTTTACCATTGCAGCAAAAGAGTCTGAAGTTTTAAGGTCAGCGTCTCTAGATTTTTCACCTGCGTGTTGAGATGAATTAAATTTCTCTAACTCTTTAACTCTTGCGTCAGTAAGCTTGTCAGCTTCGTCGCCACCTTTAGTGAATGTTCCAGTACTATTAGTTGATTGAGCATCGGCAGTTATTTTTTTGCCTTGAACTTGTTTGCTCTTTAGCTTTTCCTGAGTGGCTAATCTCTGAGCCATTACTTTCTCAGAATCAGCAATTCCTGATTTTACTTCGCCACCGATAGATGGATCAACATCTGGATTCTTTGAAGATCCAGCCTGTGGTCTTCCTTCAGTAAAAGTAAACTTGTCGATAAAGTCAATAGATTCTCTTTTATCTACACCATGATGATCTCTTTGTCCCGACATTTCTGTAGAGCCTAATTGAGTATTTTTCTGTGTAGAAAGATCGCCTTGTCTTTTACCTTTAAGTTTCTTAGTCTCATCTTTTCCATCTTTAATAGCTTTTTCGCTATTAGAACTGTCAAGATCAGATGTGAAAGTTTTAGAACCTTTGTGTTGGAAAGTGCTTAGTTTATTGAGATCAGCTTGTCTTTGGGCTTGCGCTGTAGACTCGTTGTCTTTATAACCTTCATAATCAGATATGTTTCCTGATTTCTCTATATCACTTGTATGTGATTTAGAACCACCTTGTTGTGCACTTGCTTGAGTATTGATTGCAGTTTGTCTCTTATTCTGAGTAGTTACCTCATCAGAAATTTGAGATTTGAAATCTGCAGCTGCCATAGTACCACCAGCATGAGGATCTGCCTCATCTAGATTTGCGGTATCTATATTGCTTTCATACTCTACATCATCTTCAGGATCTGTTTGAGTAGTAACAACCACTGGTTGTACAACTATCTTATTAGATTCTCTAAGGAATTGTGTTACGTATTTTGCTATAGACATTGTATTCTCCTAAAATATAAAACAAAAATTGGGGTGTAATTTTAAATTATTTATAAATTCTACGATTTTTTTTGAATTTTTTTGGTTTCTTATTTAATCATGCCATTTTTGAATAGCTTGATGTCGTGATACTGGCGCAATGAATAGCTCATGGTCTGGATGTTCTTTACACAACTATCAAGAAATTCAACTTTAAGTTGTAGGAATTCCAATTCTCGAACGACTTTAAGATAGTCTTCATCGCCTTCAGCTTGAATTTTTAGTTCTGTCTGATTTGACCACTCACATGGAGCATCGAACTTGTAGTAATTGTAGATTTTTTTGTATACTCTACTCTTCTCTTCCTCATAATGGCTGTAGGTTCTTCTCTCATTTAGACATGCGTTTGTGTAAAACTGAAGTAGTCTCGGTATCTCAATTGTCTTCATATGGTAGTTTTCATCTGTAAAACTGATGTCTTCTTTAGCCCTATTCTTTATTTTTACGAATTCATTCAATGTCATGCTTCTAGGTATTGTCATATGCACTCCTGTTACTATTATATATTAATTGAGTAAAAGAGTCCCTAAAATATATTAAGTCTTGAATATTCTGTTAATATAATGTATAATACAAAAATGTGATATACTTTAGTTGAACTCTGCCCTCAAGGATCTTTATGGAAAATATTAATTTTATTGTTACTCAACCGGACGGGTTGATCGATCCAGACAACGCAAATGAAAAACTACAATGGTATCAAATAGTCGAAAAACTAAAGTGTCGCAATGCAACTGAGATTCTGCTAAGCTTCGGTACTAAGCTTGATAATATTAAGCACTACGACTTTAGGACTATGGATGTTCTGATGATTGTCTTTAATAAACAGGTTAAGGATAGATTGGTTACATTCTTCCATGAATATAATTTTATGGTCTTTGAGGGTAATGATAACATTAATTATAATATGCTTGTTCCTTTAGATAGACCTTTGTCTAGTTCCATTATATTTAACTCGTTAAATGATATACTGATGGATGGTTTTGGGGATGAGGACATAAGGCTTGATACTTATTTCGAACACCCTATGAAAGATGACTTCTATGTGCAGGAGAATAAGGGTAGGTTCTTGAACCCTATAGCATTTATGAAGATTAACTATAAGAAAAAGCTAAGCTATGTAGTACCTATGGGCTTTGATATGGATAAAAAAGAGTACCTATTCTATTCAAAGACTAAGAATTCATTTGTAGGTATACCATTCGAGAGGGTTAATAAGAACATGCTTAAGGTATTGTGTTCCCAGAATGACTTTTGGGAGTACTACTACCCCAGTTCAGACCCTAAACAGATCATCGACTGGGAGTTTGCGTGTGATGAACTACGGAATATATGTGATAGCAAGGGCAAGATAGATATATCTAATGGTAAAAGAAACGGTATATGGGAAGATAATGGTAAATTGGTAGTACACTTAGGTGATAAATTACTGGTGGATGGTGAAGAAAAAGAGATATATGAGTATAGGGGTGAACACTTCTATGACTTTGACCATAAAATATCATGGGAAGGTGACTCTATAACCCCTGAAGAAGTAGACAAAATGGAAACATACTTCGATATGTTTAACTTTAAGACTAATAAAGATAAGATGATAGTGATGGGTACAATAATTCCTGCGTTTCTCACTGGTATATTGAGTTGGAGACCATACCTACACATAGGTGGGGTTAATGGTTCTGGTAAATCTACGGTTGCTAACAACATGCTACGTCCTTTATTCAATGTTTTCAAGAATAAGGTGGCATTGAATGCTACATCAGCTGCAGGTATACAGCAAGAATATAAGAATAGGGCTAATGTATTACTGTTCGATGAGTTCAAATCGACTGGTGAACATGGTCGTAGTAAGATTGATGGTATACTAGAGCTTGCAAGGGCAGCTGCATCGGGTAAAGATGGTGTTATTATCAAGGGTACTAGTGGTGGGAAGGCTAATAAAATATCATTAGACTGCTTTTTCATCACCAATGCTACCATGTTCCCTGCTAAAGATGTACAGGATAAGGATAGATTCAACATAGTGGAGTTAGAGAAGCTTGAAAACGAGAACTCTAAGATAGAAAGTACCCTACTTGATCACTTTACTCCCAAGTTAGGTCTTAAAATCATGAAGAGAGCCGCAAAGATACATAAGGAATTCCTTGAATCTGCAGCTATACTAGAGGAAGCCTTTAGAAAACTGTTCCCAGATGTTACTTCACGTAATGCACGCAAACTTATGTTACCACTATCCGGCCTATACCACCTACGCCATGATGATATTATTACCCCCCAGAGTGCGGAAGAGTTGATAGGTACTATAGATTTTACTACTGATACACAGAAAACAATAGAAGAAATAGATTGCTTTGCTGATACTATGCAGAAATTCATGGATCACCCATTGAATATACGAGGTAATGAGTCTTCTATCAGGGGGTGGCTATATAAACTCATCACCAATGAGACAGGATCTAGTGTAGATGGTAATATGATTAAAGATACATTACTAACGAATGGTTTAATGTATAAGGATAACTTCCTATGGTTTAGAATTAACAACCAATCATTGCATAATATCTTTTCCATCTATGGGTACGAGTCACACAGACCTATTATTTCACGCTTAGAGGGGTTTGTAACAGGTAAACCTATACTGGTTGATGGTAAGACTCAGAGGTTTGATGGCATACCATACGTGTTAGAAGAGGGGCAAGTAGAGCCATCTTTAGAAAGAGATGTTGTATTCGAAGATCACAGTATAGACTTCTCTTGATGTAGTAGGGTAGTAATTATAATTTCAACTAAAGTAAAAGCAGATTCGATTGAGTCTGCTTTTACTTTTTTCTTTTTAAATATAAAAATCTTCCGACCATATTGGAGTCTGCTCACCTACGTATGATCCTTCGACATTGAAATCAAAGTATTCTATGGCCTCCTCGGTGTCCATACCGCCCTCTTTTAAGATGGCAAGGCACTTGGTCACTGAATAGATAAGTCTCGCTGGTGAGCCTGTATGGACTCCTATGATAGCATCGTCGAACCCGTCCGCAAATAACAGCTCTCCGTATACTTCAGTTAATATTTTTCTCATTCTTAGTTTCCCCGTTTTAATTATCGTGTACATTTAATATAATATCTTTTCCTCCCTGCCACCCCTTTTTAATATAATTTATATACTCTCTTATATCTACTTGTGTTTTTTGAGCCGAAGGCTTAAAATCGAAGATTACAAATTGTAATGTAATATTTTTATTTTTGTAATATGATTTGTAATGCTTAAATCCCTTATAGAATATAGTATAGATTATATATTATATTATATATTACAATATTACTTATTATATATTATATACTTACTATAGAGAGGTAGATAATTAAGAGATAATAGGTATACTGATATATGGCTATAGGTGCGGAATTACATGTAATATTGTAATATATGAAAAATATCGCCCCTAGCCCAATAGGAATAACGGTTCATGATATTACACCTACTCATGAGATCTGGAATATGATGTGTAATAATTACATCGGTACATAAATTTTATGTATTTTATCCATACACATTGACTTTTACATAAATTTTATGTATAATTAATAAATGATTAAGCACTTGTGGTGCTACTGTTCATATCCAAAACTGACCATATCTTTTTTGCGCAAGTAGAAAACGACAATATGACTTTAGAGGAGCGACTTTAGTTTCACAAGATTTCTTCAAGGACAGACTATTGGTGTCGTGTTCACTAGTTGAATCAATCTGAGCGAAGAGCTTGGATTCGGTAAATCAACATTCGGACGAGTCTTGGAAATAGCAGCAATCGTTAAATCAGAAATCAAAGTTGTGAGTGTTATGTTTGTAGATTTTCTAAATTTGAAGTTTAAGAATATTCTCAGTTATGGGAAGAATGAGACCGTTATAGATTTTACCTCAGGGTTGAATCAGATTGTCGGTATGAATGGGCAAGGTAAGAGTTCAATACTTGATGCCCTGTCCTTTTGTTTGTTCGGTCAAACTTATCGTAAAATTAAACTCGATGAGCTAATCAACCGTAAAAATAAGAAGAATCTACTTACTGAAGTCACATTTGTAGCTAACGGTGATGAGTATCGTATCGTCAGAGGACTTAAACCCAAAGTCTTAAAAGTTTATAAGAACACGGTTGAGCAAGATGAATTACCTTCCACTGCCAAGACACAGATCGAGATAGATAATATCCTGGGCATTGACTTCGCTTTATTCAAAGAAGTAATTTGTTTAGCAATAAATTATAATGAACCCTTTCTTATCCTACCTAAAAACAAAAAACGGGATTTGGTAGAAAACATATTCCAGATCGGCATCGTCTCCAAGATTTTGGCCGAAATTAAGAACAGGCAAAAAGGTGTAGAGGTTGATCATAAGCTAAACAAATCTTCTTTTCTCTCAGCTGAGTCCGGTATTGAAAGCACCAAGAAGTATATTCATCAGCTTGAAACTCTAGAAGAGAACTTCGATAAGAATCAAGAGCGCAACCTAAAGGAAATTCAGGCAGAGATAGACCTGTGTGAAGCGCAAATACTTAACTGTACCAATGGTCGGAATAAAGGAGAAGAGCTTCTGAGCACCCTTATCCTGGCCGGAAAAGACACCCTGATAAACGATAAAGCTAAAGCATCAGCAAAGATTTCAGAATATCAAAACTCTATTAATAAAAACAATAGGGACATTGCGCTACTTGATGATAATAGCACCTGCCCTCACTGTCAGTCAGAGATAGATGAAGACCATAAACTCAAACATAAAGAAGAGTTTGAAGTTAATAACATCACTTTTGGATGTGAGATTGAGATACTAAAAACCCTTATCGTTAAATTATCATCCGATATAAACACTGAAACCGATAAAGAAAACAAGAAACGAAAGATAGAGACCCGTTTGCTTCAGATTGATTCTGATCTAAAGCATAATACAGAAAAACTAAAGTCTGCCCAGGATCGATATAAAACCATTGGAAAAGATAAATTTGACACAGATATCGAATCCTTCCGAAAAGACTTCAGTTTAAAAGAGCAAGAAAGAGATAACCTGAAAGAAATAAATACAGACCTGTTAAAGAAAATTGAAATAAATACAAAATCGATAGAAGTACTATCTGACAATGGAATAAAATCATATCTATACAAAAAGTTCCTCCCAAATTTAAACGCTAAGATCAATGAGTACATTAATCTGTTTGCCTTGCCCGTATCACTTAAGTTTGATGATATGATGGTAGAGAGCATCGAGAACATGATTAATCGTAAACCTATCAGCTACATGTCATTTAGTGCAGGTGAGCAGAAGAGAATAGACCTTAGTATTATGTTTAGCTTTATCCAGATCATGAAAGATATAGCAAATTGGAGATGTAACATTTTATTCCTTGATGAAGTCCTGGACTCTTCTACAGATAATGATGGACTACAAAAAATATTAGAATCTTTACAGAATCTGATATACAGCAATCCGAGCTTATGCATCTATGTGATTTCACACAGACTCCATAGTAAAGACTTGTTTGCTAAAAAATTGAGAATAGAGAAAGAGAATGGCTTCTCCACTGTGAGAACTGACATTTAATTTCCTGGGAGCTATATGGCTAAAGAGAAAAAACAACCTAAAAAAGGATACATAGATAATGCAACCTTCCTAGAAATGCTAAAAGAATATCAAATTCTTAACTATGATACCACCGACTGGTTCAGTAAAAAGAAAGCTAAAGACGATACGCAGAAGAAATTTCTTGAAAGAAGAAAAAAACTTCACAAAAGACGAATCAAATTAGTTGCAGATGAGACACCTGAACAGCAAGATATGAGAATTAAGAAACTCGACATACTTAAAAATAAGCTAGGTAGATTTTTTCTACTTATCTGTGATGGTATTCTGAAGAAACCCAACTTCATTAATTATGACCCACTCAGAAAAGATACAATGGTCAGTGATGGAGTATACTTCATGTGCATTTACATTGACAGATATGATACAGACAGAAGCAACCCTTTCGCATACTTCACTCAGATAGCCTTTAATGCATTCTTACAGAACATTAATAAGAACAACAAGAATATGAGCACTTTTACATCACTGTTCTACATAGAGAACCTTGACAGATCTGATAACATTATAATGTTGGACGACTGGGAATGATTAGGTGCTTGCTATTCATTCTTACGGCACTACTCCTGGGTCTTACATACCCAGGATACCGTTTGTTGTTTGAAGATATAATGGAACTATTGAAATAATGGAAGATTTTAAAACATATTCGTTGAAGCCAGGAGGCGTAATGATACTTAACTCAAGTATGTTATACCTCAATTGTCCGTACTGCGAAAAAACCAGTGATGTAGAAAGACGACCTGGCGTAGAACAAAATCCAGAGCATCATCATGTAGAGTTCCATATTCAACAACCATGCCCCCTTTGTCATTTCATTATTGAACTTGACTTGTCGTACATAGAAAATGAATATGGCATGTACGTAACTTCACACTACACCAATCAAGTTATAACATCTATAGATGAAGGCAAAACACTTACCTTCTATCATAAACACAATCTTGACAAAGGTCATTATGCAATATGGACAGATTTTTTATTGAATAAATTAATCATATCTAATGCAGATGCGCTACTCCACTCTAAACACGAGTCTAAAAAAGTCCGTGATTATTGTTGGGCCTTCCTCAAGAGTGACAAGGAGAGAAAATGTATTTAGAATATGCAATCAGCGGATTGATAAAAATGTTTTTCGTGTGCCTATGCTTCGTACCGTTCGGCATATGGAAAATTGTAGAAATAATTATATGGTTATTTTCTCACGTTAAAATAGAATAAGGTATGCTAGTAGTAAATAAATCCAAACACACCGTAAGCTCTGCATGTATATATTGCAAAAAGAAGATTAGATATAAAATAGAATCTATATCATCAATGAGAGGAAGACCGCTGCATTCACACTATATTAGCCACCACGAATGTACAGATTGTGGATTTGTATGTACTTATAACAAATCATTTGAATCTGAAAATAAGATACACTTTGAGGCTGATGACTTATCTAAAAGAATGAGTGATCGAATTAGAAATGCAAGATACTTCAGTGACTTCAATGATATCAATTTTGATAACAGACCCGAAGGAAGATGGGCAAACTTTATAGCGAAGAGATTTATTACTACTAACTCAGTAGCAATATTAAATGTTAGAAACAAAAGCAAAAACATAAGCGAGTTTTGCTGGAACTATCTTAAAAAGGAAAGATAATATGGGAATGTATGACTATGTGACTTACAAATCTAAGTGTCCGGTATGTGAAACCGACATTCATGAATTTCAATCTAAAGATGGAGATTGTTTATTAGAAGTAATTGATATCAGTACGGTTGAAAATTTCTATACAATTTGTGATAATCCTATGTGCGAATCTTGGATTGAATATAAAAACAGTAAGAAAGGTATTGCCATGATATCCCCTTCTAAACGCGAACTAAAGAAGATGAGTGAGATCGTATCATATGGCGATGCCATTAACCACTCACGTAGTAAGTCAGAGGTCGTTGCTAAGTACTGCATGTTCTTTTTGAGGAAAAAAAGATGAAAAAGAAATATCGAGATATAGTTGTTGAAGACATCAAGTATGCCTATAAGGTTAACCCAGGATGTACATGCTGCAATATCTCCATGGGTTTAACCTTATGGAAAGATAATAAAATAATCCTAAATCTTACTCAATCTTATGAAGCATGGGGAACTGAAGTAATTACCCCAAAGACGGTTGAAGAAACTATAAGAAAATTTATACTACAGGAGTAGTCATGGCTAAAGTAGCACTAATAACAGATACACACTTTGGAGTTCATGGCAACTCAGATGTATTTTTAAAGTCCCAACTAAAGTTCTTCAAAAAAGAATTTGTTCCTTATCTAAAGAAACATAACATTACTCGTATATTTCATTTGGGTGATTTCTGGGACAACAGATCTACTATCAACATTAGATTGAAGAACATTATCATGGAGTTGTTTGATAACGAACTAAAAGATTTTAAGATCACTATGTTAATCGGGAACCATGACTCATACTTTAAGAACAATATTGAGACACATTCACTTAAGTTTTTAGACAAGTATCCTAACGTCGATGTAATTGAAGATATTAAACTCCTATCTATCGCTAACCGTAAGGTATTACTTGTCCCATGGCAGTGTGACGAAGATCAATTCAAGAACCGTATAGCGAACAATAATATCTTCTGTGATGTTATGCTTGGTCATCTACCAATTATGGGTTTTAAGCTTAATAATAAAAGAGTCAATGAGCACGGGTTGGACACAGAGATACTATTTAATAATTATAACTTAGTATTTTCAGGTCACTTCCACACCAGAAGTAATATGCAGCGAGCAGAACGTAAGATAGAATATATCGGCAATCCATACCAACTTACGTTTTCTGACGAAGGTGATGAACGAGGGTTCTGTATTCTCGATCTAGATACCCTTGATTACGAATTTATAAATAACAATACATCTTTAAAGTTTAAAACAGTAGTTTATCCTGAACCCTTATACAAGAAAGATATAAGAGGGAACGTAATAAAACTCGAAGTCAACTATGATCAAGAGTTTAGTGAAGAAGAAATTGAAAAGTATATTGATACTTGCGAAGGATTCAAACCTGCCATTCTCCCTATTACAATCGATCGAAAGTCTAACATACAAGGAACTAGTGAAGACTATAAAGCCGTTGACCTCTTAGAGCTTATTGATGAATACCTCGATGAGATCAAAATGGTAGGCAAGAAAGATGTGTATGAAAACATAGAAAATGTATATAGCAACTTACACAATGAGAAGGACATCTGTTTATGAGTAAAAAAACCAGCAACCTAGACGAGTTTCAAAAGCAACTACAAGCAGCTACAATAGCTACCCCACCAACAACAGCAAGTGAAGAACTTCCACCAGGTGTTGTTAAAGTAAAAAAGAATTTAGTTTTATCATTCCTAAGCGATTCTAGCGGTTGTGGGCATATTAGAAACATCTTCTGGATGACTTATCTCAACTCGGTATTTGGTAAGTCTGGTCGGATGAGCATGCTACTTGCCCCATCGTTCGTATATCAAAACGATATACTTTCAAGAACACGCTCAATTTTTTTCCAACGTCAAATGACCCCCGATCATCTTACAGTTATAAAGCAGTACAAAGAGAATCAACCTAAGTTCAAATATAAAATGATATGGGAGATGGACGATCACATCCATGGGTTCAACGAAAACCAAGGCGGTACTACTGATGAAGGCGTACCATCATACAACTTCGGCAGTAAAGGCATCACCAAAGAAATTAAAACAGCATCAGTTGAAATCATGAAGCTCATGGATCTTGTTACCGTTTCCACACCATTTCTAAAAAATTATTATGAGAAAGAACTCGGCATTAAGACAAAGATCCAGGTTATACCCAACTGCGTCCCTCAGTACTTCTGGGGACACGAAAGAAAATCTGACATAACTGAAGTCATTAAAAAACCTAAAGTCATCTACACAGGCTCTCCTACTCATTATCATAATGGTGAAAAGAGACTTGGGGACTGGGATAACGCATGGAAAGATTGGGTAATTAAATCAGTCAATAATGATGAAATAGATTTTACCGTGTTTGGTGGCCTCCCGTGGTTCATGGATGAGATTAAAGATAAGATCAAGGTACATGGATGGGTAAATTCTTACCAGTATCCAAACCTAGTTAAAAGCGAAAAAGCAGACTTTGGTATCATGCCTCTCGTAAGAAATCAATTTAACAGTGCAAAGAGCGATCTAAAGTTCCTCGAACATTCAGCAGATGGTGTATTAGCTATCGGAAGTACATTTACAGATGGTTCATCATCCCCATATGACCATAATTTTCTTACAATGCCGGAAGATTGTACAGTCGAAGATATCGACTCCATGATTAAAAAGTACTCAGAGCCTAAGAACTTTAACAGAATTCGAAGACTGCAGTATGAAAAAATGGAGAATGAAGGTCGTTACCTCGAATCTCGACAATATATTGAGCGTTTAGTTAATATATTTTAATAACTACTTGACTCTAGTTAATATATTTGATATACTATTAGTACATAAAATATATTAATTGGAGTTAATATGAAAGATAGATCATCTGATGATCAGAGAAGTTTTCTTGATAAGTACAAAGGCAGGATAATTTTACTCGCAATACTAGCAGTCGTCACCCTAATATCAACTACAGTACTTTATTCACAAATATGGGAAACAAACTTCTCAGGTTATTATAAAGTAAAGCAAACAGCATATTGGGGAACAATGTCAGTCGTCAATAACACTGGAACATTTACTAAAGCATTTGGAACTGTCCACCCATATCAAGTTTCTGATATGTACTACTTCTCTACATCAGATGAAGAAGGAGGATCAGGAAAAGAAGCAGACCCTATTTCAATTAGGTTTAATGGTGGTAGTACAGCCTTTATTTCAGGCTCAATCAAGTACAGACTTTCTCGTGTAGATAGCACTCAATTACTACTCCATGAAGACTTTAAAAGCTACGCTGCAGTTAAGCAAGATCTCATTAGGCAAACCGTAGCTGAAGCACTTAAACAAACCGCAACACTAATGAAAGCCGAAGAATCATACTCGTCTAGAAGATCTGAGTTTACAACCGTAGCTGAAGGGCAAGTACGAAACGGTATATACATGACCGAGAAACATGTGTATAAGTATAAAGATGCTCAAGATCAAGAGTTCATTAAGAGAGAAGTTAAAATCAAACTAGACTCCAATAAACAACCAGTCGTCATGAAGGGATCACCATTTAAAACATACGATATAGAGATACTTCAGTTTGTTATTAAAGATATTGATTATGATCCTACCATCGACAGTTTGATTGCTGAGAAAAAAGAGATTGAGCAGAATAAAGCAGTATCTAAATCAAAAGCTGAAACCGCTAAACAAAATGCCATCACCAAAGAAATGCAAGGTACGGCACTTATCGCTGAGGCTAAAGCTCTAGAAGAAGTGAAGAAAATTCAAGCCGTTACAGAGGCTCTTAAAGAGAAAGAAGTTGCAATTCTTAAAGCTGAAAAGAATTATAAGATAGCTCAACTCGGAGCCAGAGAAGCAATCGAGAAAGCTAAGAAGATTATTGCAGAAGGTCGAGCTGAAGCAACCGCAAATAAACTAAAGGTAGCTGCAGGTCTTTCCCCTCAAGAAAAAGCTTCATGGAAATATAAAACTGAAGTAGGCATAGCCAATGCACTGAAAGACATTAACGTTCCAGGTATCGTTATAGTTGGTGGTAAACAATCTAGTGGTGCAAACCCACTCGACATGATTGGCATTAATATGGCACTCGATATCCAGAAGAAAATGAAAAAATAAACCAATCACTGTAGGTCGATATGAAACATAACTCTATCTACAGTGGCTTTAGATTATTACAAAGTCAGAGAGTACTTAGCATCTCTGATGGGGATATGGATGGGTCAGCATGTCAACTAATATTAGGTAATGTATTTCCTCGGAGTCACATTACCTATGTTACAGCATCTGGTATGACCATTGATAAAATCTTAGACACTGTTAAATTTAATAATTATGACGTTGTGTATATAACTGATATTACACCAAGTCCAGATAACATAGCATATCAGTTAAACTACGATAAGATAATCCTTATAGATCATCATGATACCGCAATTGAAATGAATGACCCTGAATATGGTAAGGTAGTTAACTCTGATCACTGTAGTTCATACATATTAAAAGAACATATGAAGAAGTGGTACGATGTAGATTTATCTTATCTCGATAGCTTCATTACTTTAGTTGAAGACTATGATCTATGGACTGAAGTAAATCCTAGAAGCAAATATCTTGCACGATTATTTCATCACTACAAACCTATTCAGTTTAAGAAAAGATTCTTTCAAGGCGTGGTTGACTTCAATAAAGATGAATTAAAAGTAATCAATGATGATAAAAAGAAGTTACAAGTTGAATTAGACGCTACTAATCATTCTTTTAATTGTCAGGATTACACTCATGTTAATGGTATACTTCTAAGACTTAATAACTTCTCAAATGAAATATGTAACATTAAATTGACCAAAGGATACAATATTGTATTCTCATCCAACAGCTTTAACAATGTATCAATTCGTAGCAAATTAGATTGTATACATATTGGTAAGGTATTAAAGGAAAGAGGAATTGGTGGTGGTCATCAGCATGCTGCAGGATTTTCAGCTAAATCTTATATTGACGTTCGGGAAACAGTTAGAAGCATAGCATCAGAACTATATGATAACTTCCCAGAAATTCGTAAAAAACACTCTCAACTCTAAATAAAATAACATATGTTTAAAAATATTTATGTAGACAATAAAACTAAACAAGTCCATATATGGGAATGTTTTAACGGTAAAACTGTAAAGCTTACAGAAGACCTAAATTCTTATTTCTACGTTGAAGATCGCAGCGGTGCAACAGTTCATACTGACATTTATGGAACTCCTGTAATCAAAAAATATACTCGCAATAAATATATGGATGTTAAGAAATACAAAAAACTCCAACTTAAAATTTGTGAATCTGACATTAGTGAAGATATTAAATACCTTCAAGAACGATACCAGGATGTTGATATTAAGACAGACATGAATAATATTCATACTGCATATATTGATATTGAAGTAGCTGGTGAAAAGGAATTTCCAGAACCAGATTTAGCATTATATCCTATAAATCTAATTACTGTTAAAAGCTCAACAACAAAAAAACTATACACCTTCGGAACATCACCAATGACTCGAAAATGTTTAGGAGTTGAAAAATATGCATACATAGAGAATGAACTTGATATGCTCACATCATTTGTTACTTGGTGGTCAAATATGAAATTTGATATTGTAACAGGATGGAACTCTACTGGTTTTGATATGAAATATATCATCAATAGAATTAAAAACCTTACAACCAATGGAATTGAAAAAAAACTATCACCACTTGGTATTGTAGAACTCGTTGAGAAAAAAACACGGAAACAAGACGGCAAGATAGAAATTAAGAACGTGTATAAAATAGCAGGTCTATCGCAACTGGATTACCTTGAACTATATAAGAAGTTCACATTTGAAACACAACCTTCATATACTTTAGATAACATTGGTATTGCTGAAGTCCAAGAAGGCAAGATCGGCCTTGAAGGAACCATCAATACAATATACAAAACAAATTGGGATAAATTTGTAGAATATAACATTCAGGATGTACTCTTAGTTGAAAAAATAGATAACAAACTAAAGTTTATTGAACTAGTAGTATCACTTTGTTACCAGACATTAATACCATTTGAAAAAGTATTTAGTTCTATATCCGTACTTGAAGGCTTTATTCTTCGTGACCTCCACAAAAGAAAAATGGTAATGCCGGATAGAAAAATAATTACCCGTGATTGGTGGTTGGAAGAAGGATATTACAAAGTAAACGGTGAACTTCAAAATGTAAAAACTGACGACAAAAAGAATAAAAATAACAAAACGTTTGAACCATTTTATATCAAGGGTGGGTATGTATATGCAGAGCCTGGGTTTTATGAAGACTGCCTATCATTCGACGTAGAGTCTGAATACCCCAAAGAGATTGTGATCTATAATATCTCCCCTGAAACTAAAGTAATCAAACCCTCCCCTGAACGAGCCAAACATTTAATAAAATCTGAAATCAACGGGGTATACTACAAAAAAGATGTACAAGGTATATTCCCATCCATAGTTGAAAGAATTTTTGATGAGAGAAAATACTTTAAAGATCTAATGAGCGAATGTGAAAAAAAAGGTGACAAGCAAGGAGAACAGTTTAATTACTCAATGCAACTAATCAGAAAAATTATGATTAATAGTTTATACGGTGTTATGGGTTCAGAATACTTTCACTTTTACGATGTTGATAATGCTAGAGCAGTAACAAGAGGTGGTAGAGTTCTTATCAAATTTTTAGGAGCGGAGACTAATAAATATTTTAAAAATTATTGGCATAAAGTATATACTTGTTATTTTCCTGAAATTGAGAATCCACCCCAACTTAAAAATGATCTAGTATTTGTTATTGATACCGACTCTAACTATATCAATCTAAATGAAATTAAGAAGAACTACGCTCCTGACATGGACTACATGGAGTTTGCCACCATAATGGATGAAAAAGTACTAGAACCTTTCTTTGTTAAGATATTAGATATTTATCATGCAAAACGTGGAGTTAAAAACCTAATAAGATATAAACGTGAAGGAATTATAACTAAACAATTTGTACTTGCCAAGAAAAAATACATAGTGGAACTATTAGCTCACGAAGACAAAGTATATGATAAACCAACAATTAAATATAAAGGTGTTGAAGTTGTCAGAAGTGATACCCCTATGTTTAGCCGGAAAACAATCAAAGATGTTATTCAGGAATTATTTGATAATCTCGATAAAGAAATGACTATTAAAACATTGAGAAAATCTAAAAAGGCATTTAAGACAGAAGATATAGAAAATATCAGTTCAGTGTCCGGTATAAACGGATATGAAAAATATTCATTTCCACATGAATATTATATCGAGAAAGGATTAGTGTTTAAGAAATCTACCCCCATACATAATAGAGCATGTATATGTTACAATTATCTAATAAAAAAGTATGAATATCCATATATGGAAGTGGCTAATGGTAGCAAAATAAAATACGTATATATAAAAGACGAGAACATAATCAATAGTAATGTTATCGCTTACATTGGAAATTACCCAAAAGAGTTCAACCAGTTATTTAAAATAGATTACGACACTCAATTTGAAAAGACCTTCATGAATGTTATTCAGAGAATGTTTACAGTATTGGGATGGGGAAAAATAAATCTTCGTGGAAATCAGTTGGGTAAATTTCTGAAAAAGAAAAAATAATAGGAGAAGATATGAGCATATATAAAAAATTAATGGGAAATAAAGACCTGCTAGATAAAATGATGGAAGATGATTACCAACCAGAATACCTCTCATCCGGTGTTATAGTTATGAACCTGTTACACAAAGGTAAAGTAGATAAGGCTGTAAAAATTGGTTGTATTGAACAAATAAGTGCAGACTCTTCATTTGGCAAATCATTTATTGCATGTAACATCCTTAAGAACGCACAAAGACATGGAATGGAATGTGTAGTGATTGATACAGAGAGAGCTTTTAACAAAGACCTTGCTGGAAGTATTGGAGTTGATCTTGACAAACTTCCAATACTACAAACCGCTAACATGCATAAAATCACTCAAGCACTCGCTCTTATGACAGAAGGTAAGACAAGAAAAGAACGAAGAAACGTCTTTGTACTTATCGACTCATGGGGAACACTCGTTGACGAAGCTACAATGGTTAAAGCAGCTGACGGTAACTCTACTCAAAACATGAGACTACCACAAGAGAAAAATAAACTCGCAAACTACATGAATGAAACCGATATGACATACTACGTTGTGAACGGTGTATACAAAAATACTGGTGGATTTGGAGACCCTTATCAAATCGGTGGTGGTGGTAGACTAAAGTTTAACAGTGAATCAATTGTACTTGCAACATCAAAAGCAAAAGAAAAAGACTCATCTGGAAAAGTTATCGGTGCTATCATAACGTGTGAATCTCACAAAGGCAGAAGTGCTATTGAAAAATCAACTAAACTTCAGTTTAGAATCAAGCACGATGGTGGGTTAGATATTTATTTTGGACTACTTCCAGACGCTCTTCTTCATGGCTGTATTACTAAACCTAAAAACGGCTGGTATCATAGACCAGAGTTTGACGAAGAAGGAAAAAATTGGAGAGAATCAAAACTTTATTGTAAAGAATTCTGGGAAGACCTATTAAGAAAAACTGATTTTAAAGAATTTCTAGAATCGAAATATAGCTACGAAGATCGAGAAATAGATGTAGCTGAAAATGATGCAACAGATTTCTTTGATGATAATCTAATGGAAGAGGGATAGATGGACGAATTGGATTTTGAAAACATAATAGTTCATTCAATATTAAGAAGTAAGGTAATCAGAGAAAAGCTATATCCTTTTCTCTCTACCATACCTTTGTTTAAAATATTTGACAACCCATCAAATCAACAAATAATACGGAAGTACTTTAATTATAAAGAAGAATATAACGAGTTCCCAAATATAAAAAATCTAGAACTCTACGTTAAAAATGATGAGATCTTATCTAATGTTAAAAAGATTCTAGAAATAGACATGAAAGAATATCAGAAAGATCAAATTATGGACGAGATTGAAAAGTTCTTCCAGGAAAAATTATTATGGTACAACATTCTTACCGTAAAAGACGCTCTTGAAGAAAGAAAACTCGACACCATCAATGATGTTGCTGATAACATTAGAGAAGCCTTAACGTTCTCATTTAACACCAATGTAGGTCTTGACATATCGAACGATACCGACCGCATGTACACATATATTCATAATAAAGAAAAAGCTGTATCTACTGGTATTGATAAACTTGATGAACAACTCGACGGAGGTTTTCATGAGAAATCTCTGATCCTATTCCTAGGGTCTACCAATATTGGCAAGACCCTAGTACAGTGTGCTTTCGCTTCTAACTGCCTTAGAGACAATCAAAATGTTCTCTATGTCTCACTAGAAGAATCGGAAGATAAGCTCTCTAAGAGGTTCCTAGCCAACATGTTTGATGTAGAAATCAATGAATTGAAAAATCTTTCAAAGAAAGAATTCTATCGCAAACATGAGAAACTAAAGAAACAAACAGAACGACTTATTGTTAAAGAATACCCAGGAGGAACAATCAATGCTAACCACCTTAGAAACCTCCTAAAAGAACTTGAAGTGAAAAAAGGATTTAAACCAAAAATAATGTTTATCGATTACTTAGGCTGCATGATGCCTAATAAAAATGTGGTAGGCAATTCTAATGAAGTCCTTAAAGCAATAACAGAAGAAGTGAGAGCAATATCCCAGGAATACGGCTTCCCGATAGTCTCTGGACTTCAAACTAATAGAGGTGGGTTTGGTAATGTTAACGTTGAGCTAACCGACACTGCAGAATCTATTGGTGCTACATTCAAGGCTGATGCCATTTATGGTATAGTTCAGAACGAAGAACTAGCAGCAGCTAACGTTTACCTTTTAAAATTACTGAAGAGCCGTTTTGGCGATAACTTCGGGAAGGTTAAAGTTAAGGTAAGTAAACCGAAAATGAGATTATACAACTTTGAACCAGAGGAAGAAGAAGAACAATTTTACGATGAATTCGCATCACAGGATCACGCTATCTTAAAGAAAGATAATACTAGCCCTGCAGAATTGGACTTCAGTTAGGAGGGTTTATGATAGAAGACAACACACCTAAATTACCAGACAATTTGAAAGATAAGGACGTTGAAGCTGAGATTTATAAAACTATAAATAAAAAGAAGTTCTTTGAAATTATGAATATGAATAGTATTGATTTTGAGAAAGTAATTCTAAAAAAGAAATCCTACAATAAGGACTTCCATAAATTTAATTACTTGATTAAGAAGCTAGTTAATGAAACAGATATCACATTTATTGAATGTGCCATATATCTTCACACTGATTTCTTTAAGGAAAAAGCCGTCTTTGATTGCTTTAACGAGGAGAATTATCACGAGCTTCGAGCGGAGTTTGCTGAGAAGTATGATTTTAATATGGACTCCAATATACTGAAGAATTTTATCAAGTGGACTAAAAAGAAATAATTACTAAAATATATGCACTGCTATTGACTTTTGCCCTTTTTAAGGGTATAATGTAATGATATATACATACATCTATGTGCAGTTAATATTTTTTATTAACTGTCACTACAAAAAAAAGTAATATGAAAAAAAAACAATATGAGGAAAAATAATGTACAAAAAACGAGAATTCGATCTGAACGGAATGTTAGGAAAAATAATAGATAATGAGACCAAGAAAACATACAACAATGATGACGAGAATCTTTACAAGCCAAATGCGAAAGCTAATGGTGGTAACTATTCATCAATCATCAGATTCTTACCCCCTACAGAAGGTGAGCCACTTCCATTCGTAAAACGCTTTTCACACGGCTGGGAAGATGTTGGTGGATGGTTTATTAACAACTGTCCTTCTACCCTTGGTGAAGACTGTCCTGTTTGTAAGGAAAACGGAAGAATTTGGAAATCTCAGGAATCAATCGCTAGACCTAGATCTAGAAAAGCATCTTTTTACACCAATATCTTAGTGATAAAAGACAAGCAGAATCCTGAACTTGAAGGTAAAGTATTAAAATATCGTTACGGTGTTAAGATCCATGAGAAAATCATGGCTAAACTTAATCCTGAAGATGAGGACTTCGAGCCAAAAGTAATAGTGTTTGACTATGAGACAGGTGCTAATTTCAAATTAATCATCAAAACCATAGATTCAAGTGGAAAGAAATTTCTTAACTATGACTCTTCTGAGTTCGCTACACCTGGCCCAATAGGTGAAGGTAAAACTCCTTATACTGATGAACAAATCGGTGAAGTAGATTCGAGATTATTTCCTCTACAACCACTCATTGCTAAATCAGAGTTCAAATCATATGAGTTCCTTGCAAATGAATTCATTAAAAGAACTGGGATCGTAATTGGAACTGATCCTTCAGCTTTGCCGCAAGCAAAAACAGCTGAAGCACCAGTAGCCCCAAAGGTAGAACAGGTTGTAGTCAGTGATGACATCAGCTTCGACAACACATCATCAGATGTAGATCTGTCCTCTGAGAAAGCCCCTGCCCAGGCAGCTGCAACAACAGAGTCAGAAACTGCAAAGTCTGATGCTGCGGACAAAGACTACTTCGACGACATGTAATATTAAAGGGCTGTGGTTAGCTACAGCCCTTTTTAAGGTTTAAGATGAATAAGAAACTTGAAGCACAAATTTTAGAAAAATTCTTAAAACTTACTGTAGGTCGATTTGATCAAGCTATTATTAAAGATGGTGAAATCCAGATCAACTGCAATATCTGTGGAGACTCAGAAAAAAAGAATAAATTAAGAGGACACTTAAAGCGTGGTGAATCCGAAGATTTTTGGTTTTACAAATGTTTTAATGCAGGTTGCTCAGCTTCTGACGTATGGTCAGCAAGAAGATGGTTGAAAGAAACCGACATCTCTAATTACAAACTCTACTGTAAAGAGAGCTTGGAATATAATAATATTAAAAGAAAACACGTAGGGTCAACTGAAGTAACCCCTGCTAATATAGCTCCTATCAAAAAAGAACCAGATGCTTATTCCTATATGAAAGACTTCAGACCGATGAATCATTCTAACGAACTTATCTTTAGAAAAGCAATTCATCAATGTCAACAACGTCAAATACCAGAACACATCTATAGTAAGTTCATGGTTGCCGTTGACGGCCCTTACTATGATAGAATGATTATTCCATTCTACGATCATAAGGATAAGTTCTACTACTTTCAGGCTCGCACACTATCTAATAAAGAACCTAAGTACCTTAACATGAAAGGCCGCAAAGAGTCTGCAATATATAACCTATATAATATTGATCATAGTAAACCAGTCATTGTTACGGAAGGCCCCATAGATTCAATGTTCGTCGATAATGCCATTGCATCTCTTGGTTTAGATATGTCTAAGAGTATGAAAAAGACATTGAACAAATTAGACTGCTACTACTTATTCGATAACGATAAAGCAGGTAAGGCTCAAGCTAAGAAGTACTACCACAACGGTCATAAGGTTTTTATCTGGGAAAAGTTTAAACACTATAACCATAAGCATAAAGACATTAACGATATAATATTAAACTGTGACACGAAACACTTTAGTTTTGAAGATCTTGCGAGCTGCTTTGACAACTCCTATAGCGACTACCGCTATTACCTGGGGAAATACTAATGAATCTTGAGAAGCACGAAAATAACGAACTAATCAAAAGCATAAGAGTTGAGATGTCAGTAAAGAATGGTGTCACTGCAAGTGTGATGTTTGATTATTATGATAAAGAATTTATGGTGTTTGAGATTTACCATCTAAAGATCGCTGACATTGATAATGTTAGAAGCTTATGTGACAACAAAGGCATGGCTGTAATTCATATGCAGAATGATAAACTTAAAAATCTGAGCTTATTTAAAATTAAGAATTTTCCCAACAAATCTATTCCTGTTGTTGACAGGCTATCTGAAGAAGACTACTACTCGTATTCGCCAAAAACTAATATTTCAAACGCTGTATGGACTAGTTCTCACGGAGTTCATGCACCAATTTCAAATACACACCCACAAGCACCTATCCCTCCTCCAAAGCGTAAGACTAAATGAACAATTGGACATACAAAAAGAAAGAATTTACATCAGAAATGATCAAAGAAAACTTTGGCTTCATCTATCTGATCACTAATATAACTACAGGGAAACTGTACATAGGTAAAAAACAGTTTCATAGCTATCGTAAAATAAAACAAAAAGGTAAAAAGAACAGAAAGCTAGTCATAAAAGAATCTGACTGGAAGAAATATCACGGATCTAGCAAACATCTTCGTGAAGACCTTGATAAAGATGGATTAGATAAGTTTGATCGAACCATGATAAAAATATGTAAGACTAAATGGGAACTAACTTACTATGAAGCTGCAGAACAATTTAAAAGACAAGTACTCCTAAAGAAAGATAAAAAAGGTGAACGTGTTTATTACAATGAAAACATATTGAATAAATTCTTCCCACCGAGGAAGCAGGTATAAAATGCTAAAAGACATGCTTATTATTGACAGTCATAACCTCCTATTCAGAAAGGTTTTTTCTGCTAATAGAGATAAACCATTAGATATGAAGTATGAGTTATTCAAGACCCTTATAATGCGTGAGACCTTCTACTCTATTAAGAAGTTTAAACCTACACGCCTTGTGTTTGCTATTGACTCTAAGCATAACTGGCGTAAGGCTATATATCCAGACTACAAACATAAGAGAGCAAAAGCAAGACAAAAAAGCACAGTTGACTTTGATAAATTCTTTCCTATTGCGGAAGAGTTTTATGCTGATTTCAAGAAGACATTTACAAACTTCATGTTCCTTGATGTTGATAAATGTGAAGGCGATGATATCATCGGAGTACTTACTAAAAAACTTAAGGATAACATTATTGCGATATCATCTGATAAGGATATGAATCAATTAAACGAACATCCTCACTATCGTCAATACAATCCTATGAAAAGAGAAATGGTTGAATCTCTTAATCCAAAATTCGACTTACAAATTAAAATACTGGTGGGTGACAAGAATGACAATATCCCAGCAGTCAAGTCTAGATTTGGAATAGTTTCTGCAACTGCAGCTATGGCAGATCTGACAAAGTTTCTTGACGACAATAATCTTAACGATGAGTATGAAAGAAATAAAACTCTCATAGATCTTAATCTGATACCAGAGGAATACAAAATCAAGATCATGAATGAATACAATAATTATGATGTTAAACCACCTAAGTCTCGTGACATAATTTCGTTTTTTACGAAACATGGCCTTGGAGTTATGTTTGATGAAATGCAAGAGATCTGGGGAACACTCGATAACATAGGATGATAAATAGTTGCATGTCTTTAACACGTAATTATTATGGCAGGTAAATGGTATCAAGGCGTTTATGACGTTCAGAATAAGAAGAAATATATGGGCAACAGTGCACCAATCTATAGGTCAAGTTGGGAAAAGAGAGCAATGTGGTGGTTGGATAATAACGAAAATATTATTCGATGGGGCAGTGAGATAATCACAATCCCTTACTTCTACACTGTAGACAACAAAGTCCACAAGTACATAGTAGATTTTTATGCTGAAGCAAAATCTAAAGGTAATAAAATTATTAAGATACTGATTGAAGTTAAACCTTCAGACCAGTGTGAATACCCTAAGATGCCCAAAAAGAGGACTCAGAAGTCATTGAAGAACTACAGGAACCGTTACTTAATGGTAGAAAAAAATAAGTGTAAGTGGACTGCAGCAGAGCAGTATTGCAAGCACAACGGGTATGAGTTTAAAATTATAACGGAACACGAATTATTTTCATAGGAGTATGCATGAGCATAAAGGAATTATCAGAATTTACACGTATATCAAAGTATTCAAGATACTTACCAGAGAAACAGAGAAGGGAATCCTGGAAAGAACAGGTTGATCGAATGATGGATATGCACAAGACGCATTTAGAGAGCTTGGAAGTTTTCGAAAATGTTAAAGATGAGTGGGCATTTGCTAAAGATATGCTTATGAAAAAACGAGTACTTGGCTCGCAACGAGCACTTCAGTTTGGTGGTGATGCGACACTGAAACACAATGCACGTATATACAACTGCTTCAGGATCGATACTGAATTCATAACAATAAATGGTGTAAAATCATTTTATGATTTTAGTCATGGTGATAAAACAAAAGTATTAACACATACAGGTGAATGGAAAAATGCCATAGTTAAAAGCTACGGTAAACAAAACATAAATCAAATAACCTTAAAAAATGGAAGAGGTTCTAAACGAGTATACGCTACTGAAAATCATACATGGATACTAAATGATGGCAGTAGGACAGAAAATTTGAAAATAGAAGATAAGTTATATAAACGGCCAAATATTTTTAATGACTGGAATTATGACGATGCAACACCAGATGAGAGACTATATTGGTCATATGGCTTTATATACGGTGATGGTACAACACTAAAAAATAAAGATGGCAACCACACTTATTCAATGGTAAGACTATGTGCAGAAAAAATAAAATACAAATATCGGTTTGAAGAATTAAACTTTAAAACTAGCACTAGCAATAGCTTGAATGGTGACTATATGGCATACACAGGAACATACTTAAAAACACTGCCAGATCCTAATATTGATGACATAAATATTTTAAGAGCGTTTGTTAGAGGGTTTTTAGATGCTGACGGTGAAAAGAATAGAAATTATTCTAAAGACGGCACTGGATCTATATTCAAGACCATACAAAATTCCGATGATAAAGCTCAAGAATTTATTAGAAAAGTTTTCCCTGTTGTTGGCGTATATATAAACTCAGAATCTGACATCATAAAAGACACTAATTACGGCAAATTATATGCTAAAAAATTCAGCATAAATACTGATATTAATAAATTTTCACCTTCATGGTCAGTGACAGATATTGAGGAAAATATTTGCTCTGAAACAGTATGGTGCCTGGAAGTCGATGATAATAAATCTTTTGTTATGCCAAACGGTATAGTCACTGGAAATTGTGCATTTCATTATGCAGATAGAATAAGAACATTCCAAGAAACCATGTATATGGCTTTATGTGGTTGTGGTGTTGGTTATAGCGTACAGAAACATCACATTAAAAAATTACCGAAGATTCAACATGAAAGAAAAGGCGAGAACATAACATATACCATTCCAGACTCTATCGAAGGGTGGGCAGATGCAATTGGTGTATTAGTAGAATCTTTCTTCGTGTGCAAATCAGAATGGTCAGGATACAATGTTTTATTTGATTACTCAGACATAAGACCTGCCGGAGCCATTATAAAATCAAGCGGATCAAAAGCACCAGGCCCAGACGGTCTCAGACGAACTATAGACCATATTAAAAAGATATTTTATACAGCTCTTAATGATGGAAGTAAAAAACTATCAACGCTCCAAGTTCATGATATTATTTGTCACATTGCAGACGCTGTAGTTTCAGGTGGAATTAGAAGAGCAGCACTTATCAGCTTATTCTCAAAAGATGACATGGAAATGAGAAACTGTAAAACTGGCAAATGGTTTATCGAGAACCCACAAAGAGGTAGAGCCAACAACTCAGTCTTATTAATCAGAGATGAAACGACAGAAGAAGAATTTAGAGAAATAATTACTTCAGTTAAAGAATATGGTGAACCCGGATTTATATTCAGCGACTCTACTGAGATTGGGTACAATCCTTGCGCTGAAATTGGCTTATACCCTGTAGACGTTGAATCTGGTAAGTCAGGTGTTGAGTTTTGCAACCTATCTGAGATCAACGCAAAAAAATGTAAAACTCTTGAAGACTTCATGGATTCAGCTAAAGCAGCAGCCATATTAGGTACGTTCCAGGCATCTTACTCATCCTTCCCATACCTTGGCGAGATCACCGAAAAGATCGTTGCTAAGGAGGCTCTATTAGGTGTATCTATCACAGGCATGCAAGACAACCCTGATATTGTTTTAGACCCTACAAATCAGCGTCTCGCTGCTCAGGTAGTTAAGAATACTAATAAAGAGATCGCAGCTAAGATCGGTATCAATCAAGCAGCAAGAACAACCACTGTTAAACCATCTGGCACATCTTCTATTATCCTATCTACTGGTGCATCTGGTATTCACCCAAACCATGCCAAGAGATATATTAGAAGGGTTCAATGTAATAACCAGGAAGAGCCACTTCAGTTTTTCAAGAAGTATAACCCCAGGGCTATAGAAAAGTCTGTTTGGGATACTAACGGAGTAACCGATGTAATCTCATTCCTATGTGAAGTTCCATCTCAGGCAAGAACCAAGAACGATATTAACGCTCTTAGCCTATTAGAAAATGTCAAATCAACTTGGGTTAACTGGGTAGATGAAGGGAAGAACCAAGAGCTATGTGCTCATCCGTCTCTTTCTCACAATGTATCTAATACAATCAATATTCTCGAAGGTGAATGGGAAACGGTAGCTGAATACATCTACTACAACCGTAAGTTTTTTGCAGGTATTTCTCTTCTTCCTCAGGAAGGGGATAAGATTTATCCTCAAGCTCCTTTCCAAACCGTATACACTCCTAAAGAACTCGTAGACATGTACGGTGATGCTTCGGTATTTGCATCAGGATTAATTATCCATGCACAGAACGCATTTGATAAAAACTTATATGCAGCCTGTGACTCGTATCTCGGTATCGGTGAGAAACTAGAAATCCCCGACATTCAAAACAGTGAGATTCCTGATTCTATCGATAAACTAACCAAGATACTTGAAAAACAAATGTGGGTTAAGAGAGCCGACAAGTTTGCTAACAACTATTTCAATGGTGACAAAAGACAAATGACATTTTGCTTAAAAGATGTAGATGCCTGGAAAACCTGGTGTGACGTTGGTAGAGAATATGTTGAAGTCCCATGGGATGAGTTCAATGAAGATAAAGATAACACAAAAATTAGTGAAGATGTAGCTTGCTCCGGTGGATCATGTACATTGACACATATTTAAAAAAAGGTTGACTATGAATGAAAATTATGATACAATATTGTTTAGAGCAGAAGACTCCGTGTTAATACGAATAAGAGTCAAGGATAATAAACTCACAGACGATATACAACCATTCTTAAATACTCAACTATTCAATAGTCTAACAGATTCGACCCTAGTAATAGGGTCTTATTCTGATGGCTCACCATTTAAAGAATTTGCAAGATTAGAACTGAAAACACCTAAAGAAAATAAAATAACAATATACAAGAAAGAAAACGTACACGAATATATTAATAGCATTTTGGAGAATATACACAATGAACAGCATCGAGATACACGAAGAACTAAATAAATTTAATGATATAAAATTTTTTGACGAAGGACACAAGTACGTCCTCAAAGATGGAAATCACGCTTCGTCAGTTACAACTCTCTTTAAAGAATTTGAACCTCCATTCAATAAGAAATTCTGGGCTGAAAAGAAAGCCAAACAACAAGGTGTTTCACCACAAGAAATCATCAATTTATGGGAAGCCAATGGTAAGTTCTCACGAGAGAAAGGAACACTCTTTCATGCATATGCAGAGAACTACATTGCCAACAGAGTATTCGAACGCCCAATAGGTCTTGATGACAAAATGAACTTCGCTCTCGATAGACTCGAAGTACTCTTCCATGCATTCTACGAGAAGACAAAAAACTCTCTTATTCCTATCGCTTCAGAACTCGTTATCGGTGATGAAGAGTCAAGAACCTGCGGAATGCTGGATCAACTTTACTTCAACAAAAAACATAATGAGTTCCAGATATTTGATTGGAAAACCAACAAACAGATACGTACAGAGCCATTTAATAACCAAAAATTATTAACTGAGCTTAACCACTTGGATAACTGCGAGTTAGTAAAATACAGTCTACAGCTATCATGCTACAAGTACATAATCGAAAAGATGACCAATATCAAGATTGGAAGCTGCTTCGTTCTGTGGTTTCATGAGAAAAATGAGACTTTTAAGCACTATAAGGTACATGATCTATCTGAAGATGTTGACAAGCTGTTCAAAAAACGTATACTTACTGTTGAGAGTTCTATGGTAAAAGAACACGAAATGGAATTTATTTAATAATAAATATATACTTCAGTTAATATTTAACTTGACTTTATCGCTATAAATTAATATACTAATGATAGTAGTACATAAAAAATATTAACTGAGGTATCATGAATCAGATTATTGCAAGTTTTGATAAAGATTTCATAATAGATCAAATTTCAAAAGCAGATTCTGGTCTGCAAGCATTCTCCGCTTATCTCATAGATCCGATGACTAACAGAGTACTTAAAGATGTTAGAAAAGCGAAAACTATAGTAGCAAAGGACTTGGATATATTCGATAAGTTTATATCAAACAGAAACCAGACCAACCCATATTACATCATAAATATTCAGAAGATTAAGATCAGCGACTCGCTAACTAAAGTGTTCCCAGTCAGATCTGGTATGAAGTATATTTACATGTGGTCTACGGGTAATCAAATATTCAATACCTTCAATTACAATACTCTGAAAGAAAACAAAGACTTTAGTTATCTCCTATACAATAATAAGAACTTCCATGCATTCATAAATGAAGCTAACAAGTTCTATGTAGATAACAAACTTAACTTTTCTACTATCCCGTTTAGTACTGGTAAAGCCATAGCAAAAGGATCGGTATACGAGTTGAACCTTAAGTTCAGAAAACCAAAGCAGGTAGAATAATGGGGGCGTTAATGGAAGGAAACCCAGAAGATAAACAACCAAATCTCAATGTAGAGAATTATATCGTTGAGCAGGTTAACATGGCAGTCAGTAGAGTTGAAGATGATCTCACTGAAAGCCTTATAGATTTTCTAGACGAACACCTCGACACACAAATCAACGAACTCGTTGAAACTAAAGTTATCGAGAAGTGTCTTGCCATTAACGACAATGTTTCTGCAGTACTAAATTCAAGAGATGAAGAAGAAATTGTACGTAAATTTTGTCAAAAGTTTATGTCGAAAGCTAAAAAAAACAAAACGTGATGGATCGCATCAGGAGTGTGTAATGGAAAAACTAGAATATAATAAGGATACTCTAGACATAATCAAAAGTTTATCTTGCTTAAGTAAAGCAATCATATTCGAAAAGGCAGAAGAAGGTAAAAAGATTTTAGTGAACTCAGGGGATCTATCTGCAATGATAGTCTATCGCCTTGAAGCGCCACTCAGTCATTTTGGATTCAACGGTGAACAATGTGCGTTCTACGAATTCCCTGACTTTCATGATTTAATGTCTATCCTTGAAGACTGCGATATCTTTCAGAAAGGTGATATACTTACTTTAGTTTCGGGTAATACGAAGATCAAATACCTAACATCCGAACCTGAGTTAATCACAGGCGATGGTGATAATGAATTTGATGGGGTTGAATGGAGCGAGACCGTTGGGTCTTTTACTATTGGCTTTGACGACCTTAAAAAGATTAACAAACTAAAGTCTTCAATCAAAGCTAACTCTATCACTATTGATATTGTTAAGAACGACATCAAGTTTACTTTCTTTAATAAAGAGAGTGAAAACACTTGTGAAGATTCGTTCGCTAATGACACTGAAAATATCGATGCTTACACTTTCTTAATCTCTACTGAGATCTTTGATAGAATCCCCCTAGCTAACTATACCATCGAGTTCGATGAGAACGGCCTTGTTAGATTTAAAATGTTATCTGAAGGTATCAGTCTTGATATCTACACTGGTCAAATGGAAGAGGATATCTAATGGAGAAAGAAGAATACGATTTACCAGAAGTCGAAGAGGTCTATTTTGATACTAAGAGTCATGACCTCGTTGACAGCGATCAGATCACCAGTGCATACGAACAGACACCAGAGACACCATTCGAAAGAATTAAACACTCCGCTGCTTCGTATGACCTTAAGATTCTAGATCCTAAGCCTAATTGCAGAAAATGTAATGGGCGTGGGTATCTTGGAATCAGAGTTGATCCTGTAACCAATAAAGCAACTGAAATACCAGTACCATGTCCATGTATCTACCCTAAACCTACAACTGTAGATGAGAAGATTCAGCGAGACTCGGCACAACACATCCAAAGTATTAAATACATGAATAGAAAACAGAGACGTGAAAAAGAAAAACTAATGAAAAAGAAAGGTTGATAATGAGTGTAGAAGAGAATACCAGTAAAAAGTTAAATAATTATCTGATGACTGAGAAATATCGGCCACCTTCAGTTAGAAGTATGATACTGCCAGAAGCCTACAGAACATATTTCAATAAGATTGTGGATACAAAGAACATCCCAAACTTACTGTTGTACAGCTCTAATCCAGGATCTGGTAAAACATCTATCGCTAAAGCTCTTTGTAAAGACATTAATGCTCGGTTCTTGTACATTAATATCTCTACCGATAGTGGTATTAATACATTAAGAACAACAATCGAACGATTTGCTACCAACAAATCTATTGATGGTAGACAAAAGGTAATCATCCTGGATGAATTTGATGGGGCATCCTATCAACTTCAGAAAGGCATGAAAGGTTTTGTTGAACAATTCCACAAGAACTGTAGATTTGTATTCACTACTAACTTCATAAACAAGATTATTGAGCCTTTAAGAGAGGGTAGAACTCAGTTATTTAACTTCGACATGATGAAGGAAGAATATTCTAAAGAGATGAAGCCAAAGATTAAAGACCGTCTTCTAGCAATACTCGATAAAGAAGAGATTGATTATGAAGACCGTATTGTTAATAAGTTAATAGATAATTGTTATCCTAATATCAGAAAGATGATTAGCTCTATTCAAAAGTGCAATAATATGTACGGTAAGCTGAACGAATCAGTCCTGACTAATGACACCAAGGATGAAGATTTCATTAACCTTATCTTATCTAAAAAGATAAATCAGTCCAGGAAGTATTTTCTTGAGAACGGCTATAGCTTTGATGAGATATATGTTCGCCTCTATAAAGAACTCGTACCAATGTTGGAGCCTAAATACCAAGCTGAAGCAATTATATTGATCGCTGAGTATATGGATAGGCATACACGAGCAATTGATCCAGAAATAACCTTTATGGCTCTATTAGCTGAAATAATGATGATGGTAAAGTAATGATGTATTCTAGAGATGAGTTTGTAGAGTTCGAAACTTTACACGGGATGTTTGTTTTCATTTATGAGAGCAAATGTCCTTTATGTAAAATGCACATACAGTCACTATACAATCACAATATATTAGACTTTTGCATCATTTACCTGGAAACAGATGAAGAAGTTGAATGGCTAGAGAAAAGATTTGATATCCAAGGTGTTCCACACACTGCAGTATACAAACATAATAAACTTATCTGGCATAAGAACAATCTGTTCTTTAACAGACAAATTAAAGAACTTAATATACAATTGGATATACTTAATGAATAGACTATTCTTCATAGTACCTACAGTAGACTTCATAGATCACGAGTTTGACACATATCTCGCCCCATCTTTACTGCCTAGATGGAAAAAGAATACATATTGCATGGACAATTCAGAAGGTGAATCCATATATGAGAAGTATAACAACGGTATCCAGAAACTCATAAGAAAAAGAAAACTTACCGATGATGATATAATTGTATTTGCTCACTCGGACATAACCATATTAGACCAAAGCCTGGAAGACAAATTACGTCTAACCTTCGAGTATAAAACTGAAGTAGGTATAATTGGTGTATATGGCACAACACAATTTAATGAACAATTTGGATGGTGGTTAAATGATAGAGAAAAATACGCTAGGGGACATATTCAACAAGGTCTGGACGGCAGCACTTACCATATGTCAGACAGAATCGGTTTTTTTGATAATATGGTGGTCGTGGATGGTTGTTTCATGGCTATTAGAGGATCATTAGCTAAGTCACTTCAGTTTAGAACTAATATGGATGGTTATCATCAGTACGAGAACTCCTACTGTATCGATACACTCCTTAGAACTGAGTTTAAGGTAGCTGTGGTTGACATTTTTATACAACATGAGTCAGAGGGGCCTCTGTCAGAAGATTGGTTTAACAGTGGTCAGAAGCTCTTAAAAGAGTATACAGGGATGGGGTTGGAATTCCCTTTAACATCAGAAAACTTAAACAGACATAGAACTTTGCGTAATTTAAACAGTTACTTTCCAGAACCGAAAACCGACACAAAATCACCAGGAGTTTCGGCATAATTATAAATAATATTAAGAGTACTTTTAGGATGTAATTATGCCTCGATTCGGAAGAAGATCAAACAAAGAAAAAGAAACTCTACACGCAGATTGGCAAGACATTCTTGACACTGCCATACAGTACGTTGATTTTAGTGTCATTCAAGGTGCTCGTGGTGAAGAAGAACAGAATAAGTACTTCGATCTGGGAAAGTCCAAACTAAAGTATCCCTATTCAAAACACAATACCTACCCATCATTGGCAGTGGACATAGCTCCCTGGGTTTCCGGTATTGGAATAGATTGGAATAATATGGATAGATTTCTTAAAGTAGTCTTCTTTATTAAAGGCATAGCATACGCAAAAGGTATTATTATTAGGACTGGTGCTGATTGGGATGGTGATTTTTATAGCAAAGATCATACATTTATAGACGTGCCACACTTAGAACTTGAAAGTAGACTAATCGATAACCGATGGGTTAAATATTAAGGAATAACATGAATAAGAAGAAAAAGTCACCATTTGAATATATTAAAGATTTAACGGTTAACAAAAAGAAATACCCTGATGTATCAGAAGACTATCTAAAGGACTATGAACCCGTTGTAATCAATAAGATTTTATCAATGAACTTTCGAACATATCCTCAGTTAATGAAGATAAACAAGATGTCATGTGCAAGTATGCCAAAAGAAATGCACTATAGGTATCTACATTCAGCGTTAAAAAAGCAGTACTATAAAATTGATTATGTTAAAGGTAAGAAGAACGTTAATGCAGATAATGTCAAATTTGTATCGGAGTATTACAGTTGTAGCAATAGAGAAGCCCTGTCGCATATGGAAATACTTACTAAAGATCAAATTAAAACAATAAAGGCGCTATACAAAACAAGAATTTAATATGAACAAAGCAATCTACATACCACCAACAGATGAGAACGGGAAGTTTTACTGGGTTCCCGTAGTAATTAAAAACAAAGATTATCTATTAGGTTTTCTTACAGGTATGGAATCAGCAATGATTGCTTTGCAAATATACGAAGAACTCAACCCATCCCTTGGATCAGAACGATTCAACGACATATTACCGGATGGTAGAAGAATTGGCAACATGTCGAGGAGTGAGTTTAAAGACCACGTTAAAACCTCGATATTAGATGAGCAAGAAAGTCTTCTTGTTCGAGAGAACCATCCAGACCACAACCCCGATGTACTAGACTATTTTTTCCACGTTAGCTGCTACTGTGGCAACTTTTATGGATTCCATGAGCCAGAAGACATCCCCGAAGAAAACTTACACTGTGACTGGTGTGATAAGATATTATTCCACTATACTAATAAAGATGATACAGACTTTCAATATGACGGGTCTGAAAATGACACCGCCAATGTTATCAAAGCAGTCAAACAGGAACTAGGAATAGTCGATGATGACGATGACGATGAAGACGAATTTTACTAAATAATCATTTTTTTCAAAATAGGACAACGTTTTTTCAATTTAATACACCATTTCGTTTTATAATGACTCGATTTGGGGCCTGTAATTTGGCACCCTTTTAATAAATACTTTTAGAAATCACAACCTAAAGGAACACAAATTACATGTCATATTACCATACTTTAATGGATGAACTATTTAACCATACCTTTAACCAAACATTTGAACGATTCAATCCATCCCCTGAATTTACCATACCAACGGAGGTCACTAAAGACGAAGCTGGGTATCACGTACATCTACAATTACCTGGCATCACAAAAGATCAAGTAAAAGTCCAATTAGAAAAGGATCAGATTACAGTTACCGTTTCAGATAAAAAGGAGACCGTTAAATCTATAGGTATCACACCTACTATTGATTCACCCAAAATCACCTGCTCTATGGACTTAGGAATACTGATAATAGATCTTCCCTTCAAAGAAGAACATGTCATCAGGAAACGTACAATTGAAATCAAATAGGGAGATAATTTATTAAAAAGGGAGCAGTAACTCCCTTTTTTTTTCATTATTATATATATACTATAAGAGAAAACGAGTTTATTAATTTTATTAACTTTATTTTCACTTTTATTAACTTTTCTATTGACATCAGTACATATTTATTGTATACTTTAGTTATTAGTTTAGACGGTACAACATACTAAAAGATTAGGACACATTTTGGCACAGATAAATTTTATTAAATGCATGACCAACGATCAATTTGATCACGGCTCGTACTATGCCAAGAATCTAATCACAGAAGTTATACCTACTTAGATCTACCAGTCCCCATTGTGCGACTCGGTGATCACCGGAGTTGCACACAAGCATCTCCACAAAATCAAAAAAATGAATATTCGTCTAGAACGATTATTGCTATTTGACAAGGTTGGAAAAAATACGCTACCGTAGCTCAGTTGGCAGAGCGCCATATTTGTATTATGGATGTCACGGGTTCGATGCCTGTCGGTAGCTTAATATCAGTTCGATAGCAATCTGTTGCTTTTATAAATACTCATAAATAAGAGATATTTATGAAAACAGATTGCACTAAAACTGATGGGTGGAAAGCCGCTCAAATAAAAACTAAAGTAACTTGCAAAGAAAAAACAAGATTATTTAAATTAAATTATTTGGAGACTCCCAATTTATGTAAACAGTGTAGTTGTAAACTACCATTCGAAAAGAGATCCAATAAATTTTGCTCTCATAGTTGTTCAGCGTCATTTAATAATAAGGGCGTTAGAAGGCATGGGTATGAAAATATATTGGAATTCTGTCTACACTGCAATACAAAATTGACAACCCAAAAAAAGTTTTGTGATATTGATTGTAAAAATGATTATTATCACCAACAGTTTTTATTACAATGGAAATGTGGAAATCATAACGGGCTTAGAGGTGAATATAATCTATCTGCCCATATAAGAAGATACATATTTGAAAAATATGATAGTAAATGCTGTCAATGTGGATGGGATGAAAAACACCCTTCTGATGGAAAAATACCATTAGATATAGATCATATTGACGGTGATTATAATAATAATAATGAAGATAATTTAAGATTATTATGCCCTAATTGTCATTCATTAACACTAACATATAAATCCAGAAATAAAAACGGTAGAAAACAAAGAAAAAAATATTATAAAAAATGTGCGTTGCAATTGTGACTTACTTCGTTTTTCATTAACATGAAAGAAATCAAGGTTCAATTCCTTGTTTCCCCACCTGGTAGATTCTGTCTATCCGGTGGGGAAATAGCCCAATTGGTAGAGGCAATTCAAATTCAGTTATGATGATTTTTACCATATTTTTTATTTTAAACATTTTTAAAAATGTGTGTTGCAAATTTGACTTACTTCGGATAAAAAAAACAATTCTAATGTTAATATCTTGGTTCAAATCCAGGAACCGCCACTAAGTGGATAATGTCTATTTGGTGGCGGTTTAAAATAAATCAGTCATGTTACCCTTTACCACATTTTTAATTATTGGTCGTATCGTCCAGTGGTTAGGACAGCAGCTTTTCAAGCTGAAAACCGGAGTTCAATTCTCCGTACGACTATTATGCGAGGAAGAGCAGTCCGGTCGCTTGCTGGCCTCATAAGCCAGAGTCCGTAGGTTCAAATCCTACCCTCCGCTATTATATTAATAAAACTTTGCAGGATCGAACAGTCTGGACGTTCAAATGGCTCATAACCATTATAGACGGTGGTTCAAATCCACCTCCTGCTATTTTTTTATTGGCGTGTAGCACAACTGGAAGTGCACCACCCTTTGACGGTGAAGGTTGTCAGTTCGAGTCTGACCACGCCATTCTGGAAGGTACTGACCAATGGTGGTCAAGCAGTTTTGAACGCTGTGGCGTGGGTGAAACCACGGGGGTTCGATTCCTCTACTTTCCTTACAGATGTACAAGAATAAGACCCCTCATCTATAAAAATTGGGGTCACGAGCCGGATTAGCTCAGCCTGGTTAGAGCGGAACCTTCATACGGTTTGTCTGTCACTGGTTCAAATCCAGTATCCGGTACTATAGGGGTCATAGCTTAGTTGGCTAAAGCACTTGCCTGTCACGCAAGAGATCGTCGGTTCGAGTCCGTCTGTCCTCGTTTTAAAGGAACAACATGAGAGAGTACAATATTTTATTATCGCAGACCCAGCAGAGAGCGTATGAAAATATAAAATCTGCTAAAAAAGTAATATGGTATGTAGCAGAACATAAAGCTTTTTTACATAAATCTAAAACTGAAGTAAACATGAATACATTTATGTCACTCCTTATAATAGGATTACTAAAATGGAACAGAACAGTTAGTCATCATTATGATATGGAAGAATATATCATAGATGAAAATACAGAAAAATTATTAACTAAATACTTGACTATAACTGAAAAATAGTATATAATATTTATATACTATCAAACGGAATAATATTATGAACGAACATACAATTTACTATCATTTTAGATACGCAGGGCCTTTTGGAAAACTAGCGGTTGGTGCTAATAAGCTCGAACCTGTACTTCAGTTTACACCTATAAAAAACCCACACAGTAATGGTGGAGTTACAATCGCTGTAAGAGAGAGTGGAGATAATCTATTCTTTGGTGTTGCTAAATGCGCTCTATCAGATACTTATAGCAAAAGTTATGGAAGAGTACGAGCTGAAGGTATCAGTAGAAGTGCAAAATCTCTCAGAACCGAGAAGATGGATAAAGACGACATCACCAAAACTGCAGTTGAATTAGCTCAGTTGGTAGGTAGCAGATTCAGCCTTGAAGACGCTGTTTCACAATTAGCTTAAGGTACTCACAGTACCTATCCTCCAAAAAGTTACTCATATTACTTTTCAAAAAATTGAGTGGATGAGATTACAAGCCTCTCCATTATAAAAAACTTGTTCTCCTTTCGTTATAAATGATGGTCAGTTGCTGCTTGCAGTAACTGACCTTTTTAATAAAGGAAAATCAATGGCGAATATCCGAGTTGGTAGCAGGAGGCGCACTGTTAATGCGTTGGAGAAATCCCACCGTAGGTTCGAGTCCTACTTTGCCAGTTTTTAACATTTATACATACTCATATAGTTTATTGGTAACATTGATATGAGTAAAATTAACAAAGAATTAAGCATAGCAGATAGACAAGCCTTAGGTGCTAGATGCACAAAGGAACATATTATAAATGCTTTCGGAAATTGTTGCACTGTATGTGGATATAATAAAAGTCCTGCGGTTTTAGCGTTTCACCATATCAATCCTGGTGAAAAAGAAACCTCATTTGCATCAAAATTAATGACAAAAAAAATATGGCCTCGCCTGGTTAAAGAATTAAGAAAATGTATTTTAGTTTGTCATAACTGCCACGCTGAGATACATCAAGGGATAACTAAAGTACCAAGGAACGCTATCCAGTTTGATGAACTATATTCTTTGTATTGGGTTGAAGATAAACATTCCGATAAATGCGTTTGTGGAAATAAAAAAGAAATATGGAAACAAACATGTTCTGAAAAATGTACTAGAGTTATTAGAGGCATAAAAATATCGCACAGCAAAACTAATTTAAAATGGAAAGACATTGATTTGATTAATGAACTAAAAACTCAAACCATATCTGAGTTATCCCGTTCACTGGGCTGTGGATGGGATACAGTAAAAAGAAATTATGACAAACAAAAAGAGGTTTGCAATGTCAATGAAGTTAGACACATTTAGAAATCTAAGCGAACGATTATTTGACGAACGGCTTAGACTAGAGTTTTATTATAACGAAATTAAAGATTGCAATCGAGTAATATCAATTGGTCTTCGTGAATATAACATCACTCTTAAAGATGGAAGAAAACTAACAAACAAAGATTTTATGAACTCTTTAGATTTCAATGTTAAATTTAAATGTGAGATGGATCTTAGATATGTACTGGACAGGAGAATTTACTAATGAAATATTTGCATTGTAGGATAGCAGACTGGGGAGAATTAGTAGACTGGTTTGAGATTGATTATAATGATGATGACAGCATTAACGCAGAAGAAGTAAGAAAGAAATTGAGCGCCATTATTCTAGAGACTACTGGCAACCCATCTGAAGTAACAAAATTTCAGATAGGCCAACTTCGTAAGTATGTTAAAGCAATAGCTAAAGCAGACACGAGTTACCCTAGACCAATATGGATAGGGCTATCTAAAATAAAAGATGATTATACATTTATTCAATTTCTTAGTACACTATTGGAGCATTTATGGGTGTAGAGGATTACATATCTTTAACAGATAAACAAATAAAATTAATTGATGACTGGACTAATCATCACATTTGTATATCAGCTGATAATAATAAACCGATATGGTTTAACAAAACATCCGATGTAGATGTCGGAAAAACTTTAAAAATTAAATGTGGTTTCTGTGATACTGAATATGATATTACAGATATCGACACATGGTAGGAATATGTCTGAAATAATAATAATAATATTTTTTATTGTATATAGCCTCTATGTGGAATACAATAAATACAAGTAAAGCACGGGTATGTGCGCACTGTTGGTAAGTGTAGCGAGGCTGTAACCCTCGTGGCTTAATCTCCTACGGGGGTTCGAATCCCTTCATGCCCATTTTTTAATTGAGGAATAGTATGACATTTTTTGTTAGCGGTCATAGAGATATAACCACAAAAGAATTTGAAGAACATTATATTCCAACACTCGATATGATAATCGAAAACAACGAACATGTTGTTGTAGGTGATTGTCCTGGCGTTGACGAAATGACCCTTAACTATTTATGGGAAAAAGGTCATCGAAAAGCGACAGTATATTATATCGGGTTGCGACCAATGAACAACCCTGGCTTTGCCGGAGTTAACTATTGGTTCGACTCAGATGAAAATAAACATATTAGCAATACTTTTATTTTAGATTCTGATACAAGACGAGATTTCGTAATGACCATGAATTCAGATCAAGACATTGCCTGGCTAAGAGAAGGTAATGAAAGATCTGGAACAGGAATGAATGTTTTAAGACGAGAATGGCTGATTGAAGAAGATGCTGACCTCACTTACGATTCACTCTATGAAAAATGGGAAATTAATGAAGCTAATCAATACATTTAATGGGTTGTGCTCAGGGTAAGCGGAAAATCTTTGCAAGATTTTTGCCTGATCGGTTCGATTCCGATACGATCCACTTTTAACAGCCGTAGTTGCAAAAGACTGTTACACCCAAAGCTTATTGTGAACCTGAAGGAACATTACTGTTTTAATTGGGAACCGCTTTGTAAGAAGACTATGCCAGCACCAGTAACTCAGTCCGGTCAGAGTCCCTGATTTCCAATCAGGTGGTCGGGAGTTCGAATCTCCCCTGGTGCTTTATTCCGTTAATAATAAATTGAAAAAGGAAAATATATGACAAGACCAAATTTTACCGAAATAATAGCAATCATTGATAGATCAGGATCTATGCAGTCGCTAACACCAGAAACTATTTCTGGATACAACTCATTTCTTAAAGAACAAAAAGAAATCGAAGATGAAACAAATATATCCTTAGTTCTATTTAACCATACTCATGAATACATTTATGATAATGTACCAATTAAGAAAGTTAAAAAACTAAAGAAACAAATCTATATGGCTCATGGTATGACAGCTATGAACGATGCCATTGGTACTGCAATCACAACAGCTGGTGCTCGTCTAGCAAAGATGGAAGAACATGAAAGACCAAGCAAGGTAATAGTTCTCATCATCACTGACGGTCAAGAAAACAGCTCAAGAGAATACAGAACATCTCAAATCAAAGAGATGATTGATAAGCAACAAAATACTTACTCGTGGGAATTCATATTCCTTGGAGCTAATATAGATGTGGATCAATATGCTGCAGACTATGGTTTCAAAGCAGGTAAATTTGCCATGTACGATCAATCAAGCAAAGGCACTACCGCAGTATTTGATTCTATGTCAACCGCTGTAACCAATGAAAGAGGCTTTAGTATTGATGACTCTGGTGAACGGACAAGATCTGCAGGAACTGTAAATTATAGCATGGACACCATATACACAAAATCGATGAATAAATAATCAACTAAAGTATAGCAGTTGTCAATAAATGTTATACTTTAGTTTTCGCCCCCGTGATAGTTCAACTGGTTAGAACCTCGGCCTGTGAAGCCGGTAATCTCGGCTCGATTCCGAGTCACTGGACTTTGGAGGATTTATGAGTAGAAGTTTTAAATACAGACCGTTCTATAGTAAACACAATGATTTCAAAGAACTGAAACACGTCAATAAGTCATACCGTTTACACATGAAAAATCTCATCGTGTCAGAACGAATAGATCTAATTCACAAGGAATACCATAAACATAAAAGTGATTGGATGTGGGGATATGGTGGCTCATATATAAGTCACCTTAGTGATGATTACGATAAAGCAATGAGGAAGTAATATGTTTTGGCCCTTTATGAAATCAAAAAAGAAAGAAGTGGAAGAGAATCCGTCATACTCTATAGTACTATCATCTGAACAAGCAATAAAAGTATTGATCTGGAAAGGACAACACGATTGTACTTCAGTTAATGTATCTAAAAGAAAGATTTGGATGAGACAAGATAAAATTGGAAAAAAGAAAGTAACAACAATAAAATGTGATATGTGCTCAAAGGTACATGTACTATAGGTGTGTGGCCCAGTTGGTTGGGGCAATACTCTGATAAGGTAAAGGACGCTGGTTCGATCCCAGCCACACCTACTTATTATAAAAGAAGGACGAGAGATGGAAGAGATAAAAGGAAATGATGTAAAATTTAAAGATAGTTTGAAGATTAATTTTTTAGGTGTGGCAATACTCAAACAAGACTTTGTATTCGAACACACTTATAAGACCGAGTGGAAAGGCAAGAGCACTATTGAGACCAACTATAATGACACCATATACACACACAATCATACTATCAAACATAAGGTCGTCCAATGTTCAGACCTTCCAGCTGATGAAACACATTACAGACGATTCGCAGAAAAACCTAAATATCATTGCTACCTTTTACTCGACATTGGAAGCATCTTATCTCAACCCATTATATTCTGGTCAATGGAATATAAGACAGAACGGTCAGTACGAGAAATGATTGAACTTTGTAACAATACAGCTAAAGCAGTTATGAAGAAAAGAACTGCAAAGAAAACTACAGTGATGGCAAATGTAATTGCAGATTTTAAACTAAAGTATGGCAAAGAAAAAATACCCATCAGAATGATTACTGCAGACTTTGCAGTTAAGAAACATCTTCCTGGAATAGCAAGGGAAGCACATAGAAATCAGAAACAATTTATTTAATACTTTAGTTTAAATATACAATTCAATATACTTTAGTTTGCTATATTGGTCTGAAGCAGGATGGAGGATACAGAAATGTATCGGTTACTCTGGGGACGGAGTTTCATGCTTTCGGCAAGACATATCTTCGGTAATACAAGGTAGGACATGGGTTCGACTCCCATATATAGCTTAACGGGTTTCTAGCTCAATTGGTTAGAGCAGCAGTCTCATAATCTGCAGGTACTGGGTTCGATCCCCAGGAAGCCCATAATATAATCACAGCCGTGTAGCTCAGTTGGTCTAGAGCAGCACTCTTACAAAGTGAAGGTCGGGAGTTCGACTCTCCCCTCGGCTATTAACAAGGAATAACATGCACCCATTAAAAGAAGCTTACAATGCCAGTAATGAAGGCATAAAAGACATGAAAGAAGTCATAGCGGAACATGAGAAAAATAAAAATGAAACACCGTCAATGATCAAATTCTATGATGAACAAATTGAAAAGTATAACAAAATAATTCAATCTCTCGAAAACATAAACAGAGAGATTGAAAAACATGATAAGTTTCATGCATGGTAAATTATTGCAGCCGTAGCTCAGCAGGTAGAGCAGGAAACTGAAAATTTCTGTGTCACTGGTTCAATTCCGGTCGGTTGCATTTATATTGAGGAGGGCTTATGCCACAACTAAGAAGAATCCCTGACGGGATAGGCGACTCAGGAGCACGCTCTGAAGCCATCAAATGGAATGCTGACGGCACGCTTGATGAGATTGTAGGGCGTAGACCAGTCGTTGGTTGTTCGATGCTTGTAGGCTCTCTCACAGCCCGTAGTTACAGCGGTCAAGATTACTGGTTAACTACCGTAGTAACTGAAGTACTTGAAGAAAGGGAAGATTATGTCAAGTTTAAAACTGAGAATTCCATCTACGAATGGATAATTTAATAACAATCGTAAAATGTGATTAACATCACTGCCTATATAATATTAATTTGTATCTTATATTATATAAATTAAATATGGTTTTATTATGAAATTACAATTTTTAGGTTCTGGAAACGCTTTCACATTACTAAACTATCAGTCTGCAGCAATGTTAACTCATAATGATAAGAACTTTCTTATTGATTGTGGTAGTGATACACGATTCAGCGCTGATAAGTGTGGCTTTACATTCTCTGATATTGATGCGGTTTATGTATCTCACCTTCACGGTGATCATATAGGTGGACTTGAATGGTTAGGATTTACTACCTATTTCACACCAAATGTTGATAGACCAAAACTCTTTATTGAGAAGGCATTAATATCAGACTTGTGGTTATCTCTTAAAGGTGGAATGGAAAGCCTACAAGGTAAGATAGCTACACTTGATACATACTTTGAAGTTATGCCCATCGAAGTCAACCATCCATTTAATTGGAATGGTATCAGCTTTGATGCAGTACAAACACTGCACATAACAAACAAGTATAAGCATGTACCAAGCTATGGTTTAATGTGGTCAACCGAAGAAGACAAACGAGCTTACTTTACAACTGATTGTCAGTACGCTCCCGAATCTTCAATGATGGCATTCTACAAAGAAGCTGATTATATCTTCCATGACTGTGAAACTGCACCATATGAATCTGGTGTTCACGCTCATTATAATCAGCTAAAGCAATTACCGGAAGAAGTTAAAAATAAAATGCACTTGTATCATTATCAAGATAATATTATCGAAGATTTTGAGAACAAAAGCAAAGAAGCAAATTGTGATGGCTTCATGGGATTTGTCCGCAAGGGAGCTATCATAACATTATAAACAATGGGTGTGTAACTCAGTTGGTAGAGTACTAAACTTTTAATTTAGGAGCCGTGTGTTCAATCCTCACCACACCCATTTTTTTATAATAAATAATCATCCAGCCTTATAATCATCAACTAAAGATTAGTCCTCATCAACTAAAGTTTAGTCAATCCGTCCCATAGCCAAGTCCGGCTAAGGCAACTGTTTGCAACGCAGTCATCGTGAGTTCGAATCCCACTGGGACGTTTTAAAAGGATATATTATGAAAAATTTTTTAATCAAAGTGGGGAACCACGCAATAAGAGTAGAAGATAATACATCACTCAATTACACTAAATTAGATATTGATGAGGTATTTATTAAATCCATCGAAAAGTCTATATTAAACGGCTTGGATAATGGTTGTATTACACTCATGCTACGAGATGATAATGATTTCTCGCATACAGATAGAGGAAAAATGTATTGGGAAATACATACATAAAATTTATTTACTACAGTACATAAAATCTATTGACACCTGTATATAAAGTAATTACTTTAGTTAATACCTTATATTCACTTCAACAGGTACGGAGGTTATTATGTTACTCAGTAAAGAAGAGACAATCGAAATAAAAGGTATAGGTGTTATCATTGGGAGATTCCAGGTCAAGGATCTTACTCAAGGACACCGTGATATAATTGAAACAGTTATTGGCCGTCATGAAAAAGTCATTTGTGTTCTAGGTGCTGCACCAGTGTCGGGAGGATCTGAAAACCCTCTAGATATTGAGAGCAGACGACAAATGATATCTCAAGCTTATCCAGATATTCAAATTCTATATAATGATGATCAACCTACTAACAAAGGTTGGTCAAAGAAATTAGATAGTTTGATTAAGTATAACACACCACCGTTAGCAGAAGTAACTCTCTATGGAAGTAGAGAATCTTTTAAACCTTACTATTTGGGATTATTCCCAGTGGTAGAGCTAATACAGGAGTCTTATACATCCGGTACGAGTGAAAGAAGAAACGCATCCTATAAAGTCATTAACTCTTCAGATTGGAGAGCTGGTGCTATATGGAATGCCAACAACAGATTCCCTACTGCATTTGGCGCAGTTGATGTTGCTATCATAGATAGAAAACACAACCGCTTGCTACTTGGCAGAAAACCACATCAAAGTAAATTTAGATTTGTCGGTGGGTTCCTCGATCCTGATACCAACGCTCTTGAAGGTGATTTCCTTGAAATCAATGCAAGACGAGAAGTGAAGGAAGAGACAACTCTTGAAGTTGGCAATCTAAAGTATCTTGCAAGTTTTTTAATAAACGACTGGCGATACCGGAATGAACGGGACAAAATATATTCAACGCTATTCGTAGCTGATTATACTTTTGGTCGTCCTGACGCTAGAGACGATATTGATGAACTTCGTTGGTTTGACATTGACACTATTAAAGAATCGGACGTTGTTGAAGAACACAAATATTTAATAAAAACCCTATTAAATTCGTTAAAGAGTTAGGAGGAAAATATGGTTGCAATTAGAAAGAAATTTTATGACCCAGACTTCAATCCGATATTAGCATCGGACTCATATAAAATGACTCACCACGGGATGTATCCCGATAATACCGAATATGCTTACAGTTATTTTGAGAACCGTGATGGTGCTCAATTTCCTGTATCTAAATTTTTCGGATTGCAGATATTCATTAAGCGCTTCTTAACTGGCTCTGTCGTAACGAGAGAACACATTGAGGAAGCTAAAGAAATATTGGAGTTTCACTTTATTGACGGGTTAACTCACGTTGACATTGAAAGATGGGAATATATATTAGACAAATATGACGGTAGACTACCCATTAGAATTAAAGCTGTAGCGGAGGGATCTTTAGTACCAGCATCGAACGTATTGTTTGATGTTATTAATACTGACCCTAATTGCGCATGGCTCGTGGGCCACGTAGAAGATATATTGACTCACGTTTGGCACACCACAACGGTAGCAACATTGAGTTACATGGTTAAACAAGACTACCAAAAGCATCTTGAAGAAACTTGTGATGATGACAAAATCGACTCTGTAATTAAATTCATGTTGCATGGATTTGAATATAGAGGTGGAACTAACCACTACTCCTCTAGCTGGGGTGGTGCAGCTCACTTAATCAATTTCTGGGGTACAGACAACCTTAGTGCTATTAAGACCATACGGGATTACTATAACACTAAGCACGTCAACGCATACTCTGTACACGCTACAGAGCACAGCGTAGCGACTTCTGAAGGTAGAGAAGGTGAGAGTAGACGTACAGGTAAAATTATTACCAAATATGATAAGGGTATATTATCATTAGTATGTGACAGCTATAATTACAAAAAATTTGTTGACGTAATTATAGGTCAAACATACAAACAACTGATTCTCAAACGAGACGGTAAAGTTGTTGTACGGCCAGATTCGGGTGATTATAATGAGGTAATTCCTTACATATTATTATCACTCGAAAAGAGTTATGGTACTAAATTAAACTCGAAAGGGTATAAAGTATTGAACCCTAAGATCGGTGTGATATGGGGAGATGGATTGAATCGTAAAGATATCAATATTATCCTCAAACTCGTAAAAGATCTTGGTTTCTCTGGTGAAAATCTATGCTTCGGAATGGGTGGAGGATTGATTCAAAAAGGAATTGATCGTGATACTCAGAGAAGCGCATTTAAATGCTCAGCCCAGTGCAGAGATGGTAAATGGTATGATATTCAAAAAGATCCATTGGATTCAACAAAAAAGTCCAAGAAAGGTATTCAATACCTAACTCTTGACCCAGAAGGGAACTACCAAACCACGAATGTGCCGACCTTAGATGATCAGCTCAAGACGGTTTTTCTGGACGGTGATATGGTTAAAGAATACGATTACAAGGACATAGCAGCTTAATCTACATCACAACTGAAGTAAATTATTAAACACCTGTCATCCGGCAGGTGTTTTTTCGTTACTTTTATAAATAATAAAAACACAAGCTCATTGGAGAATCTTATGGCATATATTATTAAAGAAGGTCACGAGTTCATGTTCCAGAATTCAAATCTTACTTTAGTTATGCGGACACCCGTTATGATTGAAGCGATCGACCAAAATGGAAAGAAAGTAAAAATTAAGAAAGAGTCTGCCCCACATTTGTGGCAAACTTTATTAACTGAAAGTATATATTAAATATTAACTTTTCTATTGACTAATTACTAAATTTTATATATAATATATAAAAGGAAGTGTTAATGAGAAAATTTGAATTATTGAATAAATACATTGGAATTGAAGATTTCAAAATGCCATGCAGATCAACCAAAGCATCTGCCGGATATGACATCTTCAATAACACAGGTGAAGAAATAGTATTGATCCCTGGACAGATGAGCGTAGCGATTACAACTAAACTACGAGCAATCTTTCCTGAAAGTGAAGTCCTTCAAATATATCCCCGAAGTTCTCATGGATTTAAATACTCTCTTAAGCTTGCTAACTCGGTAGGAATTATTGATTCTGACTATGCTTTAGCTGACAATGAAGGTGAGATCTTTTTAAAGTTTCATAATCAGTCACCCAGCAAAAGGCTAGTAATCAAACCTGGTGAGGCAATGGCACAAGCGATCTTCACTTCATACCTGACTACAGACGATGACGAACAAACTGTAGGTGGGAAAAGAACTGGTGGTATAGGTAGTACTACCAAATAGCACAATCGGTGTGTAGGCTAGTCTGGTAAGTCGCCTGATTTGGGGTCAGGAAATCGGAGGTTCAAATCCTCCCATACCGATTTTTTATGGACGTGTAGCCCAACTGGCAGAGGCAGCGCACTTAAACTGCGTACAGCGTGAGTTCGAATCTCACTACGTCTACTTACTGGTCCTGTAGCCCAACGGCAGAGGCAGTTGCCTTAGAAGCAATACAGTGTGAGTTCGAATCTCACTAGGACTATTATCTCGTCTGCCATGTGTAGAAGGAGTTTCTGGGGTCGGACTATCAATTCGACCCCTGTTTTTGCCAGGTTCTGGCAATTCTAGCGTAAAAAATATAACTAAAGTACATCTTTTTTATTGACTATTAATAATATTATTGTTATAATGGTTTTATGGATATAGATAAAGCAATAAGAAACTCGAAGATATTTAAATACATAAATATTGTAGCATGTATAATACTAACATTTTTTGCATGCATGAATGCAATCGGAGGCAGCGTATTTATTATGTTGCTTGATACAGCGATGGCAATATTTTACTTTAGATTAATATTCGACAGAATGGAAGATATAGAAACTCTTAAAGAGATAAAAAGACTTCAAGAAGTTCTAGATAACGAGATGGCTAAAACTGTTGGAGATGAAAAAGAATGAAATATTTATTACTTACTTTAGTTATACTAACTATGGGTTGTGAAGACGAAACCGCTTATTATAATTGCAAAGATGCTAACAGAATACTCATGAAAGAATTTGTCGAAAAATGCATTGAAAACGGTATACGATGCACATCAGGAAATAGATATTACGAAGATGTAGTTGAAACCTGCACTATAAACGCAAAGAAGATCTTTTGTAGCGAACCTAAACACCTAAAGGACTAGCATGAAATACCTTTTATTAATATTAATAATTACTTTAGTTGGGTGCAACAACAATGAACGAGAAGAAGATTTTTTCCTGTGTAATGAAGACTCTAAGATCCTCATGAACGAATTTGCTTTAGCTTGCCTGGATAAAGGTAAACCATTTATTAATATCCCAGTGGTAGACCAATATGGAAAATCTGTGTCCACACCATATCACGCAGTAGTAAAGTCATGCTCATACGCAGCAAAGAGAATGTTTTGCATGGAACCATTACAAAATAAAAAAGAATCTGAAGATTAACTAAAGTATATTGACAAGTTAATAATATTAATATAAGTTTAATTAAAAGAAATTGAAAAAGGAATAACATGGGAAAGTTACACGAAGCTTTAGCTGTGCACGGTTCACTTAAAAAGACAGCCGAAAAAATGCTTGAAGAAGCAGCCAAATCATTTAAAGACAAGCAACATCTTTATACAGGTCATGCAAAGACATACACGGCTCTTAATGAATCTGACAGCGAAAAACTTGAACCAGAACTCAAGCATTTAGTTGATAATGTCCAGTCTAAACTGAAGTACATCCAGGAATCTGTTATTGAAACTACAGACTGTATGTATCAGAAAGAAGCAACAAATACGATTGCTTCAGCTGACATTGTACTTGATGGTGAAACTATCGCTTCAGAAGTACCTGCAGTTGTTCTTCTTAACCTTGAAACACAACTTAAAGAAGTCCGTAAAGCTTATGATGCAGCCCCTACATTAGACCCTGCTCAAGCTTGGAAGAAAGATGAAAATGAAGATGATGTTTATGTTACAGCACCTCATACAACCCAGAGAACAAAAAAGATCAACAAACCTGTTTCTTTAGCTGCTGCTACTGAGTTTCATCCTGAACAGGTTCAAATGGGTTCTGAAGACATTGTTACGGGGCATTGGAGTAACATTCAAAAGAGTGGTTGCTTATCCACTAAGGATAAGCATAAGTATCTTAAACGTATTGATAATCTCATTCGTGCAGTTGTTAAAGCTAGAACAAGAGCCAATGACATGGATTTGAAAGATGTTAAGATCGGTAAGAGTTTATTCGAATATATTAATAATATCGAATAATAAAATGGTGCAAACTTAATCTGACGTACAGTGAGTTCCTTTTGGGAAATGTGAGTTCGAATCTCAGCCACGGGCATTTAATACAACACTAGCCCGTGTGGTGCAATTGGCGACACCCACATATTGTACACTTAAATTTAGATTTAAATTTAAATTTTTGACACCACAGATTGATTTTGGTACGCATATTGATTGTGACTAGGCATTCTACACCCATGCGAGAGTTCGAATCTCTTCACCTTCACCAAGCACTTAATGAGTTCTTGGTGAAGGTGTAGCTCAGCGGAAGAGCAGGGTCTTTAAACTACGCCAACGGTCTACAAATATCAATAGTATATACCAACCCGTAATGGAATCCCAATTAATGGGATATACAATATGACTCGCAGGGGCCTTAGGTTACTAGGCCACCTGCACTTTTTTATAGGCAAGAAAATGGTAATTCACTTTGACTTTATATCAGACATACATTTGGACTTCTACGTTCCTATGCATACTATCTCTCACAAGTTAGACTTTCATATAGAAAGCTTTATTGAGAATATCGTCCCAGAGAACCCTGACGAGGTTTTACTTATTGCCGGAGACATAGGTCACAGCAACCTCCAAAACAACCTCCTACTAGCCAAGCTGGGCAAAATTTATAAGAAGGTGTTCATAGTATTCGGAAACCATGATTTGTACTTAGTTACTAAATCTATGTACCACAAATATGGCACCGGAATGAACCGTCTCGCTGAGATGAAGAAAATGACACTTGACATCGAGAACGTCTATGACCTCGATGGAGACCTGTACGAACACAACGGAGTAAAATACTCTGGAACTGATATGTGGTACGATGGAGTACTTAGCAACAATAATCTTATGTACGATATAAATAAGAAGATTATTACTCATGCAGATCTAACAGAAGACGATCTGCAGAACCTATGGTTAGATTACATGAATGACTGTAATCATATATACGGTATGGAACGTTACGATCAGTTCTTTGAAACTGAAGTAAAGAAACTGGAAAAGAATATTGACAAAGCTGATGTTTATATCAGTCATGTCGGCCCTGCTCTTCCTAAAAGAATACCAGCAAAATTTGATATGACTTATCTAAGGTATTTTTATTTTGACGGAATGAAGTATTTGCAAGCTGAAGCAGCCCCTAAAGTTTGGGTCTTTGGTCATGTACACGGACAATATGATTATTCAGTTAATAACACAGATCTTTTAGTCAACCCTTTAGGTTATCCTAAAGAAAGCTTTGGTAGAAAGATTAGAAATTATGAAAAACACTGTTGGGAAGATTGACAGAGCGGTAATGTGTGGTCTTGCTAAGACCAAGCCTGGGTGAAACCAGCACTGGTTCAAATCCAGTATCTTCCTTATTTGTGCAGTCGGAGGACAGTATGACAGTTTTACTAGGTGGCCTAGGAGCCTTTTTATTAATTATACAATACGCAGCTCTCATTAACTTGAAACGCTACGGATCATTTAAAGCATTCATGTACATCATCCCAATCGGGTTTTATGTTTATTGGATATTCCGCTCTGTCGGATTTATATTCGTCAATGTTGCAGAGATACTTCTGGAAGTAATCCCAGATCTCTTTGATTAATAAATTTTATTAATTACTTCTTGACTTTAGTTAATAAAGTTCATATACTTTAGTTAAAATGCTATAGTATTCTAAAACAATATATACAATAGAAGGAAACAAATATGGCGAAAGCGATACTTGAATTCGATTTATCTGATCCTGACGATCGTGCTGATCATCAGAAATCAGTTAAAGCAACAGACGCATTTCTTGCGTTGTGGGATATCTCACAACTCTTTAGAAAACAATTAAAATATGGAGATCTTGACCAAGCTACTTATAATAAGATAGAAGCAATGTCAGAAGATTTCTACGACACTCTAAATCAATACGGAATAAGTATGAATATGATAGAGTAGGAGTACACATGAGAATTACAGTTGAAGTAGAAAAAAGATTAGTATCTGATAATAATTTTGCGTTGATCACAACACATAAATATTATCTATTAGGGTTCATCCTAGTTTACAAGAAATCTTGGTGTGATGGTGTAATACCTAACTAGGAGGCCGTATGAGCTGGATAATGATCGACGTAGAGAGCGATGGCCCTATACCAGGTGATTACTCAATGGTAAGTTTTGGTGCAGTAATAGTAGATAATGATCTTGACAAGTTCTTCTACGGAGCAACAAAGCCTATCTCTGATAAATGGATACCTGAAGCCCTCTCAATATCTAACATTTCACGAGAACAACACGAGCAACATAATGACCCTGCAGGAGTCATGGAAAGCTTTAAAGACTGGATAGAAGAACACTCTATCGGCAGACCTTTATTCATATCAGATAACAACGGATATGATTATATGTTCATGCATTGGTACTTTATTCACTTCCTTGGAAAAGACCCCTTCGGACATTCAAGCACGAACCTTGGATCTCTCTGGAAAGGAATGATAAAAAATACTTACAGAAATTTTAAACATTTAAGAAAAACCAAACATACCCACAATCCAGTCGATGACGCTATGGGTAATGCTGAAGCACTATTGACAATGAAACAAAAATATAAACTCGACATTAAGTTGTAGGAGCACCAATGAATATCCAACCTAACAAAGACACATTATTAATTGAAGCATATGATTATACCTCAAAAGAGAAATCTGCAATTTATTTAGCTGGTGGTGATAATGATACTTCAGTTGAAGCGTTTAACCAGGTACTCGATTGTCATAACGATAATGTTGCCGGAGTTAAAAAGGGCGACATTATATTAGTCGATAAAAACACAGGGTTCTTCTTCCAAATTGACGGTAAGAAGTACAGAATAATTTTATACACACAAGTTCTTGCTCATATTACAGGAATAGAGAAGGAACAGACAAAACGTAAAAAAGCATTGGAAAACAAACAAGAATAACACCTGGAACGTGCTGACCACTATCGATCAGCACGTTCCAGTAAAAGTAGGGAAAGGATTATGAAAAAGAAAATCCTAATATTAAACGAATCATATATGCCAATCAACATCACTACTCACAAGAAAGTAATCAAAATGATTGCCCAGGAGAAACTTGATGTCATCGAAGTATACAATAATGAATACTATCATAACGGCTTCCCTAAAAATCCATCTGTAGTTCGCCTAAGACATACTATTAAAATGGGTAAGACTCGTAAGATCTATAAAGAGTTTAACCGTAGAAACGTACTAGAACGTGATAACTACAGGTGTCAATACTGCAGTAAGTTGATTGACCATAAAACCATGCACTGGGATCATGTTATTCCTCGTGAGCAAGGTGGGCCAACTAACTACACCAACATTGTAGCTTGCTGCCTCAAATGTAATCAGAAGAAAGAGAACAAATCTCTGGACAAATCTGGAATGAAACTAAAGTGTACCCCTGAAGCTCCGTACGAGTCTTCATCAGTTTATGCTATTATCATAAACAGAATAAACCATCTGATTGGCCCGTCAAAAGAAATAACTTGGGAAAATTATATTTATTGGAATAAATGATTGACTTTTACCAGTATATATTTTATAATAACTATATAATTCTTAGTTAATAAAAAATATGAAAACTGATAGAGAAATTATTGAACAATATTCCGACTTCTTCCCAAACAGGGCAGACAAAACAAAATCTAATATGAAGTATGGATTTTGTTGTGATGTCGGGTGGTATCCACTTATAGTTACAGCCTTAGAACAATTAGATGAGATAGAGTATGCGGAATTTATCGAGATCGTGCAGATCAAAGAGAAATACGGTACTCTTCGCATCTACTTCGATATTAGTAAAGATTTCGAACTAAAGTTTAACGATAACATTTTTAAGAGACTGTATTACTGGGCTAAAGGTTTTAATGTAAAAACCGAGCGTAATACACTATGGAAAGTAGTTCACAAAATTACAGCTGAAGCATATAATAACTCAGTCACCACATGTGAAATTTGTGGGAAGGCTCCGGCACTAAAAGGTTATTCAGAATACTGGATTAAAACAGTATGTAAAAATTGTTCAGATGTATTTGAAAATTTCACATACGATAGTACAGACAAGAAATCATAACAATCAACAGGTTTACTTTAGTTGAACCGAACAACGAGGAAGGACGAATGGAAGTAATAAACGGCTATATAATCATGGGACTTTTAACAGTATTGATAGGACTAATATTCGCATTACTAAAGGCTGTATCTGCAGTCATTGAAGAACTAAAGTATTCAACAGTAGCTCTGCTAAATTCTAATAATGAACTTAAAGAAACCATGGAAACACAAAACAATCCATACAACAACGATTACGACGCATAAAAAATACACAATAAATACAACCGCTAATAGCAAAACGAGATATATGAAATAGTCTAAGGAAATAAATTATGCCATCTGTTAAAGAACTACAGAAAATAATTGAAGCAACACCCCACAATCAACCTATCCTCTTAGAGGGTATTCACGGTATAGGTAAATCAGAATCGCTCAGAGATCACTTCGTAGCACAAGGCTATAGAATGATCACACTATTTGTTGGTCAAATGGCTGATGCTGGTGACATGATCGGACTGCCCGACAGAACTGAAGTTGAAATCGAAATGATCGATAAAGACGGAACAGTTAGAAAAGGTACTACCAAAATAACAGAGTTTTGCCCTCCTAAATGGTGGCCTCTCGACCTGGGAGAAAAAGTCATTATCTTCCTGGATGAAATCAATCGTGGTAAACAAGAGATCATGCAATGTTTAATGGACATGATTCTTAATAGAAAACTTAATGGTTTAGACCTACCAGAGAACGCTAGAATCATCGGGGCCATGAACCCTTTAGATGATGGTTACTATCAAGTAGACGAACTAGATCCGGCCTTTATGGATAGATGGAATATCTACCAATTCAAACCAGCTATTGAAGAATGGATGGATTGGGGTGTGAAGAAAAAGATTCACGCTAATGTATTAGGATTTATCGCAAAACACTCTGACCATCTTGACCCACCAGATTCAAAACAGTGTGTTGCCACCAAAGTCTACCCTAGTAGACGGAGTTGGGAAAAGGTGTCAAACATCATTAACAACAACACAAGAATTCAACACCAATTGCTCGGTACTATTCTTCTCGGAGTTATTGGTGAGAGATCTACATCAGCATTCTTAAAGTATCTGAAAGAAGTTGACAATGGAGTATCTGCAGGAGCAGTCATCACCGGATGGGGTAAGAAGATAGAAAAAGCCATCGACAAAATGAATGTTCAAGAAGTTATCCACTTAAACTCTCAGCTCGCTATTTGGTTTGACGAGAACCAGACAACTTTAACAGCGTCTGATAGAATTGGTGCTAAGTACGCAAACAACTTAGAACAATACCTTAACTTCATTCCACCTGAATGTATGGCTCAGTTCTTCGACATTTGTGCACAGAATACTACAGACGGAAAACTATGGCCTGATAAAATCATGAGATTGAACGATCAAATAGCAGATAAATTTGTTGACATTCTTAATGGTGATCAAGAAGAAGAATTGGAATGGGACTAATATGGCAAATGAAAGAGAAGCACGAGAAAAGATAGACCGAGTTTTAATTAACTGGTTCCATCAAGATGCAATGATGCTAGGCGCATGGTGCTTGGTTGATAAGATTGCGGATAAACACCAGAAGACTATGGGGATTGACACTCGTGTTAATCCCCCTATAATCAAGTATAATCCCAACTTTGTTAACGCTATACATCCAGAACAACTCGAAGGTGTAATGGCTGCAGAAGGCTTTAAAATGCTTCTGCGCCACCCTACGACCAGGCTAATGCATCCAAAGCATATATCGAGTTTGTCTTCTACTGTTACCATTAATCAAATGATGAATGCTACAGGATTTGAAGACCTTGATGAAGCATACCCTTTACCAAGTCACTACGGTTTAGAAGCCAATAAGTTCTATGAAGAATACTTTCGTAATCTAATGGATCAAAAAACTGACACCGAAGATAAGATAAAAGAGATCTGGGATTCAATGTCTAAAGAAGAGCAAGATGAAGCAATTCAAAAAATGCTTGACAAGAACAAAGAAGACAGCGGTGAAGGTGAAGAAGAAGGTGACGAAAAAGGTGACGAAAAAGGTAAAGGCCCTGGCGAAGGCGATGAGGAAGGTGAAGGAGAGGGTGAAGGTGAAGGTGGTGGATGTGGTGAGGGCAAAGATGGTGATGGCTATCAAGAATACAACAGCCCGAACTCAGCACTTAAAGATCACTTTGATCCTAATGGTACTTCTAACGAACAATGGGGGCCTAACAATCTATTCGATGCAGACGTTCAAAATATGGTTGCTGACAATAAAGGTTCTATGAAAAAATGGGGTTCTCATACTGGCGATTTCTTAGCGGAAATTGTAGCAGCTAATGAGCCTAAAATATCATGGAAAGAAATTGTTAGAAGATTTAAGAACTCTGTTATGACAACAACTACTCGCTCATCCAGAATGAAGGTGAATAGACGATACGATTTAGATAGTCCTGGTAGCATCAGAGAATATCAATGTAAGATTGCAATCTTTGTTGATATCAGTGGATCAATGTCTGACAAGATGCTTCAAGAAGGCTTCGCAGTAATTAATGCTGTCTGCAAACATGCTGAAATAACATATGGCACATTTGATACAGAGATTAAACAAGTCGAAACTAAGTACAAGAAAGCTAAAGCATTCAAAGTACTCGGTAGAGGTGGTACAATAGTTGAGCCTGTCATCCAATGGATCGATGAACATAAATACGATGGCCTGGTGGTGTTCTCTGATATGTACTTCAGTCCACCCCCTAAACCAAGAAATACAAAAGTGCTATGGTTATGCACAGCGAAAGATCAACATCCACCAGTGGATTGGGGTTTCGTAGCAAAATTAGATATGTATGAATCCCATTATTAGGAGCAATAAATGAAAAGTCAAGAAATAGAAGAAGCAAAGAGATTAATCAACCAACGAATCAGGGATGTTGGAAAATTACCATATGATAAGGAATTAAAAGGTTTTTCTGTAAAGGCCGAAAAAGTGAAGAGAGAGGCATATGTTAGTGGATTAACGACCTCTATGGGCATTTTAGAGCAGGTACAAAAAAACTAGAAATGATTCCGACCTATATAAATAGTTAATGACTTAGGAGGGTACAATATGAGTAACTTTAAAGAATTCATGTTCGCCCAGGCTCACGAGATTGAAATATACAAGTGGATTGAAAGTGAAAAAATTGGTTACGACTTAGGCACGTCTGCAGCGTCAACGTGGATCAAGTTACATGCCAAAACATTTAGAGATACCTGGAAGATCAGTCATTAACAATTAACAAAAATTATCAACTACTAGTTCTACCGACTAGTAGTTTTTAGTTTTAACAAAGGATAGTACATTAATGAACAACGATATTTTATTAGCTAACAGTAAAGAAAGAACTAAATGTGAAATATGGACTCGTGTAATGGGATATCATCGTCCAATATCAGAGTTTAACACCGGAAAGAAAGCAGAATACGCAGAACGACACGAATTTAAAGAAATTATAGAAAGAAAAGAAAGAATGACCAGCTAAAGCAATACCCGATACCTCCGTTATAAATACTAATAAACGGAGGTATCATTATGAAAGTATTAGATGTAAGATATGAAGTCACACCTACTGTAAAGCAAGTAACGTGTAAAGCTGATTATGACAAAGTTCAAAAATATGTCTATGATACTAGAGGCGTTATTATTACTCCATGGGATGATCTCACCATCCAACACAAAGGAAACATCGTAGTATTCATAGATCCTTGGGAGTGTGAGGTAGAATTGCTTGATGGTGATAGAAGAAAGATCCTCAAGTACAACACTCAAATTGGATTCATCTCAGACAAAGGTTCGGTTCCTAAAAAATTAAGATCAATGGTAGATAATGATGACCCTCAATTCCTAATAGGGTTTTATATACACGACATTAACTACGGCTGCCACTATGTATCAAGAAGTAACTCAGATCAGCTACTAAGAGCTATGGGTCAAAATCGTGGCGCTGGTATCTATAAAAGGAATAAAGTATACTGGGCGCTTAAGATTGCAGGTGGAAAAGCCTATAAAGACGGCAAAAAATTCCTTAAAAGATCAAAGACAAAAGCTAAATTCCAATATTATTACAAACCATTGAAATAAGTATTGACAATACATATTATCTATTGTATAATTTATCCTATACATATAATTTATTAAGGAAAAGATACATGAATAATTTTGTAACTAAAGTGAAAAACTTTGCAATTTGTAACACCTGGATCGTATATTTAGCTGTAATGGGTTTGTTTTTGGCAGAAACTATAAACCCATTAAACCCAAAATACCTAGCATTGGTAGGAGTTACATTCTTACTCAATCTTTATAAAGATAAGGTTCGTGACAAGCTAAAGGAAGTGGAACGCAACTTATGAGAAAACTAATAACATGGATGATATCAATATTGTCCATGATATTATCATTTTCAGTTAAGTTGATAATAAAAAGACCTAAGCTGTGTATATTAACATTATTATTTGTAATAGTTTTTATACCGATCACTTATAAATACATTTTAACAGTAGATACTTTAGTTGCTACTGTTACTAAAACAGAAGGTAATAAGAACACAATGTATCTCGTCTATACAGATGTGGGAACATTTAAAATAGTTGATGATGTGTTCTATCTTAACTTTTATTCTGCCGATATGTATGGTAAGTTAATACCTAGAAAAAAATACAAATTAAAGGTACAAGGCATCAGATTTGGATGGTTGTCTTGGTACAGGAATATTGTTAAAGTTACTCCACTGGACAAACTTTAGGAGAAAAAACATGCACCACACTAAGACAAAAGGTGATATTGGAGTAGGATTCGTTGTCGCAGACCTGTTAGAAAACGGAATTGTACCAGCTCTTCCAATGTCAGAACACTTACCGTTTGACATAGTCGCTATTAGTGCATGTTCTCATATATCTAGGGTTTCTGTTAAGTATAGAGAAAAGAATAAATATGGTTGTGTAGTAGTACCACTATCTAGTGTTTGGGCCGATAAAAAAGGGAACCACGTTAAAAAAGCAGACAAGAGTTTATTTGACGTAACAGCTATTTATTGTCCTGATACTAAGAAAGTTTATTACGTTAGAAATGACGAGACAAATGAAGCAATATCGTTACGAATAGACAAACCTAAAAACAATCAAATGATAAATATAACGTCCGCATCCGATTATGAAGGAGCAGAAAGATTATTTGGGTGATTAGCTCAGTTGGATAGAGCATTGGATTTCTAATCCAAAGGCCAGGGGTTCGATTCCCTTATCACCTACTATGGGGATGCATTGGTATCGACATGGACACGGAAAATTAGATTGCATGTAGAGGATTTCGGTTGGCCTCTTAAAAAAGCCGGAAAAACAATAAATGCAAACAACACTTTTGCTGTAGCTGCTTAATCGCAACTAAACCACCTATTCTTGTCCTGGCTGGATAGACTGGTATATATCTCAGGATCGATTCTAAGCTATACTGAAGGGCTTTAGATTTAAACAACACTTCAGTTAAGCTTCAGCTGATCCGGCCTTTAGGGAGCCTCTGAAGACGAAAAACAATACAAAGGAAAACATGTACCAATTTGATTGGAAATTTTTATGGACGAGAGTTCGAAACTCTCCATCTCCACTAAGGAAAACAGTATGATTAACTATATTATAATCGGCATTACAGCAATCATGCTACTACCGATAATGAATAGAGAATCATTTGTTTACACAAAATTGCCGAAACATGTAGGAACCATGTACGCAATGACAGTCGCCTCAATATTGGCGTATGCAACTTATAAGATAGGAAACTAAAGTATGGCTTATAACAAAGGAGTTCTCATGTAAATAATCACTAGGAGATTTATATGAGAACAAATAGATTAATAGAGCGTTATTTTGATGTTGATGAATATGGATTCGCAATGGTTCCACCAAAATATTCAAACGTTAGAATTGCTCGTTTCATGCATGGCGAAGAGATGGGGTGTAGTTTCTGCTTTCCACATGGTCAAGATACACACAATTCAAAATACAGTAAGAATCGCAACAACTGGAAGTATCACCGTAAGACCCAATGGAGGTCTTCATGAGATTCAATAAAAAGTTATGTAAGCTGTTTACTACTGACGAATATGGGTATCCAATGATACCCGTTAAATATTCAAATACAATGATTTCTAGATACTGGAACCAGGGCTACGTATGCACCTGGGACTTCCCACACCATAATAGTGGAATTTACGCACCCAGATCATCTAAAAAATGCTGGAAGATGTACCGGAAACACCAGTGGAGAGATTAATCGTGCCTGATATCTCTATTCATTGATTTAAGTTTCTTAACCCAAGGCTCCTGCTCTGCTGTTATAACAGGTTCGCCAGTTATTGCAGCATGCTTCTTAGCTAAAGCAATATAGTCTTTCTCCAACTCTGAAAGTGCTTTAGCTTGCTCTCGATGTTTAGTCATGAGTTCGCCAAAGAGTTTGTGTTGGCGAACCATAGACTCCTGCAGACCTTCAATACATTTTATAGCCTGTGTTTCACCACGAACCTTTAAGTCTTCTTTAACCCGTAAAGGATCTAGATTATTACTGACGTTCATATTTTACCTGTTCAAACTAAAGTAAGTTAGTTATATTATTATAGGAGAATATATGATATTTAATAAAAATAAGAAATCACGTAAACTTAAAACTGATAAACCTAAAAATAATACACTTAGATATAAACATCGAATAATAAAAAAGACCCAAATGGCTATATCTAAAACTAAAGTAATTATAATATAATAGGTTTTCCATATTTCCGGTCATATTCTACAGTTTCTTTGGAAAAATAATCTTCATGGAAGAAACCGTTTTCATCTATAATATTGGAAACCTGCAAGAGCCTCACTCGCTCTTCTCTTGAACGAGTTTTAGATTGCTCTTTTACTACTTTAGTTAATTCTTCAATATCCATATCGTTATCGCATTTTCCAATTGATGGTTATAAAGTTATCTAGTAAATTTTTACATCTCCTGGCAACTTCTTTTTCATCATCTTCATCAGTCATGATGTCATATATCTTAAAATAAAGACCTTCTTGTTCCATAGACTTAATCTTTAACTTAGTCGGAATAACAACTCGATCAACTCCTGGAAGCTTAAAGAATGTATCATCTTCCTCACGAAGAATGGCAACCAGGTTATCCTTGATCTTATTGATCGTAGCTTCCTTGTTGTGTATGTGATTCCTTATGTAGATCTCGATGATCTCTTTTAGGATATACTTTTTGTATATGACAAACTTATCATATACTATTATTTGAATCTGGCTATCCGATAAGTTAGACTTCTGCGTTTGAATAACTGTGGATAACATATTACTTACAGCCCCTAACATCTCATTATTTTTTTCGATGTTAGTTTCCTGAGCCTTAAGTGATTTTTCCAGGGGTGTTGTGATCCAACCTTTGTGACGTATCAGCAAAAATAAAATCCACATTATAAAGATAAATACAACAAAGTAACTAAAGTACCACACGGCATTCTCCCCATAAAGCGCCATAAATTGCGACAATACGTTTTTAAGATCGATTTTTTGTAAATTTTCCATATCTCATCTTATGTAATTATTTTAAATTATTTATAATATTTATTGACAGCGTTGTTAAGAATATGTATCATAATAACTTACCACAAGGAACAAATATGTACTCACGAGAATACGCACTACAAAAAAATTTAAACCTTGTCGTATACTATCGGGTTGTAGTCAATGGCATTACAATGTATTGTCACGATATAATGACCACATTACACTTTAACAATAATTTCCGATATCTAGAAGGAAATAGAATTATTTCAATAAAAACTATTAATTAATAATAAATACATTGACTTTATATAAATATTATTCTATAATTGTTTTTACAAAGATACATGAAAAAGTAAGTCTACTGTAGACTACTAAATTGAACAAAGGAGCTGTGCAATGGCAAAGTTTAATAACACTCCAAGCAAGAACCGAAAGATGACTACATCAGAAGATGGCGTTAAAGCTTTCCAAAAATCAATGTACCAAGATCTGTGTGATCGGGTATTGACATGTTTTTACGGCCAAGATAAATTCTATTCAAGTGGATATAAGGCCAACAAAGATCTTAGCAATCTGATTCAGAAGGTCGGTAAAGAAGATCCAATGTTCCTAGCTAAATTGGCGATTCTAAGTCGTGAGAAATTTAACCTGAGATCTGTATCTCATGTGTTAACTGCAGAGCTATCAAGAATAGTTTCTACACTAAACACAAAAGAAGACATAGATACTTCAGTTGTTAAAACTGTAGCTGAAAGAGTTGTTGTTCGTGTTGATGATATCACTGAAATCCTCTCTTACTTAATCTACAACTACAGTAAAGAGAAGCAGTCTCAGCATGGTACAAGACACATGGATAAGAAATTCTCCAAACAGCTGAGAAAAGGTCTTCAGAATGCAATAGCTAAGTTTGATGCGTACCAACTCGGTAAGTATAAAGCTGCGAAGAAAGAAGTTAAACTCCGTGATGTTTTCCGCATACTTCGTCCTAAACCAATTGACGAAGACCAGGCGAAACTATGGGGTCAATTAATGGACGGTACTCTTGAACAATCTAACACCTGGGAGAATAAAATCTCTAGTGCTGGTCAGATTGACAAGAAAGGTAAGACTGAATCAGAAATCAAGAAAGAAGTTGATGATGCCAAGTCTGAAAACTGGGAAAAATTACTAATTTCCAAGAAGTTACCTTACATGGCGCTGTTACGTAACCTTAGAAACATTGTAGAAGCTAACGTATCTAAAGAAGCGGTTGACGCAGCTGTATCGTTCTTAACTAACGAAAAGGCAGTTTTAAATAGTAAGCAGTTTCCATTCAGATTCTTCAGTGCATACAAAGCACTTAATGGTCAGGTTGGCTACGATCCTTATAATCGCTTAAGAGCTAAACTCACTATGGAAGTCGATCCTTTTGCATCAAAGTATGGTAGCGCCACTTCGAAACCATCTGTTGCTAATACTAAGGAAAGATTCTTAGCTGCTCTTAATAAAGCCCTCTGGCACTCTGGTAAAAATGTTCCTAAACTTGAAGGAAACACTGTGATTGCAGTTGACCTATCAGGATCAATGGATTCTAGATTATCAGATAAATCAGAGGTTACTTACATGGAAGTCGGTGCTGTAATGGGGTCATTGGCTCAACAGTACTGTAATCAGTCTATTGTTTATGGTTTCGGGGCAACTCAGCAGATCATAAAAGTTGATGAGCGTGGCGAAAATCCATTGGATCGTGTTCAGGAAATAATGAACACTAGCGTTGGACACTCCACAAACCTTCATGCAGTTATTAACGACATGACCAAACGTGGTATGCACGTAGATCAAATGTTCGTATTTACCGATTGTCAACTTAACGGAAGCTACTGGGGTGGATCTTCTTCTTCTCTGATGGGCGATCTTAAGACATACCAAACTAAAGTAAACAAGGATATTAAGGTTTACGAGTTTAACTTAGCAGCATCTGATGCTTCTACACAGTTAGATCCAAAGAACCCTAATTACTTCCACCTTAGCGGATGGAGTGATGGTTTACTTAAGAGCGTAGTTGAAATGGAAACCATGAAACACGGTATTTTGGACATGGTGAACGCTGTAGAACTTTAGTTAATAAAAGTCAACTATTTGCATAAAGTAGTTGACTAGTTAATGAAAAGTTGCTATAATTAGAATATACAAAGGAATTAATAAAAAATAATTAGCGATGCAAGAAAGAGATACTTCGAAACTCTTAATTTCATCAAGCCCTCTTTCTGCTACTTTCCTAATTATTTTTTATACCTTTGTTTAATAAATGAGATTTTAATAAAAAAGATGTGTTGCAAGTTTAACTTACTTCGATTATTTATACATAATAGGTTGCTGGTTCGAGTCCAGTCGTGGGAGCAATCCCATGTAGCTCAATTGGTAGAGAAAAAATATGTTAGACTGTCCCTTTCCATCTTTTTTATTAAGATTTTAAAAAATTAAAAAAATAAGTAGTGATGCAATTAATAGTTACTTCGCAATAGGTGCTTCGGGTCGGTGGTTCGAATCCTCCTCCCTCGATAACGACGAGGGGTAGCTCAGTTTGGTAGAGCAGAAGAAAGATTCACTATAAATGGTTCTTTCCTACTTATTTTTTACACTTTAAAAAACTGTGGTGTTGCAAGTTAAAGTTACTTCGCTATTAACGACGTGGTCGGATGTTCGAATCATTCACTCCCTGTATAACTAACCAAAGGGAGTTAGCTCAGCTGGAAGAGCACGTAAATCTCTCTAACTGATTTTTACCCACAGTTTTTTTGTTCTTAAATATGGCGCTGCAGATAAGAGTTACTTCGCATGCCAAGCCGGAAATACGGGTTCGAATCCCGTGCGCTCCTAAATAGGGGGGTTCGTCTAACTGGATAGGACTCCGTAATAGATACTCTTTTTGTTTCTTGCCCATATTTTTTGATTGAAAATCCTGGCTTGCAGTGAAATCTTCTCTAGCCGTTAAGACTAACTGCTCCCAGGTTTTGATATTAATCAGCACTGCAGTACGCAAATACTTCGGATAATAATTCAGCAGCAAGCGGAATTTATTAGGTTCAAACCCTAAATAAAAACAAATCTTTGCGTATGTCTCTCGTCTGATTATAGGCTCCCTAATGGGGAGCCATTTTTATTTCCCCATTTTATACATTTAAACTAAAGTAATATAAATTGTTATATTATTTAAAAAAGTATTGACTGATATTATTTTAATACTTATTATGTATACATCAATCGGACAAAATAATAATTAACAGGAGTTACAATGGCAGTTATCAATCTTACAAAAGGTCAAAAGATTAACCTATCTAAAGACCATGCATCACTTAAAAAACTTGAAGTCGGAATGGGCTGGCAGGAAAGTAAAGGTTCTTCAATAGACCTTGATACTTCAGTTATAATGTTTGCCGGAAACACCGTTAAAGAAGTAGTTTCTTTTAGTAACCTTAATAGTAGAGACGGGTCTATACATCACCATGGTGATGATCTGACAGGTGGTGGCAGTGCAAACAAACCTAATGAGATCATCGACGTTACACTAGCTAAAGTTTCTTCGGATATCGACAAACTTGGTTTCATTTTAAACATCTACGGATGTGCAAGTAGCAAGCAGACTTTCGGCAATCTTAAAAACTCTTGGGTTGCATTATACGATGCAGACACTAAAGTAGAACTTGCTCGTTTCAAACTCGATACTGATGATCAGCTTTCTGACAAAACTGCAATGATCATTGGTGAAGTTTACCGCCATAACGGTGAGTGGAAATTTAACTCTCTCGGTCAGGCAACATATGACAAATCAATAGCTGATGTTAAAAACAACTGGGGATCTCCTGTTTCTGAAAGACCACGTACAGCACAATCTACTGGCGGTGGTACAGGATTCCTCGGTAGACTTCGTGGTCTCATAAGCTAATCAAAATTTTATAACCTACACGGGGCAGGGTTTAATATGTCCCATAACGAAAGAAAAGGATTAACATAATGTTACAAAAATTAAAAACAGATATTCTTGCAGATGGCAAAATTGACGCTGATGAAGTAGTACAACTCAGAACTGCTATTTATGAAGATGGAAAAATTGACAAAGAAGAAGCTGACTTGTTGTTCGCATTGAATGATGCAGTTTCTGTAAGCGGTTCATTTGACCCAACTTTTACAACTCTTTTCGTAGAAGCTATTTCTGACTACGTTCTCGCTGACGAAGCAACACCTGGTGTTGTTGATGCAATCGAAGCTAAGTACCTTGTAGACCAGATCTCTGGTGATGGTGCTATGGATGAAAACGAACAACTTCTTCTTAAGAACATCAAAGCTAAAGCAACTTCAATTGATTCAGCTCTTGACGAACTTTATAGCCTTCTTCCTGTTGAAGAAGTAGCAGCAGCAACAGAAGCAGCTCCTGTAGTAGCAGAAACTGAAGTGACTCCTGTAGCTGAAACTGAAGTAGCACCTGTAGCTGAAACTGAAGTGACTCCTGTAGCAGAAACACCAGCTCCTGAAGCAGAAGCTTAATAATTAAGTTACTTAACTAATTAAATAAACCATTATTCGGGATTTGCAAAATGTAAATCCCGAATATCTTTTAAAAGGAACAGTATGGCTGTTATCAAATTGTCCAAAGGACAAAAAATTAATCTTACTAAAGATGCTCCTGAAATGACAGAATTTCAAGTAGCTCTTGGATGGAACCCTTCAGAGCAACCTGGTGTAGACTTCGATCTCGACGTATCTGCATACATGATTGGGTCTGACGGCAAAGTAGTACCTAACGAAAGCTTCGTTTACTACGGAAACCTCAAATCATTATGTGAGTCTGTTGTTCATTCAGGCGACAACCTTACTGGTGATGGTGATGGTGATGATGAAGTTATCACTGTAGACCTTACTAAAGTTCCTGCAAATATCGAAAAAATTGCTTTCATTACTACAATTCATGAAGCAGCTTCTCGTAGTCAGAACTTCGGTCAAGTTAGTGATGCGTATGTTCGTCTCGTTAACAAATCAAACGGTGAAGAAAAATTCAAATTTGATCTTTCAGAAGATCACTCAGTTGGAATTTCACTTCTTGTTTGTGAACTCTATCGTCATAATGGTGATTGGAAATTCAATCCTCAAGGACAGTCAAGCGATAAAGATCTCGGTGCAATCTGCAGCGATTTCGGTCTTGATGCAGCTTAATTGATCTGGTGTAGTGGTGGCCTTACCACTACACCTTTTTTAACAAAGGAAACCCATGTCAGTACCTGTTACCAAAGAGAATGTTGAAAATGCTCGATACATAGCACGTCTTAAAAAATTAAATAATCACTGCGAAGAAAAAACAGTATGGGACTCTATAGACAGACCATTAAAGCCATTGATATACGAACTACACAGATTAGGTCTTCAAACTAAGTTTTCATGTTGTGGATTTTCATACGAACCAAAAGAAGGTGAAGAACCTAAATCGCATTCGACTAAAAAATGTTATGTCATGCTTCACACACCTAATAATCCAAGCACAATGCAATCCTTTATAAGGATAACTGCAATCGCCAAGCAACTAGGTTGGCGAGTACACATGGCATTCCCAAACGTTTGGGAAATTTATATTAATAACAGCATGTTAGGATTTTATGAAGAGTGTGATCATTTAGAAGAAAGTATTCATGACTATGAAACATATGCAATATGTATTTTTGAATTAGTAAAACAACTACATGCATTAGACACAGTATCTAAAGACGTAGTTATACAAGATGGTAATAGAACATACGGACTCGTTGACGAATGGCAAATCAAACCTAAATTATCATGCAAAATAGAGTTTGACAGTACAACAGATGAATACACAATTACCTCATTATCAACTCAACAACTAAAAGATTTTTACAATAAGGAAAACGATTAATGATATTTTTATGGTTAAGTTTAGTAGTAGTCGGATGTATCTGGATAATGAAGTCATGCGACCCATTTGAAGAGGCTTCAAGCTATCTTGGAAGAAACCTCGGCCCAGGTATTAAAGGGGCATCAATCAACGCTATAGGCAGCTCTATGCCTGAATTATGGACTGCATGTCTATTCTTATTCTATTTTACAACTACTGATGGTAGTAGTGAATTTTCAGCAGGTATTGCAACAACTGCAGGTTCAGCAGTGTTTAATGCATTTATTATCCCTGGTCTAGTTATTATTACAGCATTAAAAATGCTACCTACCCTCAAAGGTATATCAATTAGTAAAACCGTTATAATAAGAGATGGATTCTTTTTCTTACTCGCAGAACTAGCCCTTATTCTTCTCCTTAAAGACGGTGAACTAAAGTGGTGGATGGGAGCAATACTAATCGGTATATACTTCATGTACGCAATAACATTGTTTGTCCATAATAAAATATCTAAAACTGAAGTAGATGATGAAGATGAAGAAGATTTTGATGGCATGACTACAAGTAAAGCATGGCTAACCCTTTGCTTATCTACAGTATTAATAGGTATTGGATGTTTTATTATGTCATACTCGGTAGTCGAAATAGCTAAAATTTGGGAGATCTCTACGTTCTTTATAGCCGTTATAATTGCTGCAGCTGCAACAAGTGTACCTGACACTATAATCAGCATGAAGGATGCTAAGAAAGGAAATTATGATGATGCTGTAAGTAATGCTGTTGGATCAAATATCTTTGACATATGTATATGTCTTGGAGTACCATTGTTAGTGTATACTTTAGTTTACGAGCCAGTTATTAAAATTGATGTAGGTGTCACAGAGTTACGCATACTTTTACTAGGTATGACTGCAGTTTTATTATTCATATTTCTTTCGTTAAAAAAGTTAGGTTATAAAACTGCAGTTGTCCTTCTTTCACTCTATGCACTTTATGCATTCTACACGTTATCTCGTGGCAAAGGTGTTGCATGGGCAAATGAAGTAGGAACAGTTATCCTGGGCATACTTAACTAGATGTCCGTATATGAAGGCCGTACACCTAATAATAAGGCAGTGTACTTCGGCCACGATCCCGAAGATGGATGGAGAGTGGTTATCATTAAAGAATGTGGAGAGGTTGTAGTAGACCTTTCCACTTCTAAAGATCAACTCACAAACACTCGTTTGATAAATATTCTAGAACTAAACCTCGATGAAGAACATAAACTAAAGTACCGTGTACATATGGATCTCATTGAGAATGGCATAGACCCTCTAGAGTACGAACTATATTCATGATCAAATACCTATCAGAAAGAACCCTGTGGATCATTATCAATGATCTAAACGACCAACTGTGTAAAGACACAGACATAACCGATATTAAGAAAAATTATATACTGAAGGAACTGAAGACTTTAGTTGTTAAGTATGAAAAAGTATTAGTATATAAATTTAAGAATAAACTAAAAATGATTTACACAATCAAAAATAAAAAATATATTGTTATAGCACCAGAGATAAAGGATAAAGATGATCGACGTAAACCATCGAAACCCAGAAATAACAATTCCAAGATCTCTAAAAAAGTACGGAAACAAACAAAATAAGACTCTTGGTTTATACTTAAAGGTATGCATGGAAGTATTTGGTAGCAGCTCTTCATCTGTATCATATCTTCAAGAACAGATCAAACTTGCCCCTTTAGGTGAAAAACAGCTAGTTGATGAAGATGAATCCAAGACTTTAAATTATTTATTGCGTTTATGATAAAATATGTATACAGTTACTATTATTTTTGTTATATTATAACCACAAGGTAAATAAATGAAAGGAATACATATGAAAAACGAACTAGTGATCAATTCCAAAGAACTTAAAATGATTGAAGACTCAATTGAAGCATGGCGTGAGACTATGGAAGATCGACAGAAAGCTATGCAGATTCACGCAGATATTTTTTGTAAAATACGTGAGAATGTTTCTAACCCAGATTTTAGCGACAATGTTAAACTTGACAATGGAGCTGAAGCAATGGTTCCAATGCAAATGATTAGAGATAATCCAGAAATAATAGACATGATGGAAAAACAGGTCAACGGCTCTATCAAGCCTTCATTGTACTACAAAGAGATTGCGTTTACAGCAATCAAAAAACTTCATAATATCAACAAATTCATAGAAGGATTTGATGAACTTCAGTTAACTAAAGTAAAAGAAGAAATAGCCGAACTAACAGAAACAAAATAATACCCACCCAGTTCAGTAGGTAACAGTCCCCACTTCACTCCACTTCACCTTGTTACCTACTGGACTTCTTTAAAACGGATTATCATGAAATACTTAATAATAATACTTATTTTGGCAAGTAGTGCTTTAGCTGGATCTGCATTCAGATGGTCAGAATGGAAACTAAAGTACGACAGTACATACGGAAGAACAATTAGAGATCTTGTTCTCGTTGAAAGAAGCATTCAACCTGTTACATTTTCAGATGACCGTAAGGTAATATTGGATGGGATGTGGGTTTGCGCATTCAGTGGCGACACAATATCAAACCCTTATTTGTTAGATGTTATAACATTAGTTCCAGTTATGGAAGCATGGAAATCCGGTGGTAATAAATGGTCTAAAATCAAAAAACGAGATTTCTCAAACTACTTAGAACCGTCATATCACCTGGTAGTAGTTAAGAAAAGTATGTCATATAGAAGAAAGAGTAGGGAGCCGTCTGAGTGGCTTCCATCCTTAAACAAATGTGATTATATTATTAACTGGACTAAAATCAAAAACGCATGGGGCCTTACGATGGACGTATATGAAAAGGTGAAAATAAAAGCTCTTAAGCGTAAATATTGTAGGTAATTATATGAAATATGAATACTGGTTTTGTACCATAGGCCCTGTTGAAAAGAGCAAGATTCCATTGGGTGGAGACTTTCCAATGCGTACAGCGGTAAAAGATGCAGTGGAGAAAATGTCAGGTGATGAAAATATTACATGTAGTAGTGGATGGGGAAGAACCGGAGAAATGGTTCATCTTATTGAAAAACTTGATTGTATGAGAATACAAGATCCTAAAAGATTTGAATTTTTGAGAAAAACAATAATGAATATGAAATATGGAGACAACAATGAAAATAATACTAATACTGATAACCTGCTACTTTAGTTTTGCTTCAGCTCAACTGAAGTATAATCGCAAAGACTTTGGTGGGTGGATCGATGCAGATAAAGATAAAATTAATACTCGTCACGAAGTATTAATAGAAGAAAATTTAACTCCCTTAATGTTGAGAATGACTGAGAATGGTAAACGTGTGTTGTACGGTAAGTGGGTGTGCTTCTTTTCCGGTGATACAATTCTTAAAGCATCCAAACTCGATGTTGATCATGTAGTCCCACTGAAAGAAGCGTTCGTATCAGGAGCTGCAGACTGGCCTAAGAAGAAAAAGAAACAGTATGCCAACTATTTAAAAGACCCTTCACATTTAATCGCTGTTAAAGCTTCTGAGAACCGAAGGAAGGGCGCTAGAGATCCATGCAAGTATATGCCACCTATTAACAAATGTGCATACCTTGATATATGGATTAAGATTAAAACCGATTGGGATCTAATCTTTGACGATAAAGAATTCAAATGTATCATAGACCTTAGAAAAAAACACTGCGTTGAGTAATTCATGAAGAAAAGAAAATTAGCCAAGATCAAATATATCTATACTAACACATCTATTGTCATTGTCAGAGGTGCTGAAAAGATAGGACATATTAAATGTTTGAATGACGGATACCAATATAAATTCAACGGGTTTGAAAAATCCGACACCTATACCACTTTACAAGCATGCAAAATAGAAATCGAGAGATAAAATCATGAAGATTGAAAAGACCCCCAACGGATTAGCAGTTATACCATTTAGAGATCAAAACTTTGTCGCATGCACTCTGCAAGAATCACATTCGAGTGGAAGATCTATAACTTTCGGGGCCGAGAGTATAGGTCTTAAAAAATTTGCACCAGGAGAAGGATGGAAAGATGTTAACCTTGACGTGTCAGCATCTGATCATTATGATGCAAATACAAAAATGCACTTAACACGAGAGCAAGTAAAATCTTTATTACCACACTTAGAACAGTTCGTACGAACAGGGGAGTTAGCCTTAAATGGATCTGATTGAAACAACTTATGAAAAAGAAAAACTGATTGCTAAAGAGCATTGTATCTTTAGAACCCTTACAGGTTCACGACTGTATGGAACGTTCATGGAAGACTCAGACTATGACTATAAAGGCGTAGCAATTCCACCTAAAGAATATTTCTTCGGTCTGCGTAAGTTCGAGCAGTTCGAAGATAGAGAAACCGATAACGTAATTTATAACATTAAAAAAGCTGTCGGGCTTATGGTAAACAATAACCCCAATATGATGGACATGTTGTTTGCACCTAAAGATTTCTGGGATATAAGTGATCCTATCTGGAACAACATTTATGATGTCAGATATATGTTCTTATCCAATCAAGTTAAGAGAACCTTTACAAGCTATGCAGCACAACAGCTAAAGCGCATGGAGTCACACAAGTCCTGGCTTACAAAGAAACCTGCTAAACCTGAGAAACCTGAGAGTACTGACAATACTAAACAGTTCAGCAAAGCAATTCTCTCGATACCGGAAAAGTTTCTCACCACTGGTCTGCACGAACAAGTCAAGGCAGAGAAAACTTATCAGAAAGAATTAGCTGATTACAAAGCTTACAATGATCACATGGAGAAACGTAATCCCGAACGTCTTAAAACTGAAATGATTGTAGGGTACGATACTAAACACGCAATGCATATCATTAGATTGTTAAAGCAATCTAAAGAAATCTTTGAGACTGGTGAAGTTATAGTAAATCGAACTGGTATTGATGCTGACGAACTTCTTGAAATACGTCAGGGCAAATGGAAGTATGAAACCATCATAGAACTTGCTCGTGACCTGCAGAGTGATATCGACACCCTCTATTTAACATCTCAATTTCCTGAGACCCCAGATAGACATAAAGTAGAGAAACTACTTGTAGGTGTTATGGAAGAATATTTTTATAGGGAAAAATCATAATGGCTGAAGAAAGAACAATAGGTAACGAGTGTTATTCTTGCCAGGGACGACGATCTGTTGCTGGTGACTGTCACTCTCAATGCGCAACACCAGACCCTGAGATGGATGGTGAACCTCATGGAAAAAAGAGTGGGTGGTTCTTTTATCCATTTAACTTTGATCCTTGCTGGAAAACTGAATGGTGTAATAATTATATTGGAACAAAAAAAAGAGGAGCTGAATAGCTCCTCTTTTTTTATTTATTGTGTTTTGAATAAAGTTACAATCTCATCTATCTTCCGTTCACATATCTTCCATAAAATCTTCTCTCTGTGATTTTCTTTTAGAATGTTACTTAGAAGAGTGCAGAAGTCATCTTCTTGATAGTAAGGGTGATTATACATTACCAATTTCTCACAATATTCAACCTGGTATGTCTCATGATTTAACATGTTACACTCATTAAGAAACGCAATACTCTCGGTTAAGAATTTATTATGTATGTTCAAAAAGTACTTCAGTTGTTGATTAACATCATCATAGATAGATACTGTATGCTCGACGTTAATATGAAACGAGTCTAATAGTTCTGGGTGCTTGCGCACAAAGTTTTCTGGGTGTAATAACTCGTATGCTATGGTGCTTGCTACAGCGTGTTGATTATTCATTAGAATATTACTCCGATTTTACATATTATTTGTTTTATTTGATCCCCGTATTGAATGTAATAAACAAATCTATTTGTGTGTGCAAATATTTTACATAACTATCAAAAAATAAAAATAAAGAGGTTATTATATTGACTGATTTGTTATAAGTCGTTATATTATATTATTATGTAAAACATATACGTACTAAAGTACTTTATAAGGATATAAATGAAAAGTAAAATTTACACCGCAAAAATTGATTTTGAATTGAATGACAATGATGAATCTATAACACCATGTCCACACGGTAAAAAATGTGGCAGAAAAGTAATTATGGTCGCATCTGCAGACTGTGAGCGCTGTGAAGATAATTTGGAACACTTGGGACTAGCTATATCAAAAGAGCATGTGACTTGTTCAGAAGTCCCGTACTCAGCAGCTATGATTACAGCACAAGTTGGCGCACACTAATGGGAGCTTCGGTTGTTGAACAACCTGAACCAGTAGCTTCCCGTGCATTTATAGACAATCCAATCCAATTATACCTGGAAGAATATCGTAGATCTTTTGATATGACCAATAGTGACTTGGCCCGAAAACTTGGACTTCACCCACCAACTACGAATAGAATTACTAATGGCGACCATCTACCATCAATATATCTATTCTCAAAAATATGCCTTAAGATTGAAATACCACCAGATGTAATACTAAGACTCCTCACGGATCTATCAACATATATGGATAAAAGAAATAAAACACTATACAATAATAAATAAACACTTTTTATAACACCTGAGGGATATTTTTGTTATATTATAACAAAGGTATTAATCAGGTTTTTATATGAATCAGTATGAAGTTACTTCAATCCCACACGAAGAACGTGAACTAAACACTTACTGTGTAAATAATGTTCCGACTACTAATCAACAGCCTTATTATCAAAATACTAGTCCATCACCTAAAAAAGATGAAGGCAACTTCTTCTCTTATATTGTATTTGGCGTACTGTCGTTATTACCAATAGCTTATATCTATACATACGTAATCCCTTATTTTGACTCTTTGGGAAGCATTTCTATCGTTCCGGCATCTATATCAAGTATGGTATTTTATGCACTAGGTTGGATAATATTACTGAAAGGTTTATCATTTATTGTTAGATTATTATTTAACATAGCAGAAAGTATATACCACTATAGAATGAGAATTGCAAAAGTAATAATTGCATTAACGGTAGGTATGTTTATATTAGCAAGGGTAATGTAGAGAGAAATGTCAATATTTTCAGAAAATTTAAAATTCATAAGAGTACAAAGCGGCCTCAACCAAACAAAATTATCATCAATTAGTAAAGTATCACAAGCAGCTATATCACAGCTGGAAACAGGGGAGAGAACTCCTACAAATGCAATGCTACTCAAGTTAAGCATAGCATTGGCGTGTGATTTACATGACCTCACAGGCTCTGATATGGGTAAAATACGGGAACATGATATCATAGCAGACAAGATAAAAAAAGCAAATCCCAAACAGTTAGACGAGATCAATACCATCATAGATTATGTACTAAGTAAAAATAGTTAATAATTATATTGCCATTTATTAACTATTATAGTATAATATGTACTATACATATAATTTATGGACAAAAGGATGAAAGACGTAATAGTAGACCTCGACGGGACAGTGGCAGACATACAACATCGAGTACACCACATAGAAAAGCCTAACGGGCGCAAGAATTATCGAAAGTTTTTTGAAGAATGTAATCTGGATACCCCAATCCCTGAGATAATTCAACTTGTCGAGATGCTTGCCCCGTATCACAACATAATCTTCTGTACCGGAAGAAGTAAAGAGTGTGAATTGGCTACCGTAGAATGGATTACAAATCACATCAAAATTTCAGGATTCCAACTTCTAATGAAAGAAGAAAATGACCGTAGATGCGATACCATAGCTAAACCTGAGCTTCTTGAAAAAGCCGGAATTAAACATGAGAACATCGCACTGATATTGGAAGATAGAAATAAAGTTGTTAACAAATGGAATGAACTCGGCCTACCTTGTATCCAGGTACTCGAAGGACAGATCAATCCGATAAGAGGTGATTTTTAATGAAAACATTTCATGTGCAGGATTCTTTTAACATAACAGGACGAGGTACTGTATTGACTGGTGAGATATTCGAGGGTTATGAAAATTGCATAGGACAACAAATTAAATGTACAGGTAAAGTAAATGGAATATACACAGTTAAAGAAGCTGAAAAATTTCGTCAAGGTTGTTTTGGGGATACAGGTCAACCACAAAATGTTGGAATAATAATTGAGGAAGAATTATGAGTTTATATGATTACAAAACTGCAGTTGGCCTGGAAGAAACAAGCCCATCATTCTATGCACTATTAATGGCTACAATAAGAAAAGCTGGTGACGTTGAACTAGCTAAAATTGAATCAGTATTTCCAGGCGTTGTTGCTGAAGTTAGAGCCAGGTATAATGCCCCTGGCGGCATGTTGGAAGGGGATTAACTAAAGTATATCTTGTTTTACTAAAAGATCTTTAATTGTTAACCAATTAACATAATTCCTGGCATGTGCGCCTATTATTAATGGACAACCTATTGCATCATCCCCTATGTATGCTTGCGCATATGCTTTGGGGCTAGATGTCCAACTACTCTGCTCTGGATTCTCCTGGACACCAAACAATTCTATATCTCGATCCTCGAACCATTCCACAGCGTCTGCAAGTTCTTTACCACTTCTCATAGTAAATAATATTAACCTGTGGCCCTTAGCTCTTAACATCTTCAATACAGACTCTGCATAAGGTACATCACGGCCTACTCGTGGATACTCGTGCATTACACAAGTCCCATCAAAATCAACAGAGATATCTATTGCAACAATATCATCACATTTACATTCATATATACCACCCATGTTATTTTTCCTCAATTAAGTTTACTATCTTATCAGCTAACACAGGATAATCTTTTCTCGATACTGCAAAAATATATTTTCCGGCCATGCTACCTGTACCACCATAAGCCTCATCCATTTCTTCCATAATTACCATTATTTCTTCTTTAAGATTCATGTTTTTTTCTCCACTCACTATAATACCTATCACGTTCATCAACTGCTTTTTTAGCAATCACTAATAGTATTGTTATTATTACTGTTGCTACTGCAGTAATATACCCACCAACTGTTTCACCAGTACTAAATCCATACCAACTTGCAGAACCCATTGCTAACCCCATCATACTAATAAAAATATATTGTATCATTTGTAATCCTCCACAGGAATAGTTAATTCTCCAATTTTAAAAACTAAAGTACCTTCGTGATCTTCAATCTTTGCACATGTATGTTCCAGGAAGTGTGTCATGTCTCGATGGAAACATTTCAGAACTAAATCTTCGAACTCTTCAAGTTTTTGATCGTATAACCATTTCGGTATGACGAAAGACTTGCGAGACTTAATTACCTGCCCTATCATCTTTTTAGGGAACCACATATTAATACTATCAATAGTAAACATGTATGCCTTGTCAGTCTCTCCGACCATCTCCTCATAGAATACTTCGACGTTACCACCCTTCTCAATAGCCGGACGCTCCTCTTTAATCTCTTCATCTAAACAGATTGAATCGTCATCACCTTCTTCTTCACTAAATAAATCGTTGTACATATTTTCTCTATAATTTTATTGGTTTCTTAATATACTTTAGTTTACTGCAGTAATCATCCATTATCCTTAACTTCAAGGAAGTGAATGTTACCAATAACTTTTACTTTAGATGTCCATTCATCAGTCCATCCTTCGAGAGGAGTAAATATCATCTCGTACATTATTTCAACCCCATAACAACCGTTGTAGAACTCGATAGATCCATCATGCAACAGCTCTTCAGGATCATCTATAACATCACCCTCGTACATCTCTACCTCTTCACAGTCAGTCATGTTCATAGATTGCTCTATGATAACATCATCACCAGAATACGACTCTCTAAAACGTATGTTAGATTTTTCATTTATTTTAAGAACTATAACTGAAGTAACTTCGCCATTACCATCTAGTTCAATAGATTGTAATGGCATGTACATGTTACGAGGCTTTACAAAACAACGAACCTTTAGATGGGACTTAGGTTGCTTTAGCTGATTCATAATAACGACAACAATACAAAGACAACTATAACTGCAGATGTACCCAGGAATAATATCATTACCTGGACAAACTCCCAGTTAGTTGGACGCTTGCCAAACTTATGTTTCAATACTAGTTTTCGGTGATTCATTATGTCCCCTTAAACGACTTTCAATCTTATCACAACTTCCAACAATTATACCTAGATCCAGAACTACAGACGTACACTCAAGAGACTTACCATAGTGTTTTAATGCCATAGTCTTTACGTAATGAACATCCATCATAGTCTGCTTTAGCTCGTCTTCTAACGCATGAATTCTATCTGCCATAGATTCGATAGCTGCAGGAATAAACCCTTCAAGCAATGGGTAGTCAGGGTTAATATTATGTTTTGCTATTGTTTCAAAAAATCTCTCTTCGTCAATTTGATCGCACATTACTTATTCCCTTTAGGTGATCCACGACCCTTCTTTTTAATGGGTTCATCAACTTCAGTTCCAAGTACTTCAATTGCTTTTGAATATATCGCTGTAATAACAGCACTAGTTACTTTAGCTTCAATCTTGTATTTCCCATCACCTTTACACATATCGCACTTATCATTAAATGGATCTATTCCAATCCCTGCACATATCACACATTCAACTTCCACAACATTTATAAAATTACACTCTAATACTTCTTGAGTTAATTTAACTGGCATTAAAATCTTATCTTTCATATTTCCTCTAATTTATTAATTCCATCAAATCTGCTTGGCTGATAATTGTCACACCAAGATTTTGAGCTTTTGTTAATTTCGATCCTGCATTTTCCCCTGCAAGCACATAGCTGGTATTTCTACTAACACTTGATGCTATACGACCACCAGCACCTTCAATAAGTTTCTGAGCTTCGTCACGGGTCATAGATGGTAATGTGCCAGTAAGTACAATTGATTTTCCTACAAGTTGAGATCCAGTGCTTTCGACTGTACCTTCAAACTCAAATCCTAAATCTATAAACCTAACCAACTCTGCAGCGTTATTTGCATCATTTATATAGTTATATATACTCGCTGCAGTCTTCTCACCAATGTCATCAATAGCATTTAAATCGAACAGACGTGCATCAATTAGTTCGTCAAGACTATCAAAAGATGCAGCCAATCTCTTAGCAGTACCTCTCCCAACATGTCTCATACCTAATGCATAAATAAAGTTCTCGAAAGGGCTATCAATAGAATTATCAATTGAATCAATGGCATTCTGAGCAGACTTCTCAGCTACTCGATCTAGACCTAACAATTCAGCATAAGTAAGTTCGTAAAGGTCAACTGGCTTAGTTATCAAATTAGCTTCGAGTAGACTGGAAATTAATGACGGCCCAACACCCTCAATGTTCATACCGTGACGACTTACAAAATGTTCCATTAAACCCTGGCGTTGAGCTGAACAGTTTAAGTTCTCACAACGAAGAACGGCTTCACCTTCAACTTGAACTAAATCAGAATCACACATAGGGCAATTAGTCAAAGGAATTACCTTAACACAATCTGAAGATCTTTTACTTACATCGACTTCAATGATCTTAGGAATAATTTCTCCACCCTTTTCGATCAATACAGTATCACCAAAACATAAGCCAAGTCTCTCAACTTCATTGAAGTTATGCAAAGTCGCTCGTTTAACCGTAGTACCTGCCAATCGAACAGGTTCAAGATTAGCAACCGGAGTAACAGCACCAGTTCTGCCTACTTGATAGTCAACTGAAGTAACTTTAGTTAACACTTGTTCTGCAGGGTATTTGTATGCAATAATCCATCGAGGACTCTTTGAAGTATTACCTAATTTCTTCTGATGTTTTAAGCTATTAACCTTCATAACTACACCATCAATATCATAGTTAAAATCATTACGAACAGACTTAATTCGCTCACACTCAGCCATGATAGCTTCGGAACCCGTAACTAAAGTATAGCTGTTAGCATTGAAACCCATTTCTGCCAATAAATCCATGTTATCTGAGTGTTTTTCTGACTTAGTGTCTCCAATAACAACATAAGCGAAAAACCTAAGTGGTCTTTTAACTGCATCCCTTGCTCTTTTGATTTTTAAGCTACCTGCAGAGGCATTTCGTGGATTCTGCATAACCTTCTTACCGCTAGATTCTAACCTCTCGTTAAGGGCCTTAAAAGCCGTTAATTCCATGTATACTTCACCACGTATTTCTAATCTGCCCATAGGAGCACAATCAGGCAATTCTAATGGAACATCCTTAAGTGTCTTAGCGTTTTCAGTAACATCATCACCCTGGACACCATCACCTCGTGTAGTAGCTAAAACAAACTTTCTATCCTGGTAAATAGCTGACATAGATAGACCATCAATCTTTGGCTCTGCAACATATTCTACTTCAGTTTTACCCAACAACTTCGAGGTCGAATCAATAAACGATTGTATCTCATCAATGTTGTAGGTATTACCGATACTAAGCATAGGAACTTTATGTTTGACCTTATCAAAACTGCAGTCAAGATCACTACCAACTCGCTTAGTAGGAGAATTGTCAGAACATAACTCAGGAAATTGAAGTTCAAACTCTTCCAGTTCCTTCAACATATAATCAAACTCTTCATCCGTTACTTCAGTTGGTAAACCTTTGTAATAGTTATTAGTTGCTTTATTAAGTATCTTAGTTATTTTATTAACTCTTTCTTTAGCTGAATCAACCATTATATTTCCTTGATCAATGTAATATTATTTTCCTTGATGAAGCTATCTAATAATGATTTTTCTTCTGAACTAAGTTCAAAAATATATGTACTAGACTTGCGTGTTTTTGGAAGAGGTTTTTCTATCTCTTTCCACTCTACACTTTCAATATCTTCAACCCAGTAAAGACGATCACCTACATCTTGCTTAGAAGATAAGATCTCAGCATGCATTGTAACAGCATAAAACTTCTTACCAATCTTAACTATAACATCTGCTTCTTCTTGACAGTAGCCCTGCCCACAATCAAAATAATCATGATAATCTTCTTTGAAGTATGACTCAATCTGCTCAGTAGATTTTAACCACTCGCACTGCTCAATCACACCATAGTCAGTAGTTAAATAATCTTCCATTCCTTGATCGTCTTCTGGAATCTCAATAGCATCAATGCGATCTGCCTTTTCTTTAATCGCAGTATGCTTTACCAACAATTCTTCAAGCTCATCTATTTTAAGATCCTCAAGGTTTTTAAAATAGCGCTCAGAATAAGTACCAAGATCACGAATCTTAGTAACTAAAGTCTTTTTAGCATCTGCATGTTCTTTCCGTTTCTTCTTAACGTCATCAGCACCAAGATCAATATAGAACTGACCACACTCACTACAGATGTGATTGTTTAACTGTCCTTTCACTGACATCAAACATATTCCACCTTCAACATCAGCATGGAGCTTTTTACAGTGATCACACTTAAGGTCTTTAACTTTAGTTTTACTTTTTGTCCATGATTCTTGTGTGCAAAAGTCAAGCCATACAGCTGTTACAAATTCAATATCATATTTTTGTTTCATGTTAGTCCTCCGACTGAACTGAAGTTAATCCGGCAGCAATTAAACCTGTTGGTATTGCTATTACTGCTATTCCTATAATCACTACAACCGTAGTGAAGATTTTACCACCTACAGTCATCGGATAACTATCTCCGTAACCTACAGTAGTTAATGTTACAACCGCCCACCAAAAACATTTCGGTATTGAGCCAAATGATTCCGGTTGTATTTGATGTTCAAATAGATATACACCTACACTAGATATGTACAAGAACACAAATGCTAATAAAGAGAATATAGTGAAGTCACTCTTAATTTTGTGATAAACTTTTACAAATCGTACATTTGCTTTCTGAAGAGCGCTGTTTCTGTACAATTTACCTAAACGAACTACTCTGATTATTCGTAATTCCTTTAGATCGAAGCCAAGCATTATACCTGGGAAGATAGATATGAAGTCAACCATACCCATAATACTGAATATATAATTGGCTCTGTCAGGAGCAGCCCACACTCTTAATATGTACTCTACACAAAACACAATAGTAATAGTGACATTTATTAATGATAAGAATCCATAATACGGGGCCATCTCAGGGATAGTTTCAAATGTAAATATCACTAGGAATACCCAGATTAAAAACTGAGTTATTTCACTGAGCTTTCCACGGTCTAGAGAGTACATAACTAATTTTTTATTCAAAACCCCCTCCAATTCCTTTTTAACTTAAGTATACTAGTATAAGGAGTAACTATTCCAGCTGCTTTATCTGGATACTCCTCTATAAGCTTATCAATCTGTCTCTCGTAACGATTTCTCATAGTCCTGGTTAAGTAAGAACTCGATAATATAAACCTGCAGAGCTTGTCGTTAGCCATTATATAGGCATCAACTGAAGTCTCATACACTTGGTCTAGTGCTACTAATGAACCAGTCAAAATCTGATCATTCCTATCAGCCTTGGATAGAGATGCCTCAATTTTTCTCTTTTTATCGACAACTACTACATAAGCCTCATGCATAGCAAGCAATCGATCTACCACTTCTTTCTCTATTATACTTAGTTCTGCTAATAACATTGGTGGATTACCTATGATAGGCTCCTTCCTGAATAGAGCTAACATAGCAAAAATAGCACACAACGTCATAACTGATCCGAGTATTATTAACAGGATCACTCCCAGATTAAAACCATCGGACTCTGCATTATGCTGTTTTTGCATATTACTATCTAAAGACACTATCTTATCTACAATATATGCTGCAGTCTTAGTTTGTGTCATATCCATAACGGCTAATGCAACTTTAACTTCATGGATCTCTGATTGTACAGGCTTTAAATCTACAGTAGTTACTTTAGTTTGACCCTGAGGATCTGGACATGGTTTGTTTTCATTGCAAGAACAAAACGCAACCATTAACACTATAGCTCCGACTATTACTGCAACAACCGCACACCCAACACAAGCCTCAATACTCCATATGTTATTTTTATTACTCATGTTAATCCTTTTTATGTAAAAAATAATACATTATTCATTTAATT